GACCTTGTACACCTTGACTACCAATAAATCCTATTGGACCTAATGGACCTTGTACACCTTGACTACCTGAAAATCCTATTGGACCTAACGGACCTTGATTTCCTAAACTACCAGTATAACCTAACGGACCTAACGGACCTAACGGACCAGAATTGCCTTGACTACCGATAAATCCTATTGGACCAATACCTTGGCTACCAACATAACCTAGAGGACCTAAAGGACCTAATGGACCAGAATTACCTTGGCTACCAATAAATCCTATTGGGCCTTGTGCTCCTTGGCTACCAATAAATCCTATTGGGCCTAGGGGACCTTGTACACCTTGGCTACCAATAAATCCTATTGGGCCTAAGGGACCCAACGGACCTAACGGACCAGAATTGCCTTGGCTACCAATAAATCCTATTGGACCAAGTGGGCCCTGGACACCTTGCGGTCCTATTGGCCCTAATGGACCTAACGGTCCGTCTCTGCCTTGACTACCAATAAAGCCAATTGGGCCTAGTGGACCTAATGGACCTAAGGTTCCAACACTACCATTTGACCCAGTATAGCCTATTGGACCTAACGGACCTAATGGACCTAATGGACCTAATATGCCTTGACTACCTGAAAATCCTATTGGGCCTAACGGACCTAATGGACCTAATGGTCCGTCTCTGCCCTGACTACCAATAAATCCTATTGGTCCTAGTGGGCCTTGATTTCCTTGCCCGCCTTGGCTACCAATAAATCCTATTGGTCCTAATGGGCCTTGATTTCCTTGCCCGCCCTGGCTACCGATAAATCCTATTGGTCCAAGTGGGCCTTGGCTACCCTGGCTACCAATAAATCCTATTGGTCCAAGTGGACCTAACGTTCCTACACTACCTTGGCCGCCTACAGCTCCCGACCCTGTATAACCAAGTGGGCCTAATGGTCCTTGGTTTCCCTGACTTCCGGAATACCCGCCTGCGCTACCAATAAATCCTATTGGACCTAATCCTAAACTGCCGGTGAATCCGTATCCTACATCTATTCCGTTAAGAACTATATGCCCGTTAACATATAAATTTTTACCAATACCAACGCCGCCGCTAACAATTAATGCTCCCGTGGTGGTACTAGTTGCAGAAGTCTGCGACTGTATGGTGGCTGTGGTTTTAACCACGAGGCCATTACTGACTATAAAATCATTACTATTCGCCATGTGCCATTCGTTTCCCTATCCACGTAACGGCGTGTTACATTCTAATATTTATCGAAGTAGAAAGATAAGAGTCAGTTCAAAAATTAAGACGTTATTGCTGTTCTAGTTGCTTTAATTGTCATTGCAGAAGGAGTATAATTAGGAGTAAATGTTAGAACAACACTTCCTCCTCCTATTGTTGCATCAAATGTTCCTAATTCACCGTTATTAGTAGTAATGCCGTATTCGTTTTTATAAACTGCGGTGTTATCATGAAATAATGTCATTTCAGCAACATGCACTCTAGTTCCGTCAACTATTTGCACTGTGTATCTAGCAGTTCTATAGGTGCTAGTTGAAAAGGAATCTAAGCTTCTTGACCCTCCAGAAGAAATTACACCACTAGTATAACCGCTAACTAACGACGGTCCAATGGTTACTCCTGTAGTATTAAACGAGCCAGAACCAGAAACATTTAGATCTCCACCAATTCCAACTCCGCCAGCGACTTGAAATGCGCCTGTAGTAGGCGAAACGCTAGCTGCATTTCCAGCAATTTTTACGCTTCCGCTAGCTACGTATAAGCTCCACGGATTAGTAATAGTTACACCCGCCCCTTGAGATGGAGCTCCTGCTATATAAACTGTTGCAGCATCAGAATATATTGGTGTTTGAGTAGAAGCCAGTGTTGGCACGCCAAATGCGTTGACGGAAATTAGACCTTGTAATCCCGTAAGTGCAGTTGCTGTATAGGTAGCGGTTGAGCTAACTAATGCGATACCGGCACTTTGCCAATCTGGTGCTGTAATATTTCCAGTTCTATAAAAAGTTCCACGCACAGATGCAGTATTACCAACAGTAATGGACTTACCTATACCTACGCCACCAACTACCTGCAACGCACCAGTATTGGTACTAATGCTATCTTCTGTTCCTGTAATTTTGAAAGATGCGTATGTAGCAGTTGTTGACGTACTAAGGCTAATAACTACCGAGCCAGTATTAGCACTGATAATCAGAGATTCGGATCCACTTTCTATACTAGTAACACCAAAATTAAGAATATCAAATGTAACATCTGGACCTGCACTATATAGATTTGCAATTCCAATGCCAATTCCCTCAGCAGGTGTTACTGATTTTACTAGCTCGGTACCGTCTTGCAAGAATTTTGACGCTACTATTATGTTTGCACCGATGCCTCCTGAAACTAGTAAAGCCTGATCTGTATCAGTATTAGTGCTCGATATAGTATTCAGTATACTAACTGCATTTGTAGTTGAGGATCCGCGATCTGTTATTGTTTGTAGATCGTCTGAGCTCCATATAGTGATAGCGCCTGTTGAACTGCTAACTGCTGTTCCAGTTCCGGCAGTAAGCGACGTAACACCAAAAATACTAATAGAAGCAGTAGTTAATGCCCTAGCTCCGTTGTCATAAAGAGCGGATGCATATAAATTTCCTCCAACCCCTACTCCCCCTAACACAGTTAATGCGCCAGTTGTTGTAGATATTGAAGAAGTTGGATTAGTTATTGAAATTGCGTATGAGGTTGTTGAACCCCTAGCAGTAACACTTTGTAATGTAGAAGTATTCCATATATAAACATTGCCGGTTGATGTGCTAACTGCGGTATCGGTGCCTGCAAAAATAGCAGTTGACGGTGCTACATATGAATTAACAGTAGCACTGGTTAAAACTAATGCTCCTTTTATATAAGAATCTTGTCCTGCATATAGGCCGCCGCCAATACCAACTCCGCCAACAACTTGTAATGCTCCTGTATTTGTAGAAGTAGCAGCCGTTGTACTAGAAATCTTAATATCGTTAGTAGTAATTGAACCTCGATTTGTAATACTCTGTAATGTAGAAGTATTCCAAATAGATACAACACCAGTTGTAGTACTAACCGCAGTATCTGTTCCTGCTAATATAGAAGTCTGAACAACATAAGTGTTTAAGGTTGCAGTAGTAATTACGGCCGACCCGCCTACGTATGCAGAATTTCCTACATATAGATTACCACCAATTCCAACGCCACCTACAATTTTTAATGCACCGGTTGCTGTTCCTGTACTTTGAGTGTTGTTGGTGATAGTTAAGGCATTTGTAGTAGTTGATCCAAGATCAGTAACTTGTTGCAGTGTTTGCGAACCGCCACCGCCACCGCCAGTTGCCCAAATAGTAACCGCACCAGTGGAAGTACTAATAGCAGTTCCGGTTCCTGCATATATAGCAGAAACACCAAAACTACCAAGGGTTGCAGTGGTTAAGACCCGAGCAGTGCCTTCATATATTTGAGTCGCATATAAAGAACCGCCAACGCCAACCCCTCCAGCTACAATAACAGCACCAGTTGTTGTTGAAGTTGAGACGTCTGTTCCGCGGACAACTAGCCCATTTCGTACGACAAAATTGTAATTAGTTGTCATTATTTGTTCTCAATTTCCAATATTTATTTAGATAACGCCCGTAAAATCGCGCCTTGGTATACTAGTCTTAGTAACTGTAATAGTTTTTGTAGATGGTGTAAATGCTGTAAAGAATAATCTTATGTAAGGGCTACTGTAATCTGCACTAAAAGAGCCAGATTCTTGAGGATTAGTACTAATAATACCGTATTCACTCTTATAAATTGCTCCGCTTTGGTCAAAAATCATTACAATTTCTAACATCTGGTAGTTTACACCCGGGTCTTCAATTTGAATCATTGCTTTGCAGCTTCTGTATTGTTGAATAGAGAAGTTGCCAACTAACACAGTTGCAGTAGTTGTAACTGTAGTAACATACGTATCTAACGTTGTTTGTTGGAAAGAAATAGGTCCTAAGAAGGTTGCCGCACTTAAGAATGTAGCAGTGTTTACCGTTAGATAACTTGAAGTGATAGAATATCCGTTAATTTGAGCAGCATTTATTGTTCCTGCTGAGTCAACCGTTATTACACTTAAATTATTAATAAATGCTTCTGTAGCATTAACTGTAGTAGCAGTTACTATTGCTGCGGTTACTTTTCCTCCTACAGTTAAATTCTTACCAATACCAACTCCGCCTGATACTACTAATGCTCCAGAAATAGTACCTGTACTTTCAGTAAGATTACTTAAAGTAATTATTTTATTTGACGATGCGCCCCTAGTGGTTACACTTTGTAGGGTTGATATGTCGCTAACTGTTACTACACCTGTATTTGTATTAACAAAAATATCGGTGCCCGCAGCAATATAACTAACACCAAACTGCTGTGCGGTTGCGGTAGTTACAACTCTTGCTCCGTTTTCGTAAATTAAAGATGCATTAATTGCTTCGCCTACGCCTAAACCCCCTGATATAACAACAGCCCCAGTAGTAGTTGATACAGAACTTGTTGTATTTGTTACAGAAATTTGACTAGGAGTAGTTGAACCTCGAGCAGTTACTGACGCTAAGGTTGACGTATTCCAAATATTGACAACATTTGAGACTGTACTGATAGCAGTATCTGTTCCTGCCACAAATATATTTGCACCTGCTGCATACTGAGCAATGGTCGCTGTTGTAATTGCAATTGCGCCACCAATGTATGCGTTTCCTCCTACATATAAATCTTTTCCAATTCCAACACCTCCTGAAATTGTAAGAGCACCTGTAATTGTAGAAAAAGATTGTGTAGCATTTGTAATACTAATAATATTTGTTGTTGCAGCACCTCTATTAGTTACACTTTGTAGAGTTGATGTATTCCAAACAGTGATTGCTCCAGTTGTTGTATTAATTGCAGTATCTGTTCCTGCAAATATAGTAATCTGGCTTGCATACTGATTGATAGTAGCACTAGTAACAACGGCGGCTCCGTTAGCATATGCGTTTCCACCAATATATAAATCTTTACCTATCCCTACTCCGCCATAAACAACTAATGCACCAGTGTTTGTGCTAGTTGCTGTAGTGTTATTAGCGATAGTAAAAGTTGAGGTAAATTGTCCGCTAACCCATACAGTTACTGCTCCTGTTGAAGTATTAACACTAGTACCTGTTCCTGCTGTAAGCGACGATACGCCACCTGGTTTAAACGAACTATATGCAGTCATTTTAGAATATAACTCCTATTTTCCATCCCTGTATTGTTCCTGAATAAATCAGTGTATTTGCAGCGTAATTTAAGTCTAGTATTAAATTGTCAGCAACCCCCATAATTTTTTGTCCATTACGATCAAACGTTGCATTATTGTTAGAGAAGGTTCCTGAGAAATCTATAAATTCTACAATGTCGCCAATTGTTGGGCTAGGAGGGAGATAAACAGTTAAAGTATTTAGAGCAGTATCTAATAATAGACGATCGCCCGATACTGCGGTGTAATTTGTACTAGTATAATACCATATTGTGCCAACCGGAGCAAAATTCCGTGCAAATATTGTGCCGCCAACATATAAATCTTTACCTATTCCTGCTCCGCCTGATACAACTAAAGCGCCTGAAGAGGTAGAATTGCTGTTTGCAGTATTTAAAGCTTCGAGAACAGTAAAATAACCAGGTCTTGGAAGATTTTCTCCAATGGTTACGTTATCCATGTTGCCTTCTGTATTAGGATAGATAATAACTGTTCCATTTAAAGACGGTTCTATGAAAACATCGCCTCCATCTGGATTAAGATAAACGGTGCCAACTGCGTTGACCGTTCCTTTTACATCTAAATTTCCTCCTACATTTAGATTTTTTCCAATACCTGCTCCACCAAAAACAATTAACGCACCATTATTTGTGGCCGTAGATTGATATGTTCCGCCAATTACTAATTGGTCTAAAACATTATTAAAATTTCTTCTCCAGCTGTTAGTTGATGTAGAATATGTATAAATTATACCATTTTGGGTTGTTAATTGACCGTCATAAGGACTAATTGGAAATGACATTAGTTGTTTACTCCTTTGAGACTTTCAATTTCATCTTTTAATTCTTTAATGGTTTTTTCCTCAAGCAAAGTGATCTTTGATGTTAAATTCTTAACAGCTTCTACAAGAGCACCAATAATACCGTTATAGTTTAATGATTTAACGCCATCATTTTCGTGTACTAATTCAGGCATCACTTGTTCTACTTCTTGAGCAATTAATCCAGCACTAGGCATTTTGTTGTCTTTCCACGTAAATCTAACTCCTGTTAATTGCCCAACGATTTCTAACCCGTCATCAATTTGAATAATATTAGTTTTCTTGTTAATGTCGGAAGTCGCATTAAGAACTGGAGCGGCCAACACTCCAGTTGACGGAGTGAAATATATCGGTGTAAGAGACGATACTATATAAGGAGTTGCACCGCCCGCTGCTGTTACACCAACAATGTAATTTGGTGAAGACCAGTTTGGTGTTGATACTGTTGAAAAAGAAGCATTAATGCTAGTTCCTGGGCCCGCTGGTCCTATTGGACCTAATGGTCCGTCAATTCCAATTGGACCTAATGGACCTAAATTACCCTGAGGTCCTATTGGACCTAAATTACCCTGAGGTCCAATTGGACCTAATGGGCCTAATGGGCCTAACGGACCAAAATTACCTTGAGGTCCAATCGGACCCTGACTTCCGGTATATCCGCCTGCACTACCAATAAATCCTATTGGACCTAACGGACCTTGAGTACCTTGAGGTCCAATTGGACCCTGACTTCCGGTATATCCGCCTGCACTACCAATAAATCCTATTGGACCTAACGGACCTTGAGTACCTAACGGACCTTGGGTACCTTGAGGACCTAACGGACCTTGGGTACCTTGAGGACCAATTGGGCCTAATGGGCCTAACGGACCTAGATTACCTTGCGAACCAGAACCTGTATAACCTCTAATATTGCTTGCAGATCCAATAAATCCTAAATCGCCCTGACTACCAATAAATCCTATTGGGCCTAACGGACCAAGTGGGCCTTGAGTACCTTGCGGACCTAGTGGACCAACTGGTCCATGGCTACCAATAAATCCAATTGGACCAATACCTTGGCTACCAATAAATCCTATTGGACCTAATGGGCCGTCCCTTCCTTGTGGTCCTATTGGGCCAAGTGGACCTAATGGGCCTAATGGGCCTAATGGGCCTAATGTTCCTACAGTACCGTTAGATCCTGTAAAACCTATTGGGCCAAGTGGACCTAATGGACCTAATGGACCAAGTGGACCTTGGCCGCCCTGAGGACCTATTGGTCCTAATGGACCTAATGGACCTAATGGACCAAGAGGTCCTTGATTACCTAACGTTCCGCCAGACCCAATGTAACCTATTGGACCTAACGGGCCATCTCTGCCTTGACTACCAATAAAGCCAATTGGGCCTAGTGGACCAAGCGGACCTAATGGGCCTAGTGTTCCAACACTACCGTTAGATCCTGTAAAACCTATTGGACCAAGTGGACCTTGAACACCCTGAGGACCTATTGGACCAAGTGGACCAAGTGGACCAAGCGGACCTTGACTGCCTAAACTTCCGCCTGAGCCACTATATCCAATTGGACCTAGTGGACCGTCTCTTCCTTGACTACCAAAATAACCTATTGGACCTAATGGACCTAATGGACCCAATGGACCAAGTGGACCTTGACTGCCTAAACTTCCGCCTGAGCCAATATATCCAATTGGTCCAATTGGACCTAACGGACCGTCTCTTCCTTGGCTACCAATATAACCTATTGGACCAAGAGGGCCAAGAGGACCAAGAGGACCCAATGTTCCTACACTACCATTGGATCCTATGTATCCAATTGGACCTAATGGACCTAACGGACCGTCTCTTCCTTGACTACCAATATAACCTATTGGACCAAGAGGACCAAGAGGACCAAGAGGACCCAATGTTCCTACACTACCATTAGATCCTGTAAATCCAATTGGACCTAATGGACCTAACGGACCGTCTCTTCCTTGGCTACCAATATAACCTATTGGACCAAGAGGACCAAGAGGACCAAGTGGACCCAATGTTCCTACACTACCATTGGATCCTATGTATCCAATTGGACCTAGAGGACCTAATGGGCCATCTCTTCCTTGGCTACCAAAATAACCAAGCGATCCGGTATATCCTATTTGCGTACTAGCTGAACCGGTGTACCCAGAGGATCCAACATATCCAATAGAACCGTAATACCCTAACGATCCTGTAAAGCCAACAGAACCGTAATATCCTCTACTTCCTACATATCCAGAAGATCCAGTAAATCCAATGCTTCCGGTATACCCTAAACTACCAGAGTATCCTATCGTAGTACTCGCTGAACCAGTGTATCCAGTTCCGGAACTACCTATATATCCAACACTTCCTGCATAACCTGCTACGGTACTTGCAGAACCAGTGTATCCAGTTCCGGAACTACCTATATATCCAACACTTCCTGCATAACCTGCTACGGTACTTGCAGAACCAGTATAACCAGCTCCAACACTACCAACATATCCAACACTTCCTGCATATCCTGCTGCGGTGCTTGCAGAACCAGTGTATCCAACACTACCGTAATAACCAATTGATCCAGTATATCCTAGTAAGGTACTTGCAGAACCAGTAAATCCCGATCCTCGACTACCAGTATAACCAGGAATAACGCTTGCTGATCCTATATACCCAACACTTCCGTAGTATCCATAAGAACCAGTATATCCTAGCGCAGTACTGGCGGAACCAGTATATCCAACACTGCCGTAGTATCCAACACTGCCGTAGTAGCCAAGGCTACCAATAAATCCTATACTGCCAGTAAATCCTGTATCGCCTTTAGAACCAGAGTATCCTTTACTGCCTACGTAACCAATACTGCCCCAATAACCCAAGCTGCCGGTAAATCCTGTGTCGCCTTTAGATCCGTTAAATCCGTTACTGCCATTGTATCCTGTAGATCCGTAGTAACCAATACTGCCCCAATAACCCAAGCTACCGGTAAATCCTGTGTCGCCTTTAGATCCAGTAAATCCTTTACTACCTACATACCCAATACTGCCCCAGTAACCTAAACTACCAGTAAATCCTATATCACCCTTAGATCCGTAATACCCAGATAGTCCTTGACTGCCTGTATATCCTCGACTTCCTGTATACCCTAAGCTACCTTCGCTGCCCCAATAACCAGTGTCGCCCCTACTACCCCAGTAACCAACACTGCCTGTATAACCTCGGCTACCACTATATCCAACAGTTGTGCTAGCCGAGCCAGTATATCCTGCTGCAGAACTAGCTGAACCGGTATATCCGGTTGACCCTGTATATCCTAATGTTGTACTAGCTGACCCAGTATAACCAACACTACCTTTATATCCTACATCTCCTGGCAGGCCTTGGCTACCTACATAACCTAATTGTCCTGTATCTCCCTTACTGCCTGAGTAACCTCCCGGTATACCAGGCGTTCCAGGAATTCCTTGATCACCTTTACTACCAGTGTAACCAACTGCTCCGTAACTGCCAACAAATCCAGCAACAGCAATTGTAGTACTAAAGAATGGTCCAGTAACGTCAACCCATCGTTGGCCGTTATCATCAAGGATCCATTCATACAAAACATCAGTTACAGGATCGTACCATTGGTCGCCTTCCCAAAAATATGTTCCAGTTGGAGGCGTCGTACCTTCATAATAGTTAGGAATTCTTTTGCTATCTCTTCCTCCTAGATTAATAAACCCAGTAGAAGTATTAAGGAAGGTCATTCCTTTGCTTACATTTACATTTCCTGATAATAGCTGAATAGTGCCTGAGCTTGTTACCTGTAATGTTATAGTGTTAATACTAGAAATATTTGGAGTAATTAATCCAGCAGTAAATGCTAAATTACCTAAACTATTTGAATAGATAGTTCCAGTATTAAATGTAATTAAAGTATAACCGGTGCTAGTGGTAGGCGAAGGGCCTAATGCTGGTTGTGCATTAGTTAAATTTAAAAACTGGTTACGGTTTGGATCTAAAAGATTACCAGGGGTAACCAGTACGCGACCACTAATAAGATTAGGCATTCGCAGTCTCCAGTACGCTTAACGTAATTTTACAAACACCTTCTGCATCTGCATAGCAATATATACTGTCTAATTGTTCAATAATCATTTTGCCTGTGGTCATACTAGCTGCATCGTTTGAAGGAACTAAGTATCCCTTTACTAATTCTGTAGTAACGTTTGCCGGCTGACCGCCTGTTCCTTGAGCATTAGGAAGAATAGGAAGATTTCTATGATGAGAAAAAGACACTGCATGCGGCACAGTATCAAGATTAGATACTTGTGTCATCAAAATAATAGAAGTTACACCAATAGGTGCGGTATATATTGTTGCCGTAGTATTTGTTGTTAAAATTGCTGTTTTTGTTTTAAACGTGTTTAATGGTAACTGTGCCATAATTTTTCCTTAACCGGCTTCAATTGCTAAAATAAACGGTGTCATGTTAGCAAATAAACTCTTAGTAAATGTTCTACCGCTCAATACACCTGTAGCTTGAGCGATAACTAGTTCTGGACCAATTCTGAAGTCTCCGTTTTGGTCTGTAGAAGTAAAGAACACCTTACCATTATTTACTTGAACTACTTCCTTGCCTTGTACAGGGTCTTTTACACCTCTCTGAGGCAACGCACTGTATGTTACTCCTGCACCTACATATTCAAATACATAACCAGAAGCACTCATATAACTTCTTTGATAAAAGTTAACCGTAGCTCCGTCTGGAAAAAGTGCAGTATTTGTTACATTTTCTTCTATATTAATAATATGGTGTGTGCCTGCACGATACCAATAACTTAAACCGGTATAGATACTGTAATAATTTCCACCTGCTTCTAGTTCAAACGTAAGTTGTTTTAATGTTAATCGTACGTCTCTCTTACACTTTTCTAAATTAAATCTAGTGTCGTTATATAAAGTAGGATACGTTGTAGCAATAAAATTAGTAACAGTAGTTACAACATTTTCAACATTATTATTAATGACACTAATTGCAAGGCTAGCACCAGCAGGAGGTATTGCACTCTTAATAGGAGTAAACAGAGTTTCTGCTACAGTAACATTTGTTGCAGTAATTATAGGTATGATAATATTATTAATGCAGTTATTAACAAAGTTTATAGCTGATGCATTAACGCTTGCATCCGTCATATAACCAGCTAGTGTAGTATTAATTAATTGTAAACTTGCTATTTCTGGTAATATTTGATCTGTTCCAGTGGTCGTTACATTTGTTGAAGATAAAATGTTAGTTCCTAATGGTTTTCCAAAACTATCGTTAACTGTACTACTTAAAACTGTATAGTATGCATTGCCGCAGAAATAGACATTAAAGTAGTCTGCATTAATTGATTGTGCAGTATTGCTTGGATCTGCTCCTCCTGCTCCTAACGCTTGATTAAGCGTAACTGTTCGATAACTTACATCAGTTACTATTGTATCTGGGTATACATACGGAGTGAATACACTATTAACTGTGGTTCCAGTATTACCGTATTGATCTCTAATGTAAACAGAATTGCCTACCGCTATACCATTTGTGTCAATGTCGTTAATAGTAATACTGCCGGTAGTTAGAAATGCAACGCTTGGCGTTGCATTTAAAAATCCTGGATATCCTTGATCGTTTTTATAAGTAACAACATTTCCAGAATAGTCAATGTAGGTAGTTGGAGGTTCAACTTCCATAATTAGTGCAATGTGTGGACGATAGGATGTGTCTGGAATATAAACCTCAACCTGTCCTTTTTGCGGATAATAACCAAATGGGTAGTATTCGCCATTTGGTAGATATGACGGATATGGCGGATTATATACGGTTCCGCTAAATTCTTTCTTACCAAAGCCGTTTGATAACAAGCAGATATCGCCAAAGTTTGCGTTACTGTTTACAATACTAGCAATACCTCCGTTATCTACCTGAACGCCTACACTACAGAAAATTGTAAACACAGATACTAACTGCGCGTAGCCATTATTAGTAACGTGAACACCTCTGCCACCTTGCGATACTTGGGTAAACGCATCGTAAACGAAGGATTGAATTGGGCTTCGATCGCTAACGACGCTTCCGTCAACTAAGCTTCCTCCCATAGCACCAATAGGATCTACTTTACGTGTGTTCCATGTAGTTGCATTGCCGGTATACTTTAGACTTGCTTCTTCAACTTGTTCGTCTGTTGCAGGAAATACTAATGTATTACCAAAGTATAATGTACCGCCTTGACTATCTCCTACAGTTGGCTCAGATAATTCTAATGTGTAAGTATTTCCTGTTTGTGTAACAATTGATAAAATAGTAGGACTACGGCGAACGTCATCGCTACTTACACCTGTAGTTGCAAATAATCCTGAACCAGTGAACGGTACTGGAGCTGCATTAGGGCCTTTCTTAATTACGTCTGAGATGATAGTATAATTTCTTGTCACCGCAGTGCCGGCATGCTGTCCGCCGTCTAACGATGTATTAAATGTTTGTGCTACAGGACCTCGTCTTACAGGAACCGGAGTATTACTAATTACATTTAGACTAATACTGTTGAGATAGGTAATTGCATCAGCTGTAATTACTTCTTCTCCCTTGATAACGCTAGCAGTTCCCATATAAGCAGGAATTAATACCTGAGGATATACTACTTGATATGTTTTAGTTAACGCACGATTTGCAAGAACTTCGTTAATCAAATATTTTAATTGATTGTATGCCCCTATTACCTGAGGTATTTCGTTTACAATATTTGTCTGTGTAGTGCTATATCCGTAATAGTACGTACCTGCTTGAATACTTTGTCGATTTCCGCCATGTAGCAAGTCAAAGCTGACACAGTCTAAAATATATCCAACGTCTCTATAACATGTTGATGTGCTATAAACAAACCCTGGATTATTTGTATTGACCCAGTCTACTGTTTGTTGTTGTATTGATGCTTTATTTGACTGTATTATATTATATGCAGCCACTGTTCCAGTATTAGTTGAAGGTAAGCTGTTTGGAACAATTAAATCAGTTACTAAAGATGTTCCAGAATTAATTATGTTAATGATTAAATTAAAATTCTCGTCAACACTGGTGGAAGTAGTGTACGGAGAAATTAGAGTATCTACTAGAGACTGCGCGTAGGCAATGGCATTAGTTGTTGTAGTTTGTTCGCTTGGAATATTGGTTGTTCCTTGCGACCAGTATTGCAATCCAGCAAAGGTACTTTGTGTATTACCTTCGTATAGTAAATCTAATGCTACACTGTCTACAATTAATTCTGTATCTCGCTGACATTTAATTTTGTCGTAAACAAATGTTGAAGTTGTAGAAGTTGTTCCTGCCTGTGCAAACCAGTAATTTATATAAGCAATTAGCTCAGTTTGAATAAATGTACGGTTAGCTAGTAAGTATGTATGTGCATCAATAACTGCTTGTGTGCTTGTTGAAGTTAACTTAATCGGTGTCTTTGGGTAACCGGTGCTAGGGCCATTATTAATAATATCATTGATAATATTAATTTCACTAGCGATATATGCAACTTCGGTATCTGTAGCTGAACTACTTCCTGTAACTTGTGTAACGTTATTACCTAAAGTAGGAGTAACAGGCAGTCCTTTAATAATCTTACTAGAAATCTCCTTAATTCGGTTATAAGCGGCGGTAATTTGAGCCAATTCATAGGTAATTACACTAGAATTTGAATCAAATCCGTAATAATATACTCCGCTCTGTACACTTTGTCGATTTCCGCCATGCAATAAGTCAAAGCTGACACCGTCAATAATGTACCCAACATCTCTGCGACACTTGGTTCTATCATAGATAAACCCTGGTGAAAAGGTACTATTAATATAAGCAACTACTTCAGCCTGTATAAATTGTCGATTTACTACAAGAGCATTAACCGCGTTAATAGTTGCCTGAGTTGATGTAGATGTTAAACTAATTGGAGTTGGTGCTAATGCTGCGCTAGTTCCGGTATTAATAATGTTAACTATTAAATCAACGTTAGAATTTACCGCAGCAACGTCTGCATTACTACCAACTAATGTAGGTATTACTTGTATTACAGAATATTGATACTGAGACGGAAGTCTTTGCCCTTTAATTATATAACTTGAAAGCGTTTTAATGTATTCGTATGCTGCAACAACCTGTGTCTGTTCATTTGGAACATTAGTCGTAGCACTGTCAAATCCGTAGTAATATACACCAGATTGTATTGCTTGTCGATTACCGCCATATAACATATCAAATGATACACTGTCAACCATGTATCCAACATCTCTATAACATTTATTAACGTCATAGAAGAATCCCTGTGTCTTAATAGCAGTAACATAAGCGATTGCTTCTGCCTGCAGATATGATTTATTAGCTTCTAATAAGAAATATGCCGCCTGTATGCTTGGATCACTACTAATTGTGACTCCGTTTGGTATAATTTTGTCAGTAACTCCACTAGTGCCATTAAGTATAATATCAAGTATTAGATTAAATTCGTCATAGACCTTCTGTTGTTCTGCTACTGTAGCAACAGTACTGCTAGTGATTTGAAGAACTGAGTTTTGATATCTTGTGCCACTTGTATCACCAACAACAACTTTTACTGCAAGGTCTCTTACGTAACTAATTGCCGCAGTTGTTGTATTAAGTTCTCCTGGGATACTTGTAGATCCTTGTGCCCAATATTGTAATCCAGAAAAATTACTCTGACTACTTCCGTTGAATAACAAGTCTTCTGCTAAACTATCAACAATTAACCCAACATCTCTATAACACTTAGGTTGATCATAACTAAATCCGCCAGTAGTCAAGTCTACATAAGCAATAACTTCGTCTTCTATAAAGGATTTATTAGCCTGTAATAAATTGTAAGCATTAACAATACCGGTTACAACAGATGCTGTATTGTTAGGTATGATTTGATTAGTAACTCCAGCAGTGCCATTTACTAATATGTTAGTAACAGTATTGAACAGTGTTCCAACAGTACCAGTTGTTACCGGCGATCCAGGATTAACTAAATTAAATACCTGTAGAGTTGCTGTTTGTAAATTAGTTACTGTACTGTTGACAACTACCTTCATTGCTAATTCTTTAGCATAGTTAATAGCTGCGGTAGTTGTTGTCAATTCTTTATTAATTGAACCAGTGTATCCTGATTTATTATAGTATTGAAGTCCTGAGAAGATTGATTGACTAGTGTCTTGTTGTAACAAGTCCCAAGCTAAACTGTCAACAATTAACCCAGTATCTCTATAGCAAGTTGCTGTATTATAATTAAAACCTTTTGAAAAAGTAGTGTCAACCCAACCGGTTAATTCTGCAGCAAGAAAAGATTTGTTTGCTGTTAATAAATTAAATGCATTTATGTTTCTAACATCAGTTGTCATCGATTGAGAGATTGGGTACAACGATGTAACAACGGTTGGTCCCAATGTTATAATGTCAGTGATCAATTCAATATTAGCGTTAACTGCGTTAGCTTGATCAGTACCGGTATAATCTCCAAATACCTGCGGAATTAAAACTTGATACAGCCCTGTGTTTTGAATATTTTTAATAATATTAACACAGAGCTGTTGCATATAGTTTAAAGTGAGAATTGTTTTTTCTGTTTGATTGCCTGGTAGCACACTTACAGAACCATTAAAATATTGTAATCCTGCGTAAACAGTATTAACATTACCGCCAGCTGCTGTATCTTCAGCAATTGCAGTAAGTATAGTGCCAATGTCTCTGTAGCATAAATTTTGTTGTAATTGTGTTAATCTAAATGTGTTGTCAAATAAGCTTCTTACATATGCGCTAACTTCTGTTTGCACAAAGAAGATATTAGCAAGTAATATATCCTGTGCGTTAGAAAATCCTGTCCCTAAATTAGGACCGCTTACAGGATCTGGAGCTACTGATGGACCATTTTGTATAATATTTTTAATTAAATTAAAGTTGTTGACTATTGCTGTTTCAGCTACGCTGCTATCACCTTTACCGCCTGTATAATAACTTAATGCTGCTTCAATAGATTTTGTGTTGCCGCCTACAATAATGTCTTGAGCTACTGCATCAACAATCAATCCAACATCACGATAGCAATAATCTTTCTTGTATTCAAATGTTGGATAGGTTGCATCTACATAGGCAGTAACTTCGCCTTGCAAGAATTTACGATTTTGTTGTAATAATAGTTCTGCGCTAACTAACGGCGTTTCAGGTCCGCAGCTTATAAAGATAGGCGGTGCGGCAATAGGTCCGTCATTGATAATTGTAATTATAGTGCCAATTGCGCTAGTAATTTCTTCGCTAGCAATAACACCGTTCACTAACGCTGTATTAATAATCTGTGCAGTTGATGAACTGTATAGATTTGTTACAGTAGTATTTGTGATAATTGCTTGACTTAATGTATTGATGTAATTAATTGCCGCAGTAGTTTGTCCTTGCTGCCCTTCAATTAAGTTAATAACGCCGTTCCAATAAGCTAACCCAGCTTCAACGGCTTTTTCGTTTCCGCCAAAAGTTGCGTCGTAGGCTACATTTTGTAAAATTAATCCTACATCGCGATAACATTTAGCTTGATCGTATGTAAAATTTGTAAAATTTGTTGTGGTAGCTAGCTGAGGTATGTAAACTGTGCTACTAGTTTTTACCTGATGATTTACCCAAGCAACAGTTTGGTCTTGTATAAATGCAAGATTTGACAATAATAATGTTCTCGCATTAGTAAATCCTACGTCTTGGGGTCCGCTAATAACATGTAACCCCGGAACAACTGTGCCTGTTGTTATTGTAACAACAATGGTAGTTGTGTTAGAGTCAAATACTGTTGTACCAACTGCTTGAGGAATTTGTACCGTTTGGTTAGGTACAAACATTGTTCCGTCAACTAACCACGGACCGCTTTGATTAGTACAGTTCTGTATGTAAGGTGATTGATAAACGTCAATCTTATTTCCTCCTACTTGTGGAGGAAATGCTGTGCAATATGCACCTCTATTAGTACCGTTAACATATGGTCCGGGTAATAATCCGCTGCGTCCATTATAAAATTGCACTTGCGCAATATAGCAACCGCTTTGAACATGGAATAAGTCCTGTGTCTTATTAATTGGTTCAATAGATGTTGTTCTTAGATCGTCTCCTACAACTGCTGTATTTGGTTGTAATAATAACGGATTATTCTCTAAATAATGTCCGCTATATACTTTAATTAAAGTACCTGGTCGATAATAAGGACTACGTATTGCTCCTGAAATTGTTTTACAGGCACGACTTGCGTCAGCTGCTCGTCCATCATTAGTGTCATTACCGTCCATTGTAACAAACAAGACATTAGTGATAACTGGAGCGGTGCCTAAGGGATTTTGTCCATTTACCTTAAGGTCTGAATTAATCTGTACAAGATTGGCACCAGAGTTAATGTTTAATGTGCTGGTGCTTGAAAGTTGATTTGCAACTAATGTTGACACATAGGCATCAAGCCATGCACGTTCTTGACTACCTAACGAATATTGTTGATCTGCTGCCGGTATTAAAGAGGATCCAATTTCAGATTCAAATATAACAACGTCAGTTGCGGTATTATTTCCTAAAGTAATATTACCATCAGCTGTTATATTTCCAGTAGCGTGAAGATTTCCGGTAACAGTTGTGTCGCCAACAAGATTGATCGTTTCATTACCACTTGGTTGAATGTTTATTGGGCCAACTGTAGTAGTAATAGTGCCTGATGTAATTTCTAACTTGCCAAGCGTTGCTTTCCCGCTGCCTGGTCCGGTATATACTACTCTTAAATTTTTAGCATTGATAGTACCGTTAACATCAAGTTCGTACGAAGGATTATTTTTTCTTACACCGATGCGCCCATTGGCTACATCTAAGTATAATAAATCTGTTTCAAATGCAAGGTCTATGCCATCTCTTAAAAGATTTTTAGCTAATAGCGGACCTGAGATTCGACCGATGGCCATTGACACTCCTCATACACCGTGTTACACGGGCAACCACCTTACATTGCGGGTTTACCACAGTATGTTCCTACTGAATTTCTTCAGTATCGATACTATTTATTACTGTTTGAGTAAAGAGATCAGTTAGGGTGTATTACCGTCAACTTCCCAAGATGTACCGTAAGGACCGGCAGGGAAATAACCATCAAATCCAAGCAATGCTGTTACTGGTTTCATGAAAGGAGCACCTAATCCACCAGGTGTAAATTGAATATACACGCCAGCTTGGTAATCAAAAGACACTATGGTTCCTTGTCCTATTGATCCAGTGGTTGGTAAGCTTATTTCTATAGGATATCCGTAAAAAATATTATTCCACACATTTGAAACATTGGTAACGGTTGTGCCAACTTGTATTCCACTTGGCGCACTGATTGTTCTCCAGTGTCCGTCAATGCCAACATCAACGTTAGTTAATGTGTTAAGATAAAGAGTTGTAACACCACTACTAGTTGTTAGTGCCACGGTTGAAGTTGAACTTGCAGGATCTTGTATCAGCGTGTAGTCAGTAACTGGAAGTTGATATACATTTTCTACAAATACAAAAACATTTTGTGGTTTATTAACATCAACGTTGTAAGCTAACGGTCCAAAAATAGTGTCTTCATATGTACCGTAGCCTAATGTTTGACGAGTAATTGTTGCTTGTCGAACTGTTCTTATAATTTCCCATTTAGTGTTACTTGCACCTGTATTATATGGCTCAGGATTATAAACTTCAAACTCTCTAAGAGAATAATTGTACCTAATGGTGCCTGTCGTTAACAAATCTGTAGAAGGACGATCTGTCTTAACTCCAGCAGGAAGTTGCATTGTAGTTTTACTAGTCGTAACAATTCGATTATCGTCTAAAACAGATAATCTATCGTTCATTGGGCTCTTAGTATAAAGAGCAAGTTTCTTTATATATTTCATCCTGTTTGTACCGAGCTCACAGTTGCAACAACAATACTATCTACAGTTGCCTTTGCACCAATTTCGTCTCCGTTAGCTAAAATTAACTTTTCTGCATCAAATACAAACGTTTCTGTTGCAGGCAATGATAACGATTTAATAACTATAGTTGCAGTGCCTGCAGACTTTGCAATTGGTGTAAAATAAATGTCTAATTCTGTGTCAACGGTTGCTGAATTATTACAGAAAAACATATTAGTCACTGCTACTTCGCCAGTTGCAGTGAATATTGGTGTAATTGTTCCAGCTTTTACATATTTGTTTGATAGTGCCATTTTTTTAAACCTTAAAATATAATACCGTAAATGATTGCTTTTCTACGGCTAACTAATTCGTCCGATACACTGCTATTTACAAAATGTAGGCCAGTGCCTCCGCCACCTATGGGTTCTGAATAATAAAGAGTCGTTTGATTAGACACAGCAGCAAAAGTTGAAGTTGATTGATTAACTAAAGTTAGTGCACCATTCATTACAATCTTTCCGCCTGGAAGAGGTTGTAGTGCAATGCTTGTAGCAGTTGTAGTAAAAGTGTTTATTTCTACTGTAGTGTTGTTTATCATCAATCCTTGAATTCTAGCAGTTGATCCTTCTAATCTAAACACTTCTTGATTACTAAGTGCTGCAATAATTCTGTCTGTAGAATTGTAAAAAGGTCCTACTACACTATTATCATTTATTTCAATAAATGAATTTCCAACCTGCAATTTTTGAGCAAATACTGTTCCGGTATAAATGCGATCGTCTACATATTTCTTATTAGGAATATCGTCATCGTCAATAACATTAATTTCGTAATTGTATGTTCCGCTTACGCTTAACACAGAGTTTGGATTTTCTGCACCAAGGAAATTCAGTGTAGTAGTGTTAGCACTATTAACTAAAGCAGTTCCTGGATCAATTCTGATAGCATTTGTTAAAATTGACGAACCGGTGTTACCTACTTTAAATTCAAATACACCGTCTCTTGATATTAGACCGTTACTCCACGCCGAATCATAGTTAAACAATATTGACGCATATTCATTTGGATTACCAGAGAACGAGTCAATTAATATACCGCCAACGTTACCTGTAGGCTCAGGTGGATTAGAATTTTCTTGATAGTTAAGTACAATTATTTTATCTGTAATAAAAGTGTTTGTACTAACCACATACGTAGATGTGCCAAATATATCTAAGTTACCGTAGATTCTTACAGTACCGGTAGTTGTTCCGTAAAGATCAAAGATAATATCGCCATTTTTAGCGATAACTTTATAATCTCCCGGTACTTTTAAGACATCTGTGGCCATCGAAGTTTCCTTTCTTGTATTTATTTTATTAGTGAACTCTTATCCTGATGTAATCAATTCTAGGATATTCACTATGAGGCCAGCTTGGATGGCTTTGAAATCTGACCCCTATTCCAAAGGTGCTACTTGATAAAATTGCAGAAGTTAACACTGTGCCCCAAAGGTCAGTGTTACTGCCATAAAGTTTATCAGGAGATAAATCAAAGTTAGCTCGATTTTCGCCAATAAACGCTCCATTGTACATAAGCTGTATTGTTTCGTCTGTAATTCGTCCGCCCCTGTTCATATTAATCTCAACTTCAACTCCTGAGATAATATCAGGGAGTCCTTTAATTTGAAAATCTGAAAGATTTAAAAAATATGTTTTCATTTTTACGTCATTAACTACAGAATTAGCTATATGCAGTAAAGGTGCAGATAAACTTAAAAACATTCCGTTAGCATGTTTTATAGGAAAATAATCATCAGTATCAACCCAAGGTATATGTTCAATAACCTCATAGGTTTGAGTTACGTTGTTACAATAAAACCAGTCAGTAGCCATATAGATTATTTAACCAAAAAAATAGCCGCCAAAGCGGCTATCTTTTCTAAGATATTAATCTTAGTTAGATGCTACTAGAACTGAGACGTTAGCTTGTGCTGCGGTTAAGTTCCAGCCTACTTCAGTACCGTTTGTAAACTGATATCCTGAACCTGACTTCTGATAAACTACAGCCTTGCGTGCAGTTAATTTAGTAACATAGTATTGATTACTTGCACTATCAGTTGCAATAATCGTCATTTCGCCGCCAGCTGCCGGCGCTCTAGCAACTAGTTGGCAAACTCCAGTACCTTCTGAAGTTGCTACACGATAACGATGTGAAGCTTTCTGCTTTAAAATCTCTGCTATTAATGACTGAGTTCCTGATACTGGAACCCATGCATTTGCAGCTATAGTATTTGTTACAGCAGATGATAAGTTTAGTACAAATGTTGCAGCAGTGCCGCCTACTCGAGCAGGTGTAAAAGTTAGTGTTACACTAGCGGTGCTGGTATAACCTGTACCCGCAGTAGTGATGCCTAAGGATTGTATACGGCCTTGACCAGTAACAAAAGAAACAGCAGCGGTACCAGCAGCAGGAGTGCCTCCTACTAACTGCGGGCTTGATGCAACCCATGTAACTGCTGTAGTTGTACTGTATCCTGCGTTTGTTGCGGTGTTAGTTACAACGAGAGATGCAAACGCTTCTCCACCTACACCGTCTGGATTTCCAAATCCAAAATATTTCTTCTTAATTGGACGTCCCATTTGTTTTCTCCTTATGTTGACGTTCTATGTCGATACGCAGTTAGGTTCTGCATAAACCTACCCTATGTAGGCTGACAAGCTATTTATTCTGTGTCTTCGCTTTCTTCATCGCCTGCGATTCTGCAACCGTTTGAAAAACTTTGATGTGATGGTTTAACAGGACATTGATTTCTATTTTTAACGCCTTTCTTTTTAGCCCAGGTATATCCGGCTGAATGTCCTGAACAATCTTTGGTACAAGGACTGCCTTTAAAAGACCTGCCTCCTCCAACACCTAATTCGTTTAATATCTCGTTAATTCGCATTAACTATTTATTTGGACAAAAGAAAACCCGCCTTGCGGCGGGTTTCCTGTATGCTATTGCAAGTAATTCTATTACTTGAAGCTTACTGTTGCGTTGTTGATTGCAACCTTACCGAGGTAGTCGGCAGCGTTACCTAAGCTGCTTGCGGTGTTGCTGAGTTCAACATAACCGTAGCGTGTTAGGAAGCCTACGACTGGCTCGAATGTGGTTGGATCTAGTACAACACCTGAGCTCATTAGCGGGATGTATGGGCAGTAGAATGCTGGTGCATCAGCTTCGCTTCCACCCTTATATCCAATTAGAACCTGGTTGTTGTTGTCTGTATCAGCCTTGTAGCTGTCAACATAGATCTTCATAGCGCCGTTTAGTGTACCAACGAACTTAGTGTTTGTTGGTGCTTCAAATGTACCTTCTGTGGTACGTGCGAATGCACTTGTTGTTGCGCTCTGAAGAATTGTTAGAGCCTGGTTAGAAACTACAGCCCAGTTGCCTGCGCCACGACGTGTACGCTGTGCAATTAGGTTGCTGACGCGGTTGATCTGAATTGCTAGTGCAGCATGTTCGTCACCGACGAATGTTGCTGTACCAGAAACTAGTGCCTGGTCATATGTTTCTTCTACTGAAGCTAGACCACGTAGTGAAGCTAGGATTTCTTGGTCAATTTCAACTGTGATTTCCTGAGCTAGTGCTGCCATGATTTCTGCTTCGATGTCAATGCCCTGCTGAGCCTGTGCATCCTGTGCAGCCTCAAATGTCCAACGAGCTGATAGCTTGCGGCTCTTAGCTTCTACTGGAGCTTTGAGGATCTGGATGCTCATTCTCTTACCTGGTACACCTTCTAAGTTGCTTGTTGAAGCAGCCTTTGGATTTGAATCCACATTGTTACCAGAATAAGCAGCAGCAATCTTGAATGGGCTTAGTGCTTCTTCACCTGCTACTACTCCGTCTCCACTGTCTGCGTAACGAACACGTAGAGTGTGGATCTGACCAACAGGACCGGTCATTGGCTGAACGCCAATGATTTCATTAGCAATAACTGTTGGCATAACACGTCTAATTACTGGAAGAATTACACGGTTAAGTGTTGCAACGTTGCCTGCGCTAGTTGCACCGCTTGTTGCGGCTTCTGCCAAGTGACGGCGTGTATTTTCTAAGCAAACCTGCATTGAAGCGCGGCGATTACCCGATAGGCCTTCAAGCAGAGCTTCCTTTGTCTCGGACCATCTTTCATTTAATAACTGTGACATTAATGTCTCCTTGAATAGTAAAAATTATTTTAGACCCGCTAACTTGCGGATTTCTAAAATGTTATCTGAGCCTACCTGTTGTGGCTGAGCAGCCTTCACTTCACGATCGCCTGTTACAGCAGTCGATTCCGTCAAAGTAGCTTTCGCCACTTTCTTTGTCTCGCCTTCCATCACTGCGGGTAGGTATTTGTCAAATGCAACAGCTAACTTGTTTGTGTGTACATTCTCAAGTAAACTGCGCATTAATTCTCTTTTGTCAGCACCTAACGGAGCCAACATTTCGCCTAGAATAGCTCTTCTCTCGGCTGTGTCCTTAGCGATACGGATTTCTTTCTCGCGGGACTCAACGATACGCTGCTTTTCTTCTATAGCTGTTTTTGCTTCGTGCAATTCTAGTTCTTTCTTTTCAATAATCTTTAACAATTTACTTGTTTCGGACTTCTCGTTTAGGTAAGAATTAGAATACTCTTGGGCAAATGCTTCAAATAAACGACGTCCAAAGTCGTTGCTACGAGCACTATCAATATCTTCTTTCAATTGCTTGATTTCTGATGTTAATTTCTTAGTAACTGCGTTCTCAACTACCTTTGCACTACGCTTAATAAACTCTGTCTTTATTTCGTCAAACTTTGCTCTGGCTTCTCTTACGAGTTTAACTTTAGTTTCTGCTAGATCTTTTTTATCTGTAGCAAATTCTGAAATCTCTTTTGCCAATGCATGAACAACGAATTTTTCTAACTTGGAAAAATTTTCAGAAACTTTCTTACGATCGCTCTGGAATTCAACCATTTCTTTTGCTAGCTGGCCAACGATGAATGACTCTAATACCTTAGCGTCACCCTTCATTTTTTGCTGATAAGCAACACGAGCCTCAACTAGTGCATTCTTATCTTCTGCAAGCTCAGCCATTTCTGCGGCCAATCGCTCGCTTAACATCTTGTCAATTGCTTCAACCATTACAGTCTTGTCATGACTGTACTTTTGAGCGAATTCTTCACGAAGTTCAGCGGTGATTTGGTCGCGATTCTCTTGAATCTTAGCAGCAAATGCAGCTTCAACAACTGATTTTGTCTCTTCTGTCATCACGCCTGATTCTACTAATTGTTTGAATGCGTCCAACATCACTATCTCCTTACGGTTATTTCAAACCGGATATTATTTTCAGCAGCGACTCTTTTAAGTACTGCTGTGCTTTAGGATCTTGTTTAACCTCATGCGCCACCCTAACCGCTCTATTACCACCTCTTGCGTTCATTAGGTGTTCGTAGACTGGTGTAGGATAAGCTCCTGGTGCACTAGGTTGGGCAACGATATCAACTGTAATAATCTCAAAGTCAGCTACTTGGCCTGTACGGTCGTCAACGTTTCCGCTACCACGACTACTAACTCCGAGCTTCACACCTGATTCGAGCATTGTACGAATTAAATTACCCATTGGAGTGGGAAGAATTTTCATCTTCCCATATCCGTTAGGACCGTCCATCCACATGTTTGTGATCATGTGACTAACACGGTCTAAATTTACTTTTAGGTCATCGGGATGATCAACTTCTCCTAGCACAGAATACCCGTTTTGTATTTGATCATTAAGAGTCTTGACAGCATTAGCGATTTCACCAACTGGATAAACCCGCTGATTAGCGTTGCGAATACCGCCTTGAATGGCAATACCTTTAAGATAAAGGCTCTTGCCTTCTTTATCGTCTGATTCAAGAACAACTTGGGCTTGATCAAAGCTTAGGTGTTCTCTTAGATATGATAAGTTTTTCATCCCTGTTCCTTACTTAGGAAGAACGTCTTTAGTATTAACGTTTGATTCCTTTGATGGCTTCTTAGTGCTCTTGTCGTAGCCCTTAGTCTGCTTACCGTCAACATTTAATGTGCTGCCGTCGGTAAACTTGCCTTTAACACTACCTGCTAGACTCTTAGCATTTGCGCCCATATTGGTCTTTGTGCCGTCCATTTTGCCTTCGCCGCCATTACTCTGAGCAATGTTTTTAGCATTTGCTTTGGTTACTGGACGATCGCTTGGGTTAGCATTTACTGCACTCTTAGCGTTAACACTGTCTTCTGAGTTCTTTCCAAACTTGTCATAGGTGCCTTTTGCAACAACTTCGCGATATTCACGAACAAATGATTCGTCAGCATCTTCCTCGTCGTCAAATTCGTCAGCGTCTTCTTCATCGTCTTCTTCGCTGTCTTCTTCGCCGTCGTCTTCGCTGTCAAAGTCCATGTCCATGTCCATGTCATCTTCGTCGTCAAATTCTGAGTCATCTTCAGTTTTATCAGCTAATAGAGCTTCAAATTCTGCAGTTAGTTGCTCTAGAGCATCTTCAACTCGCTGAATGTCGTCTTTTGTAGCTGGTTCTTCGTCATCAGAATCCATGCCGTCCATGCCGCCACCCATACGTTGGCCAGCATCCATAGCACCGTCGGAATCCATAGCACCGCGATCAACAACGCTGTCAACGAAGTCATCGGAAGAATCTCCTCCAATTTCCATCATGCTTTCTTCTTCGTCGTAAACTCCTTCTTCTACGGATTCATCTTCTTCTTCTGAATCTTCTTCTACAGATTCATCGCACTCACATGGTGCCTTGTGGCAAGATGAGCACATTTTAGATTCATCCATTTCTTCATCTTCTGCTTCTTCAGCAATTAGAGTTTCGTAAATTGTTCTAGACTTTTCTACAACGATTTCGTGGAAAAGTTCATTAGCTTTTTCCATTTCTTCGTTTACCAAATAGTCTAGTAGTTTTTCAAACTTGTTAGACATTGCGGGTTCTCCTTATTTTTTTTAAAACTTGGCAAGGCTGTACTATTATTTACAACCATTGTGGAATACTTATGCGAAATAGGCCAAAAACGAGCCGTTTTGGCCTTAGATTAGATAATTTTTCAAAAACCTTAAATTAGCCCAGGTCCAACTTCAGGTTTTGGTGCTGCATACATCTGTCTAACTAACTCTAGATCTTCTTTCTTTTCTCTTTCGTGAGCTTCACTTGATTTTCGTAGGTCATTGAGCATACGCAGCGTTAGTCTGCTTTTACGCAGATCACTCATTTTAATAACACCAGTGTCATGCTTGGGATCATAACGATTTTTATCAGGCATCTCCCGTTCGTTGTCGTTAAAATAAATGAATTCGTTTAGTAACATAAAGTTATTTATTCAATTATACCGGAGTAGGAGCACTGCCCCCAGGTGCTGCAGGCGCGCTACCGGGTGCAGCTGGTGGAGGCGCACCTGGTACAGCTCCGGCTCCTTGCATTTCTTCTGATCCTAAGTCTGCCTGACCTAATGTATTTGCATCTGCGCCTAATCCGGCTGAAGTTATGCCCATAGTTCTCATATCTGATTGAGCACTTGAGCTACCTGCACTGTCACTATCAACGTTTTCTTCTCGCCATAATGATTCATTTTCTGCAATCTCTTCTGCTGTTAATCCTAAGAAACGCTTTAATGCAAATCTTTTGCTGAGATACGGTATTTCAGCAACAGCACTATATGTTGAAACTCGTGCAGAATCCATTTCTGCTTGTCTATGAGAAGCAAAGTTTTGAGGTGGATTAAATCTAACATCAAATAAATTAGGATCTATGTTAATACCCTTGCTATAAAGATATAACTTAAATTCACTATCAAATTGATCATTTAATAAGCTTTGTAGACGTTCGCAATAGTTGTTAAATCTTAATTCTTGAATATACGCTGTACCAACTTTACCGTCACTAAACACTGCTTGGCTATCATCTACACCTGTTGGTAAGTAGCTGCTAGGAATACGCAACGCACGCATTAACTTTTGTGTAAAGAATAACAAGTCGCTAATCTCACCTAAGTTAGTGCCACCCGGTAATATTTCTACTTTGCTACCTCGTCCTTCGCTAGTTTGTGGAAAGAAGTAATCTTCGTTAATGCTTAACGGATTGTATCCCGAATCAATAACACTTTGGCCACCGCCGGTAACACTAGGAATACGACGTTGATTTACTTCATTCTTAACACGCTCAACAAAGCTCATTGCTAGATGACTAGGCATGTTACCTACGTCAATATAAAATACACGACGCTCAGGTGCACGTTGTACACGATAGATAATGATAGCATCTTCAAGTAATTCTTTCTGTTTATAAACTTTAAAAATTGTTTCCATTAAGCTGTTGCCAAACGGAAAGTTATTATCTAATCCTTCGCTTAGGCTTAGATGAATAACATGTTTTGCATCAATAGCCCATTGGTTCTGATTGATTGTAAATCTGCTGCTAGAACTCTGCGGATATGCACCTACCATACCTCGCTGATGTACTCCACCTGTAACATATGTTGTACCGCCAGGAGTAGTATTTTGATTACTTGGATTAATTTGCGTAACTGTTAAGTTTTGAAAATTAACATTCATGTCACGTATAACATATTGCTCTGGCGCTTTGCCTTCACTTTCGTTAACAATAATTTTGTCAACCTTACTTGGATCAATATAAAACCAAGATTGTGTTTCAGGATCACGGATAAAGAAACAGTCACCGTACTTAAATGTGTTGCGAATAATTTTAAAAATTCTATTACCAAACTTGTTTAATTTGGTCCATTGCTGCATGTACTTTTTGATAATTTTAACTTCAGTTGCAGTTGCTTGTTCTTTAAAAAAGACCTGAAACGGTGTTCCGTTTTCTTCGTTAGTTTGTGTGCAAAATTCTGCAAGAATATCAAAGGCAGCATTAACTTCAGGATCCATGTCCATAGTATCGTACTGCGCATATCGTTCTAAACGGTTAGGATGTCCGCTATAAACATCAGGCAAGTACGACGAGTAGTTTGTTCTGGTAGGATTTGTTCGACCAGAAGTACTCAGTGGACTCATTGATCCTGATGTAACGGGGGTAAAATGACGTTTCCAGCTCATATGTTATTAACTCGGGTAAAGATTTCTATTCAATGCTTTAATTGCACTAACGTTATCTCTTGTAGCTCCTAGAGTATCTCTAGCGTATGTAAGTAACGCAGCCATATTCTTATTTAACGTACCTAACTCAGTTTGCATAATTTCATCCGGAGTCTTTGGTTTTGACTCCTGGGCTTGTTTTTGTTCTTTTGCTTGCTCTTTTGCTGCTGTAGTAGCAGCTTGCTGCTGTGCCTGAGCCTGTCTATCTTCCTTAGCTTTTTGATCCGCTGGCGTAGCAGGGGGTGTGGTAGCAGGTGGAGTTGGTTGAGCAGTAACCGCTCTAGCAGGAGCAGCTTTGGCAGGTGTTGGAGCAGGAGCAGGTGTTGGAGCAGGTGGTTTCGTTTCTTCTTTTTTACCAGTAACCCAATTCCAAATTCCTTTTCCAATAGACTTAACGCCGTCAATAAAGGATGTTAGTATACCCATAAAGGCTCCTTTAATTAATTCCCAACCACCAGAAAAAACTGTTGAAATTAATTTACCAAGTGAGACAAAAAAGTTCTTAATAGAAGTAACTATTTTTCCTAATCCGCCTTTAATATTCTCCCATGCACCTGTAAAGTCTCCGCTAACAAACTTAACAATACCTTTTACTATATCAACTACACCACTAATAAACGAAACTAGTTGCTCTATTCTTTCTATAAAAAATCCAAACACAGCTTTTAATGTCGTCATTAAAAAGGTACCAACTGGACTATCAACAATCCAAGTAACAATGTCAATTATTCCACCAACAATGTCACCTAGTGTTGTAAAAAATGTTGTAACCGCATTACCTAACTTAGTAGCAAATCCTTCTCCTCCTCCTGTGCTACCAAATACTTTTGAAAATACATTTGAAAGAGAAGTAAACAATCTACCGATACTACTAAACACAGTTCGAAACGAATTTCCAATTGCTTCAAAGTTAATCGCCGACATCAACTCTTTTCCGAACGCAACAATAGGTTTAAGAATAGTAACTAGCGTATCTTTAATGGCCTTGAAGTCAATTCCTCCTCCGCCTACTAGACCTTTGAAAAAATCTTTAAACGGTTTCATTATTTCAGAGGGATCTATTGCTCCAAATATTTCTGTAAAGGCAGGCATGATTACTTTATTAAGTAAGTCAGTTCCAAAACTCATAATAGGATCAAATAACGTACCAAGGAACATTGCTGTCTTCATAGTAATGTTTAAAAGGAAGTTAAATGCCGGCATCATTTTAGCAAGAATGGTATTAGTTAAATCCATTGTAGCTTTTTGCATATCTTGTGCATTGGACGCTTCGCTGTCTGATTTTTTTGAATCAGCTTCCATTTTAGCTAGTTGAGCTTCAATTTCCTTCTCTGACATCATTTTACCGTCTTTCATAAATGAAGTCTGTAGTTTAGTGGTGTCAGCAAATACCTTTGCTAATTCTCCGCCTGACATCGCACTAGCTCTTAACACTGTTTGCAGCTTCTGTTGATCTTTTGCACCAGTTGCTATCTGTTCAGCTAATGCTTTTCTGTTTAATGCCGCAGCTTGTGCTGTACTAAGAGATGCATTATTTGCATTTTGATTATATTTTTCTAGTGTTTTTACACCAGCTTGCTGCGTAGCAGTATACAATCTAGCACCTTCAGTCATTGGAGGCAAACCCATAGCCATAGACTTAAAGGCATCTACTGCACCTTTACCTCCCTGTGCCATGGCTAACTGCATGCCTTGTCTCATTTTCTCTGCTTTTTCAGGACTCATAGTAGCTAGCATAGCTTGCCATTGTGCTTCTTGATTTTCTTCGTCTAGTTTCTTTTGCAGAGCTTCTCTACTTTCACCTGTTAATCTACTTAACATGCTTAGTTCTTGAGCATACTGGGCAACACCTGCTGCAACTTTATTAGTATCTTGTAACCCTTGTTTATTCATGCTACCCTGGGCACGCATGTAGCTAGCAGTCAAATCTGCGGCGTCTTTCATACTATAACCTAGTGTTGCTAGATTATTAGCATATTCACCTCTCATTAACTTGCCTTGTATTGCAGTAAATTGATTTACACCGCTTTGAACATCACCGCCCATAGTGCGGAATACATCGCCATTTTTAGCAACCACTCCTGCAAATTCATCTAAGCTTAGATAACTTCTTGCAGCAGCGTCTCTCATCTGGGTTAGACTGCCGCCAAAACTTGCTCCTGATGCTGCTAGTTTTTGTTGAGTAGCAACATTAGTATCTAATACCTGAGCAGCAAATGTTGCTGCCCTTGCAATCATTCCAAATGGACCCGGTAATCCACTTAATACACCTGTAACTTGAGAAATGCTGGCTTTACCGTTAGCTGCTGCTTTACCAAACTCAATTAATATTGATGTAACGCCAACCGTAGCTCCGGCCATAACACCTATAGCTTTACTGGCTGCATTTACTCCAAGTGCTACTGCACTTAGTCCTGCACGTAGAGGATTCAAAGACGCTACTGCTGATAAGGAGCTTTCGCCTAAACTTTGAAGGCCTTTGTTAGCTGCTGCGGCTCCTCCGCCACCTCCACTTCCGCCACCTCCACTGGCTAGTCTGTTAAGGGCTGCCGCCTGGGCTTGATTAGCTCTTAAAATTTCTTCTAATAATGCCTCAGATGCGCCGTTCATATTATAATTTTCGCCATTTTATACCTAGATAAATACCCAAGTTAGTAATAGTATTTATTAACCATATTTATTGGAGTTACATGTGAGTAATTTTCAGCAGTCAACATTTAAGAAACCAAACCCGTTAACTAGTTTTATGAGGCAGGCTAAGATTTATGTTCGCTTGCCAAGTAATGGAGCCTATTGGGAAAAAGGTAGTATTGAATGGCCAGCCAACGGTGAATTGGCTGTTTACTCTATGACTGCTAAAGACGAATTAGCATTTAAAACCCCAGACGCTTTACTCAATGGTCAAGCAGTTGTTGACGTAATTCAGAGCTGCATTCCTGCAATTAAAGATGCATGGAAAACACCTAACATTGATCTTGACTCTATCTTAGCTGCTATTAGAATTGCTACTTACGGCGAAAAAATGGATGTTACACATACTGTTCCTAATACAACAGAACAAGTAACACATATTGTTGACTTAAGACTAATTTTAGATCAGCTATCAAATAATACACGTTGGGACGAAAAAGTTGTAATTAATGATCAGCTGTCTTGTTTTATTAGGCCACTAACTTACAGACATCTATCTTTAACCAGTTTAAAAACTTTTGAAACACAAAGATTAATGCAGGCTGTTAACGATGAAGCATTAAGTGACGAACGTAAACTAGAAATCTTTAATCAAAGCTTTAATAAAATGACTGATATCACTGTAGAACTAGTTGCAGACAGCATTTATGCTGTACAGACACCTGAAACAGTAGTAGAAGATTCTGAGTTTATTAAAGAGTTTGTTCAAAATGCTGATAAAGATGTATTTCAGAAAGTACAAGAACGTATCACAGAACTTAAGAAGACTAACGATCTAAAACCGTTATTGATAAAATCTACCCCTGACCTTATTGCGTTAGGTGCTCCTGAAACTTATGAGTTGCCAATTAGCTTTGATAATTCAGATTTTTTCGGGCAAGGCTCTTAACTCTAACCATACCTGAAATTGAAGACCTCGTTAAGGGCCTAGAAAACGAAAGCAAAGATTTAAAGAAAGCACTGTTTAGAATGTGCTGGCATATGCGAGGATCTTTGACTTTTGATGAAGCCTTTCAGCTTGATTACGAAAGCAGAGAAATAATCTCCAAGATCATTGAAGAAAATCTTGAAACAACTAATAAGTCCGGATTACCATACTTTTAACGTTGTAATTTCTTAACCAAATCTAATAAACGATCAAAGCTCTCAGCTGTAGAGGTTCCCGGAGTCTTTGGCGCATTTGGTGCCAGTGGCGCATTCTTTCCGCCAGGCTGTACATTGAGATTAGGCTGCGGAGTCTTTGGAGTCTTTGGTGGTTTTGGTGCCGGTGGTGTATTTGGCGCATTAGGTGCTGGCGGTGCTTTAGGTTTTGGAGTCTTTGGTGGTTTTGGAGCATTTGGTGCATTAGGTGCTGGCGGTGTATTTGGCGCATTAGGTGCTGGCGGTGCTTTAGGTTTTGGAGTCTTTGGTGGTTTTGGAGCATTTGGTGCATTAGGTGCTGGCGGTGTATTTGGCGCATTAGGTGCTGGCGGTGTATTTGGTGCATTAGGAGTACTTGATGGTCCGGTTGGCGCATTTGTAGTACTTGATGGTCCAGTGGTACCTGTAGTGCCCGAAGGTCCTTGCGGAGCAGCAGACATTTGAGATCTTAACTGTTGAATTTCTTGATCAATTGCGTCTCTCTGCTTTTGTTTATCTTTAATTTGATCTTGTAAATTAGGTGCTTGGCCACCTGCTGGCTGTGCAGCTCCACCTCCGCTTGGTGCCTGTGCGCCTGCTGGTCCTACGTATTGATTCCCAAATCCCCATGTTGTTCCTGCTGCTGGTAATCGTCCTTGTCCAGTTGCAGCTTTGCCAACATCATACCCTTGTTTAGCTGCGGTAGCCATGCCTCTTAGTCCACCTGCTACTGCTCCAACTCCAAGGGCTGCACCTCTGCCTAATTTAGCAGCAGCTGAGCCAATACTTTTCATTCCTATTTCATCTAATTCTTCTTCATTAAGCAATTGGGTAATACGCATGACTATAAAATCCTAATAGTATGTTTTATTTATACTGAAAGGTGAGCTAACGCTCACCTGCTTCTTCGCTTATCAGCTCGAAGCAGTTTTCTTTTTAAGATATTCATGTAGATTGAGCTGGTCAGACGGAACCTTTTTACTGGTTCCTGTCTATTCTTGGACGGTTTTCATGTGAGTTTCACTAGCCAAGACGTGGAAGTAGGTGTTTATACACTGTAGCTCTAAGGACTCTGCACTTTTCCTTACCTACTGCGACACATTATATATGTATAATGCCCTGGGCTCGTTCCTGATCCCCAAGGTGTTTTAGAGCAGTGTTTTACGAATGACAGCATTCATCCTACGCCAATCCTATCTTTGCATGCAGCAAAGCGGCTCAACGTGTTACGTGTGCGGTTACTCCCCGCTTTTTCCACAACGGTATTATAACTGGCCCGTCAACCTTTAGTGCTGTTTAATGTGCCTTGATGTTATTTTTTGATTATGTGTGAGCCATGGACACGAACACGTATATGTCCGTTATAGTATTGATTTGTTTCTAAAACACGCCTGTCAAATTGTTCTTTTGCTTCAAGATATGAAGTTTGTGCCTTACTTGTGCAGTAGTATAGTATTTCGCGTTTAAAATGTTCGTTGCCTAGTTGTTTAATGTCTTCGTTTAATTCGTCTGAGGAGCCATAATAAGTTTGCCAGTCTGATTCTATTTTGCTTTTAATTTTCTTTCTTTTCTTGTTGCCGTTTTTAAGTTTTACTGTTTTGTATTTTGTTTTTGAGAATTTTGCTAATTTTTTTCCAACATACATCCTTCCTGAGATTGTATTAGTAATCAAATAGATAAATCCAACACAATCCTCAGGAAGTTCTGTAACTTCTTTGCCTTGATACAGCCAGGTCAACTTACTTTGTTGCCTTAGCATCCTTTCGAGCGTTCTTTTCTGCGGTAATTTCATTACGGCGTGCCTTAACTAATTTACCAACTTCTGCCAACGCTTTACGAGCTCGTGTTCCTGCTGCATTATTGCCGCCAGAAAACTTAGCATCTTCTGCTAGAGCTGATTCAAGTGCCTGTTTTAAATTTTCAAGTGTGTTTGACATTTTTCTTTTTTTCCTTTTGTTTTGATATTCTACTACGTTTTTCTGCTAATAAACTTTGCCGTAGCTCAAAATTATGTTTTCTCATTTCTTTAACAAGTCTTCCTATTTTTTTTGTTATAGGAATCAAGTGGCTGCAATTATAACTATTCTGTCTATCTAAAAATCTAACATGAGCATTATGATACTCTACTAATAAGTCTAGTAATTGTTCATGTAGCTCTTTGTACTTGTTTATCATTGCGTCTCTATATACTCGGCAGAATTTGAATACGAAGTAAATCCGGATTCTTTAATAACCCTAAGCACCTTGTTAACTCTACCAATTAATTCTTCTTTATGGGATATAAGATATATATTCTTATTTCTTTCACGGGCAATTTTTTTCAAAACACCTAGTCCTGCTTCAACGCCTGCGCTGTCCATTCCAGAGTCAATTAATTCGTCAATAAAAAGTAAATTAATATTTTGGTAAAGATTTTCCCATACATCGCGGAAAGCAAAACTCATCCCTAGTATAAGCCGATTTCTTTCTCCTCGAGATAGATTATCAAAATCCAAATCTTGCCCAAAATTTGTAATCTCTACATTAAGATCATTTTGAAAAACAACTAAGTGAGGTAATCCTAGCACATCAATGTAGTAACTCAATCGTTTGTTTAAGTAATTAAGATTTTGATCAATAATTTTTTTACGAATAAAACTTTCTTTATTAGTAAGAAGTTTCAATAAAAATTCTTGATGGTCTTTAACCTTAGTCAATGAGTTAATTGTATCCCAATTAATTTCTTGAATAGCTGTTTTTTGTAGCTCTTCGATTTGTTCTTGATAAGGATTAGATTCGTTAGCTTTAGCTTCTAATGCTTTTTCTAAATTATCTAATTGATTTTTATGATTAAGAGCATCAGCTTCTGAGTCATAAAATGTAATTGGCCTATGGCCGATGTTATTAATGTCTTTAATTTTATTTTCAATTGTTTCTAAATTCTTGTTTATAGAATCTAGGTACTCGCTAGAATCTTTGAGATTACGAGCAGCATCTGCAATCAGATTTTGGTGAGTATGGTCTTGCAAGTTTTGTTCGCACTGAGGACATTTTTTGTCTCCCAATGCCGCAGAATCTCGTTGATACCGTTTGACATTTTTTTCAGCTTGACCGTGTGCTGTTTGATAAGTCGCACGTTGTCTCTTAAGATCATTTAATTGAGAATTCTTTTCTTCCCAAATCTTAAGTGCAGCATGCTTATTAATTTCTTCTGCAATATCAACGGATTCAAGGGTAGCAATAGCTTTAGCTAGATTTTCTAGATCTGTTTCTTTCTTTGAATCCCATGCCTTACTCTTAATTACTAACGAGTCTATACTTTTTTGTACGCTTTCGTTGGCACTTTTAGTAGTTTCAATTTTAATTTGTTCAATCTGAATAGTGTCACGTACTTCTTTAGCCTGCAACTTCAATGCTTCTGCCTTTTCACTTAGCATAGTAATGCCAAGAAGTTGTTCAATGACTTCTCGTTGATCGGCAGCTTTCATACTAAGGAAAGGTTCGGTATAGGTGTTTAATGCCACTAGATGTTTAAACATAGTGTGGCTCATACCTAAACATTGGTCGATAAATTTCTGTGTCTCTCTACTATCGCCCTGAGCATCGTCATCAATTCCAGCTGACTCCTGCTCTTTGTCGTTAATAAAGAGTCTTAGAACATTAGGTTTGCGTCCTCTCTCAATACGATACTTAATACCGTCCTTTTCAAATTCAACAGTAACCAACATGTTCTTACCATTAATTTTATTGATAAGATTTTCTTTTCTAATATTTGTTAGTGCCTGTCCGTATAGAGCATAACTCAATGAATTGATAATGGTAGTTTTTCCAGTTCCGTTTCGAGAACCAGAGTCGTCGCCCCCTAAGTCTAAATTTTCACCTAGTACTAGCGTGAGATGCTCTCGATCAAAATCAACGGCTTGGGTTTGATTGCCCACGCTCATAAAATTTTTCACAGTAATATTTTTAATTTTAAACATCATAGGTTGTGATAAATGTCTAGTAGAATTTTTTGATCAAACTGTTCGCTTTTAATGTTTAACAATTCTTCAGTAACAATCTGATCAACACTTTCAAATTTTGTATCAATCGCTGCATCAATAGCAAGGTCAATATTTGTTTTATCTTGTATCATGCTAATTTCACGAATATCGTATTCACTTAAAAATGTTTCTTTAAGGAAGTTAGCTTCTTCATAGGTAACATCGATGTCTAGATTGACTCTAAGATACATCTTAGATTTCATAATTTCATCTTTACCATCAATCAGCTTACTAAGCTTAATTGTTCTAAATTTAGGACAATTTTCCCAGTTGTGAAACACAGGTTTGCCGCCCCATTCAAGGGTCATCATTCCTCTGTCGTCATCCCATGCATCTGCATAGTTGTGAGGAAACGCATTACCAATATACCAAATCTTTCCTTGGTGTTGCCTTTTATGAAAATGACCAGAGAATACATAGTCGGGGGTATTAAAATGTGATATTTGCAGTTCTCCATGATCAGGCATCTGAACCATAGCGTTCATGTAAAATAGCGGTAGTTCAAAATGACCAAATACATATTTGCTTTTAAAAGAACTAACAGTCTTCCATTCTTCACCAATTAACCAAGGTACAAGTGTTACGTTATCGATGGTTGTAGGGGATTCAACAACTGTTACTCCTGGGATATGTCGCCCAAAGGCCGAGCTATGGATTTCACGTTTATCCTTATAGAATAGATCGTGGTTTCCTGGAAACCAAAAGAATTGGTCAAACGCCTGACCTAATTTCTCCAAACACCTAATGCTGGTATCAAGGGTCATTAGATTAATGGCATTGCGATGATGATGCCAATCACCAAGGAAGATTCCTGTATCACAGTTTTCTTCCTTAGCTTTGGCTATAAACCAATCAACAAACTCTTCGCAGTCTTTTAAATGAACTAAACTGTTGCTCTTAAGGCCAACATGAAGATCAGTAAATGCTGCAATTTTTTTGAATAATCCCATAAGACGTTATTCTCCTAGACGTAATTTTAGCAGAAAAGCTAAAACTAAATCAAGTTTATTCGTCGCTTTCTTCTTCAAAAAAGTCAGTATCTTGACTCTTTGGTAATCTAGTATTTTTATAGATTTCTGCTTGCTTGGCAACTTCGTCTGCAAATTCGTCCTTAGATTGACGAGTTAGGCTAGGCGTTAGTCCGTGCACTTCAAGTAGATCGTCACGAATGTTTTGGCTTTTCTTTTCTAAGTTTAAAATTCTAGTAAAAGAATTAGTTACTGCGGCAGTATAATAAGCAAACGGGTTTTCTGATTTTGACTCGTCAAATTGCAATCCGATTTGACTTAACTGTAATATAGCCTGCCCCCGCATTTCGTCAACATATGTATAGCCGCGCCAGTTACTGCGCTGTGCGTAGCGTTCACTTAATTTAATAAACATCTTGCCAAGTTCTTCAGTAATCCGTCCGTGATCTTTGCTAAACTTGCCTTTTTCTAAACCACCTTTCCAGTGACTTTTGCCTACGCATTCTAGTTCTCCAGCTTCGTTAAACTTCCAATGTTGGAACGGAGGAAAATTAATTTTTTCGTGGGAATCTGCTCGAGTTTTAGTAGTCTTTTTTCTGCCCGGTGCAAGCGGAATATGATCAAAGGTCATTATCCTAATGACAATGTCACCTTTTTTAATTTCAGTGTAGTCTGGAGTACACTCTATTAGTTTAATTTTTTTATCGCCTGCTGCTCTTGCGGCATTAAATGTTTCTAATCCAATTCTTTTAGCACGATTTCTTTTGGCATCTGCAATAGTTCTAATGTTTATTTTATCTAGGTCAGTTAAAATAACATCGTATTGGTTATATTCTGGTTTGGTAAAACTAGAAAAACTACATTTGCTTTTATGTATCTCTGCTAATAAATCTCTATTGTTTAAGTATTTTACTTTTTTTCCTGATGTTGTTACTGTTGTCATTCTTATAAACATCTCCTATCATAGTAGTGTAGCAAAAACACAACAATGTGTCAACCATTATCTGCGTAGATTATTTATTAGGTAAATATGACATAAGGATTATTAGTATGGCGTCATCTATAGATACTGCACAATCAGCATTAACTGCTGCACAATCAGCATTAACTGCTGCACAGAGCACCTCTGCGTCAGCCAACGCAGCGAGAGATAAAGCAAAAGCCGCTGCTCTTGCAGCTAGCGATGCGGAAGACGCTGCTATTGCAGCATTTAATAATGGAACCGGAACAGAGGCTCAGGTTACCGCAGCAACAAATGCAAGAAAACAGGCTGAAGCAGCGTTTGTTCCTTTAGCTAAAGCTGCGGAAGATGCACTGAACGCAGTTCAAGATGCACAATATAAAGTTAGGACAGCCCAAACAGCGTTAAACGATGCTAAAGCCGCTGCAACTCAAGCAGCATCTGCAACTCCGCCTGCAGGATCTTCAACGCAAGTAAGTTCCAACGGTACAACAAATACTACAAGTGCATCCGGTACACAAAAAACAACTACGTATGCATCAACAGGCACTTCAACTACTAACCCTAGTGCATCCGGTGCTGCGTCAGCAGCTAAAATGTCCAATCCGCAAAATATTGTAGGAGGGGGTACAATAGAAGAAGTAAAGGTAACAGCAACAAAGATTCCAGCTGATGCCAAACCTAGTGCCAATCCTGCAAATGTTACTCCAGCTTTTGCAAAATTTAAAAACGGCGATAACCGTGTGAGATTAATTGTACCTCCGTCATATCTTGTTGGGCCTGCTAGCGGACCTCCTGCAGGTAAAAATACTACCCGCGGGATATTATCGTTAAACGGTGGCATTATTTTTCCTTACACTCCATCTATTAGCATTGAGCATTCTGCAAGTTACCAAGCAAATAATGCAATTCATTCTAATTATACTCAGTACTTTTATAAAAATAGTGCAGTAGGAGAAATCTCACTAACGGGAAAATTTACCGTGCAGAATTCTTTTGATGCTGCGGTACTATTAGCGGTACAACATTTATGCAGAGCATTAACAAAAATGCCGTTTGGAGATGATCCAAACGCAGGAAGTCCTCCCCCAGTATGCAGATTATTCGCCTACGGCGACTATCAACTTGACGGAGCACCCGTAGCTGTTAAAAGTTTTAAAATGGAATACCCAGACGCAGTTGACTATTTTACGTTAGAAAAAGATTGGGGATATGGATTAACATCGGTTCCAATCGTTACATCAATCACATTGAATTTAATTCCAATTTACAGCAGAAATGAAATGCTAAAAGCAACAACTACCGGATGGTTAATTGGTGGACAAAGAGAGCAAGGATATCTATAATGGCAAATAACTATGCAAAGACTAGTCCGTATTACACAACTCCTGTTGTTGGTTCTTATCTAGACCTTATCAATTTTAGAAATATTCCAAATGTCACTAACGATGTTAAATTTACAGTTACTAGTCAATATTCTAATAGACCTGATTTACTAGCTTATGATTTATACGGCGACGTAAATCTTTGGTGGGTATTTGCTGTTAGAAATAAAGATGTAATAAAAGATCCAGTCTATGACCTATATGCAGGGCAAGAAATTTATTTGCCACAGATGGCTACGTTAAAGTCAGTCTTAGGAACCTAACATGGCCGACGTTTCGCAAACAACAAATTCAACCACAGTTGAAAATAAAACTCCAGCGAAGCAGGCTGACAATACAACAAAGATGCCTGGAATAGTTAGAAGCAATGCTAAAAATCCCTTAAACGCTTATCGATCATACAATTATATTTTTACATTGGCATCTTTAAAAAGTAGAGCATTAGAAGATCCTAGTACATATACTGTTAATCAAGATTATTTTGTTATTGCAAAGTCAGGAGGAAAAGGCTCGTCTGGAATGCAGACACCAACTGATTTGGGAGCGCCTCCTCAGCAAGGAACACCGGTCACTTCTGCTAATCCTGATACCGGATTAATGCAACCCCAAGATGTTCAGGCGCTTGTTGACGGATTCAATGCTCAAAGCCCCGGAAGATTTGATTTTTTTATTGACAATGTTCACCTTGAAACCTTAATTGGTGGCGGTGAAGTAACTAGCATGAGTATTGCTACTAAAATTGAATTTGACGTTTTTGAACCATACAGTATGACTGGATTTATCGAAGCACTGCAGGTGTCCGCAGTTGCTGCCGGACATGATAGTTACATAAATTGTCCTTATCTTCTTAAAATGGAATTTATTGGATACAAGGATAGCGATGATCTCGTAGACGCAGAAAGAGTTCCAAATTCTACTAGATTCTTTGTAATGGGATTTACTGGTCTTGATATTGATGTAACGGAATCTGGTGCAAGGTACAGATGTAAATGCGTTCCTTTTAATGAAAAGGCTATGGGATCTCCTGCTATTTTAGATCATGATATTAAAACTTCCGGCAGTAGCGTAGGAGAAATTTTAATAAATTTTATTGATGGTGTAAATCAGACAATTCAATCAGATATAGGGACTGAAGGAAATTCAGAAGATAGAAACAAGTACGATACTTACGAAATTGTTTTTCCAACAAGATCAGATACAGGTATTGATCCTGAGTATCTAACTAATAAAGATGGATATAATAAAAACAAAATAGCAAATGCAACGGTAGCTGAATTGTTAAAAAGTAATAGTGTCTATGCATTTCCTAATCCAGAATCAGAGCAGGGAGAAGTAGTAAGGCTTGATCCTACAAAGCCTGTAATACAATTTGCTAAGAGTGCAGATATATATGATTGTATTACTTCAATTATTAGAGATAGTAGTTACACTAAAGAAATATTAAACAATTTTGCATCTAGGATTGATCCTAATACTGGCATGGTTAAGTATTTTATGGTACATGCCGAAATTACAAAAAGAGGAATCTTTGATAAGAAAAGAAATCATGATTGCCTACATTATCGATATGTGGTTATAGAATACGATCTGCATTATACTAGAATTCAACCAAGACCTGCTGATGTAGTTGATACTTCTAACATCAAACAAGCAGTTCTTAGAGAATATAATTATTTTTATACAGGTCAAAACGTTGACATTAGAAACTTTAATTTAAAATTTAATACATTATTCTTTCAGGCTATTCCTAGAGCTATGGGAAACAAGCCTAGTATGCCTGCAACTGAAAATTCTCTTCAATCTACAGATCCTTCTAAAGCATCTATGCCAGAAGGTTCTCCTAATAATAGTGCTATGGGCAATGCGCCAGTTACTGCTTCAGCTTTGAGAAGTACACCAATACAAAGTGGAAATCAAAACGCTACATTCCCGCAGGTAGATCCTTATGCTGATTTAGCTAAAGGCATGCATCAAGCAATACTTGAAAATGTTGATCAGTGCCAAGCAGAACTACAAATTGTTGGAGATCCCTTTTACCTAGTTACTAACGGAGTAGGAAATCAAAAACTAGTAACAAATCCTGATGGCAGCGCAGGAGAGGGCGAGGCTAATGCATATATGGGAGATATACATATTTTAATTATGTTTAGGAATCCTATAGATATTGATGCTGATACAGGGTTTGCTTACTTTGATAACAGGTCTGCTTTGTACAGCGGAGTATTTAGAGTTATAAGTTTAAAGAGCGAATTTAGAAACGGAGAGTTCCTACAAACATTACAACTAATTAGAATGCCTTACCAGCTTGAGGATACTAATCAAGAACCAACAAAGAAACCTATATCCCTAGTTGGATCGGTTCCTGATCCATTAAAGGCATCAACTCCAACGCCGACTCCTCCAGTGTCAACCGTAACACCGTCAGCTGATAATTTAATATCGCAGATTGCTGCAGGGCTACCACTTACAGGATTACCTAATCAATTGTCAAATTTAATTCCAGGGAATTTAGGAGGGTTAGCTGGGTCATTTCCTGGCCGAACGGCAATTGGATCTCTTGTAAATTCAGTTGCAAGTTTAGCAGCAGGTGCAACTAGTGCATTGGGTTCTTTTATAAGTCAAGGTTCTGGCCCTATATCACAAGGGTTAACTAATGTCTCTTCAGCCTTAAGATTAACAAATTCTGGATTATCAACGTTTTCTACCAATATTAACAGTGCGGGCGGATCAGTTAATCAACTTGCTGCAACTGCTAATTCAGTTGGATTAAGCAAAATTACTCCTACAAATTTAGGAAGTTCATTACTAGCTACAGGCAATGGAACAGTAGAGACATTAGGAAAAAGTGCAATTGCAGCAGTAGGAAGCCTTGGGCAAAGTGCTGCAGGGTTAGTTTCGCAAGCTGCTTCTAAATTAGACGGAATAAACGGACAAGATGCGGCGTTAGCAGCACAATTAGGTATTACACCTAGTAGTTTAGCTGGGTTAAGCCCAAATTTACAGGCAAGTATTGTTAATCAAATTTCTTCCGCAGCTAAGTCTTTACCAAGCGATGTTAATCTTGGAGCTGCAATTGATAAAGGTCTTATTTTCAATAACATACCAACAGCTAATTTACCTAATATTCCGGCTACACAACCAGATGCAACAGCACCTGCTCCTGCGTTTAACCTTAAGGACATTAAGTATATTGTAGATAGAGGCGGAAAACTAGATAATCTTCCTGGTGCTTCTCTTATTCCTGGAGTTACTGATTTATTAAAAAATCAGCCTGTTCCTTCATTAGTAAAAAACTCTACACTTGGAGCAGCATCTCTTGCAGACAAAGCTGTTACTTTACAAGCTGGATTAGGTAAGTTAACTAATTCGGCACCTAGCATAGAAGCGAGTTTAAATAATATTAGCTCGTTTGTTCCTTCTGGGGTTCCTAACGTATCAAGTGTAGCATCGTCGGTAGTTAGTAAATACGGAAGCGCCAGTAATGCAGCCTTTAGTCCTTTAAAAACCTTAATTCAAAGCAATTTGTCGGGATAATATGCCAATACAACAACGAACTAGAAGTCAATTTAGAGGAGGGACACCAAAACCCGGTACCTATATTGGCAGAATTACAAATTTAAAAGATCCTACGTATATGGGAGCTGTTGAAGTTGCAATTGAAAGAGGCTTTACTAATAATGCAAACTTAGAAAACGAAGTTTTCCCTGTTCAATACGTAAGTCCTTTTTATGGAGTTACAAACGTAGATTTTGAAGGAACTGATCCTACAAAGTTTAATGATGTACAAAAGAGCTATGGGTTCTGGATGGTACCTCCTGACGTAGGAACTAAAGTTTTAGTAATGTTCATTGAAGGACATCCTCTAGGTTATTGGATAGGTTGTCTTCCAGATCAGTTCCAAAATCACATGATTCCCGGGCTAGCAGCTAGTCAGAATTCTCATTTGACGCCTGAAGAAGAATTAAAATATGGTACTAAAAATCTTCCTGTAGCAGAATTTCTTAAAAGAAATGCAAAAGATTTATTAAGTCCTAATTCTCAAAAAAAACCTGTTCATCCTTTTGCTGATAGATTGTTGGCCCAGGGCCTATTACTTGATAATATCCGAGGAGTAACGTCAAGTTCTGCAAGAAGAGAAGTACCAAGCAAAGTCTTTGGCATTAGCACTCCTGGGCCTATTAATCCTAACGGAAAAAAAGCCGCAATTGGATATAAAAATAAAGTTATTACTCCTGTTAGTAGATTAGGCGGTTCTCAATTTGTAATGGACGATGGTGACGAATCTGGACAAAATGAATTAGTTCGTATTAGAACACGAACCGGACACCAGATATTATTACATAATAGTAGTGATTTAATTTATATCGCTAATAGCCAAGGAACTGCATGGATAGAATTAACATCAAATGGCAAGATAGATATTTTTGCACATGATAGCGTAAGCATTCACACAGAAACAGATTTTAATTTTAGGGCAGATAGAGATGTTAATATTGAAGCAGGAAGAAATATTAATTTTCGTGCTAGCGGAAAGATGGAAACAAACATTACAGGAAATTATAATTTAATTGTAGGAGATTCTGCTAAAATATTAGTTACTAATACTAAGGATGAAACTGTAGGAAAAACATTAAAATTAGCAGTAGGCGAAGATTACAATCTATCTGTTACTAAAGGGATCTCAGAAACTGCAGGTGCGGGTATGGATCTCTCGGGCGAAAGTCATGTAAGAATAAGCACAGGTGGTTCTACACATTTAGGCTCCGTTGGCAGTTTAATTGCAACGGCAGCAAAAATACATTTTAATGGGCCTTCTGCAGAAGCAGCTACAGCAGCAGAAATAGCGACTCAGCCAGATCCGTTAATCTTGTTTACTGTACCAAATAGAACAGTTGATGCTGGTTGGACTAATGGTAAATTTTATAAGTCTGACGGAATTAGTACTATTCTTCAACGAGTGCCAACACATGAACCGTGGGATCAGCATGAAAATATTGACCCTCAAAAATTTGCTCCTGCAGCAACCGATATAACGCAGCCTACAGCTAATCCAGCCAGCAAATAAATACTTTATGCCATATAAAAATATTGAATTAAATCCTGCCCAGTATAATACAAGCTATACTAAGCAAGAAAGTCAGTTTTACAAAGGATATAGCTCTATTAATGTAGGCGCATTAGGGTCTACTTCACTTTATGATTTTGAGTTAGTAAAACAGGACTTCCTAAATCAGTTCAATACTAAACAAGGTGAGCGGGTAATGCTGCCAAAATATGGTACTATTATTTGGTCTTTAATTTTTGAACCTTTTACTGAAGATGTAAAACAGGCTATAGCAGACGATATTAATAGAATATGCAGGTCAGACCCTAGGGTAATACCTATACAAATTCTTATTGATGAGCAAGAATACGGCATGCTTTTAGAGTTAACGCTACAGGTTATTGGTTCTGATCAAACTATTGCTATGAGATTGGCTTTTGATAAAGAGATTGGATTGGTACCTCAATAAAATACCAATATATTAAAACCAATAAATAACGGTATCATTGAGAACATTTGAGTTATGATACCATCAACAACAAATCAGCTGTTAGTTTCAGAAGACTGGACTAAGATTTATCAAAGTTTTAAGAACGCAGACTTTAAGAGTTATGACTTTGATACTCTGCGTCGTACTATGATTACGTATCTTAGAGAGAATTATCCTGAAGAGTTTAACGATTATATTGATAGCAGCGAGTTTATTGCATTAGTAGACCTAATTGCATTCTTAGGTCAAAATCTTAGTTTTCGTATAGATTTAAATGCTAGAAATAACTTTCTTGAAACTGCTGAAAATAGAGATAGTATATTAAGATTAGCACAGCTCATAAGTTATAATCCTAAGCGTAACATTCCTGCTAGCGGATTTTTAAAAATTACATCCGTTTCAACAACTGAAAGTGTTATCGATTCTAACGGTATCAATCTTGCAAACAGTATCATTGGGTGGAACGATCCATCTAACGATAATTGGTATCAACAATTTATATCTGTAATGAACGCTGCAATAGCACAGCCTGCACAATTTGGTAAGCCTGTAGCATCTACTGTTATAAATGGGATAGTTACGGACTCTTACAAACTTAACTCTAGTAATAACGATATTCCAATTTACACCTTTAGTAAAAACATTTCTGGTACGCAAATGGCTTTTGAATTAGTTTCCTCTACATTTGCAGGCGAAAGCTATGTTTACGAAGAAGCACCTAAGCCAAAGAACCAATTTGGAATTATATTCCAAAATGATAATCAAGGAAGTGGCAGTTCAAACACAGGATTTTTCGTACACTTTAAGCAAGGCTCAATGTCTAGCTCTAATTTTAATATATCAAGTCCAGTACCAAATGAATTAGTTGGCGTAAATGTCAACGGTGTTAACAATACTGACGTTTGGCTATGGCAGTTAAGTCAAGATGGCCTAACTCCTCAAACACTATGGACCAAAGTTTCTGCAGTAACTGGCAACAATGTAATTTATAATAGTATCAATGCTGATGAAAGAAACTTCTATGCAGTACTAACAAGGCAAAATGATCAAATAGATCTTTCCTTTGCTGATGGAAGTTTTGGAAATTTACCTAAAGGTGGATTTAAATTATACTATCGTCAAAGCAATGGACTAACTTATTCAATTAAACCTGAACAGATGAATAACATTTCTGTTCAAATACCGTATGTTAACCAATATGGTCAATCGCACTCTCTAACAATAATTGTTAGCCTTAAGTATACAGTTTCTAATTCTACAGGAAGTGAATCAAATGCGGACATTAAATTAAAAGCGCCGCAGGTATATTATACACAGAATAGAATGATAACAGGGGAAGATTATAACATAGCTCCTCTTAATGTAAGTCCTGATATTGTTAAAGTTAAAAGTATTAATAGAGTTAGCAGCGGCATTAGCAAATATTATGAATTAAGTGATGTAAGCGGAGCTTATAGCTCAACAGATATCTTTGCTAGTGACGGAATACTTTATAAAGAAAATAATGAATATAATTTTCAATTTTCTTTCACAACTAGAAACGAAATTTTTTCAATAGTTAAGTCTAAGATAGAACCTATTATAAATTCTCCTGGATTAAAGAACTTCTATCTTGATAAAAAGAATTATCCTAGAATTGATCTAAGCGGATATAGCTTATCGTGGAATCAATCAAATTTAACTACAAATCAAACTAGAGGATATTTTCTTGACGCTAATAATAATCCCGCAATGGTAGGATCTTTTGGCAGCAATAATTTAATTTTCATTGAACCAGGATCTTTAGTTAAATTCTTTAGCCCGCTAGGATATTTTACACCTTCTGGAAGCTTAACCGCAATCGCAGATGACACTACTGTAGAATATATATGGGCAAAGGTTGTTAATGTAATTGGAGACGGATCAAATAGTGGACTAGGAAATCTTAGTGACGGAACCGGTCCTGTAATTTTATCTGGATCTGTACCATCTGGTGCTGTTCCTTATGAGGTTATTCCTCCTTTTGATAATATTTTATCTTATAGTTTAGAAACAGAGATAGTCAATTTAGCTTTGTCAAAGAGAAATTTTGGATTAGCGTTTGCTAATGATACTAGATCTTGGTATATCATAGCCGATACAAATTTAGATCTTGTTAACGGATTTAGTTTAACTTATCAGAAAGATGTATCAAATACTAATCTAGATTCAAGCTGGCTAGTTGCATTCCAGTGGACAGGAAAAAACTACTCAGTACGTTATCGAGTTACTGAATATCTATTTGAAAGTCAAGCACAAACAGCATTTTTTGTTGATCCTTCTAAGAAAAATTATGATTTTGTTACTGATACAGTAATTAAAGATAAAGTTGATGTTCTTTCAATAAACAAAAATCCTACTAATTCAAATGCATTAGGCATTGATTATTCTTGGCAAATTGACAGTGCGGTAATTGAACCTGACGGGTATATTGAACCTAAGAAAGTTCTTGTAAGTTTTTACGACCATAGTCAAAGCGGTCAAATTGATGACCCAGACATGTTTGATAATATTGTTGCTCCTGACAGTGTTAACGGTCAGACAGGATTTAAAGATAAATTTGTCTATTTCGTTGTCTCAACAGATGGTCTTCGTTATACTTTGTTTACTGGATCAATTTATCCATATCCAAATGCAGCATCGGTTACAACTAACGAAAGAATTAACGGAAGATTGTATTATTTTTATGAAGACAACGTAGTTCAAAGCTGGGTAGCATCTACGTATTCTTTTGTTCTTCAACCTTCGTTTTATGCAAGATCAGGACGAAAAGGAATAAAATTCCATTATCTTCACAATACAGGAAATGAACGCCGTTTAGATCCTAGTAAAATGAATATTATGGATGTTTACTTGCTTAGTAGCGAATACGATACGCAGTACAGAACTTGGTTGCTATCAGGATCAGGGACTGAACCTCTTCCGCCAACATCAGAAAGCTTAGAAGCAAATTATTCTGCACTTCTTGAACCTATAAAGAGCGTAAGCGACGAGATAGTCTATCATCCTGCTCGATACAAAGTATTGTTTGGAAGTCAGGCAGTGCCATCTTTACAAGCAACATTTAAAGCAGTGCAAAGTGCTTCAAGTACCGAGAGCACAACCAGTCTTCAAACAAGAATACTATCTGCAATAAATGATTTTTTTGCAATTGAAAATTGGGACTTTGGTCAAACATTTAACTTTGGTGAATTAACCACTTATGTTATGAACATAATGACACCAGATATAACTAACTTCGTTATAGTTCCTAAGTCTTCAACTAGCAGTTTTGGTAGCTTATTTCAGATAACCTGCCAAAGCAATGAGATCTTTGTAAGCGGGACAACAGTTAACGATATACAAATTATCAGTAGTTTAACAGCAACTGAGCTTAACGTAACAACACTGATAACTAGTTCCTAAGGAAATTTGATATAATGGCTAATAACGTTTCAAAAAATGAAAGAAAGTCGGTAAATTTATTACCTTCATATTTTCAAACTAAGAAAAATACTAAATTTTTATCTAGCACTATTGATCAATTATATAAAGTGCCGGTGCTTAATCGTGTTAGCGGATATGTTGGTAGCAAGTTAACACCTACTTATAATTCAGTAACAGATGTTTACGTAAACGATGCTAACAGCACTAAAAATTCTCTCAGAGACAAATATCAATTTCAGCCTGCGTTAACAATTAAAACGGTATCAGGTGCAATTAAGAAAGCACTTGGACTTGATGATCTAGTAAATCAAATAAGTGTACAAGGCGGGTCAACGGATAATTTAAATTCTCTATTTTCTCCAGAAGTTAATTCTTACAATCCTCACATTGACTGGGATAAGTTTATAAATTTTAGTCAGTATTACTGGCTAACAACTGGCCCAGAAACAATAACAGTAACTGGGTTACAAAAATCTACGGTTAGTACATATAATGTAACTGATTCAGCAGATAAGAATTTTTTTATTTTTACACCTGACGGAGTAACTGAAAACCCGCTATTAACTTTATATAAAGGTGTAACGTATGTCTTTAATGTAAATTCTTCTCATAATTTTTATATTAAGACAACAAATCTACCAGGCGATAGTGATGCACTACCTGAGTCTAGTGGAATACTTAATAACGGTATTAAGCAAGGACAGATAATTTTTTCTGTTCCGGAAACATTACCGGGAATTTTATATTACGCAAGTAATAATGAAAATGTTGTTGTAGGAACTATATTAATTAGAGACATTGAAGAAAATTCTTCAATTGACGTAGAACAGGAAATATTAGGAAAAGTTACGTATAAAACTGCACCAACTACTAATACCCCTAACGGTATTGAGTTTATTAACGGATTAAAAATTAGATTTGCAGGACAAGTAACACCTGAATATTATAATAATAAAGAATTTATAGTAGAGGGCGTAGGCAATGCTATTAAATTAGTTGATTTTGCTAAATTACAAACTCCAGAAAATCTTGCAACAATATACGATGACGATTTTGACGTTGAACCGTTTGACGAGTATCCGTTTGACAGTTTTAAAAATCTACCAATTGATCCTGAGTATGTAACTATTAATAGATCATCCCAAGATCTTAATCCTTGGTCTCGATATAACCGTTGGTTCCATCAAGATGTTATTGAAATTTCAGCAATGGCAAATGGTGTTACTCCTACACTTTTACAGAATTTAAGAGCAAGACGTCCTATTGTTGAATTTGAAGCAGATATACAACTCTACAATTTTGGAAATAACAGCTTAGATCCAGTTGATTTAATTGACCAAGTAACTAGCGATGTATTTTCAAGTATTGAAGGTTCTACAAGTTATACTGTAGACGGAGTTGCATTAGAACCTGGCCAACGCATTATTTTTAATGCAGACCCTGATCCACTAGTTCGTGGAAAAATATTTCAAGTAGGGTTAAGCTTAATTAACGGTGTTGAAAAGATTAATCTAGCCGAGATAATAGAACCAATTTTTGGTAATAGTACAGTAATATTATTAGGAACTAAGGGACAAGGAAAGGAATTTTGGTTTAATGGATTAGAATGGGTTCTTTCTCAACAAAGAACTGTACTAAACCAAGCACCACTTTTTGACCTATTTGATGAAACTGGACATAGTTATAGCGATAAAACTTATTACAATGCAATCTTTTTAGGAAATAAGTTATTTGGATATTCAATAGGTACAGGTATAGCTGATCCTGTTTTAGGGTTTCCGTTAAACTATAAAAATGTTGGGATTGAAGGATCCTATTTGTTTGAAAATTATTTCAATACAAGTAATATTTCTCTATTAGGTACTAATACAGTAACCGATGTTTCTACATCTAAGACTTTCTTACGAATTAATAAGGATACTGGATATTCTTATAAGAACGTATGGGAAGAAGGAATGCCGTATCAGATGCCGGTGCAACAATTTCAAGTTGTATCAACTGGAAATTTAATACCTATCACTGTTTTTGATAATGCCGCATTAATTACAGATCTAACTATAGAAGTATTTTCTAATAATGTAAAGTTAATGTTAGATGTAGATTATACATTGGTCATAGATAAAACAAATTTAAATGTTCAATTTGTTACACCGTTTACTAGTGTAACAAATGTTTTAATTAAATGTTATACCGCTTCGTCACCAAACGAAAACGGTATATATGAATTTCCTTTAAATTCATCTAACAATCCGCTGAACGAACAAATTTCTCAATTTACTCTTAGTGAATTAAGTGATCATGTTCAAACAATGGTTAATCGAGACCCAAATTTTGTTGGTGTGTTCCCTGGTGTAAGTAATCTAAAGAGTCTTCCGTTTATTACAAAATACGGAACACGAATGATTACATCATATAATCCAATGTCGTTTGCACAACTGTTTATAACTGACATTGAACATAATTTAATTAATGCAACACGTAGTACTGCAAATGATTATTATCAATTTAAGTTAAATTTAATAAAATTTATCACCCAATCTGATGCGTCTTTATCACCTAGCGGAGTTTTAGATCAAGCGTTAAGTTCTATTATTAAAAATAAAAATTACACGTTTCCGTATTCTCAAAGTGATATGCTAGGATATGGTACTAATAATGTTACTAGAAAGTACACAGTTACAGATGCTAGAAATGTTAGATATCCTTTAATTTCAACATTTGATATTACACAGCTTTCAACTAGATCAGTATTGATATACCTAAACGGTTCATTGTTAGTATACGGAGTTGATTATTCTTTTGATTTGGTAGACCCTGTAGTTGTAATATCGGCAACTTTAACACGGGGTGACATAATAACGGTGGTTGATTATATTACCACCGTAGGATCCTACGTTCCGCCAACTCCTAGCAAATTAGGATTGTATCCAAAATATGTGCCTATGATTTATAAAGACGAATCATATGCAGTAAATGCCCACATGGTAATACAAGGCCACGATGGTAGTATTACGCTGGCATATACAACAGTTGCAAATGCCGCAATTGGCAATTACGATTTTAGAGACCTAGCACTTTTAGAATACGAAAGAAGAGTGTTCAATAATATAAAAGTAACATATGATCCTGATTTAATTAATATCAATGACATACTTCCGGGAGTATTTCGAGATAATAAAAACTCCTATAATAAAATTTATAATATTGTACAAGGAGATTTTATTAAATGGACCAGTAGTTACGGAATAGATTATTCGTCAAATGTTGACTATAACGTAGACAACCATAAAACTTATAACTATAAATCTACTCAAGATTACTTTTTTAATTCTGTAGTTCCTGGAAATTGGAGAGGTATCTACAAATTTTACTTTGATACTGATCGCCCTAATACACATCCTTGGGAAATGTTAGGATTTAGTATTAAACCATCTTGGTGGGAATCAGAATATGGTCCTGCACCTTATACTTCTGGAAACCTAAACTTATGGGAAGATTTAGAAGCAGGACTAATTCGTTACGGAGAACGTGCTGGAGTAGATCCTACATATGTTAGAACAGGGTTAAGTAAAATAATTCCAGTTGATGATAGTGGTCAATTGATTGACTTACGATTCTGGGGTAGTATTGCTGAGAATGAAAATATATTAAATCCAGATCAAGATTGGTCTTTTGGAGATCATGGTCCTGCTGAAACTGCATGGAGACGTAGCAGTATATGGCCGTATGCAGTGCAAATAATTTTAGCACTATCTAAGCCAGCATCGTACGCTGCAAAAATGTTTGACCCTATTAGACTAGTTAAAAATGTAGATGGACAATACAGGTACGGTAAAAATAGTTTATTTTTAAATCCTTCAATTGTTTATCTTAATAGTGATATAGACAGTAATGGAAATACTGTTCTTTCATCTGGTTATAGTGTGATGGTGATTGAATCTGGTAAAAAGAGGTCTTTAGATTATCTAGCAGCACTGAAACAAGATTTATCATTAGTTAACTTTAATTTGTTTTATAAAGCAGGTGGATTTTTAAGTAAAGATAAGTTAGAGATTACTATAGATTCAGTTAGCCCAAATACAGTAAGTCCAGGAGTTTTACTACCTAACGAAGACTACGCTTTACATTTTAATGTAAGTAATCCGGTTAAGTTTGTTTCAATTTCTGGTATAATTGTTGAAAAGAAAAATGGAAAATTTTTAGTTAAGGGTTACGATAAAAAAGATCTATTCTTTACAATAAATGCTCCTTTACATAGAAATAACGACGCATCTATATCAGTAGGAGGAAAATCTCCGCCAGTACTAACCTGGACAGAAAATACATTCTATCAAGCAGGTCAGTATGTAAAGTATGAAAATTCTTATTATTCTGTTGCAACTAGTACCAATTCTGGGTCCTCTTTTGATGTTACTGCTTATATCAAACTAGCAAACTTACCAACAATAGGCGGAGCAACGGTATCGATCACTAAAGATTTTGATCAAAATCAAACGATTATTCCTTACGGAACACAATATTCAACAACACAAGAAGTTTACGATTTAATTGTTGGATACGGGAAATATCTAACTAATCAAGGATTTATTTTTAACGAATATAATTCAGATTTAGAGCAAGTACTAGATTGGAATTTTTCAGGAAAAGAATTTTTATATTGGACTACTCAAAATTGGTCTAACGGCTCAGTAATTACACTAAGTCCTTTTTCAGGAAAAATACAATACAAATTTACAGATGCTGTTGTTGATAATGTACTTAATAGTTTTTACGATTATAGTTTATTAACAGCAAACGGAACTCCGTTTCCTCCAAAAAACTTTAGTTTAAGTAGAGAAAATGGCATTTGTAAAATAAGTGCCGAAGATACTCCTGCAGGTTTATATTTTGCTAGATTAAATCTCATACAGAAAGAACATGCAATTGTTATGGCAAATTCAAGTATGTTTGGAGATGTAGTCTATGACACACAAACAGGTTATCGTCAGGCTAGAATGAAAATTTCAGGATTCATTACAGGAGACTGGAATGGTGATTTCTTAAGTCCTGGATTTGTTTACGACGATGTAACTATTGAAGCTTGGCAAGCAAATAAAGATTATGATATTTCTAGTGTTGTAAAATATTCTGGAAAATATTATTCTGCAAATGAAAATATTACAGGAACATCTAATTTTAATTTCACAAAATGGAATTTATTAGGGTCTTCTCCTATTGCGCAGTTGTTACCTAATTTTGATTATAAAATTAATCAATTTGAAGATTTTTATAGTTTAGATATAGATAACTTTGACATTGGCCAACAAAAAATGGCCCAACATTTAACCGGTTATACACCAAGAGGTTATCTTACAAACATTATAGTAGATCCTATTGCTCAATATAAATTCTATCAAGGATTTATAAGAGAAAAAGGAACAGCAAATTCAATATCAAAACTATCTAAAGCAAGTATACATAATTTAAATGGTCAAATTGAATTTGACGAAGAATGGGCATTTAGAGTAGGCTCTTACGGCAATTTTATTTCTTATAACGAAATTGAATTACCACTTAGAGAATCTGATTTTATAGAAAATAATCAAATTATTAAGTTTGTTGATGTTGCTCCTAAGACAGCTAATGATGTTATCTCTTACGTTACTCCTAATGATGTAACAATTAAAAATTATGATTATTCTTCTAATAATGTATTTTTAACATACACATCGTCTACATATAAAAATAATAATCTATTATTGCCAACAGCAGGATATGTTAGATCAGATGACATAACTGCAACAGCGTACAACAAACAAAGCTTGTTTGATGTTGCAAATGCAGGAAACTTGCAAGATGGTAACACTGTATGGTTAGGATTTAAACCTAATGGAGATTGGGACGTCTACCGTTACTCAAAACAACAGATTAAAGTAATTGGGTCAGACATAGATATCCCTGCTGTTAAATTAACTTTCTATACAGATATTTTTCATAAATTAAATGTAGGAGACATTGTTTCAGTTTATGGTTTAGATAACGGAACTGACGGAATATATGAAATTATTGAAATACCTTCGTTAACTTCTTTTTCTGTGAATTCAACATTAGCCACTGTTTCGCCGGCAACTACACAGGCATTGTTGTTCAAATTTATTAGTGTAAGAGTTAAATCTTTTGATGATACAGTTGCACTACAGGATCAAATTGATTTTGCAGATAACGAACTAATCTGGACTGATACCGGTGATGCAACATATGATTGGTCTCCGTGGACAGTATATAAGAAGAATCATAACTATTCTACTTCAACAGAAATACTTAGTGGTGTAAATCATCCGGGTCAACGATACGGATACAATATTGCAACTCAAGAGGATGCAGATAAGCTTATAATATCCGCTCCGGATTATTTCTCAAGTTCTGGACACGGTCGAGTATTTGTTTTAGGGTTACTTAACGGAACCCATTATCCAATTACTAGTTACACACTTAATATGGTGGCTTCTGGAATTGACGTTATCACTATACCTACTGAATTTGGAAAAGGACTAGCATACGACACTGAATATCAAGTTATTGTAGCCGGTGCACCTGCAGTAGATAGAGTACAAATTTCAACTATTATTCCAGCAACAGGAGAAGAGAAAACACTCTCTGTGTTAAACACTAGCACAGCATCTAGATACGGTAGTGATATATTTGTAGCTAAAACACAATTTACTACAGGTGGGAAGGCATTGGTTGTTTCTGCTCCTACATTAGGAGTAGTGTTCCCTTATACGTTAACAGTTAATTCAACAACTGCAATTACGGTACCAATGCCTCCAATATCTTTAGGAACATCGACAGTTAACTGCTCGTTAGCAGGAAATATTGACGGTACTATCTTAGCGATTGCAAATCCTGCAATGTCTACCGGAACAGGGGTTGTTTACATTTACCAGTATTCAACCGGTACATCGTCATATTCGTTATTACAGACTATCACGCCTCCAACAGGAACAATAGGTGATCAGTTTGGTACATCAGTTTCTATGTCTGACGATGGTGGATATTTGTTTGCGTCGTCGCCGTTTTTGATTAACGATAACTATGGACCAGGATGTGTTTATGTTTACGAATATGTAAGTACAGCAACATCTTATTCATTGGTACAAACTATTCATAATCCGTTAAAAAATAACAATTTAAATTTTGGAACAGAATTAAAAACAACTGTTGATGCTAAAAAAGTTATTATTTCCTTAAGCGGTATACAGGAAAACTCCTTAACGTTTAATGACGGTACAGTGTTTGATGGATTATCAACTAGATTTACTGATTATATTAATAATTCAGGAACAGTTTACACATATGAAAGAAAAAACAAATATTTTGTTTATGCAACAGAATTATTTGATGCAAATTCTTTAACTATCCTTAACGGAGAGTTATACGGCGGAAATAATTACGGAAAATCTATTGCTGTTAACAACGGAAATATTTTCATAGGCGCGCCTGATACTTTGGGGATAATTTCTAATAATTTTGTAACTTTAGGTGCAGTTTTTCAGTACAATGTAATTGATGCTTCTCAAACATGTTGGTCAATATTTAGACAGCAAGAAGATTTAATTGACTTAACTAAGATCAAAAGATCAGTTACTGTTAATACAGAATCTGAACAACTTGTAGATTATCTCGATATTATTGATCCAGTTAAAGGAAAAATTTCAGGATTAGCAGATCAGGAAATTAGATATAAAACAGCGTTTGATCCTGCAACTTATAGTGTTGGAACTCAAGGAGTTGTAGTTAATACTAAGACTAGTTGGATTGAAGATCGTGTTGGAGAATTATGGTGGGATCTGTCCACAGTCAAGTATGTTTGGTATGAACAGAGCGATTTAGAATATCGAAAGAATTCTTGGGGAACTCTATTCCCTGGTGCAAGTATTGATGTTTACGAATGGGTACAAACAGAGTATTTGCCTAGTCAATGGAGTGCATTAGCAGATACTACTGACGGGCTATCAAAAGGTATTAGCGGACAACCTAAGTACCCAGATAATAGTGTAATGAGCATCAAACAATATTACAATCCGTCAACTGGTCAGGCTACTAATGTATATTTTTACTGGGTAAAAAATAAAGTATTGTTACCTAATGCAAAGGGAAGAAAGATTCCTGCAAGTACCGTAGCAAGCTTAATCTTTGATCCTGCTAGTTACGGTTCAAAGTTTGTTTCAATATTAGCACCAAATGCAATAGCAGTTGCTAATGTTAAGAATACTCTTGTTGGAAATCAAATTTATCTTAATATTTCAAAAGATACTCTAAACAATTCAGTTACTCGACATACAGAATGGCTGTTGTTAGGTGAAGGCAATTCTGCCAACATGCCTACAGAAATGCTTGATAAAAAGCTATTAGATAGCTTAGTAGGAAGAGATAGTTTAGGTAACTTAGTACCTGATCCATCTTTAAGCAATCGAGTAAAGTATGGAATTGAAGTTAGACCAAGACAGGGTATGTTTGTTGATAGAAACCAAGCTCTACGTAACGTTATTGATTATGTTAACGGCGTAGTAGCAGGATATTTGATAACGGATCAGGTAAATTTTAAAAATTTAAACTCTAAGAGAGAGATTCCTGATGTATATTCTAGAGAATATGATCAAATTGTAGATAGCTACGGAGATTTAAGTTCTATTAAAACAGCTGATCTAGTACAAGCAAAATTAACTTGTTCAATTAGCTCTACAACTGGTACTATTACAACAATTAACATTGTTAATTCTGGTACAGGATATGCACCGTTATTGCCTGTTACCTATACAGGAAGCACGGCAACATCATGGGCAGGACCGCTAGTAACCGTTGTAAACGATACTTCAGATGCAGAAATTGATCTAGTAATAAATCAATACGGCCGAGTTACTGCGGCTACTATTAAAAATTCAGGAAAGGGATACTTAAAAGCACCAGAACTTAAAGTTAGACCATATACAGTTATTGTAAAAACTGACGAAAATAGTAACAATCGTTGGGCAAAATACGAATGGCAAGGAAAATCTTGGGTCAAAGTCTTTACGCAAGACTTTGACACTACTCAGTATTGGGATTACATAAACTGGGTAAGTCAAGACTTTGATAGCCTAAAGCCATTAGCTGAGACTGTAGAAGAAACTTATCAATTAGCCGAGATAACAGTCAATAACGGTGATTACGTTAAAGTTAAAAATCAAGGCAACGGAAGATACATTATTCTACAGAAAGTGTCGTCAGCAGGAGACTACACTGACAAATATAATCTAATGGTTAATGAAAACGGAACTATTAAGTTTAAAGATAACTTATGGAATATAACTAACAATTGGTATAACTTTGATTACCACTTCACATACGATCAAACATTATACGATCAAACACCAGAAATGGAGTTAATTAATATCTTAAAGGCAATTAAAGAAGATATTTTTATAGGTTCTTTAAAAGTTTACTGGAATCACTTATTCTTTAAAGCAGTAAGATATGCAATGAGTGAACAGAAATTTGTAGATTGGGCATTTAAGACAGCGTTTATTAATGTAAGGAATCTTGCAGGAACATTAGATCAACGTCCTGTTTTTAAATTCCAAAACAGTCAATATTACGAGCAGTACATAGAAGAAGTTAAACCTTATCATACTAAGATAAGAAATTATCAAGTTAACTATAACTTACTTGAACCTTCAAACTCTTATATTACTGATTTTGATTCTCCAGCATACTATGATAGAGATACTGATCAATTTTTAACAGTCAATCCAGGAGACGAATTATCAGGTGTCTATCCTTGGAAATCGTGGACAGACAACTACAAACTCTCTGTTGGTAGTATAATTGTAGAAAAGCCGGGTGCTGGTTATACTTCGGTTCCTACAGTAGAGATTATACCAGCCCTAGGAGACACTGGCTCAGGTGCAACAGCAGAAGCAAGAATTTCTCTCGGTAAGGTTACTGGAGTTGTAGTTACTAATGGTGGCAGCGGATACCTTCAAACTCCAAGCGTTATAATTGTAGGCGGGGGTTCAACTGAACTAGTTACTGCTAAAGCCTATCCGGTTATGATTAACGGTAAAGTTAGAAACAATACTGTTGAAATGAAATTTGATCGTATTAGCTCTAATCAGCAAATTAATACTTCTACTGTTACAGAAAGTTTTATCTGTGACGGAGAAACATTTAGATTTACATTAGGATGGGCTGCAGAAAATAAAAAGGCTAATATTAACATAACATTAGGCGGGGTACGGGTTCTAGCTACTGATTATAATATTGAAACTTATAGAAAAACATCATCTGGGTTTGGTTATAGTTATAAAAAACTATTTTCTGATTTAGTCTTAACCTCTGCTCCAGCGCAAGGAAAAGTTATACAAATAACTTATAATAAAAATATTAACTTATATTCTGCAGTTGATAGAATTTATAGTTATTATCAACCTTCTATTAATATGCCAGGCGTTGATCCTGCACAATTAATGACAGGTGTAGAATATCCAGCTGCACAGAAACAAGGGCTAATGTTTGATTATAGTACAAATTGGGGATTAACACCGTTTGGTCAGTCTCTATACGGCGATGATGTGTATTATTATACAACTGCTAGTGTAATTTCTGTAGCCGTTACAGGTACAGATACATTAATGTTAGATAACTTAGCAGGAATATACCCAGGATTACGTATTAATACAGTTAGTACGTCTACTCCTTATAACAAGTTTGTAGATCCTATTGTTACTGTAGTAAGTGTTAACACAGCTAGTCAACTAGTTACATTTAGTACTTCAACTATTAGTACTGTTGGCCTAGGAACATTGATTGAATTCTGGGAATTTAATATGGTCCCTGGAGTTTTAGATACAATATTAGACGGCGGCGACTTAGCTTATACACTTGCTTCGGGATTAAATCCAGAAGATATAATTGTCGACGGTGAAGGGTTTATATCTCCTAACATTAGTCATGCTCCCGAGGAGATGATTAAGGGAGAAATACACGAAAGCTTGGGTATGAGTGTTTATGCACGAGATCCACAAACAGGAGCTCCAGTTGTTTCTGAAACTTTTGGTGAGATTACACAAACAACACAGACTACAGTACTGAGATTATTGACAGTACCGCCAACAACTGCGTCTGCTATTGTGTCCTTTAACAACGAATTATTAGTACCCGGTGTAGACTATGAGTTTGATCTTGTTAACAGTACTATTGTAATAGGAACCCAAACAACAACAGGACTGGTAGGAGTATCTGTTATTGGAGTAGGAGGATACGATTATGTCAGTTCTGGATATACCGCACTTTCAAATACTAGCACAATAAGTGTTAGTGTAGGAGTTAACGCTGAGTATAACACAATATATGCAACACTAAACGGACAAGAACTATTACCATCTCAATATACACTAGGACAAGGATTGCTAACTGTAACCGGAGTTAACCCTGCTATTACAAATGTATTGCAGTCGTGGGTATTCTTTGGAACAAACAGACCGTATAGTGCTGTGAGAGAACAATCTATTTTTAATAATGATCCTGCAAGAGTTGAGTGGGATTTATTCTATCCTCTAAACGATAACTGGTCTGCGGATTCGCAAGCTATTGTAGAAGTTGATAGTAGAATCTTAATACCACCTAATACATCATATCACTTATTCACTGGTGTAGATCTTAAATTTTCAATAGATCCAAATAATTCATATCCGCCTAACTCGTTTGGCTTAAGTTCGTTAGATGTATATGTAAATGGGTTACGCATGATTCCTTTAACAGATTATGTAGTTAACTCTGTTGAAAATAAAGTTAAATTTAGAGTAGGATTGCTACAGCTTAATGATGTAATAGCAATCACAAATCACGAATTTAGTGATTACTACTTTAATGAATCAAGGAATACAATTGTTGTTAGACCGTCGGCAGATTTTACTTATACAAAGATTATGAGAATTATTACAATTAACAACATAACAGTTGAGGATGGTATTAAAAAAGAGCCGTTAATAGAGTTAGAAACTTTCCAAGGAAGAGGATCACGCCGTTACGAAGTAAGTAGACCAATTTTTAATAATAACTATGTTTGGGTAACTGTAAACCGTAAACCTCTTGTTAAAGGTATTGATTTTTATGTAGACGCTGACCGTGTTACGATAGTTTTAAGAGATTCGTACCCTTACAATCCTTCAGATATAGTAACAATAATGAGCATGTACGATACGTCAGTAGGAAACACAATCGGTTACAGAATGTTTAGAGACATGCTAAACAGAACCGAATTCTTAAGATTATCAAAAGATAGCTCAACAGTATTGGCAGAACCTCTCTATCCAACAGATAAAATAATCACAGTTGCTGATGCTGGAAAACTAGCACTGCCAAACCTAGCACTTAAAATACCAGGTGTAATTTTTATTGGAGGAGAACGTATTGAATATAGATCAGTTAATGAAAATGTATTAGGAAATCTTACAAGAGCTACTTTAGGAACTGGAGCAAAATCAGTATATGCGATTGGAACCTCAGTTATAGATCAAGGAGCACGCCAAAATCTATATCTATCGCATACGCCATTTAGAGAAATTACAACGGTTACTTCAATAATGACAGCTACAGGAGCTACGAGTTATACTATTTCTGCACTATCATTGAATACAACTACGGGATTTGTTACTGCAACGAATCAAATTACAGTTCTATACGGTGGCACACCTCTAAGAAAAACTGGATTTTATCAACACGATATTACAGTTTCTTATGATACTCCTGCGTATACACTAAACAGATCAACAGTTGCTACACAATATGACCTTCCTCCAACAACTGTTATTGGAACTGCCTATCTTGTAACTTCAACCAATGAAATTTGGTCGTACACCGCCTCTAAATCAGAAAGCTCTACAGCTACCAACGGCTATAGTTTTACTGGCGTAAGATGGGTTGAACCGCAGTTTACTCTAACTAATGTGGTTACAGTAGGACAATGGAGTACTGCAACACTAGTGTTGAATTTACCTACTCTTTCTACCTCAACTGGTGTTAGAATTGAGATAGTGCAAAGAATTGCGAGTACAAATTTTTACGAATTAAACAATACTCCTTTAATTGACGACACTGGAAAGATAGCTCAGTTCTTGAGAGATAAACAGGCAACGCTACCGGATAAATATTACTATGGATAATATCAAGAGTACTAAAATGATTGAAAATACACAAAACCGTCAAAATAATAAAGACCCTAATGAAACAGGGTCTATTCGCCTTCAGGGACATATTAAAATATTTGATCCAACAACCAAAGAAGTATACGTAGATAAAAGAAACGCCATTCATTATGAAAATTTTTCTATCGCATTAGCAAGCGGAGTTGGTAATATAGGTCAAAATTTTATCTCTGAAATGGCGTTTGGCAACGGTGGTAGTAGAATTGATCCTACAGGAATTATTACATACCTTACACCCAATAATGTAGGTAGTAATGCATCTCTATATAATCAAACATATTATAAAGTTATTGATGCAAATAATCCTTACGATCTTGATCCTTCAAGAAATTTTATGGAAGTAAGACACGTAGCTGGCACATACTACTCAGATCTATTAGTAAGTTGCTTACTAGACTTTGGAGAACCTCAAGGACAACCAGCATTTGATGCTAATGTTACAGATTCATCCGGAACCTTTGTTTTTGATGAATTAGGACTTAAGAGTTATAATCCTGCAGGCGAGAATACAGGATTATTGTTAACGCACGTTATCTTTCATCCTGTACAGAAAGCATTAAACAGATTAATACAAATTGATTATACGATTAGAATTCAAAGCTTAACTAGTGGAAGTTGATTATGCCTGATTATAATATACCAAGATCAAACCCTTCTTTACCTGACATTGTCTTACGTGAGGTTATTGGGAACACTAACGACACTAGTTTATCTCTAGTTGGGAGAAATGATCCTAACTATGTTCCTAAGATTGCAGAAAATTTTCTACATATGTTAGAAAATTTTTCTAATACAACATCTCCAAACAATCCTATAACAGGACAGATATGGTACGATTCTTCTAGCACTCATTATAAGCTTAAGGTGTTTGACGGCATTCATTGGAATCAGATTAATTCTGTTTATAAAACAGTAACCGGCGTTACTACTAACTTTGAAGTAGGTGATATATTTGTTGATACTACTACCAATCAAATTAAAATTTACACCGGTACAGCATGGACTATTCCTGCTAACGTAGATCTTACCAGCTCGTCAATCACAGGCCAGCCTGAAAAAACAACTGCAACTTCAAATGCTTACCTAGTTATTTCAGACGGGGGAATTTTACAGAGTATTACAAAGTCAAATTTCTTAGCAGATACTGTGACTCCGTACTTAGTTCAAACTGGTATGATAACATTATGGTCAATGGATTATACTCCAACCGGGTGGTTGATGTGTGATGGAACTTTATATCCTAGAACAACTTACAACAATTTATTTGCAGTAATTGGTACTAGATACGGATATACAGATTCTACTAATTTTAAGGTTCCAAATTTAGCTGGACCAGTAACTACTGGAACAGTAGTTACAACAAAATATATTATAAAGTATTAAAAATATGGCATACACTATTAGAAATTCAGATGGCACAGTTTTACTAACACTTCCTGATGCAACAATTGATCAGGTTGCGACTAGTGTTACTTTAATTGGTAAAAATTATAATTCTTACGGTCAGTATTACAACGATAACCTAGTAGTGATGTTAGAAAACTTTGCATCAAATGGAATTCCTCCTCGTTCACCTCTGACTGGACAATTATGGTATAATAGAAACGATGCAAGATTGTATGTTTATACATTACAGAATGTTTTTAGACCAGTAGGAGTCCCAGTAGTATCACCTAGCGAACCTACTGCGCCTAATATTGGCGATTTATGGATTGACAGTAGTAAGAATCAATTAAACTTTTCAGTAGACGGATTAACATTTGTTTCAGTTCCCGTTGCTTCTACAGCAACTTCTACATCTTCCGTTAAGAATGGATGGTTTGAAGAAAGTATAGTTCTTTCAAATACAACATTAGCTAACTTTCCTGTTCTTTATAATAATAACACAAGAATAGCTATTGCAAGTTCAACTACATCTATATTTTCAGTTGCTCACAGTGGTTTATCTACAGTATATCCTGGTATTAATCTAGTACCTGGAACTAAGTTCTTTGGTACTGCTACTCATGCAGATAATGCTAATACCGCAACCGTTGCTGGTGCAGTAACCACTGTTACCGGTGTATATTTACAAGTTAGTCCTGTTGGAGGATTCCAAACTACAAACGGAAGCCTATCAATTGCTAGCGACAGCGGACTTACTATTTTTGATGGAACTAATCTAGCCTATCAATTAAGTCTAGACAATGCAGATACTATAGGTGGAGATTATTTTAATGTAGGAGCAAGAGTTAGATCAGTAACTGACGACATTCCATTAGTTTTAGACGTACATAAAACAGGATTAGGTGAAATAACCGCCCTACAAGCTGATCCAAGATCACCTGCTCCTACTATATACATTTGGCCAACATTAGCACCAAGTGCTAGTTTTGTTGATATTTCTTCTGATGTACTAGTTAGAGGATCGCTAACAGCAACAAACATATTAACTACTGGATTAAATGTAATTAATAAGGGCATTAACATAGGATACGGCCAGTCTGCTCCAAGTGATACGTTTGTTAATGGTGGTGGCATTACACTAATAGGGTCAACAAACCATACATTAACTTGGTCTAATACTAATAGTGCTTGGGAGTCAAATACTAACTTTAATTTAAGTGCAGGCGGATCATATAAGATCAGCAACCAGCCAGTAATTAATGCTACATCCTTAGGTTCTGTAATTACTTCAGCGCCAGGAGTTACTCGCTTAGGTACCTTAAGTTATCTAACAGTAACCAATATATTAATTACTACCGGCACTATTTCAACAGTTGCTGCGGTTGGCCCAGCAAATTTATATTTAAATCCAGCAGGAACTGGCACTGTTGACGTAAGTTACAGTGTAATTAGTAGTGTATCAACAGGTAGTAATGCATACGATGCGGCTAATATTGGATATGTTAACAAAAGAGTAGCTGAATTTGTAGCAAGAGGTTACGTCTTGAGTATGGATATTACGGGAATTACAAGTCCGTCTGTAACTATTCCTCAAATGCTTAATTCTTATCTTTTACCAGTAGTAGATCCTTACGATCCTACTAAGGTCATTCCAGATGGATCTTGGGTAAGAGTGTTGTGTACAAAAATAACTATTGTAGCATCTGGTGCTGCAACTATCAATCCACCAGGTGTAGATTATGTTACTATTAATGGTAACCAATCAACAGAACAATTTGTTACATCGATCCCTAATGAGGCGTTGTTTAATGTAACACCATCATACACAGTAACCACACGGGATGTTTATGAGTTTCGTGTGTCGGGAGGTCAGTGGATAGATACCGGGGCCAATCCAATACATAGCTTTTAAAGGAAAATTGTAAATGGCATATATTATTACAAAGAGCGACGGTACTACACTAACAACGGTCCAAGATGGACAGTATGATGATACCACTACAAGTTTATCACTGATAGGTAAGAACCTCTTTAATTACGGCCAATTACAAAATGAAAATTTTGTCTATCTATTAGAAAATTTTGCAAAAACTACCGCACCAGTTAATCAGATGCGTGGTCAACTTTGGTTTGATACTTCAGTAAATTCGTTAAAAGTTTACACTGGTTCTTTGTGGCGATCTCTTGCAGGAATTTCGTTATCGAGTAGTTCAGCGGCTGCTACTAATACAGGAACATTTTGGTACGATACTGTTAACGGACAATTATCAATTAATACAGGTTCAAGTTTAGCATTGATAGGTCCGGAAGGAGTTCCAGGATATGGAACAACCCGGATGATGTCAACTACATTAAATGACGGAACTCCTACTGCGCATCCAGTAATATTATTTTATGTTGACGGCGAAGTAGTTTCAATATTATCAGCTAGTGCTTTTACATTAGGAATTACAACTCCAGTTCCTGGATTTACTAATTTAGTTAGAGGTTTAACGTTTAAAAATGTAAATTCTAATGATGTAACTTTATACGGAGCTAGTACATCAACACAGTATGCAAATTATCTGTTAAACGAAGCAGGTACAGGGTATATTGCTGCATCAACTACAAATTTAGCAAATACAATAGTTCAAAGAGACGGTTCAGCAGATATTACTGTTAACGGAATTAATGCGTCTTCTCTTACTGCGGCATCAAGTGGAACATTCTCTGGTGTTTGGAATCTTAATAATGATTTTATACCTAACAGAGATAACGGTGTTAATTTAGGCACCCAAGATTTAAGATGGGCAAATGTTTATTCTACATTAGTTGATTCACCAACTGCTAACATTGATATAGTTAACTTTAGTGCATTAACTGATTTAACCTTATCAACTATTAATAGATTTGATACAGACGTTACACTAGCGGCAAACGCTAATAATAGGCTTTCAACTCAACGAGCTGTAAAAACATATGTAGACAATGCAATTTCAACAATCTCTCTACAATCTGGTTATACTGGTAGTCAAGGATTTGGTTATACAGGCAGTGCTGGTAGTGGTGGCGGTGGCGGTAACGGATATGTTGGAAGCCGAGGGTCAGTTGGATATACAGGAAGTGGAGGCGGTGGTGGCGGAAGTATAACAGCAGTTACAGCTTCGACTCCATTGGTATCTTCTGGAGGAAGTACTCCAAATATCTCAATGTCTCCAACAACATCTGCAGGTACATACGGCGGAATTAACTCTGGAATATCTAGCGTAACAGTTGATACCTACGGTAGAGTAACTGCTATTAGTACAGGTTCAATTGTTACCCCTCCAACACTATTTCATGTTACTTCTGGATATACCGGAGGCGGAAGAGTTGTTGTTAAAAATACAGCACCATTAGCTTCTGATTTTCCTGGAACAGTTATAGAACAAGGTGATATTTGGTTTGATCCGTCAGCAGGTACAGGGTATACACAATTAGCATCACAAAATGGGTGGACAAAGTTACCTAACGGAATATTAATACAATGGGGCAGAGCATCACCTGGCACAAACCTAGGAGAAGGCTACAGAGGCCCATTCAACTTTAATACAAACTTTGTTGGAGTTCCTTGGACTGTCGTAGCAACTCCTTATACATTGAATACGCAGGCAGGAGCAGATGTTTGGTTACAGGTTGTGACAAATAGTATTACTGCTTCTCAGTTCTATGTTTACTACCAGCGTGCAACAAGTCCTAGCTACGGATTAGATGGATTTACTTGGATAGCGATTGGTCAAGGATAAGGGGAGTTAAATGACGATTTATTATAGCCCAATGAATAATGGATTTTATGATACAGGAGTTGGTTATTCGTCGTATCCTCCGGATATTATCGATGTAACCGATCACTATTTAGAACTTTTAGACGGAATATCTAATCAAGGAAAAAGAATTGTAATTAATAACGGCGTTCCTAGTCTTGTAGATCGAGATGTTATGCCGTTAACATGGGACGATATTAGAAAAAAGAGGGACGATTTGTTAGCTTTATCTGATTGGACACAGTTATCTGATGCTCCAGTTGACCAAACTGCTTGGGCTACGTATCGTAAAGTATTAAGAGATATTCCACAATCATATGCTAATCCTGCAGATGTGGTCTTTCCTGGAACTCCATAATGGCTATACTTCACTACTATGATACAGGAGGCGTATGGAGATCTCCGTACTTCTTATATCCTAAGCTGTGGAATGGCACTGATTGGGTATACGTAAAACCTAATTATTGGGACGGTTCTCAGTGGAGATTTGTAGACCTATCGAGCGGCTCGTTTAATGTTACTGTGGGTAGCACCGCAGCTTCGTTAATTTTTACTAATTTAACGAACGGAGGAGGAGCATTTTACGACACTTTTTACGGGTTTTCTTCAATTGCTCCTGCAAGCGTAGGAACTACAACTCCATTTGGCACAAGTGCAAATACATCTATTACTAGTTTATATTGGCTTGATCAAGTAAGAGATGGTGCTAGAGGTTATTTTGTAACCGATACGTTGGTATTTTCTTATCCTTCGTCTCTAGGAAACTTTTGGACATCTGTTACTATTGGATCAACGCAATTTTTAGCATCAAATGCTACAGTTTCAGTAGTTGGAAATACTACAACTTGGCAATGGAATGCGCCAATAAATCCTTTTGGAACGTCGTTAGGAGCTAATATTCAGGTTACATTTGCATAATTTTTAAAATTTTAGAAAGAATAAATACAACATGTCTTACGTACTCCAGAAATCAAACGGCCAAACTTTTGTTACGATTCAAGATGGATCTATAGATAATTCTAGCTCTTTGACCTTTATTGGTCAAAACTACGCAGGTTACGGACAAATACTTCAGCAAGACCTGCTTTACATGTTAGAAAATTTTTCAAATATTACTTCCCCAACAAACCCAGTCCAAGGACAGTTATGGTTTGATTCTGGAAAATTAAAATTAAAAGTCTACGATGGCACTGATTTTAAAGGTATTAGTTTTACTACATTATCTACTGGCCAACCTACTACTGCTCAAGAAGGAGACTTTTGGTTTAATACAGTAGATAGTACATTATCTATTAAAGTTGGATCTACTTTTACTAAAATCTCAGGCGGAGGAGTTTCATCAGGATCGGGATTAATTGCGGTATCGGTAAAAGATACTGACGGTAATTCTCACTCAATTTTAAAAACAGTTATTAACAGTAGTGTTGTTTCTATTTTTTCTTATGATTCTTTTGCAGTTAATACAACAGAATCTATATATTCAAACTTTTCTTATATTAAAACAGGATTAACATTAGCTAATTCTGATTCTATAGGTAGGTCAACAAGCAATACAGCCGGTATCGTAGTTTGGGGAACGGCCGCAACATCGCTTACGTCGGATAAACTATTAGTTGATAGCACATCAACTTTCTTTAGTGCTACTACTGGAACAACTGCAAATACAGTAGTTGCTAGAGGAAACTTAGGCGAAATAAGAGCCACTAATTTTTACAACGATATTGGTGTTATTGGTCAAGGGTACTGGGGAAGTGTTGGCTATTCTGGAAGCAGAGGAGCAGGCTACACTGGTAGTAATGGATTAGACGGATATATAGGCTCCCAAGGTGGCACTGGTCCAACAGGTCCTTTAGGTTATACAGGAAGTGGTGCTGGTGGTGGTGGCTCAGGTTATACAGGATCTGCTAGCACATCAATTGGGTATACCGGTAGCGCAGGCGGAGGCGGAGGCGGCGCAGGATACTGGGGTTCAGTTGGGTATATTGGTAGCAAAGGCACTGGATACACAGGTAGTCAAGGTAGCGCAGCATCTGCAGCACCTCCGGTATTATTCAATGTTACAGCACCTTATACCGCAGGCGGTAGAGTATATACAACCTCAACACAGCCAACAGCCACTAACATTGGAGATGTTTGGTTTGATACCGCAGTATCTTCTAGTTTAGCAACTAATGGATGGGCCATACTTCCAACCGGAATAAAGATAGCATGGGGATACGCAACAGTATCTACTACTCCTTCAACTACTATAACTTATGCGTCTGGAGTTAATTTTTCAACTGTCTTTGGCGTACAATTAACTATTCAAAATTCTTCTGCTAATTCAGGTTCTGGAGGAGATTTGTGGGCGCAATTAGTAAGCTTTGGTACAACATCTTTTGTAGCAATGCTACAGAGCAGTAATTCTAGCGGTTTAATGCCTGTTTATTACCTAGCCTACGGAGCATAAAATGTCAATTCCAAAAATTTGGAATGGAACTGCATGGGCAGATATAGGAATAAAAACTTGGAAGGGATCTTCATGGTTAACATCTACTAATTTTTTTACTTGGAATGGTAGTGTTTGGCTCGATACACAGCTCGATTCTCCATTAGAATCTCATGTATTAACAGTTGGAAATGATAGCGGAAGTGTTACTAGTGGTCCTGGTTTTACATTTGATTGGAGCTATTCGGGATATAGTTTAAATGGAGTTATTCATATAGGCGGAGCGATTCCGTTTGGTGCTATAACGCCAACGACTTCTAGTATTTACAGCGGCGCTGCATTAACTGATCTGTATACTAATGATAATGCTAATACATTAGTATTAAAAATTACTGGCGCAACCAATAGCGGGTGGACTGCTTTATATATTGATAAAGCACCATATCTTAGAGCTAGTGCAACTTATTCGTCAGGGTTATGGTCCTGGACTAATGCAAATGTCTCTTGGTCTTATCCAACTACCACAATTAAGTTTTTATAATCAAACAGCCATTTGGGCTTTGATTGGTTCGTGACATTGATAATCAATTAGTTCTATATCACGCATTGAAAAATCGTCAATTCGATCAATTTCAGAATTTAATTTTAAAGTTGGTAGAGGTAGAATCTTTCTTGAAAGTTGCTCTTTAACTTGTTCAATATGATCTTTATATATGTGAGCATCGCCTAACGTAAGAATTAATTCACCTACTTCTAATTTGCAAACCTGTGCAATCATGTGAGTAAACAAAGCATAGCTAGCAATATTAAAAGGAACACCTAGAAATAAATCTGCAGATCTCTGATACATTTGGCAGCTTAATTTTCCGTTACTTACGTAAAACTGAGCCATAACATGACAAGGAGGTAATGCCATTAATTCTAATTCGCCAGGGTTCCACGCAGTAATAATGTGCCTACGTCCGTAAGGATCTTCCATAATTCCATTAATTAAATCCATTAATTGGTCATGATTTTGCAACACTACCTTATTGATTCTAACCAATGGTCTACGCCATTTACGCCATTGTACTCCGTAGATGCGACCTAGATCTCCTACATGGCGTTTAAGTCTACGATTGACCCAATAATCGGCATTAGCATTATCAGTCCAGATAGTTTTTTTGTCACTATTTCGATCGCCGTGTAAAATTTCTTTTAAACGATTCTCATCACCGCTACCTTCAATAAACCAAAGTAGTTCGCTAACTACGGCTTTCCAAGCAAGTTTTTTAGTAGTAACTGCAGGAAATCCTTTAGTAAGATCAAACCTAGTTTGCATTCCAAACTTACTAAGAGTTCCTTTCCCGGTACGGTCAGGACGCTCCTCGCCGTTTTCTAAAACGTCGCAAAGTATTTCATGGTATTCTTTCATTTTTTGTATTCTTTTATTGTGTATGCAGGCGTTGTTTCTGTTGCATCAATGTGCTCTAACTCAGAAACATTTTTAAATTTTCTTGTGACATATTCTAAGTCAAATTGTCGATCACATTCGTATGTGGCTTCAATCTCTGTAATATAAAAAACGTCTATTAAATGTTTTACAGAATCAAATACAGCCTGACCGCCAATTATACAGATATCTTTATTTCTGTATCTTTCAGATAATTCTGTTATAGCTTCAACAGGATCTGAGAGCGTTAAGTCTGCGTTAGTATATAGTTGAGAACTGATAACAACATTAATTCTACCGGGGAGAGGTTTTCCGATACTTTTCCAGGTTTTTGAACCCATCAAAACAACATTATTATCAGTTCTTTTTTTAAACCATTTTAGATCGTCAATCAGTTGAGGCCAAGGCATAGAATTATCAAACCCTATGCCTTGTTTCTGATCTACAGCAACTAATCCAACAATCATTAGACTTCGACTTTAGCCGCTTTCTTTTTAGACTTAGGTGGATCGAGCGCATCGGCTTCTTTACGAAGTCTTGCAGCTTCTTTATAAAGCGCATCAGCGCGACTACGCATTTCTTCTGGAGAAAGATCAAAGATCTTTTTCTCAACCGTCTTACTTTCAAGAACTGGTTCTTTAACTTCAGCAATGTCGATAGTTTCTACTTTTTTAGTAGATTTTTCTGTGCCGTCATTAACTGCAAGATCCTCAATTGAAATGCCTTTCTGTTGTGCGATAAGTCTGTTAAGCTCATCTAACGGAAGCTGCGTTTGACTGTCCGGAGTCATAAGTACCATATTAGTAGGAACCTTCTTTAGGTGCCCCTTACTATGAAGATACCCTAACATTACGTTACCGTCTGGAAATTTGCGAACTGCTAAAATATCTGCAAGTTCGTTAGCCTGTTGAGCAGCAGGCGTTTCAATCAAGCTCATAAGTGTATCATGGTAGCTATCCGCAAGTCCCTGTGTTCCAACAACAAGGGCATTGAGCGGTTCACCCGGTAACGTCCTATAAACTACAGCTAGTCTAGCTGAATTATTTTTCATCTTACCGACATGTTTCATAAAAACTCCTTATGAGGTTGGCTGTGTCGTAGCATCTGCTGATGCCTGTGGCGGTGCTACAGCGTTAAGAAATGCTTCTAAACGACCGTATACACTTCCAACTGCAGACATTTCTGCCGCACCAAAAGCACCACGACGAGACGCAACATCAATAATAGATCTCAAATTTTGTAGATCAACTACAGTTAGCTCTGGCGAGGTCTGTGCGGTTTCTGTGTTATTTTCTGACATTTAATACTCCTTCTTATTTCTATTTAAATATGGGCACGCTAAACTAAGCATTGTTAACTCTTTAGGATCTTCAACTCCAATTTCGCAGACGTCTGCAAACTTTCTACTGTCATCTAGATCCCATTTTAGTTTAACGCAATACCTACTATTTAAGTTATAATATATCCACTGGTCAATTTTTTCTATCTGGTAAGCGTCACTAATTTTCATTTTTGAAAAATGCTCAGGAATGTAGGACAGTCTGCGCTGTCCTACAACATTTAATGGATTTACTGAACCTTTTAATAAAGCCATAAAGTACCTAGTTTATTTATAATATGCAGTTTGGCCAAATGGCGCAACGATAGTTTCGTTGCCGTGAATAATGAATAGTGTTTCGCAATAGTCTGAGTCACCCCAACCACCGCAAGGATATCCGTCAGTAAACATTACAAATCGTTTTGGTTCAATGCCGTTTTCCTTCATAAATTCCCAATTGACTTCAAAGCTAGTGCCGCCTCCGCCGTGAACTTCGTAATCAAGAATTTCGTCAGCATTATCGCCCGTAAACTGAGCATAGTTATAAACCTGAGTGTCAAAGCACCACAAGTCCAGTTTAAAGTCAGTGTATTCATCCATAATACCTTTAACTTCGCTAATCATGTCCTTAGCTTGCGCGTTAGTAATACTACCGCTCATATCAATGGCTACTGAAATATCAATAGTTTCTTCGTTAACCATTCCCGGAAGAACAGCACCCGAATGTTGACTTTTACGATTTGGGCGATTAAAACTAAAGTTATTTTTAATAATGCTTTGAATATTCATACGAAGCAGTTGGCGCCAATCCATTTTTGGTTCAGTAAAGTCGCTAATTAAACGACGAATACCTGCCGGAAGTTTACCAGCTCCTGCATTTTGCGCAGCCGCAACCATTGCTTCTTTAATTTCGTCTCGGATCTTTTTACGTTCTTCAGCAGTTAACCGCGGACGTCCTTTTCCGTTGCCGTCAATTTCTTCACCGTCATTTCCGTTTTCACTATCACCTTCGCCATCACCGTCGAGATGTTCGTCAAGAAGTTCTCCAAGATCATTGATATTAATTTTAGTACAACGAGACTCAAGGTCTTCATATACCTGTTCGTAGCTCCACCCGCGATACTTATTATCCTGAAAGATTTTAATCATTGACGGAACTTCGCCAATTTTTTCATCTTTTAGGATTTGATTAACGGTAAAGTCTGCGGCAATATTTGATAGATTAGGATCTCGATCATTGCGGCGACCCAAATGATCAAATACGTTGTGTAATACCTCATGAGCAAACCCAAACTCAGCTTCCTTAGGTTTAAGTTTGCTCACAAACTCGTTGTTGTAATAAAATTTACGACCATCGGTAGCCAGTGTAGGGCACCAATCACTGGCATCGATAAGTTGCAAACGAGTTGCCATATTGCCAAAAAACGGATGTCGCAGAAGAAGACCAACGCGAGCCGTAACAAGTTTTTCTATAATCTTGTTTTTTTCAGCTGACGAAAATTCTTTCGTTTTCACTGATTTTTTAATCTTTTCCTGTTTCATCACGTTAGACATTTAATTAACCCTCCATAGCCTGAATAATGTACTTACCGTACTTCTGATGGAACTCGTCAAAATTCTTAAGCTTGCTAGCATCAAACGGCAAGTTGTAGTTAGTAAGAGCAATCTTTGCACCCATAACAGTTAGCTCAGTTGGGAAGTTGTCCATCATAAAACGGAAGAAGTTATCTGCCATCTTGTCCCAATCTTTGTTTTTCTTACGATCAAGTTCTTGAAGTTCGTAGCAAAGGCTAATGTTAAGCGAGTACATCGCTGATACTTCTTTAATAGAACATTTAGTTACCTTACCGTTAAGGATGTCTGTTGGATTTGGCATCTGTTTTGCAACTTTGCGATGCGCCATAAATTTAACAGCAAGTCCTTCACCAATTGCACCAGCAACAAGATCAGTAAGCGTATTGTCGTCAAGATCGTCGTCCTGAAGAAGATCGCTTACAAAACTCCAGGTGCGCGGCGTAGCGAAACTACGGCTAGAACCACGAGGATCAAAATCATAAAGATCTTGTTTAGCAAATCCTAGATAACCTACAACCTGTTCGTGGATGTTGTTAGAGGTAGCCCAATACAACCAATCTTCAAAATCAGTACGCAGTTCAAGATGCAAGAATCGACTAGCCAACGGCGCTGGCATACGATAGGTAACACCCTTGTCAGTTTCGCGGTTACCAGCAGCAACAATACTAACACCTTTAGGTAGTACATATGTGCCAACTCGACGATTGAGAACTAACTGGTAGGCAGCAGCTTGCGTAGCAGGTGCAGCAGAATTAAGCTCGTCAAGGAAAAGAATAGCGGTACTATCTGGATCAGTAGGCAATTCAACAGGTGGTGCCCACACCATGCTGTTAAGAGTAGAATTATAATAAGGAATGCCTTTGATGTCAGTGGGTTCCCAAAGACTCAACCGAACATCAATTACTTCGCGATTTTGTTCATTACCAATTTGGTGCACAACATCGCTCTTACCAATACCCGGAGGACCCCAGATAAAAACTGGGCGTTGAATTTTAATGCACTTGCGAAGTGCCTTTTTCGCTTCGTTAGGACTAACGGTGCGATTTGAAGAGATTTTTTCTGCCATATACCACCTTTAGAAAAATTGTTTACCAACAGAGCTATTATACAAGAATTTAGGTAAAAGTCAACGAGTTTTCTTCAGATTTGGCTTTAGCGTTACCATACCTTACCAGGTCTCCGCCAAATAAAATTAGTTGTACTGCAATTTTTTCTCTACTTACCTGAATACATCTATGTGTATCGAGATACCAGGGACAATCTAGATACTTGTCTAGTTGAAGCATTACTTTACTGGTATAAACAGTATCTATGGTATCGATTGAATAAAATTTCAAAAGATCACGGTTTTTTAAAAAAGAAAATCCGTCATACGTTAACTGTAAACTGCGATTTTCAGCTGCCCTAATATTTTTCCACCATTTTTGATAATACTTAGAAATAACCAAATCGTTTGGTCTATACCCAAGCCAGTTTGTTAAAAATTCTACAGTTAGTTTATGTTTGGTGTCCATCCGAAATCTTTTGGCCCGTAGTTAGTTTGTAAACAGAAAAATCATTACAATTATACAATTTATTTAATTTTTCTGCAAGATTGTAAGCATGACCGCTATTTGAAAACGAAACCTTTTTATACTTTGGCCCTAACTGTTCTGCAATTAACGAAACTGTTTTAAGATTTACTGGTTCGTCTTTATAAAAGACCGCCCAAATAGCCTCTGCTTCTAAAACCTGTTCTGTTTTAAAAGTTTTCTTATTAGTTACTTCTAGTAATACCTTTGGCTTTGGGCGACTCATTATGTGTAATATTCCTTAAACTACACATATATTTATTTAGAATTTATTAAAAAGATCCCCCATCCATTTTAATAGAAATGTTCGATGGTTGATTTTGAATATTCTGTAATCTTTCATCTAGATCACCGGCTAATCTAGTCATTACTACTGCTAGACAATCTGATAAAGATTGTACCTCTTTTATATCTAAATTGAGGTGTTTTTGATTAGTTTTGACCGCAATCCTGGCCTTTTCTAAGAAGATTTCTATAGGTAATGTGTTTAGTTGTGGCATGATCTATTTAATGAATTTAACATGTTCTTCATATCTTGTTCTGTTTTATAAGGTCCTAGATAAGGATATCTGTCAAGAGTAATTAACTTAGGACAGAAACTTTTAACCCAACCTTTACGGAACTTAATTACATAATAACCTGCACAATATAGGCTCTTGCTTTTAGAGCTTTTTGCGTAGATAGGTAATCTTTTTCTTATATTATATACTGGATTATACGGTTTTGAACCACATGGAAACTCATAAATGTTGCGAAGTTCAGGCTTAGGTAAAGTAACTACCGGTTCCTGTTCTTTAAAAATTTCAGATCCAAATCTTTCCTTAACAGCAGAAAGATCACTAAGAGTAGTTTTAACACCTTTCTTAAAAAAGCTGTACCCTTTCTTCTCTTTGTTTAGAGTTCCTAATTTTGAACCTTTTTCTTGTACTATCCAAACTTTATTTGGAACTAACACCTTAGCTGTAACATTCATAGTTATCTCCTTACATTTGTCAACTTTTGCTTCACAATCGTTATAATATAGGCAAGTCATTGACATTCTAAGTATCTTGCATTTAGCGGTTTAGCATAGCTTTCAATTTGTTCCGTAATTCTTACTAAATCATAGGACGCACAAAATTTCATTAACCGAATACCAACCTGGCTAATATTCTTATTAGCTGCTATTTCTTTCTGAATTGTTTCGTTTATAATTTCTTTAATTTCAGCAGGCTGTGCAGAAAGATCACAAAGTTGAGTATTACGTTGATAGTCTTCAAACACACGGTGTTCGTGGCCTTCGTGATCGGTCCAGCGTTGCAACATTAAATTATTCCAGCTGTAACCTTTAGTGGTACGATCTGCAAATGCTTCTAACAGCCCTACTTTGTTCTTGGTACCTTTAGTACGAACACCAGGATAAGCACTGAAGATATTGTCTGAAGTATCACCGCGCATACACTTTTCAAAAAGCAACCATTCTGGGTTAGGAGCAGCTTTTTCTTCTTTAGTTTTATTGTCAATCACTGGTTTCCCCTTTTCGTCGAAGTAACCTTTGATACTAGTAGTTATTCCAGTAACTCCGTTATACTGGCGAACATTGGGTGCAATTAATTGTGCGAAATCACCATCCGTAGAAATGATTACGTGTTCGTCATTAGGATGATTTTGTATCCATCCAGCAATAAGATCATCCGCTTCAAGTCGAGGATGCTGGAGTACTGTGCAGTTAGTTTTATCTTTGATAAAATTCTTAAATTCATCAAAGGTTTCCCAAAACACTCTTTCTTCTTCTGCTTCTTTAGGAGACAGAGCTGCTTGAGATTCTGCCCGTTGTCGTTTATAAGGTGCATATATATCCTTACGCCAACTGCGTCCTTCAAGGCAAAAAACAATATGCTTACCGTCAAAATCTTTCCATGCTTTACGGATGCTGCTTAACACAGTATGAATACTCATACCAATCTTATCGTTAAGTTCTCCTCGAACAACGTGACGAGCTCTAAAAAATGTGTTCGCAGTATCAACTAAGATGTATGTCATTTTATCCCCAAGGTCTAATCGTAGCGTTAGGCTGCAATATACGATCCTTAGTTTGCTTTCTCATGAACATTATGTCAACCTGAATCAACATATCTTCTGAAACATGTTGTTCAATTAGTTGAACTGGTAAAAATTCGTGTTTCTTAAAAAATTCAAGATAATCTTGGATTTTGGGCGCACCTGAATTATAATTTAATATTGGGCATTCTACATATATTAAATCAACATACCCTAGTACTGAAGTTGCTCCTGCAAGAATGTCCAGTTCAGAACCCTGGGTATCAATTTTAATGAAATTAGGATATGGGAGCTGAAACTTCCTAATAACTTCATCTAGTGTTGTGCAAGGTAATTTAATACTTGTTTGGTTGTCATATATAGTAGTAGTTTCTTTATAGTAGCTATCGCCCGAATTCGTTCCGTTATAAAACTCAACGTATTCTCTTCCAGGGTTGCTTAAAAGAAGATTGAAAAACGGAAATCCAGATGCAGACAAAGAGGGAATATATTTGCTGTTTGCTTCAAACATAATAAACTTTGCATCGTGCAAAACACTGTGTTTAATTAGCGGACTCCAGTAGCCCATCCAAGCGCCAATATCATAAACAACGTCAATTTGTAAACCTTGATTTTTTAAAAAGCTAAGATATGTAATTAAATCTTGCTCTGGTCCTTTATCTGATGCTAGCCCTTTTGATTTTAGATATGTATGGTAATTGTTCATTAGCTTATCTCAGATTTTCCGTTTCCAAGATCGTTAACATTAATATAGCCGCTTCCCCGTCGATCCATGTTAACTCCTTCTTCTGCTGCAACATTACGACAAATCTCTCGCCACCATTTGTCAATGATTTCTTCGTCTGTTTCTCCAAAGTATCCTTCGGCCTTTAATTGGATAATAAAATATTCATTCCAATCTAGTTCAAAGAATCCGTTGCGAGGATTTTGATCATTAACATGCGTTTCGAGCACAGCTACGTAAGGTTCTTTATTAGCTGTTGCTCTTTCTTTAGGCAACATCTTTGCATATTCTTTAGCTTGCTGCTGTGCGGCTTTGGCAGTTTCAGCAACTTCCGCTGATTCTTTTACAGCTTGTTCAGCAAGAGCTCTAGCTTGTGCAGCTAGTTCTTGTGCCTCTTTTGCCGCTTGTTCAGACTCAGTCTTGGCTTTAATTGCAGCAGCAACATCGGCTTCAATTTTATCAACCCCTAGTAACTTTTTAATCCATTTGTTCATATCATGTTCCCCATGCGTTCTTGAATAACGGTACCTGCAATCTATCGCTATATCTTAGTCCGTTACGCATTGCTAATTCAGCAACACGGCGATTATTTAGTGAATACACACTTTCTACACCGCCCACAGGCATGAGATATACTGGACCTTGAAATCCAGCATCTCGATAGACTTTTACAGTTTCAATTGCTTCTTGTGCATCTTCTTCGCTTGCCACAACAAACTTAAGATATGTAAACCCTACATCTTCATATTCACAGACAATGTCTGGCTTAATTGCATCTTCTCTGCTTTCTCCACTGCAACTTAGTTTTGCGCTGACACTAAATGTAATTTCTCCAAACCCCCCATGTGGCCATTGAGACTGATTCCATTTTTTTAGATATTGCTTAAAATCTGTGTGCAGTTCTTGAGTACCGTTTGTTTCAAACGTAATCTCCTTTAATCCCTGCATCTTAGGATGTTCTAGCAAATCCGGATAAGCACGTTGCCATCCTAGTAGTGGTTCGCCACCAGTAATAACCAAATGCTCATCTCGCCATTCACCGTACGGTAATAGACTAACAATCTGTTCTGCAAGATTATCAGTAGTCATCATAGGACTAAGATTTTTAAATCTAGTATCCCAACTAGCATAGCTGTCACAACCTGTACTAACTAGAGGCAATTCGCCATAAGACTTATACTTGCTAGGGTCTATATCAACAGCTTCTGTGCTGCGTTCACCTTTGGGCATTCCAAATCCTGCACATTGGAAATTACATCCAAATGTACGCAAGAAAATAGAAGGGACACCCATGTACCTTCCTTCTCCTTGAATGCTATAAAACAATTCTGCTATTTTAATTTTACTCATAATGTTTACCTAAAATTTGGATCGCGATAATTTCCTTTACCTGGAATAACATGCCTTACTCCTCCGGTAGGATCCGGAACATCGCCTAGTCTTCGTGGAATGAGATGGACATGAGGCCATTGAATAGTTTGACCAGCGGCCTCTCCATAATTAATTCCAATGTTGAATCCATCATATTCATGATTAAGGACCATATTTTTACCATGTCGAATTGCATCCTCGATAGCTTCCATTAATACTGGAATACTATTATACTTTGGTACAAAAAGCAAGTGACCTGAAGTAACTGGAAATTTATCTTGAAATACTTTTATTTGAAAGTCTTCTTTTATAGGGTTTGTCCAAGGAACATCTGCAGCTGACAATGTATCTGGTCCATTAAAAATATTATCCATAATTATTTCCTTACAGTATTTGATTCGTAAACACGATTATGCGTGTCATTCACTCTAATAAATGTAGTGCATTTACTTAACTGTTTAAGAGATGGTGCTCCTACATACGTACAGGCACTACGTAATCCGCCTAGCAGGTCATTGACCGTATTCTTTACAGGTCCGCGGTACAGAACTTGAACTGTGCGCCCTTCACTACTACGATATTCTGCAACACTACCATTATTTTTTTCCATTGCGGTATTAGAACTCATACCATAAAAGGTGACCATTCCGTCTTTAATTTCTCCTCCGCCTTCGTCGTGTCCAGCCAGCATTCCTCCTAGCATTACAAAATCAGCACCGCCCCCAAATGCCTTAGCGACATCACCTGGGCAAGTACATCCCCCATCTGCAATAATATGACCGCCAAGGCCATGAGCAGCGTCTGCACATTCGATGATGGCTGAGAGCTGAGGATATCCAACGCCGGTTTGAATACGAGTAGTACATACACTACCGGGACCAATGCCAACTTTAACAATGTCTGCCCCACGTAAGATTAACTCCTGTGTCATGTCTGCGGTAACAACATTACCTGCAATAATAGTTTTTGTTGGATACTCTTTTCTAACCTTAGCAACAAAATCACCAAAGTGTTCGCTGTATCCATTAGCAACGTCAATGCAGATAAAATCTAATTCAAAATTTTCTAAAATATTTTGTAGTTTGACGTAATCCCAAGAACTAATACCGGTACTTACAGCAGTCAGACTGGGGTCGTAATAGCTATCCCAGTCTTCTTTTTCGTAACTCTTTACAAGGCAGGTAAACATCTCATATTCATGCAAAGCATTGCCCATTGCAAATGTTCCAACGCCGTCCATATTTGCAGCCATAATAGGGACACCGCCCCATTCTTTTTGGCTCCATTTGAAAGTGTAATTCCTATATAAACTTACATCTTTTCGGCTAGCCAATGTACTACGCTTAGGACGGATTAATACGTCTTTGAAATCTAATTTAATATCTGTTTCAATTCTCATGCTTTAGCCCTTGATATAAGATATTTTTCATGCTGCACCCATTGATCTTTAACAAGGAATCCCCAATCTCTGCGATGAGGTCCAGGCATAAACAATGTCCAACAGGTGACGCCTTCTTTTAGTTCAATTCGATGGTAGCTATTAGGGCTGCAAATGCGAAAATGTCCGGGCCCACGCCAGTAGCGAACTTCACAAGATTTTGTACCGTCTTGACGAAATTGGGGAATCCATTCATAATAGCCACCTTTAAGTATAAGCGTTGCATAAGGCCAGGGATGATCGTGTACATCGTCAGGGTCTCCTTTTAAGAATTTATGTAGAAAGATGTTAAAGGGAAATTTTTTTCGTTCTTTTAAAAAAAGATAATAACGCTCTAAATAGGGTTTATTATTAATCCTATCCATTATAATGCGTTTTCGTCCTAGTTTTTCTAAGAGTTTTAAAATCATTCTTGCCACCAATTCTCCCAAGGGAACTCAACCCAAACATCTTCTTCTTCTTTGTTAATTTCCATTCCGTGATAATACATTCCTATATCGCACTTGCTGGCAAGATTATCTACAAGAACAGCGAATCGTACAGTATTGCCCCAAACTTCATTCCAAACAGGATCTGACGGATAGCATCCTGCTGGCCAGTCTTTCATGATCCAGTTAAATGTAGCGCCAGTATCATTAATGTCGTCAACAATCAAAATATCAGCAGGCATGCCTTCATTGATTAAATCCATTGGATCTTCTTCTAAAATATCAATAGTTCGATCGCAGTGCCCGTATGCATCTTCAGCCATTCCTAAGTCACTAACACATTCTCCGCCGTCTCTTAAGCTAACCGTTAACGGTTTCATAGGCACATTAAAATAATGACTGATCATAATCGCAGGCAATAGCCCTCCACGACTAATACCAACAACATATTCAGGACGCCATCCACTATTAGTAATATCTCTACAGATCTTAGCCACTAGATTCTTAAGCATACGATCATTGATTGTTAATTTTTTCATATTACCGATGACCCTTCATTGAAAGACAAATATCATAGAATTCTTGCTTTAGTGCAGGATCTGTACTAAATGCGCCCAGCATAATTGCAGTAGTCATATCACTTTCGTGCTCACGTACACCGCGCATGGTCATACAATGATGCTCTGCTTTGACTACAACGGCGATATGCTCAGTTTTAGCGTATTCCTTAAGTGCCTCTGCAATCTGCGTAGTCATCTCTTCTTGAATCTGCGGACGTTCGCAAATATGATGAACGATTCGATTAAACTTACTAAGACCAATTACTTCGCCTTCAGGAACAATGCCTACCCAACAACGTCCTACAATATTTTGAAAGTGATGAGCACAGGTGCTACGAATACTAATTGGACCTGTAGTATAAAGACTCTTATAGCCCATGTTAGGAAATGCTGTAACCTTAGGAACTGGACGGTAACGCCCGCTAAATGTTTCCTTAATAAACATCTTAGCTACTCGATTTGCAGTATCTTGTGTATTGTGATCGTGAACTGTATCAATTACAAGACTTTGTAGTACATCTTCTAATTTAAGAGCAACTTCTTCTTGCAGTTGTTCAAGTTCGCCGTCGTTTATAAAAGCAGAAATGTTATCATTGCTGTGATAACGATGTTTAGCTTGTTCTAATCTTTCTCTAATTTGAGAACTTATTGGTTTCATGTCTTTCCTTTGTAGTGTAAATGATCCGTCGTTATTTTCGATCCAGTTTAATGTATCTCCTTCTTTCCATCCGGTTTCCTCAAGAAGATCAGGTGGGAAGATGATAATGCTGTCTCCAGTAGCGGGATCTTCTTCTACAGGGAGTGTCCAAGTTTTATCATTCATTATTTTAATTCTCCGAGTTATTGTCGTGGATGACATGTACATATTGTACAACTTTATTTAGGCAATATCAACCTTGCCTGATATTTTTTAGTAGATTATCTGCGTTAAAGAAGTTACTTTTTAGAAAGTTTGTTTGTTTTCTAATCTCCAGAATACGATCATCGTAATTTTCCATATGCATGATAATGGTATGCATTAGTTCTGGCAGATATTGTTCATGTAATTCCCAACTCTCAGCCCATTTACTAGGATACTTAAAGACCTCATGATACATTTCAGAATAGCTTAATCTATCCGGCACCATTGGAATAGCATCAAGTAATGCGCCTTCATAACAGCTAATGCCTAATGTTTCTTGCAAATTAGCACTGAATACTATTTTAGCCTCGCCCAATAAGTTGTGATACTCGTTCTTAGTTAATTGCTGATCTTGACAAACTACAAATTCGTACTGAGGCAAATGATCTTTTAAACTACGGAATATACCAACTTGTTTTTCCGGAGCAATACGATGCGGAAATACGATAAGGTTACGTTTTTCCATGTTTTTATACGGAAGAAGAGTGTCCTCCATATATTCCATCGGCCATCCAGTTCTTACAATTTTTCCTTCATTCTTGAAATCTTCTAGATCTATTTCTTTCCACGGATTTTCAAATACACCATCATTTAACAAGTTATTATTAAACATCTCGATATGAAAGTCTGTAGCAAAATAATTGTGATCGATCGCATGAAAGAAACTTTTTTCAGCATGTCGAACCCAACCTTTAGCGCCAATTAATCGACCTAAAAAATCCTGCGGATCGTAACTACCTGCATGCCAGAGCGCGTGAATCGTCACTGGTATCTGCAATAACTCACTCATATACTTTAAATTAAGAATACCTGGGTGCCAAGCGTCAGTAAACAGAAAATGATCTCCGGTCTGAATTTTTCCTGCGGTAAACAGTCGAGCTATTTCTTCAACTTGCGCTGACTTATATATGTTTGTACCACCAAAGTTAAGAAAAGCACCAGGTGTGGTAGCAGCGGGAATATCAGCAGGACCGCTAATAACGTTAACATCGTGCCCTTTACTCCTTAACAAAGAAGGTACACTGGCCTTCCATTGGCCAGTGTACCGGGTTTCAACTGCCTCAAGATCTATGAGGTATACTGTCATCCTCGATTCCTTGATGCACGATCTCTCTTATAATGCCTGCGATCGTTGCCTTTTCCGGCAAACTCTCGCCATTCGCGCGACCTATAAAGGTCAGCTGGATCAAACGGAAGAAGATTAAACCGACAGTGGTTCAACCAAGCTTCAAGGTCGTCAAAGATCCGAATAACTTCGGGCTTCATAGAACGAATTTTAAAATTAGCCATTATCTAATATACCTTTAAATCAAAGTGTTGTTGGAAATTTAATGAAGCAACCGTTCTCGTTGTCTTCACTAACGTCAATCCAAACCTCGCGGATTGGATATCTTGCTATAATGGTTGCATGTAAATCTCTTGCAATCATTTCGCAGGATTTGTGGTTTAGCTCAAGAGTACCATTGTTGTAGCACTGCTCAAGCCAACGCTTAAACTGAATAAATTCTAAATCACGGTCATCGTGAAATACTTCAATATAGACTTTAAAATGAAAAATGTGTCGATGAGGTGTACCTAAAAAGCTGACATCTGCTAATTTTGGATCAGAGGCCGCTGCAGGATAACAATGAATTCCTTCCTTTTGAAAAGTAACCCAAATCATTGATTTCTCAGTGTTCATTTAATCACCGTATCGTTTTTGTATTGTGACCAATCTGTAAACTTATCGCGATCCATTAGATCGTGTAAACTGTGGCACCATACGCCAGGATTGGTTGCCTTAAATCCCTTATCATCAATCTTAATCATTGTATTGTAATTCCATAATTTAGTATACGGAATTGGTACACGAATTTGAGGAATAAAGTTTTCTTTTTCGCAAAGCCCACTCTCTAAAAAGTCGTCTGCATGACTAAGAGGAATATCTAAACTACAAAAATAATCCTTTTCTAAGAAAAAAAGAATCATTTCATCCCAAGAAAGCCATTCGTCATATTCTTCTGGTTTAAAACTGTGATTTGCACCAAAGAAGATATGATTAACTGGCTCATTAATGTTAGTAAAAGAATCGTTAAGAACTTTTTCAATTTCTTCAACAGGTTGCAATCCTGTTACAAACAATGTCTTCATTCCGTAGGCAGGGGTCTTTTCGACCTCCTTGCCTAGGAAGAATGTAACGTTTTCAGCTTTGCCAGTTGTGTAATCTCTATTCATGAATTAACTCTAACACAGTTTTTAGGTTTTGTCAACACTTTCTTCTAGTGCTCTTAGTTCATCGTCATCTGGATTTGCTAGATCAATTTCTTCTTGTTTGAAAGATTCCTGTTCTATCTCAAAGAAAGTACCAAATTGATTTTGAGCCGGACCACCTTGTAATCGAGCGCCTTCAAGATTCTTAAGGAAACCATTATCTCGAGCAGCATCGATCATTTCAAATGCTTCTTTCTTCGTTGAGGTTTCAAATAGTTCTTTGATAAATCTATCAAAGTACAAGATCTTTCTTGGAACCCAATCGCTCAATTCGCGTTCTTTCTTTCCTTCTAGTCCCCACATACGCCAATCTGGTTTAAATTTAGCACATTCAATGTCCATTAAATGCTGCGCTCTTTGTACTGCAACAATATGACAATAGACATTATGACCCATCATTAATGCGTAGCTAAAACTATCCCAAGAAGTTTTATTAGGAATTTTTCCTAATTTGTTAAGTTTAGGAACCTCATTATAATGATCTGGATTTAAATGATCAAATTTAACGCTAGCACCCAATTCTTCTTGAGTTTTAGGAACTCCAATATTGTAGTAAGCAATATCGCCCATCGTTAAGCGTCTACCAATTTCTGACTCAAACGGAAATGGAATATCGCTTCCTGCGAGTGCTTTATTATCTGGCGCCTTATCCATGATAACTGACCAACGCTTTGGATTATGCTGTGCATTTGTGTAAACCAATCCGTGTGCAGTAGCAATAAATGGACTTGCACAGTCAAAGCTAATAGTAAGATTTTCGTTAATATGTTTACGAATCTGACGCTGTATTGACGTTAGATAACAACTCCAGTCTAGCTGTGCTGTGCCTAGGAAGTGAATCCAATCCTTACCTTTGAGCATGTTGTCATCGCGCATGGTCATTAGACGCTTTAGTGTAATATCCATTTTACACATGTTAGCGCCACCAAACGCCCATCCTTCTGCAGCCTTATCTCCCCATACTTTAGAATCACTAAATTCCTTAACGCCGTTATACCACTTTTCAGCAGTATCCCAATCGCTGCCCTGTAGTACGTTTAGGAATTTAGTTTGCCCTAATCGATTCTTTAGGAAATATTCGTTGTTGAACTTAGTTTTATTCAAACAGTCATCAAATGTTTTTAAACCTGTCTTTGGACTATGTATATGATCGCATGCCCAGGTTGGAACGTCAAGGAACATGCTCCAATCAGCAGTAAGTTCGAGCCATTCTAAGATCTGCTGACGAGTTTTATTTGCACTAGCACCTTCAAAGTCTAACCAGTCAAATTTTAAGACACCCTTACCAATCTGGTAACCACCAGAGTCACCAAGTATCATAGTATTAGCTCGATCTCGCTGTTGAATCATAGATTCCTGTACTAGACTTTTATTAAGATCTAGCTGTGCATGACCTGCAGAATACAAGGCGTATTTGTAGCTAAAATAGCCTTGTTCAGGATCTAAGAAGTTCATACCTTCAATACCTCGATCAAATCCTTTAGGAATACGATCAGCAGGTACAAATTCTTCTAGTCTTTGTTTAGCAACATAGGTGCTATAGAAAGAGGATATAGCTGGAAGATATACCGCATAGTCTTTCTGCAAAGGAGTTAAATTAACTGATGATTTCATTATAATTAAGCCTGCGCTGGAATAATATACTTGTATGTGGCTAATCCGCTATCCATAGTAATCTGCAATGCACCAGCATCGCTAATACTCAATTTGCAGTTGTTAACATCAGCAATTTTTAAAATGCTGAGAATAGAAGCAACTGGCCAAGTATGTGAACGAGTTAGCTTGCCAGTAACATTAGTAGCAAACACAAATTCACCACCGTGAGTACTTTGATCGCCAAAGATAAACTTTAGGTTTCCGCCTTCAGTCTTAACAAGGAAGGTAGTATGTTCGCTGTTAGCACCAGCTTGGAACCCAAATCTCTGTACAGCCTGTAGGCTTGGAGTAACTTCAACATCCCAACTTGCACCACGGAATTTTACAGTCTTAAGTTTTTCGTTAATGATTGCAGTATTCATAAAACGATAATCGTTTTTAAAGTCACCGCTTGCATTTTCAAAGTGAATACCAACTGGAACAGTTACGCCATTAATTTCTGCTTTAACAATATCAATAGTCGCATCTTCCTTGTATTCATTACCTTCAACTAGATACTTAAGTTTGTTAAGTTGCGGCATGCCAAATACACCAATCATATCTGGATATGGGTTAGCGGTTTCGCCGTACATAATAACTGAACGGTCATCACTCATAGAGTCAATTTTAGTTGATGTTTCTTCGCCGGTAACCTTAACAATATTGAGAAAGCCTAGGTTATACGTATGACTTACAATGTCTTTGAGAATTTCTTTCATTTTAGTTTCCTTTTAGTGATTATATTTAGAAAAATACAAATAGTCAAATAAATTTTTATTCAAAGCTGAATAGTTTGTTAAATGTTGTATCTCGAACTGTTGATTCTAGATCATATTCAAGAACACCGATAAGATTTTCTACCTTATTGTTAATAATAACAGCTTCCATTTCGTCGTGATCAAATGGCAAATCTTGAAACCATTTGGGAAGTCGTAACTCGTCTGTTGGGTAGGCAACACTAGTAAACCCTAACGGATTATCTTTTACTTTGCAAACAATTACTTTCATTCCGTCTACAATTTGCATAGAATATTTGTCGCCATTCATACGACGTAATGTATTCCAATTAATTGACGCACGAACATGTCCGGGCATATTAGCTTTACCTTGCTTTTCTTCCTTAGCTTGATATTCTGTAAGATTGTTAACACGCTTAGGTGTACCCTTTTCCCATCCTGCTCGAGACTTAAACTCAGTACGAAATTCTGTAATACGATCAAGAATTTCTTTTTCTTGAGAACCAGTTAGTACGCTATTTAGAATTTCACTTAAGAAGTCCTGCATAAATTCTGGAGTATCGCTGCGTTTTAGATCTAGACCCATTGCCTTGATCTTACCGGGCTTGCCGTTAATATCTTGTCGCTTGTTTTCTTTGTCGTAATACAACACCGCATAACGCTTTTTAGTAATAAACAAGCCTTTACTGGCTACAATCTCTCGTCCTGCGCGAATAACATCCCCTCTCTTCTTTGGACAATGAAATTCATCTAACATCATTTGAGGAAATGTACTATTAACTTCTTCTGCTACAGTATTATAAAGTTGAATTACTGTTTCTTTGTCCCAAGGGATAAGACCTTTTTCAATTTCGTTCTTTAACGTAGTGTAAGCACTGAAGTATGCACTGTCAGTATCGCCGTAAATAATTGCTTTACCTAAATGGTTGTATTCCCCAGTAATAATTTCGTTAATTTTACTAGCCATATGTTTAGCAATACGACGCCCAGTTAGCGTAGTTGATTGTCCAATTCGATTGTCAAAGAATCTACAACCAGCGTTAAGAATAGCACCGTACAAGCTGTTTAGATTAATTTTCTTAACTAGCTGCCGCTTATCCCAATATTCTTCATCAGTTTTATTACCTGCGTCAATTGCTTCTTTAAGTTTCTTTTGTAGCTCTTTGCGTTCCTTGTACCATCGAGCTAGAAGTCCAGGAATAATTCCTTCTTTTTCGTAGGTAAAAATAGTACCGTTAGCACTGAGCATCCATGGATGATTACTTTCGTAAATCAATTCATACAGTTGCGCTCCGCTCAATACATCATTGCGTCCATCTTCCCAATCAACAGTAATTTCACGAACACGATCTTTGTTAATAACCATTTCATATTCGTTACTGCCAAACTTACCTTCCCATGCACCTGCAAAGCTCATCTTTTTAGCTATCTTACTGTCAATTTCTGCTTTGGTATAGTCTGGGCGTAATTGTCCAATGATAGTTTCGGGTCCCATGTTTAGTGCACGAATAACAGACGGATACAGACTATTAATGTCCATCGAACCAATCCAATCATGCAATCCTTTTTTAGGATATGCTACATATGCACCTGCTGCCTTATCGTCGTTTTCATCTTCAGGATCGTCACTGTCGCTTCTGCGTTTACGACTAGGAACTATCATACCTAAACGATGTGCTTCATTTACAATAGCCTGCTCAGTAACTGCTACAGCTCCCATAACAGTTTTAAGTAGAACTGTATTTTCGTGAGCAATAGTACTAGCTAGGTCAAGAAATTTTAACTTTTTATCTAACTTGTCCAATAGGGCACAGTCTTGTCTGTTGTACTCAACAAATTTACGAAAATCGCTGTTGTATAACTGATCTAGGGTACCTTCATAAACAGTCTTAGTTTCACCAATCTCCATTTCGCCTATCGCGTCAAGTCGGTAGCTGTGTCGCTCTTCATAGGTATATTTTCGATATAGTTCAAGACTGTCCAAATGTACACGACCAACAAAGTCGTATGTTACTGCCTGCTTACCATATTTTTCGTATTCTCTCTTTTTTGGTAATTGATTCCAAAGACAAAATCTCTTAGTGTCTTCTTTGCTAAGGACTTTAGTAACTCGATTAACAGTATAAGGAACGTCAAAACCTTCACTGTTCCAGCCGCTTAGAACATCTGCATCTTCAATTAGATTAAGAAACGTATCTAACAGTTCGTGCTCTGTTTCAAACAGTACTGTATTAGGTATATCTTTAACTAATTCCTGTGCCTGACTCATAGAAAGAGATTTTGGAGGAATAGCCAAACATACTAGAGTATCAAGCCACTGTAAATGTACCGCAATAGCAGTAATAGGCATAAACGCATCATCTGGACTTGCATATCCTCTTTCTGGATCAAAGTCCACTTCGATGTCAAAAAATGCTACGTTTAATTTGGGCGAATCTTGGCCAAGATAGTTTTCTTCTAGACAACGAAATATAGGATTGATATCGCTTTCGTAGAGTCGATGACCGCTGTGTATTCTTTGTTCTTTTTGATGTTCTTTAAAACTTTTAGAAGTTACCTTTGTAAGGGTTTCACTGAAAATACTTCTATACTTGCCCTTTTGGTCAGGGTAATAAAAAATATATTTTGCGGGATAGTCGTGGAATATACGACCTTTTTTTGGATCTCTTTCAACGACTCTAATAACATCGTCGTCGCGATCCCAGATGGCATCAACGTAACTCATACTCGTCTCCTAGTGATTTGTGGCTCACTAACCTTTACATGACCATTTATGGCTGGTCTAACCTTATTTTTATTATTTATAGAAAGACTAAGGAGGTCCTTAGTCTTCCCTGCGATTAGCATGGCCGCTGATATCAACGATTGTTTCTAGATCATCAAACTCACGGAATACCTGATCCCACTGGTCCTTAAGAGCAATACGAATTGCTTTCTTAATAACACCAGGCTTAACTTCCAATTCTTCGGCTACAGCTTTGATTGTATCGTTAAGACCTTCGGTCAAATCTGTAATTTCTTGCATTACAGTTACACCTTCGGAAACGATTTGACGAATCTTTGCCTTTTCTGGATCACCAAATACTTTACTCATATTATTCTCCTGTGTCTATCAATTATACACAGAATAAAATAATAATCAAGTATTTTTCTTAAAGTTTTGGAGATCTTCCATTAAGCTTTTTTCTATTCTACGTGTTGATTCGCTAACTGGAGGCGATTTCTTTTTTTCAGTTTTTGCTCGATTTTTATCTGCAATAGCTTTAGAACCTCTCCACGGATGGGTTTTTGCTGGTGTTTTTGCTGCTTCGTTGGTATAGACATTACCTTCTTCATGCTGACTCAACATGTAATCCCAAGCAGCAACTAGCATGCCTTTTGCAGCAGCAATTTTTTCTTGTACCCATTCCGGCATATTTTCGTTAGGCTCTAACATATTATGTAGGCCTTTAGTAGCACGCATCAATGTATGTAGGTTATTTTTAACCATTCCTACTTCGTCGTTATATTCTTCCCCACCATCAAATTCTTCTCTAAACGGGACTACATTCTGTCCTTTTTCTTTTTCTCTTTTTCTATTGGCGTAACGAGAAGCTAACGCTGCCTTCTTTTCATAGCGTGTAGCATCATCTGCATGACGACGAACATCGTCACCGTGTGGTGAGGCAACGCCTTTTAACGTTGACACTCCAGCTTGTAACCTGCGCATATTGGCTATCTTTTTAGCTCTGTCGGCGCTAAGACTGATTTCGTTTACTTTCTTTTTCATGATTATCTCTTAATTGCTGGACCACCAAATAAACTTACGCCTTTTTTATTTAAAGCATTATCGGTTGGTTTTTGTTTTTTAGGCTTTGGCTGCGGCGGAGATTTCCATCCGCTATGTCCTGGTGTACCAGTGTAGGACTTTTTACCTCTAGCTTTACCGGGACTTAAATGAGGATTAGGAACAACGCCAATATTGGCCGAGCTGGTTGCGCCGGCCGTCGCAGCTTCCTTTACTTTTTTCTTCTTTTTCTTAACAGTATGCTTATTCCAGTCATTAACTGGGCTAGTTGTATTGGTATTACTTAATTCTTCGCTACGATTACTGCTTAATTTCTTTACAGTACCTGCGCCTACCATTTGAGCAGCGGCATTAATAATCTGTAATTCAGCATCTGTATAACATGTTAACAAAGGATCTCCTGCCATAGCACCTGCGGCTTTGGTAGGATAATCTGGAGCACCCGCCATTGCTATACCAAATCGATATTGTAGGTATGAACTGCCGTTAGCTTTATTTTGACTGATATCAGGAATACTTAGAGCTCCTCTAATAGCAGCATCAACGTCTGGAGCAGCGCGGCTTAAATCAGCAGCAGCGTCCCTGGCTTCTCGCATGAATTCTCTAGCTCTCATAGCTGCCCTTGGCCTTTCATGCTAGCAGATAACATCCATCCGTGCTTGCGATGTGCATCCATTCGTTCTGCTAAAAAGTTGCTAAACCCATGTTCACCTTCAGCTTCAGCAAAATCATAAACTATTTTAAATATCTTTAGCATTTTTCTATTATCTTCTAGCAGAACTAGTACCATTTGTTCTTTAGGTAATACTTCTAACTGATCTTCAATTTGTGTTATTTTGGCAAATTCACTTAAGCTAGACGGAGCGTACCCACCCAATGCTCGAATTTTTTCGGCATATGAATCAATGCTACCATAAACTTCGTCGTAAATTTTACCAAACAAATCGTGATATTCTAAAAAGTCTGGACCCTCAACGTTCCAGTGAAAGTGCTGCGCCTTTAGATAGAAACTAAAAGAGCTAGCGAGTCCTATTTTTGCTGCGTTAACTAGTTTTTCCATGATATGTTATTTATTATTATTGTTTTCCAAAAGTTTTACCAGCTTGGCAATTTCAGATTCCCAAGCTTCACCTACTTTAACGTACTTACTTTCTAATCTTTGGTTACCAGTAGTGTCATATGCAGGACCAGATGGTCCTGCCATTTGTGATTGGCCAGTTTCAGCCGTTGGCTCTAGTTCTTTTAATCTTTTCTTTAATAACCGTAATTCGGTCTCGTTGCTTTTTGTTCCAGATATTTTGCGATCGTATAAGATCTGACGTATTCTAATTTTTAGAAGCTTAATTTCGTTTGGATGTCCGTTTGCAAAAGATAATATATTGGACATTGTTAATCCCCTAACCGGTACTCGCCTTTGACAATATCTTCGTAATTTTGTTCTGAAAGTCTGTGGCAAAGGTCTCGTCTCATTTCCTTAGTAAAAATATCTGCAGGATCGCCTGACATCTTTTTATTTTTATAGAATTCTAAACAACCTTTGTTTACCATTGGCATCCATTTCTTTGTGTATTTTCCTTTATCAAATCCTTTCTTTTTATGCCCAACATAAATTTCTCTTGCTATAGGCATAAAACATTCTTTGTGCAATCGATCGTGGTCTAATATAAACCAATAAACTTCATCCGCTAGCTCTTGATCTGACGGTTTATGTTTCTCTGATAGCTGATCTTCTTTTTTCTCGCCATTGAGATCTAGAACAGTCTTTCCAAAAAATTCAAATAATTTCATAGTTTACCACGCTCTGCAAGACCAGTAACGTGCTTTCCAACGAGGACCTGGATTTTTGCAGTTATGTCTAGCTCTAAATGATTTACGACGCTTAGGATTAGATTTTTTAATACGCATATTTTTATCGCCAAAATTTACTTTGACAATTTTTCCGTTTGGCTTGCGTACATAGACTTTTGATTTCTTAACATCGCCCGGAAGTCTTTTGCCTAGTGGAACTTCTTTGCCGTGATATTTGGCTTCTTCTAAGCTAGAAGCATCTTCGCCTAGCCCCTTTGTTACTGCACGGCCTAGATTAGTAGCAGCCTGTCCAGCACGTTTACCAGCTTTCTTTACTAGACCAAGGGTTTTATCTCTTGCATAATCTGAACGCTTTAACCATTCTGCGCCTTTTTCTCGACTTGGTTGCAGGCCAGCAGCTACTGCTGCTGTGCCAGATAGTGCAGCTCCAATTGGTACTTTAGCTACGTTACCCACAGCTTGTAATGCTCTCTTACCTGCTGCGGCCGCTGCTTTTCCTGCACTTACTTCGTTAATTTGGGCAGCAGATTCGATAATTTTTAATGCAGTATCGTCTAGATCAATGATAATTCTACCATTTGATTCATATACTACTGTAGTTTCAATTAGTGTATCGCCTGCTTCAATGAAGAATACGTCACCTTCTGCTACGCTTTCTTTAGGTACACAATTGTTTACGCGAACTCCGCCCTTAACTTTAGTCTTAGGGTTACCAATCTTTTTACCCTTCCAACATTTAGGGTCTAAGCGTGTTTTAGTTGCTTTAGCCTCAGTTATGATCTCAGTAATTCGCATAAAAATACTCCACTAATTGTGTAGTATTTATGTAATTTTTATTAGTGATTGTAGTTGATAAACAGTACAGACCCGTTTGGTTGATCGGGCGTTCTTCTTACACGAGCTCGAACCCATACAAAGTTACCTGTAAAGTTAACATAGTTTGTGGTTGTAGATGCTGGAACAACTGGAAATGTGTATGTTACGGTAGAATTAGTTGCAGTAAACCAGTCACTTTCAACAGGGTTGCTAGCAAGTGTTGCTTCCATGCAAAGGTTGCCGGCAAAATTAGGTGTAACTGTATATGTTACAGTATGTAATCCGTCGGCGGTGCCGTAGTATCCGTCTCCTTGCTGCGGAACTGATTTAAAATCAGCAGAGCCATCTGGAGCTACTGCTGCTGAAGGAATAGCTACAGAAGTAGCTGTTAGTGTTCCTGTACCAAGTGCGAATAAAAATTGACTGCTTAGGGCTGACATGATATGTTATTTATATTATCCTTTAGTATAAATTCGTCTGTTGATTTGATATTATTTCCTAAATATAGATAAACCATTGAAAGCATTGACGGATCAGCAATATAGATAAAGGGACTATAAAGATACGGCAAAGTTCCTGAAAGCCATGTTTTTGTACTTCCGTTTAGATATATTAAAGATTCGTCGTATTTTTGTAACCATTCCCAAAAACGATGCCTGTTATCAAAGTCTAACCGATTATTAATGTACACACGATAGCGATAAGTACCTTTAAAGTACTCATCGCGTAGTATTTTTGTATGTCCTTTTTCTAAAAGAAACTGTTTTTCAGCTTCGCTTTCTGGACGGTATATAGCATAGATCCATTTTTCTAATCTAGTTACAATCTCTTTTAAAAGATTCTCATCTCTACAAAAAATAGTATATGTACGATTTTCTACCCGTGTTTGTATATCTTGTCCTTCAAGAAATTCTATATCTTTTGCAAATGCTTTAAGGGCAGGGCCAAGCTCGGCAAATGATTTATACCAATGATATTTTAAAGAATAAACGCGAGCTTCAACTACGCATTCAACTTTATAAATCCATTTTCTATAGTAAAGTTTATTAGTTGCTAGAACTTTGATGCTCATTTTCTTTTATTTCTTTAATTGGCAATACATCTACAAATTTAAAGGTAAGCGCGTCATCTACAATGGTAATTTCAACAATACCTCCGTTAATAAGATTACCAAATAGTATTTCCTTACTTAACGGCTTTTTTATGTGTTCATCAATTGTACGCTGTAGCGGACGAGCTCCCATCTTTCGATCAAATCCTTTTTTGATCAAATGTTCAACAGCTTCGGTACTTAACCGAACATGTACATTTCGATCTTTGACCAAACCGTTAAGATCGTCGATAAATTTCTTAACAATTAATGCCATAGTACTATGATCTAGTCGATCAAACTTAATAGTTCCGTCTAAACGATTACGAAATTCTGGTGCAAAGAACTTGTTAACAGCATCCTTAGGATCACTATCTCGTTCTAAACTACCAAATCCAACTGAATTCTTTTCAGAATCTGCTGCACCTAAGTTACTAGTCATGATAATGATAGCATTACGACCGTCTGCAGTTTTTCCATTACTACCAGTAACAAATCCATTATCCATTAACTGAAGTAGAATAGTTAACACACTAGGGTGTGCCTTTTCAACTTCATCAAACAGTAAGATTCCGTTTGGATTTTCCTGTAGACGTGTAATCAACTGTCCTGCATTATCATCAAACCCAACATATCCTGGGGGGCTACCAATAAATTTAGCTACTGAATGTTGTTCTTGATATTCACTCATATCAAATCGAATCAACTTTACTCCCATGTTGGCTGCAAGTTGTTTCGCCGCTTCAGTTTTTCCAACACCAGTTGGGCCAACAAACAAGAAATTACCAATTGGACGATTGACTGATTTTAGCCCCGCCTGTGCAATAAAGATCTTATCAAGCAATGCTTCGATGGCTTTATCTTGACCATACACTTTTGCCCGCATGTTTTTTTCAAGATCCTTAAGATTATTGCTTTCTTTGGCAGCAATTTGATCTAGTGGCAACCCTGTAATCTTTGCAACTTCAAAAACAATTTCGTCGTGGTCAACAACGCCCCCGTCTTCGTCACGCAATTTAAATCTTGCACTAGCACAATCAATAAGATCCAATGCCTTATCAGGTAATTTTTTATCTGAAATATACTTAATACTGTATTTTACGCTGTCAATCACTGCTTGATTAGTAATCTTTACCTTGTGATGCTTTTCGTAATACTTTTTTACACCCTTAACGATCTTAATAGCAGTTTCTTCATTTGGTTCGTTGACCATAACTCGCTGGAATCGCCGCATAAGTGCACGATCTTTTTCAAAGTTCTTGCGGAAATCTTCCCAGGTTGTGCTAGCTATAACTTTAATGCTACCTTTAGCAAGTGCAGGTTTGAGCATATTACTCATATCGTTACTATTGCCATTGACCGCTCCAGCACCGCTCATCATGTGAGCTTCATCAATAAAAAGAATGCAATTCTTTTTCTTTTCTAATGCGGTAAGAACATTTTTCAAACGCTCTTCAAAATCACCGCGGTACTTACTACCCGCCAACATTGCACTGATATCCAGTGAATATACACTATGATTCTGTATAAAAGTAGGAACGTCGCCTTCAACAATTTTACGAGCAACTCCTTCAGCAATAGCTGTTTTGCCTACACCCGGGTCGCCAATAAGCATAACATTGCTCTTATTACGACGAGCAAGGATCAATATTAAATCCTCAATTTCTTTTTCTCGACCAATTACCGGGTCAATTTTTTTGTTTTTGGCTTTTTCTGTTAGATTAGCACAGTACTGAATTAAAAACTTTTCGATCTGTTTTTCGTTTACTGTAGACTGTTCTTTTTCTTCAGACGAAGAACTATTATTCATAGCAAATTCCAAAAATGTTTCTTTTTCAATCTTAGCCTTTCTCATAAAAAAGTTTGCATGACTGTTCTTTTCTGAGAAAAAACTAATCAAACAATCTATAGGAGAGATTTGCTGACGCCCACTGAATAGTACCTGTGTAAATGCTCTGTTAAGCATTCTTTCTACAGTATTTGTTTTTTGTGGCCTTTCGTTTTTTTGCAAAGTTGCAATTGACGCTAAATTAGTATCGATATAATTTTCTAAATTATTTTTTAATCCTGGTACGTCTGCACCGTACTGTGTAAGCATTTCGCTAAACGAATCGTTAGAAATCATTCCGTAAAGAAAATGTTCCAATGTAATGTATTCGTGATTATATTCAATTGCTGTATGTATTGCATGTTCAAACATGCTTGACAATTCTTTATCTGGTTCTAACATTCTATTTCCTTTTAACTCTCAGATATTTACGTTCTTAATTTTTGTATTGTAACTTTTTGTTCTTCAGTTAAGTTTGTTGGAATAACAACCTTTACTGATAACAGTAATTGTCCTTTAAATCTTGGATCATTAACGTTTGGCATGCCATAGCCATGAATCTTTAATGTTGTTCCTGGTTGAGTACCTGGAGGTATAGTTACATTAAGGGTTTTGTTATCTATTGTAGAAATTAATAAACTTGTACCTAGTATAGCATCAAATGCAGAAATTTGCACTTCTTTAAAAAGATTGTCACCGTTTCTTTGAAATTCAGGATGCGGCATTACTGATACAGTTAAATGAACATCACCTGGCGGAACATTTGCAAATGTACTATCGCCAATACCTCTCAATCTCAATGTCATTCCGTCTTGTATTCCAGCAGGAATCTTTACATTAATAATGTGCTCTTTACTGTTTGGAAGTTGTACATTTGCAACAAGTTCTTTTCCTGCAAAAGCGTCTTCTAAAGATATTGTAGTTTGCAAATTAATATTTCGATTTCTAACAGTTCTTGCTCTGCCAAACAGTTCGTCAATATTAATGCCACCATTAAACGAGAAATTTCTAAACATTTCTTCAAAGCCTGGAGGAGGACCATGGAACTGTTGAGGATTATCGTATTGATTCTTTTTTTCAAGATCACTTAACACAGAATAGGCTTCTTGAATTTTTTGAAATTCTGCCTGATCCCCGCCACGGTCAGGATGGTACTTCATCGCTAATTTGCGATAAGCTTTTTTGATATCATCTGCGGTAGCTGTGCGGTCAATGCCTAAAGTTTTATAATGGTCACTCATTAGTGGTATTATACCATACCTATCTAAAGATGTAAAGAAGAATCATTTATTAGATTCGTCAAATATCTTTTTTTGTTCGTTATACCATTTAATCCAGCCTTTAACTTTATTTTTACAGGTGTGATATTCAGCATAATTTTCAGTTACTACTTTAAGTTGATCGCTTAATTTTTCACTGTTAGGGTGCTGGTGTAGTTGTTCTGGACATGGCTCTACTAATTCCGGAACAGCCTCTGGAAATTTTTGAGGCACTGGCGTAGCAACGCACCCAGTTAAAAGTATTAATGGAATTAACGTTAAGATTTTCATAAATTAACTCTTATTTCTGTCTATATTTCCGCGAGCCCAACCTGGACCTGATTCGTCTCTAAACAAAATAGGTTCTACTTTTGGTCTTGTAATTATCTTATTTTCTACAGTTGCTACAATCTTTTCTTTAGGTAAATTAGGCATTTCTAATTTTTCAATTGATGAAATTTTAGGAACCGTTACTTCGCTTGATCGATCTGGTGGAAGATTAAGTGCTGATTGGTTTAATATATCTATAGCAGACTGATCTACAGTGCATTTACCATCTATAATTTTTTCAACTTCTTTAATTTTTTCTTGTACTACAATTTTTACATCATGCACTATCTGTGTATCATGAATGTATTCTTTTTGTATCTCAATATTTTTTTCTTTACTTTTTAATTCAGCAATTTTTAATTTTGCTTCTATTTTGGCTGCTTGATCTCGCCAAACCATCTCTACATCAAAACAGCCTTTAAACCAAGAACCGCCAAATAAAAGTAATATTCCTAAAATTTTAGCGGCTAACACACCCATAGAACCGCCAGGGATTAATGCTGATAAGAATGGAATTTTTTTTCCTAAGAAGCCAACAACTGTTAGTAAAATTCCTAAACTAAAAATTCCAAATACAAGCAGGGATAATATTTTTTCCGGGGTAAAGTGTAGTATCCATCCCCACATAGTTATTCCCTCCTTTTGACTATTATAGCCTTGTCACCATTTCTGATTATAAATCTATTGTCAATTTTATGTATTTCGTAATTACCAAGATACTTTTCTAAAAATAGTATCTCACCGTTTGACGCTTCGTCTAATTGTATCGCGCCTGGTAATGTATCAATTATTTCATCATAAAAGCCAATGCTTTCTACGTTTAATACAAGATTTCCGCCAAATGGTTTTCCAATAGTGAAATTATTACTTTCGTCTACATCGATTATTTCTGTTGGGCCTTGATTAAGAATTTCAGAAACATCATTTATTTTTTGTTCTTTGACTCTTAATCGATATTCTTCTGCTGTAAGAGGTACAAATTGTTCCAGTGCTTCTGTTGAAACTGTATGACTTTCAGCATCTTTAAAATATTTAAATTTCCATGTTTCAGAATCGCATAGTTTGCTTAATCCATCTAGCATCTGTTCTAGATGATACGGAAATTTATTATTTCTTTCAAATTCTACAAATAGCGAATATTTCCCGTCGCTTTCTTCTCCGGTACTCATGTCTGCATCAAGTACAAATGTATAATTTTTTTCAATAAATTCTACAGCATCAACTGCAGGATATTTTTCTTTAACCTTGAAAGCTACTACAATGACTTCGTCATCAGCACCCATTTTGCTTTTAAACTGATCAATAGTAAATTTTTCCAGAATGAATCCTTGAAGATCGCCGCTACGCAGCCCTTCAGACAAATTAGACTGGTTGTTCTGGTGCTGGTGGTGGAGCATTTGTTTCTGCCTCTAATCCTGCTTCTGTTGCAACTTGACCTGTGTCCATACTAGACTTATCATACTTCATAAGATTTGCCATGCGATTACTGTCTTTTTCTTTGTACCCTTGATAAATGTCTTGCATTAGTTTCTTAGGCATCTTAACGCTCACAATCCAAATAGGATGCGCGTCAATTTTTCCTTTTTTGGTACCTGGTCGAAAGTCGCTAGGCTTATGAACCTTTCGAGGAATCATTAGATATGAACGTTGATACGATACTTCACATCCATAATCAGTGAGCATTGCTGCTCCTGCCGGATTTGGCATTTTTTTAGAAGGCCAAACAAATTTACATGTAACTCCGTATCTTCCAACTTCTGGGCCTGCAAATAGCTCACCATCAAGCCAGTTTTCATAGACATATAGGTCAAGTTCGTCAAAAACACGCTCAAAATCCTTTAGAATTTTAAAGGCAGAGTCGTTAACTGTTAACGTTTGCAGGTTTTTAATAAGATCGATTATATCGTGCATATTATGTTTCTCTCTTACATATTTATACGAAGTAAAATAAACCTGTTTGAATAGGTTTTTTGAAATATCATGTAAATATTCATGCAGGTGTGTTTATTAACCAACGTTAAGGAGAATAAATTTGCCTAAAGCAAAGAGAAGAGACCGAGTAGTCCACTTAAATCATGATCCTCGTTTTTCACAAGATAATCAGAATTTGCTAGAGTTTAAGCAAAAGTATCGTAAAAAAACACAAGTACAGATAATTCCTCGTAATATAAGTCAAGAAAATTACTTAGAACTATTAAAAAATCCTAAAAAATACATTGTTTTTGCTATTGGGCCTGCGGGCACAGGTAAAACTATGTTAGGTGTACAGATGGCCATTAAATTATATAAAGAAGGGGTGGTTAGCAAGATTGTTATCACAAGGCCAGCAGTAAGTGTAGACGAAGAACATGGGTTTTTGCCTGGTACATTAAATCAAAAGATGGAACCGTGGACCCGTCCTATTATGGATGTATTTGAAGAGTATTATCATCCAAAAGAAATTGCATCGATGTTAGATGACGGTATTATAGAAATCAGTCCTTTGGCATACATGCGTGGTCGTACTTTCAAAAATGCATTTGTAGTAGCAGACGAGATGCAAAATGCAACACCGAGTCAAATGAAGATGCTACTTACTAGACTTGGAGAAAATAGCAGAATGGTTGTAACCGGAGACTTAAATCAGGCAGATAGGCCAAGAGAAAATGGTTTATTAGATTTCGTAGAACTATACGACGGAGTAGAAAGCCATAAATTAGTTGATATGGTTTGGTTTGAAACACAAGACATTGAAAGACATCCAGTTGTCAAGGAGATTTTATCGATTTATAAAGATTTTGATTAATATTGATTAAAGAGTAGGCGACGTATACACCTGCACAATGACACGTCGCCTATTTTTGAAGTCTAGCTAGTTTAACAAGTACCGCAGCAAGATTAATTTCTGGATCAGCAATGATTGCATGATCTACAAGTCCCTGCTTAATAATCAATAACGCAGAATCTTTTGTTTCGTCATCTTGCCCAAAAAGATCTAAATTATCGTACATCCATCGATAAATTTCTTCAATTTCTTCAGGGCGAGCTGACGAACACAACAGCTTCCTTGCTTCTACAATTCGACCTTTCTTAAACAGTTCAACCATTTCAATTTTATAATCCATAGACCCTGTATCTGCTACGTTAGGTGCTACTAGATGTCCGTCAACAATATTCTGTTGTACCATATTGATACATTTGCGTAAATCTGGATAACATGCCTTCACAAATGTATCTAGCGTATCTAGATCAAATTCTACGTTCTCACTAACTAAAATAGTAGCTACGCGAGCAGTATATTCTACAGGATCAGTTTTTAAAATATGGAATGCCTGACAACGACTATGTATCGCTGGCATAATGCGGTTAGGCAAATTACAAGTTAAGATAAATCTTGCAGTTTCATGATATTCTTCCATAACACCGCGCATTACAGCCTGTGCAGTATGGGTTAGATAATCAGCCTCGTCCAGTAGTACAACTTTAAAAGGTCCAAAAGGAATCATACTGATAAAGTTAACAATAGTGTCTTTAAGAACATCAACACCGTTATTACGACTAGCATTGAGTTCTAGTATATCATACTCTTCAATTCCAATTTCATTCAGTAGAACTTTTGCAAGTGTTGTTTTACCTATGCCCGGACTACCGCTTAACAATAGATGAGGGATTGATTTTTCTTTGATCCAGTTCTGAATTTGTTTACGTTGATTCTCATCACGAAATACGTAACCGTCAAGAGTAGTTGGTCTATACTTTTCGACCCACAACTGTTTGCTCATCGACGAATTCCTTCTAAGGTAATAATTTTGTCTAACTCTTCACCAAAGTTTTTATCTTCGGTAATAATGTATAATCTTTGAAAGTTGCGATCTATTTTATGATCGTAATGATTTATTTGCACTACTCTGCCGCCAGCGGCAAAATGTACTCTAAAGTTTAGAGCTGATTGGCTATCTAAGTGATCAGCGTCAACTGATACTCCGCCGTTAAGAACTGAGATGGGAGATCTTGCTTTAGTTTCGTAAGACTTAACTATATTATAAATCCAACGTTTAATGAATTTCATTTTTTTACCTTAACTCGTTCTGCTTCCGCCACACGTTTACGCAAAGTAGAACTGCTAAAGCTATGATCCCTAGAGTTATAAATAATTTCAATATTCCTTTTAGCACAAATTTCCTTTCCTGTAAAGGCATGATCTTTATACTCAATACCTAGTATTCTAACATCAATTGGTAGTATAAGCAATAGGTCTTCAAGGTCTTTTTCTGTTTGATAAACAACAACTTCGTCTACATAACGAGTTGCGGCCAATTGTATTTGCCGTTCTACAATTGTCTGTACTGGTTTATTTTTAGTATCAGGTCGATCAATAGTTGGATCTGTTTGTAGAGCAGCAATTAAGTAATCGCAATGATTTTTAGCTTCTGCTAACATAGCAATATGTCCAGCATGAAGAATATCAAATGTGCTAAATGTGATACCAATCTTGAGACCTTTTTCTTTAAGATCTCTAACTTTGTTAAAAATCATACAAGTTCTTCGGCAATTCCTGCTGCTTCAGCAATAATGAGCAAAAATCCTCCAATTGAAATTCCACCAAAGCAGAATGCAATACCTGCTAAAATACGAATTCCACTTTTGATAAGACTAATTTGCTTGTGTGCTTTTGGATCTGGCGTGTGTTGGTCCATGTTATACTCCATTAATGTAATTTTTTAAATTAGGTGGGCTCCAGCCAACGGGCTTGAGAACTTTACCATCTTCTCGTTTACGTACTTTTCCAGTTTCTTTATCAATTTTAGCAAAGTTAGTGCGCATAACTTCTTTCCATGCGCCTTCAGCATCTGCCCCCATACTATGTATTGCACCAATAGTAACAACTAAGATATCTATTAAAGCATCTAATTGTTCAACTTGATCATTGTTTGCAACAGCATGAAACAACTCATCTATCTCTTCTTCAATTAATGTACGATACATGGCGTACTGTTTATCATTATACTCGTTAACTGACTGATCACAAGCTTTCATAAACTTTTCTTGATCACGGAATGGATTTGTCATTAAGCACCTGGGATATTAAAATTTACGTTACTACCTGCGCCTACTGTATCAGATCTTAATACATCGGCTGGCTTCTCATCGCTGACCATTAGTATAGCATTTTTATCGGCTAGATGTATAACTTTTTCTTCGCCGTTTGCATCAATGTGTTTAATACCTCTTCCCCATCGACCGTGTTCAAGTAAAATCCATTCTCCAATTTCAACTGAATTTTGTTCCGGTCCAAGCGCATACACTTTTGCCCAGCGAGGGTGCACTCCTGAGCTTTTACCGTCATCTGATCGAAGTAAGATTCCAGCCGCAGTTTTTTCTAATCCAAATTCCATGTCAGTGACAATTATATTGTCATGTAACGGTCTTAGGTTTCCTTCTACAATATTCATTACTTTTTCTTACCTTCAGATTTAGTTGTTGCTGTTACTTTTGGTGCAACTTCAGAGATAGCATTTTCTCTTGGCTTGGCGTTAGGATTTCCTTCATAATATTCCGCTACCGCTTCTTCTCTCTTTTTAAGAATTTTACCACCTTGGCCAATTTTATCACCACGGGCATTCATGTCAGCATTTCCTACAGCAACAGTTAGCTCGTTTTTCATTCTTAATGCATCAAGGTCAACTTCTCTACCCTGCATCGATCTGTAAACTTTCTTGCTCATTTTTATCTCCTTTAAGAAACTCTCTAATATCTAAAGAGAATTTCAATGAATCAATTTTATGTACTCCAATTAAAAACAGACAATAGCTCGCAACTGAACTTCCTCTACCAAGTCCCCAAACTATTTTGTTTTCTCTCATAAAGTCAACTAAGTATTTAAGACATACAAGAACATCAATCATTTCGTATTGAACAAATAATTCTAGTTCTTCTACTACTCGATCTGTTTCAATTTGAGTTTTACATTGGCTTAATAACCAATCTGCAATATCAAATTTTTTATAAAATTCTGGAATAAACCACTGAGATTGATTTATTTTATCAAACTCTTCTACAGTACATGTCGGCTGTACGTATGTTGATGCTAGTTCAATGTTATCAGCGTTTAGTTCTATGCTTTTATTAAACTGTTCTACTAAGTTGTTATCTTCAAAATTTATGTATTTGAGTGATTTAATTTTTTCAGAATATAGCCCGTTTATTATATCCTTACCATTTAAGATGACTTCACTATATTCGTTAATCTTCATAAACTGTGATTATAAAGATATTTTAGAAAAAGTCAAGAAATATTGATTAGATCGTCTAAGCCTTTGTTCTGACTTTTTAAAGTGGCTCTTGATTTTTCTATTAATCTACGCTTTTGCTCATCTCTATACTGTTCTAATGTAACTGAGATTTGATCACATACACTGCCATATCCAGATCTAGCCGCAATAAAATATTTACGTGTTAGATCAGAAATAGTAGTTTCTAGATCTTGATCTTTAATTTGAGTTAGATCAGGTAACAATGGATTAAACATTAAACAAACGGACCACCAGCAAATTTAACGTAGACATTAGCTCCGCCGTCTGCAGACCAAAGATCCCATACAGTTACAGCAGTGGTTGTTGTCTCATATCCTGTTAGCGGAAGTTCGTCTCTAACACTCAGGATATTACCGTCTCCGGCGTTAAAGCTAATAGTACCTGTAACAAGAGAATTCACAGCAAGACGCAACGAACCATATACGCCAGTTGGCGCCCAATTTGTTACTTTAAAGATTGAAGTAGCAGTAGAAACAGAAACATCTTGGTAAGAACCCTGTGTAAAGTCAATTTCAATATTATTATTAATATTAGTAGCACTCGATGCTGAATATGCAACTAGTCCGCTATTCTGTAACTGTGTTCTAGTTAAAACACTAGCCCATCCAAGGTCGTTTGTAGGTTTATTAAGATTAACACCGTTAACTTGTAATGTACTAATTTCATTTGCTGCAACACTTAATGCATTTTGAATATTAGAAAAATTAGTTCTAAAACCTTGGCTATCGTTGTTTTGCCCAGCCTTTGGGTATCCGGTATCAATTTTACTGCTATAATTTGTAACTGTGCTTGCCATATTTTATCTCTTTATTTTATTTATATACCTATTAAACCTTGGGATTAACTATTGCCTCGAGCGCATCCACTTTAGCAGATAGTTCTTTAATTGCATTTAGCATTGCCCAAAAGATTGGATCTGCATTGACTGATAAAAGACCATTTGTTCCTACATTAATCGCCTCGGGAATCGCAGACTGTACATCTTGTGCAATAACCCCGGTAACTGTTGTAGTAGTATTAAGTCTAGTAATTAAAGATTTACCGTTACTGTCGGTTGGTATTTCAAAATCAGACTTATAATTAAAGTTCTTTACATTTAACAATTTAACTACATCGAGGCCTTTAGTACTGTCTACAATATTTTTCTTAATTCTTAAATCCGAAACTACCGTCCAATTTGCAGAATTAGCACCATTATAAACTCCGCTAACACCATCGATAAATGCAGTAGATGCCCCCATTCCGTATGCCCAGTTTCCAATAACAATTTCAGAAGTTGTACCAGGAGCAGAAACATCGGCATTATTACCAATAATAATGTTATTACCTGTATCAACTAGGCTATATCCGGCAAATGCTCCAATACCAATATTACTTGTTCCGGTAGTAACATTATACAACGATTGAAGTCCAATACCTACATTTCCAAATGTTGGGTCGCCGTAATAACCATTAGGATCAGGGATTGCAGTATTAGTGTATAATGAACTTGCTCCAATTGCTATATGTCCGTCGCCGTGTACAGACGAATTTAATGCCGAATGTCCAATAGCAATGTTATCGCTTCCGTAATAGTTTAGCCCGCCCAGTCTCCCAACGTTAGCTATTAATGCGCCGTATCCGATACCAACGTTATTAGATCCGTTGATGTTGTTCTGTAAAGAATAGGTTCCTAATGAAATGTTGCTGTTACCAGTTACATTATAAATCAACCCGTTACTACCAACTGCAACATTATTTGCACCTTGGTTGTTAGCAAGACTATTTGCTCCGACTGCAACGTTTCCGTTGCCTGTGTAAGAATTAGACATTGCTCCGGATCCTACAGCAACACAATATGAGCTGGTCCCATTATTGTACATTGCTCCGGCGCCGACTGCAACATTTTCTAGGCTGCTAACTTCAGCAAGTCCTGCAACTGTTAAGGCCTGAAATCCGACCGCAACATTAAGATTTCCCGGAGTTTGGCCAACCCCAAATGTTGCTCCTGAAATTGTTAAGTTATTTCCATCCACCGCTACTAATATATTTCCGGCGTTATTAAGTGAACTGCCGTCAGTTCCTACCCAATATGCAATAGATTGGTCTACAGTTGGAACGGTCGGATTAATCCCTCCGCCAGTACTACCTGTATAGCCGGCTGCTGTACTTGCACTGCCGGTATATCCTCCTGCTGGACCAGCATTCCCTCTGCTACCAATGTAACCGATAACGCCTTGACTTCCATTATAGCCTGAAAATCCTCCGCTTCCTATGTAACCAGTTGACCCAGTGTATCCGCCACCTCCCCCGCCGCCCCCACCGCTACTACCGGTATAGCCTGCAACACCAAAACTACCTACGTACCCAATCGAACCTGATGGTCCTTGACTTCCCATGTATCCTTTTCCAAAAAGATAAGATGCAACTGCACTTTTAGTTACAGGAACACCTCCAACTATTTCTTGAACTGGAATTAAAACCGCCGAAAGATCTGTAGTAGTTGAAACTCTAGGTAAGTCGTTAATTGTTGGCATGTTAATTTCCTATTATATTGTAATTGGAGATCCGTCGTCTCCAGTAAGTGGTCCAGCAGTTCCTAGTACAAACGTTGTTAGTACGTCTTGGTTTGATGTTGCTAAGTTAACTTGTGTACTAGCAGTTTCAAAGAATGGCATATATCTTACACCACTAACACTAAGATTATCCTCAATAACTAATCGATCAATGTCAAAGTTAATGGTGTTAAAACTAAACCCGCTATCTCTAATGTTCTTCACAATTGCCGATCCCATATTAGGTGATGTATAACATAATACAACAGCAGTTACATAATTTAATGGTACGCCAGAAGATTGCGGAGTTCTCATCCATTTTGGTAACTGATATTCATCAGTTTTAACAATTGCTCCATCTATTTCAATTAATTCTAGTGCTCTTCTCATGTTTCCGATGCTGTTAGGGTATACTAATGTGTTTGCTTCTACGAAGCTTTCCACAAAGTCTCCGTTAGCATTTTCTAAAGGATCAATAATCTCAACGTAAACAACATCGTATACATAATCTCCATATTCGTCTTGAGCAGGTACAGTTTTAACTTCTCCAAAAAATACTTTCTTTTTTGTAAAGCACTTGACCATTGCTTCAACATAATCTGATAGTCTAACTCTTTGTATCCCATATTCAAGATACATTTTTATTTCTCTTTGTACACCAAAATTTGGATCAGCTGGTCGATACATTTTTGAAGATTCAAAGATTGACGGATCTGTGATAAAAACCGAATAGTCGTATCTAGAATCTTTTAATAAAAACGGTCTTACGTAAATTTGTGTATATGTTAAATCGTCATACTTAGTTACATTGATATAAAAATCTTTTTCTATAATTTGGTTATATAAGTCAGTAGCTCTTACACTAAAGTTGTATTGACCTAAGTCGGCTCCGTAGTCAACTCTTCCAATAATTGATCCGTCAAACCCTAATGATAATCCTGGTGGTAGTTCGCCGGCAATAATAGTATATGTAATTGAAAGCGTATCGTATTGATGGGTAGCAACTACAGCTAGTTCACTTAGGTATCCCGTGTTTAAAGAGCCTAAGTTAGATGGTGTGATAAAACTAATTGCATTATCAATTTGACCTTTAATAACTAACTTAAATTGCTGATTAACGTATGCAATCTGTGCTGTTAATGCATCATGTTTATCTATTCTAATAGTAAAATTATATGTTTGACTATAAAAAGGAAGATAAGGCAGGTCTGCGTATAGTGCTCCAGAACTTGCATCAAGGTTGTAATAAGGAGGAAGAGCATTATTAGTCCAAAGTGCTGGATTGTAACTATTTCCAGAATAGTGGGAAGTTAAGCATATGCGTGTAACGTCTTTACCGGCTACCTTACTCCATGTAGCACCGTTGTAGACTACGATATCTCCAATTTCAAAAGTAATTAAACCAGATCCTAAACTAAGAGTAGCTGTAGCATTTACTGTATAAAAAGTGCCACTTTGAAGAGACATCCCGTCTGCTAAAGTTGGTGTATTACTTGCAGCACTCCATTGACCGCCATAAAAAACTCCACCGGCCGATGAAGGAAAGTAAACTACCCAATCCCCTTCGTTGTAGTTAGTAAACGGTCTCCAAATATTGTCAGCGGTAAATCTATAATATGAAGGACCAGTTGTTGGATAAGGATCGTAACTGTTTAATTGTATTATGTGTTTGTCGGATGCTCTTATCGCACCTAGATCAATGATTGACATTTTAGTATACGATTCCTATTGTTGATGTAAATCCAAACCACACTGGCTTTAACCATGTTGGTGTTACCAAGTATGACGACTCTACCGATAAAGGACCTGATGCATACGACTGGTTGATGTCTGTAGTTAAATTTGATGGGTCAACAACTAGTATTTTAAATGTTCTCTTTGCAGTATTAACTCCATTATATGCAGTAACAATGAATTGATAAATTTTAGGAACAAATTTTGTAAGTGAAGTAACATACTGTCCGTCTACTAATGTTCCATGATCATACGGGTATCCAGAGAACTGATCTGAGTCATACCCACCGGTAGACACTCTAGTATCAATTCCAAGATTGTCCATAAGATAACCGTATAATTTGCCATGCTTGTTCAACGTTAGTCCAGGCGGGAGTTGTCCAGCGCCGCTTTCAATGTAGTATACAATTTCTTGTCCAAACGGCAAAGGATCATAAAGTGTAATAGGACCGGTTACTAAGGATGTTGTAGGCAAACTTATGCTCACTCCATATCCTAAATAGGTTGGATTAAAAACAGTAGAAATGCCGGTAATAGTTGTGCCTAGTTGTAGACCATTAGCAGAAACAATCCTCCAAGTACCAGGCTGTCCCATATCTACATTTGTTAACGTGCTAACATAGATTTTACTTTTTTTAGCAGGAGATGGACTAGATAGACCTACTTCTACTTCACCTAAGTTAGCTTCAAACTGAAAATCAACATATTCTCTATTAATTACGTAAAATTCATTTCCTCTGCCTACTTGTAAAAATCCGTTTGTAGATGTATTTTCTGTTCCTGGAGTAACCCAAGATAAAGAACTCAATCCAGTAACATCTATAATAAATGTTCTGTCTGTTATACCTGTAGTGTTAGATGCTCTTACAACAAATTGTTTACGTAATATTCCACCAATACTTGCTGTAATTCCAGAAATTACGCCATCGTTTGAAATAGTTAGACCAGTTGGCAACTCTCCACTTATTACTAGAAAAGAATTGGCATTTTCAGCTGAAAGCGTAAAGGTAGACAATGTTCTTTCTGTAACAGTGCCTAAAAATCCTGCTGATGTCTGCCATACCGGAGCGTCCATTAATTTACTCCGCTTAGATCATTAACCTTCTTGCTTAACTCTTTAACTGCCTCAATTAATAGAGGAACCAATTGAATATAATTAACAGTTAATTGTCCATCAGAATTTTCTGATACTACGCCAGGTATAATTTCTCTAATTTCTTGTGCAATAACACCTAGCTGTAAACTGTCAACAGTAATACCCCTAGATTTAGCAGAGTCATTCCAGTAGAATTCTACGCCGTTTATATTATTAACTTTTTCTAATGCATTAGAAATTGGTCCTACTACATTTTTAAGTCTTAAATCTGACGAAGCATTGATAGTTGGTGCGGTAAGAGTTCCGCCGTTATAAGTTAAGTTTGCTGTATCTATAACTAGAGCTAGAGATCCAGCACCAGATGATAACGTAGGATAGTAAGTTCCTGAAGCATACGCTCCTATAGTACCGTACGAGCCGGTGTACCCTATACTTCCAGTAAATCCAGCACCCGATCCAGTGTATCCGCCAATTGTACTAGCTGATCCAAAATAACCTGGATTTCCTAGACTTCCTATATATCCAATGCTACCAATATCGCCTTTAGAACCGTTATATCCTACTCCGGTGCTTCCTGTATATCCAGTTGCTCCTTGACTACCGTTAAACCCTCTATAGGTGCTTGCTGATCCTGTAAACCCAGAAGAACTACCTACATAGCCTATTGAACCTACATAGCCTAATGGACCAATCCTGCCTACGGATCCTGAGTAACCAATGCTGCCTTTACTTCCGTTATATCCACTGATACCAGTTCCGCTAATAGACACAACATTAACATGTGGATCCGCAGTAACAGTTACTCCGTTAATTCCGTTAACTAGCCAATTTTGTACTAATGTTCCAGAATTATTAACACCAACTAATATGGGTCCAGTTCCTACTTTAGAGGTACCGGTGCTATAACTACCAGGTCCGTCAACTAAGCTAGTATAAGTAATACCGTAGGTTCCAGTTGAACCAACAGCAGTAAAGAGAGACGCAAAGTTTGCATTTATCTTATTAAATGCATCGCGTATATTATCACCGGTTCCGTCATTAGGTCCCGATCCTATATCGATAGGTAAAAAAGTGGAAGTAGTTGTCATAGCTGTCCCTTATTAGCCATATTTACCTGAAATTTGGCTTTTAATAATTGCTAAGGTATTTACCTAAAAAACACCCTAGCAATTTGGACAGATTAATCTACATACATTTCTTTTATTTCTTCTTTAATTTGTGCTTGGGTTACTAGATCAATGACTTGATTTCTAAAACTAGTGATTATAAGATTTCTAGCAATCTTTTCACTTATCCCTCGACTCTGTAGGTATCCAATTTTTTCTTCACTTATTGTGCTAGTTTCATTACCTATATTTGATGTAATATACTCCGCACTATGATAAGTTTCGGGCTTAGAAAAACAACGGCCGCCTTCTCCAGTTACTAAATTAGAATTTTCAAGATTAATATGACTGCCAACTGCAGACTCGTTAGCAATTACAGTTCCTTGACATACTGTCTGTGCTTTATTGCCTGCTAATGATAGCACAAGCTGATTGCTAATTGAAGATTCTCCATTTTGTATTACTTTGGTGATTATTTCAGAATCACCTTCTACATCATTAGAGATTAGTCCGTATACTGTAAGAACGGCATTATCTTCACAGTATACTTGTATAATGTGCTTATTTAATTTTCCGTCTTTAACAAACATGCCTAACGACAAAGATGCTCCAGGTTTTAGATGCACATCGTATAGAAATACCTGCTGTAAGCAACTGTCAACTTCATTGAGGATGATTAAATCTAAAATAGAATTTTTCTGCAGAACTATGTTTAGTCTTTTAGCTAGTAAATCTTTCTCAGTAGGGTTTTGACGTAGTACCACACGCTCGGATTGATTTTCTTCAATCTCAATCATATTAGCATCAATGATTTTAAATTCTTTTCCAAAGTAATCTTCGGGGCTAAATTGCCAATCAGGATCACCTTTTTCGGCTTTAAGAAAACTGTGAATAGCCATCTTTTACGATCCTTTTAATTAATTCTTTTGATCCTTGCGTCTTAATAGACCCGTCAACTATTACATTTACATGGGTTGGATTAAGCATTTTTAAGAAATCTATATTTTGAGTAACTACAATAGCAGCTTTATTTTTCTTACTTAAGAAGTTTTTTATATGTTCTGCGATTGACTCAAGTTCTTCTGTTTCAACTTCTTGATCAATTTCGTCAAGAACAACCAAATCAGGGTTTAACAATAGCATTTGTAGTAGCTCGTTCTTTTTACTTTCTGTAATGGTGACAGTTTCGTCGTTAACCCACTTGCTTCCGTGATTTGAGCTCAAACCTAATTTTTTAAGTAAAGACTTGTATTCCTTTTCAACTTCAACAAGGTTACGAGTGTCTTTATGCGCCTTAAGTATTTCTTTAGACATTTCAAAATTGCTTATCCCATCTAACACAGGAGGGTATTGAAATGCAGTGAAAATTCCAGTCACGCTTCGTTGATCTGGCGTTTTTTTAAGGATTGCTTTTCTTTTAAAAAGAACTGACCCTTCTTTGATTTCTAACAAAGGATTGCCTGCAATAACTTGCACTAGGCTTGATTTACCAGAATGTTTTGGACCTAAAATAGCGTGTATTTCACCGCTATTAACCTCTAGATCAATTTTTTCTAATACGTTATTGTCTCTTATCTTTGCTGTTATATTTTTTATTTTAAGCATTGCTTATTATGGTTATTTTTTTGTTTAAGATCAACATTTTTTTATCTAGGTATTTATTGAGATTAAATATGTAGGTATATAAAGGAGATCCTATATGGACGAAACATTAGTATATGTTGTTGGCGGAGTGGTATTATTTCTTGGAATAATTGTTTGGGCTTTCTCAGGCAGGAGTAAAAAATCTGTTGAGGATGAACCAGTGGTGCTAGCTCCTGAAGTTGAAGCTCCACCTGCAGCATTAGTTGAAAAAGTAAAAGTAACACCAGTTGTAGAAGTTGCTCCAGTTAAGAAAACTCGCAAGCCGAGAAAACCTACACTCGAAGTTGTTTCATCAACTGATAAAGTTAAGAAAGCTAAGAAGCGTAAAGCTTCAAAGCAGGTTTAATTCTTTTGCCTGTGTGTGCAAAGCAAAGCTAGCAAGATTCTTGCCCTTTGCTTCGCACATTAGATCAAATTGATCTAAAAAGCTTAATGCCCATTTGTTGACAGATCTATTCCAATAGAAGTCACTATGGGCACGGAGCTTTTGTTTTTTATGACCGGATTCTAATAGACTTGCATGATCAGGCAATGTTTCGCTACAATGATCTAGAAGAATGTCCTCACGAGACACACTATAATGGATAACAGGCCTAACCATACGCCAGCTGTCCACCACCATTCCCACACGCGGATCAGTGGCTCGTATGTATTCCCCTTCACGAATCCAGTGATGATGAATATCAAGCACGATAGGAACCAAATCCGCCAACTCAAGACAATCATCCAACCCATGCGCCATCTCCTCGTTCTCAATAGTGATGGTGTTACGAGCCTCAGTACTTAGCCGAGGGTACACATCACGAATACCTTGTGCGCCTAGTCGACCAGCGATATGCACATTAATCTTAAAGTCTTGAAATTGTTGACCATAACCCATCCACCGCACCATATCTGCATGATACTCAAATTCTTCTATTGACCGATTAACAATATCAGGATTGTCGCTAGCTAGTACAGTAAACTGGCCTGGATGGAAACTAAGACGAACACCTAATTGCCTAGCAATATTACCAATCTCTGCAAATCCTTGTTCGCAGTATTGTATCACATCCGGTTTACGCCAGTAGTAGCACCAATTTGATTCAGTATACACTGGCAGTAAATCACTAGACAACCTTACCATACGTAGATGATTATCTAGCGATCCTACCCTTTCTACTAGCCGTTTAGTTGCATTAATGTTGTAAACCATAATGTCCCAAAGCTTTTGCTCTGCAACATCTCGACTTTGTCGATTGAGCCATGCTACAGTGGTACCAGCGGTATTATATTGTTTGGCATCATCCTTAGCAGAAATACCATCGCATTGATCTGGACGATCAATCCACTTACAAGCAAATCCAATACGTTTAATGTGTTGTGTCATGTGGTAAATTATACAACATTTTTAAAATAATTAATAGTGTCTGCAAGTCCATTATCTAAAATAATCTCTGGATTCCAATCCAATAATACCTGCGCCCTTGTGATATCCGGTTGCCGCTGTTTTGGATCATCTCCCGGAAGAGGTTTGAATACAATTTTGCTAGAAGATCCAGTTTTTTCAATAACTTTTTCTGCTAATTCTAAAATAGTAAACTCACCTGGGTTTCCTAAATTAATTGGCCCAGTAATAGAATCTTTGCTATTCATTAACGACATTAACCCATATACTAGATCGTCAACATAACAAAAACTTCGTGTTTGTGTTCCATCTCCGTATATAGTAATATCTTTATCTTTAAGTGCCTGCACAATAAAGTTGCTAACTACTCGCCCGTCGTTTGCTGCCATACGAGGACCATAAGTATTAAAAATACGCGCAACTTTGATACGAACTTTATGCTGACGGTGATAATCAAAGAACAAAGTTTCTGCTGCTCTTTTACCTTCGTCGTAACAACTACGAATTCCAATTGGGTTTACATTTCCCCAGTATTCTTCGCGCTGCGGATGTTCCAACGGATCACCGTACACTTCGCTAGTAGATGCTTGTAAGATTTTAGCGCCAGTGCGTTTAGCCAAACCTAATAGATTATATGCACCTAAGATACTGGTTTTAGTAGTTTGAATAGGGTCGTGCTGATAGTGAACAGGACTTGCAGGACAAGCGAGATTGTAAATTTCATCTACTTCAACATAGAGGGGAAAACAGACATCCTGACGAATTACTTCAAAATTAGGATAACGAAGTAATGGTTCAATGTTTTTTTTACTACCTGTAAAATAATTATCAACACAAAGCACATGATGGCCTTGTGTTACTAATTTATCACACAAATGACTACCTAGAAATCCAGCACCGCCGGTAACTAAAATTTTCTTCATCATAGATCCTTAAATTCAATCTTACCAGCTTCTTCTTCCATCTCTTTGTTGAAAGCCTGTAGATCGTGCCAACGCATGCGATCTGGATTGTCATGCTGTATAGTGTAGATAGCACTATTCTTTTCAGCTTCAATCATTTCACAGCTAATGACCCAATTACGACCCCCATTGGCTTCGTAAAGCATGTGATCTACGTATTCTCCTACATACTCAGACAACCCTTCGCAACTAATCAACGGAAACGTCTGAAGTTTGCAGTGGCCTAACTTGGTTAAATGTCTGAATGTATGAACCAAAGGATCGTCAGCCTGTAAGATTACTGTGTGATCAAACCAATCTTCCAGTTGACGCTTGATGGCTTTTAGGCCACCAAAATCTACAACAAACCCTTGCTTATCTAGGTGAGATGCTCCAAATACAAATCGAAAGCTACGATCGTAGCCGTGAAGCATATAACAGTCTGTATCTGACTTCCAATTGCGATAAGCGCAAGGTCCAATTTCTTTAAAAAACTTAGTACTAGTATACATTTTAACCTCCTATGGTATATAATAGCATAGGCGGCAGAATTTATCAACCGGGATGACGCCAAGACCGAATTACTTAAGGACAGTATTTATTTGTCTATAATATCAGTTCTTATTAACTTGACATCATTTTTTAGATCGTCTAGTAATTCCGTTTCGGCAATGCGTTGGTTTATCAATGCGTTAATTACATACATTGTCCAACTCCACCAACTGGTTCCAATTGTAATAGAATACCAGAAAATAAGAGGACTGTTTAATCCGTGTTTATTAATTTCTAAACTTAATACTACTAGCATTACTACTGCTAGAGATATCCATATTTGTGATTGAAATTTAAATGATTTAAGTTGGTCTTTATTAAGATATTTTTTTGCCATAATAGCTGCTCCATGAGTAATTTTATTTACTCAAGAGACCTGTGATATTATGTTATCTTATTTTATTCGATTAGTCCAAATCCGCGCCAGCTTCCGGGAGATCCTGTAGAAATACAAACCCAACCTACAAAGTTACCAGAACGAGGTTTTGAATTCCAAACAATATCGCCTACTTGATATGAACCATCTGTTGGCGCTTGGTTACCATTGGCAAACATACGGTTGCCAAATTTAATATTTCCTGCAACTTCTAATTGTTCTGAAGGATTTTTAACGCCAATTCCCATTTTTCCGTAAGCTCGTATGATAGTGCTATCTCGGTATTCTTGGCCTAATGTAATATGTCCGGTTTCAGTTATGCTGATTCTTGGAGTATCGTCAGTAACGATAGAAACACCTTTTGTATTAAAGGTCCCAAGTTTTCCATAACCGTTACTCAAATCGCCGGTTATAATAAATTCAACACTGGTATTATGATCTAAAATACTGACCACTCCGTTTGGTCGATCAGTTCCAATACCTAATTTTTGAGAATCTGGGCTATAAAATATATGATTGTCTAAAGTAAACTCGCCGTCAACTGTAAGACTTTGTAATGTTCCAACCTTTTTTAGGCTGCTATTTACAACTCCTGTTCCTAATGTATCAAATGAAAGAACTGGAGCAGTTCCGATCATAAATGACTTTTCTTCAGGAATGTCAACATGCTCTGTTAACCAAAAGCGAAGTGGGTCAGCTTTTAAAACAAACTGACGACTTGGACGTCCGCCAAGCCATAAAAATCCTGTACCAATAGAATCGCCATCTGGACTAGAAAATTCTAAAAATTGTTTTTCGTAACGTTGATTAGTAACTAATTCTGTAGTGCGTACAAACCCTGCATCAAGTACGCCGTAGATCTTAAAATCTCCTCTTACAGTTACATTTCCGTCAAGATTTTTAACTGCAATATTGTCTACAGTAAGTTTACCGTCAGTTACGGTTACTGTCTGGACAGAGGATAGGTCCTTAATACCAGTACTAGAAAAGTTACTGATTGGCCCTACAATTGAACTTCCTTCGACTACAAATGCTTTTACCATGATATGATCCGTATAGTAGAAACGCTCAAAATAGGCGTTTCTACTATTTAGCAGATCATTACTGGCTGCGCTTTTCTAAAATTTGATCAACTAGACCGTATCCTAGAGCCTCTTCAGCACTCATAAATGTATCACGATCCATATCTTCCTCAAATTCTTCATATGTTTTACCGGCGCTATTGTGCTTAACGTAGAGCTCAGTTAGACGCTTCTTTAGATACATAATCTCCTTGTATGAAATTTCAATATCAGAAGCCATACCCTGCGCCCCGCCACTTGGCTGATGAATCATGTGTCGTGCATTGGGAAGCATAAATCGTTTTCCTGGCGTTCCTGCCTGAGCTAAAAAACTACCCATACTACATGCCTGACCCATAACAAAAGTAGCTACATCTGGCTTAACAAACTGCATAACATCATAAATTGCCATACCAGAAGTAATTACGCCTCCAGGACTATTAATGTAAAAATTAATATCCTTTTCGCTATCTACGCTTTCTAAATGTAAAATCTGCGCTACAACAAGATTTGCACTATAGTCGTCAACTGGACCATTTAGAAATACAATTCGCTCATTTAAAAGCCTAGAAAAGATATCAAAAGCACGTTCGCCCTGACCAGTTTTTTCTACAACCATCGGCACCAAAGTATTATACATGTTAATTATATTCCTTATCGAGATTTACGTTTGTTAATCCTGCAACCATTTGAAAGTGATCCCATGCTTTCTTAGCAGCAGGATTACGATCTAATTCACTGCTTGGCAGTACTGTTTCTAACCAATACTCATTTCTACGAGACGGGTGTGCGCCAAACTGTCTAGGTTGATGTAATTTACCATCTTTGTATAATCTGACGGTTAATTCTCTAAACTTTTCTTCATCGTTTATATGACGGTACCATTCAGCAGCACTAGATCCTCCAAAAAGATATCCCGTCCAAATTTCTGACCAATGTTCGTCTTTAGTAGGGTCAAAATTTGTTCGAGAAATAATAACCAGAACATCTTCTTCTTCTACTCGTCCTTCGATGATATCTAGGATACATCGACTAAAACTAAGTCCAATTTTCATTTGTTTTCCTTTAATTCGTGTTCTTTAACCATTCTGTATAACGGTTCCATTTCTTCTTGTAAAATATGAGGTGCTGCAACTTCAAGTTGTTTTAAATCCCAGCCACTAGGATAATGTCTAAGAACAGCCCTAGCTCGAGCTCTTATTGATTTAGGTATACGGGGAGTTTTCTTAGGATTCATTAAATCCGCCATAAATGCTTCCGCTGCCTTTATAGCACGATATCTTTCGTCAGGTAGAGTCATTTTTATTCTACTTCTTGGTCCCAACTATAGCCAATTTCTTCAGCGTGAGTTTTACATAGTGTACGAATCCAACCTCCGCCTAATGTTTTTCCAGCAGAACCGCAAACTTCACAAGTGCGAGCACTCATATACTCTGCCATCGAAACAGCACCGCTAATATATTCATCACCGCCATTGTAATAGAAACGTAAAGTTCCGTACTTTTCTTTAACCTGGGTTGCAACAACTTCCGGAACTGTCTTAACATTTTGAGTCCAGTTAGACGGTTTTCTAAGATATTGCTGCTTGGTTTGTTCTAGATTGTCATCCTTAGCTAACCAATCTTTAGTAGATTCACCATAAAGATTGTCTAGAAAACTCCAGTTGCCGGCTGCGGCCATCTCACGATACTTTAAATCTTTTGTTGCACTTTCAACATGTCGTTGATTGTTCCAAATATGATTTTCAATAACTGCACAAAGGCCGTCAATAATATTGTACCAACCGTCGCCATGATCAAATCCCCAACACATAGCAGTGTGGGTCATAGGTGAATTACGATCTCTAAAAATTTTAGGATATTTCTCGCACAGCTTTTTATCTAATTCTTCACGCATTTAAATTACCTACTATAAAAAAATACTATATACAAAAAATAGGTAAAAGTCAATCATTGTTCTCTAAAACAATCCATCCTAGTTTTTTAAGATCTTCTTTAATTTCTTCTGTAACTACACTTTCTGCGACATAGTTACTACTATCAGCATCGTCATTCATTCCGGAGCAATACCAATTAATATAATCGCCTTCTTCTCTCATATCAGCAATAATTCCACCAGCATATCTCCAGGAACAACTCCAGGTTTCTTCTTTTAAAATTGGTATAACTTCTAGTTTTTGAAAGTTATTATTACACAACGCAGCATATAAATGTTGAGAGTAAGTCTCAGAAGAGCGAACTTTATTTAAAATCCACAAAGTAGATCTTAGATCGTATTCAAGATTATTCTTTTGCCAATTAGGATCTGATTCGTTAGATTCTTTTTGTTTATCAAAAAGATCAAACCAATTTAGATATTCTTCGCTAATTGGTTCTTTTGCTTCTAACCTTCTTTGGATGTATTTAGATTTTTGAAAGCTGCCGCGCTCTGGGCTTTTTGAAATCTTATCTTTCTTCACGATACTTGTCCTTTAACCAATGTTTATATAAGTTCCAGTAATCTTTAAAAGATATTGCCGGTTGACGGCATTCTTCTCTTTCTTTTTGATTCTCTTCATATAGTCGCATTACCCAAAATCTAAAAATTTTAAATTGACCTGTAGTAGGAATCAATGCAGTCTCCTAGAATAGAACACACGGTCATGCTCTTGGTCTATATAATCATCAAGATCTTCTTCTGAAAGATATTCGTTTGAGTTTATTTCTAACTGGTCAAGGAGAGTGCCATCCTCTGCCATCTTGTTAAGTTCGGCAATCAACTCATCTAACTCTTTTTGATCTCCGTCAAACTGATCAAAGCAACCAGGTGCAAATCTAATTTTAATTTTTTTGTTGGGCATGAAAATCTCCTTAAGTCCACAAATAATGGCGAACTTTAACTAGTCTGATCAACATTTCCTCATCTTCTTTTTCGTAGGCTTCTTCAATTTCACGAAGTTTTTTATGAATCTCGGTTGATTCTTTTTCTAATTCAGGCGTACTATTGATCATAGAGAGCCATGAATTTGGGCCTTCATCTAATGTACGATTGCAAAATTCACTCCATCCACTAGCATCCATTGCATCAGGACGTTTACGATAAACTTCAGTCCACCAATTATAAAGAGACAATATTTCTCTTGCTCCAACAGCTTGCGGAGTAAGTTCTCCTAGATGTGGGCTATCAGGTCCAACCTCATCCTCAGTGGACCGTAGGTTAGCTTGCCAGTTAAGGTTTTCTAATCCTGCTTCTGGACAGCGCCATACACCAAATTTAAACCATCCATAAGACCAAAAGGGAGATTTAAACTTTTTACGAGCTTCCACATTCCAAGCAACGTGCCACCACGCTAGTTCGATTTCAACGAAGTCAACGAGTTCACCAAATAAACAAGGAAGAAAACGGCCACCAACGTCATGCCAAGTCCCGCGGCTAAGATCGCTAGGATGAGCAACAAGGGCATGAGTACAGCCCACGTAACGATTGTTAATATAATATTTAATGTCATATAATTTCCTTACAGGCCATGTAACAAAATCTTGAATCTTATCAAGTGCTTCTTCCGCAAGCCAATAGCGGAACCCATGCAGAGATTTTTCTTCTTGATGCCAATCTTTCCATTCTTTGTCAGTACCCCATTGTGGCTTTGGTGTTCCACGTAACCAGTCTGCAAAACGGCTACAGGACCAATAATTAGAATGATACGCCATATACTTATTACCTATTAAAAGAAGTGTACTATACTATTTAATAGAGATTTTGTCAAATTTTAGGTAATATTCTGTTAATTTTTTTGATTCTAACTCTACAATTAACTTATGAGCTATTTGGGAAGTATTGTGATGAACCCATCTTTTATAAGTAAAAGTTCTGCCGTTTTTAGTTAGAAATTCTCCGCGCGGAGTTTTTTGCCATAAATCAACAGATTGGTGTAATTCGTCTAAGGATGTTGCATAAAATACGCCTACGGTTATTTTATGTATTCCGTTGATCTCAGGCATTAACGTCTCTTTTTAAATTTGTAGTAACGACCTTTATTCTTCTTTGGAGCAGGATTTTCTTCAATAGCAGATGCGGTTGCTGCATTGTCTGGGAGTTTTACACCTACTTTTTTTAACAGTCTATTAGCAGCAACAACGCCTTGTAAATTGCGATAGATCATAAGTGGGCCATCAGCATCTGGACTAATTTGATCATAATTGCGAACTTCGTACACCGGTTCAATAGGAGTAGGAATTTCGATTACATATAGCTCTTGTTCTCTACTATGTCCTTCGTTTAGATGCTCTAGATCAACAATTTCAACTACTCGACCTTCTACTAACGATTGTTCGCCAAGATGAATCCAAACTTGGTCTTTAATGTCATAATATTGTTTCATGATGTCTTTCTGTTTTTGTCTGCTTGTGAATCAAGCAGATCTTTTATAAATTTAATAGCTTTTCGATCAGTATCGTATACGTACTCGATCGCTTCGTCATCTTCCGTATGTAAAGTAACGATAACACCGTTTCTTACTTTACGTATTTCGATACTGTCGAACATGCTTTTTCCTTAACCCTGTGGCTGGGCTGATTGTACACTTAAGTTATAATTAAAGTGGAAAACACCAATGTGAGAAACTTCTCGGCTCAACTCTTGGTCACACCATATAGTGTAGCCTGCCTTTTGTGCCTGTTGACAGAAGTAAATGTCCTCACCAATTTCTAAATTAAGTTCTGGAATAAACTCCTGCAGATAATGAGGCTGAGGAATTTTTTCGTATACTTCTCGTTTAACTAAGACGCATCCATGTGGTAGAACATCAATAGTTTCCATAGCTGGACTATTGTCAGTCGTTACAAATTCTGTATAAGTTCCAGGTGCACCACTCATACCAGTAAAGTTTGGATTTGGAAAACGACGTCTGCGATAGTTAACGCCTACGATATCTTTGTTTCGCTTAAGCAAGCGAAGCGGTGTATCGGTTGGAAACTTCATATCGCTATCAACCCACCAAATGTAATCAAACCCACTCTGTAGGAAGATATCAACTAAGTTACGTCGTGCAATGGTAACAACACTTCCAATATTGAAAGCACAGTTGATTTTAATACCGTTTGCGACCATAGTAGCAGCGGCCATTGTTAAGTGCTGTGTAAATTCTGTATGTACAGTTTCCATTGCAGGAACTGCAATCATAATAGATGGCGGACGTCCGTTTGGTTGTACTACTGGTGCGGATGCAGGTGCGGCCATGGGCTTAGGTGCTGGCCTAGTTGGAATATTTAATTTGCCTTTGTTTTTCATTTTTTCCTCTATAGGTGTTGTATGCTTAATTATCTAAATTAACTGCGTAGTTAAAGAATTTTGATAAAAAGTCATTAACACACATTACACAATGTAACACCTCAGTGTAAATGTGTCAAGTGTTTATATATCTTTTTAATTAATTTTTTTATGATTGGATGATTAACGTTACGATCAAAGGTCTGCATATAAGACCAAAGATTTGCGCTTATTTCTAATGTAACTTGATTAGGGTTAGATAGATAAAAGTTAGCTGTATTAAAATCGCCGCAGTCTAATAGTTCACTGGCAATATTATGTGCGTAAGCATCTACCTCGTCAGAGTTGCCTAAATAATACTGCGCTTCTTCTTTATCTGAGTCAAATTCATCCTTTTCTAAGAAATAATCTTCAAAGTCTCTCGCACGACATTGTTTCATGTGTACAGATTCGTGTATAAGTGTATCTGCTATTTGTCTTGTAATGGAATCAAATTGTTCTCGATCCCATAGATAAGATCGATCTGATGGCCATGTAATTAAAATAAGGCTAATTGAAATTTTATTTCTTTCATCTCTTTCTTGATCGTACTCCGCATTAATTATGATGCTTCCTGGAACAGCGCCTGTAGATGTCGCATGCATTACATCGACCCTAAATCGACTACTAATAAAGTAACCAATTTTGTCAATCATTTCATCTAACGGTAAAATAACATCAACAATTTCTTCAGATAGTTCTTCTAAAATAGGTATAAGATCTTTTCTTGAAGGAACGTAAATGTCTTTTTTAGTTCTGGGACAACAGTTAAATTTTTTCACCATTTTAACCAATCTGATGTTTTATACGGCTTTCCTAGACTAACATAAGGCAAGTAATGAATTATTTTCTTTTTTAACTTTTTAATTACCTTATGATTGTGATCAAAATCAAACGCCTTCATGTACATTCTATATGTAGAATCTTTAAGTCTTTTATCAGAAAAATCGCTGTTAATATGTTTTAATATTTCTTTGTTATTTTCAAATTGATCAGACAAGTCACATGCAATGTTAAATGCGTATGCGTCAATTTCGTCATTATGCCCAAGATACTCTTGCTCAGAGCGTTGCTTACTTGATTGTGCTGTACTTTCGTATCCTGGGATATATTTGTAATTTCTTCTACGATATTGCCTAGCATGTATTACTTCGTGCAAAATTGTATCGGCAATATTAGTAGACGTCTTTTTAAATTTTGGGTAGCTAAAGTATAATTTATCAGTTTTAGACTTGTAGTGTAAACTAATAGTAATAGATTTTTGATTTTTTTTATCTTTATAACTTTCGTATACGCCTCCAATCCATGTATGATTATAAGGTGCATCTTTATTGTAAAAACTTTTAACACTTATAGGAAGTCCTGCGTTTCTTATACAGGTTCTAATAATTTTGGTAAATTTTTCACCATTAATTGATTTTTCAACTATATCTTTACGTGCTGGCCCTAAAATTTTTACCAGCATATCTCTATCCAAGGATGACCAGTCATAATATTGTCTTTTGGACATAAAAATTCCTTGTACTCTGTAATTATCTTAAAATAATGTGCCGTTAACTACGCAGTTAATTGTATTACTCTTACTCTAGATTTGCGTAAAAAGTCAATTCCGTCTGCGCTTCTGTAATCTAATTCGTAATAAACTTGGCTAATTCCAGATTGATAAATTAATTTTGCACACTCAATACAGGGCGCATGAGTGCAAAACAGTGTAGCTCCTTCGCTACTTTCTGTGGATCTTGCTACTTTAGCAAGAGCATTGCTTTCGGCATGTAATACTTCAGGTTTTGTAGTTAAATTTATCTGCCCATTTGATTGGTAAAGTTTAATTTCGCAATCGTTCTCCCACCCAGCAGGCATACCGTTATATCCAATAGATATTACTCTATCTTCTTTAACGATGATAGCTCCAACCTTTAGCCTACAAGCCTGACTTAATTCAGAAACTCGTTTAGCAAAGTCTATGTAAAGTTTTATAAATTTTTCTTTCATTAGTTTAATCTGGTGTAGCCGGGAGGATTTGAACCTCCAAGGGGAATTAAATTCTCCCGTTCCCAAACACAGCCCGGACTGCGCTGGAGCTATGCCATTCGCTTACGGCTACATGCTATTTTATAGCATACTACAATGATAAAGTCAACAGCTTAGTTTTCCCAGCCAGTATAATCAACTTGATAAAAGCTTCTCGACTCGTTAATAGCGTTGTTTAGCCTTAGATGAACAGTAAAATTTGGATCTTTGTAAGGAATAAGACCTTGTACAGAAAAATGGCAGGCTAATATTATTTCATTGTGAATTGGAGGATCAATAAAATAAGGTCTATAGTTTTGATAACAAGTAATTAAACTTGAGTATCGCGTCATCTCTTCACTACCGCCTGCAGCAAAGGTGTCACCAATGCAACAAATTTGACCTGTTGAATCCCAAGACTCAATGTGTACAACCAAAACATTGTCTTTTGGTATCTTCGTAGGCATTATGCCTTCAAATGTTACATCAGGTCTTAGTCTGACTACAAAATCATATAAAAAGTTTTGATCTTTTTCTTTATTTTGTCTCATTTGGTCTACCCTATATTGAGATAAAAATAAAGGAGCACCGTTAGGCTTAAGCATTAACGATGTATCTAAAAATTCTCCGTTAAATTTTTCAACTTCTAACCCAGATAAATTATGATGCTTAGGTAATCGAGTTCTTAATCTTTTTTCAGTATTGATTACATTTAACTCTGTCCAAGAGTTGTGTATATAAGGGTCAGGTTCAGCAGGATTCCAAAGATGAAAGAACCAATCAACTTCATAGTTTTGAAATTGATCTTCTACATCTTTAATAAGTTGTGTTGTGGATCTACTAAATCTAGGTAGTCCAGATACACAAATCGCAACCTTCATTTTTGACTGTCGCCGGGCATCACACGATAGTTGTCTTCAACTGAGTCAGGCGTACTAACTTCAATAATAGTACCCGCTTCCATGCATAATACCTGATGAGGAAATAACGGAGGATTATGCCAAGTGTCTCCGGCATTTAATTCCTTTCCTTGAACTTTAGCAGTTTTGGTATCAATCCAACGCACTAAAAACTTTCCATCGAGTATATACCAAGTTTCATCTTTATCACTATGGAAGTGCATGCTAAATTTAGCATCTTTATTAAACTTCATCATCTTGCCACAATACTTGTCGTTAGTGGCCCATATAAGTTCATGGCCCCAACCTTTTTCTACATATCCTTCAAGTCTTGTCATTAATCACCTATAAAATTGGAGCGGGTAACGAGAATCGAACTCGTACGTCGACCTTGGCAAGGTTGCAGGCTACCACTACATCATACCCGCTCAATATTTTTAATGTCTTCCTCAGTTAATACATACACTCCGCTATGTTGTACTGCAATTCCGCTAGCACGATTAGCAAAAATGATTGCATCTTCTATATTACTACTATTTAAGTAATTTGCAACCATAGCGGACAAAAATGTATCCCCTGCGCCGCAAACATCTACTACTTCTACTTTTTCCGTAGGGAACCATTTTTCTTTTTTACCATCATCTTGATTATAAGTTCGATAAACAGCCCCACGCTCCCCTAAAGTAATAATTAGAGTTTCGTTTACAGAATATCTGTTGTTATATTCTAATTCGTTAACCTTAACGTAGCATTGGCCGAATCTAGATAAATCTCTTTTCTTTGTATCGATAAAAATTGGACCTTGGTAAGTTCTACTAATATTTTCAACCAATTCATAACTTACCCAACCTTTATCGTAGTCGCTGATCACTATTGCATCAAAGGTCTTTAATCGGTCTTTTATATCTCCAAAGATTAAAGGGTCAGAAGAGACATCGTCGTCAATTCTTAGAATATGTTGTTTACTTTTGAGATCTACTATTCTGGTTTTAGTAGAATCTGTGCCAAAGTAAGAAGTGACGTCAATTCCAAATGCTTCTAAATTTTTTTGAACATTTGCTGCCATTCCTTGTCTTGTTTCCATATTTTTAAATTTAAAAACAGGAACAGGAGCCTCAGGACTGATTCTATCTACAGTACCGTATCGATAAACATCAATACAGCTATCACCTATTAATAATACTCTGTATTTTTTCTGTTGTTGAATATCCATTGAGGTACTCATAAAATTTTATTTCCTTGCAGTATTCTGAACCTATGATAGGTTTATTTTTATAGTCACTGCCTTTGACCATTATATCTGGAGCAAATTGTTTGATCATATCTGCTAATTCTTCGTCACTATCAAATATACGAACTTGATCAACATATCTGAGAGCAGATAACATCAAAGCACGTTCTCCTTGAGGATTAATAGGACGAGATGATCCTTTAAGTTCTTTAACTCTCCGATCACTATCTATAAGTACCATCACGTAAGAATTAGTAATTCCTCTAGCATATGCTAAAAGATTAAGGTGTCCTAGGTGTAATACGTCAAAGCAACCGTTAACTACAACTCTTGTCATTACGTAACTTTTCTCTTTTATCCCAGTTTTCTTTTGCTCTAGCCAGTTGTTCTTCGTTAAGATTGTGCCACCCTACACACTGTTTAATTGGGCTACGGCCGCAAGGGCAAGAACCCATTCCTCCAAAAATTTCTTCCCAGTTCTTATCAAATTCTGCCTGAGAAACTGATAGTGGCCTTGCTCGACTTCCCTTACTCATTTAAACTCCTTAGAATGTATATAGTATATATCATACTTGCTATTATGTCAAGAAATTATCGTTTTTTAAAGAATACATTAATTTCGCAACCATATTGGTCATTCCATTCTCTTCTAGGAATGTCAAACCCTTTTGAAAACAAAAATTCAATCATTTCTTGTTCAGTATGGTTTTCTTTATATAATTTAGAATTTTCGTCTCTAGCACACTCTACTACTCCTTCTTGAATAAGCTCTATATAATCTCCCATTCCTTGAAGGACTTTTAAATCACTGCCTTGCGTGTCGCAATGAAAGAAATCAATTTTATCAATGTTTAAATTATTTCTTCTAAACCAGGTATCTAATCTAATTACTCCAACGTCAATGATTTCTATTGTACGAAATTCTGGCCCACCGGGCCACCCAGGCCATATTTCGTTGATGTTATCACTAATTTCATTTAAAGAACTGCAACCCCAGTCAATTCCAATATTAAACTTAGAAATTCCGTCAAAGTTACTAACAGCGTGCGGAATGATATGGTATCTATTAGAGAATTCTTTACTGTGCCATGCTAGGTATTGGGTTAGATAAGGAGTTGGTTCAAAAGCATATGTTTCAACATAAGGATTAAGCTTAGTTTTTTCCAAGCTATCGGTTCCAGTATTTGCTCCTATATCAAACAGTATATACTTGTTTTCCATTTATCTTTGGTGCTCCTAACAGGATTCGAACCTGTGTTATCCGACTGAGAATCGAAAGTCCTGGGCCCGTCTAGACGATAGGAGCTATACGTTAATCAGCATTGCGGGTAATGTAATTAGTTCTCATTTTAGTTGGAGCAAAAAATTCAGAGACTACAGCCTTGGCTTCTTCTATATTATAATCTTTGCAACTAAAAATATCGATGTAGGCAGTATTGTCAGGGTTAACAAAATGTGCACAAATATTACTGGTGGTAATGAGCTGCATTAAGCTGTAACCTTCTTTTGGATCACCAGGAAGCAAAAATTCAATAATTGGTTCGCCAAAAGCAGTCATGTCGATGCGCTTAACTAATTCTTTGGTAAAACGATAAATTTGCTCACGATCTTTTATATTATCGTTGCAACCCGAGCAATCCAGCATCAAATGATATCCCCAGTAAACAGCCATTTAGGTCTCCTTAAAAGTGTTGGTTCGGTTCGTCAATCGTAGAACAGTGCGCACTGTCTCTAGATCCCTGCATACGCCGTAGTCATACTACTTGTCCTATACCGAAAGGTTGGATGGCGAGATTATTTATCAATGAAATGTCTGATTGATTCTTTTGGATAGCCTAAGAGTTTTCCAATTTTAGCATGTATCAATTTAATTTCTTTAGGATCAGTAGCAGCGTGTAATTTTGGCCAAATCTTTGATAATTTGCGGCCTCTCCATTCCTCTCCAGGCAGAGTTACAATAAAGTCTGTTTGTGTTCCTCTAGTAATAGGAAAAGGACCAATTAGAACAATTTTCTTTGCATGTATGTAAGGAGCAAAATATTGATTTAATTCTTTTTGTGTAATAACAGCAGCAGGCTTCATACCTTTAAGCATTAAGTTTAGTATCTTGCCTTCGTGAGGTCCTAAGTTAGGATTTTTTGAACTAATTCCCACACTTAGTCGACCAGACGAATCTGTAGGATCAAAAGGTACGTTTTCATAATCCTTTACTGAATAATCAAATTTACCTTCTAGTATTTCTGTAATACGCATCTTGTATTTATGGCGCCCCTGGCAGGATTTGAACCCACAACTTCTTGGTTCGAAGCCAAGCACTCTATCCGTTAAGTTACAGGGGCAATAAACAAATAAAGGGTTAGACCTTGCGATCTAACCCTTTAATAGCAGTAAACTCAAATTATTTAGATGTGTTCTTATCAGCTAAAGACCCAGTTGTTATAGAACGTAACCAAACAATTACAACACCTAGAAGCGGGCCAACAACACCTAGTTGTTCAGGAGTAATACCTACTCCATTTAGTCCAGACTGAAGAGCTGAAAGAGCAGCTACTAATACACCTAACCAAACTGTTTTTGACTTTACCGCACCTTTTAGAGTTTCCATTGTAAATCTCCTTTTTATTTGTGTTAACTTAACACTAAAGTATTTATTATAGATTTAGAGCTTTAGCAACACTTTCTCTTGTCCAAAGACCCATGTATCTTTTAGAAAACCCTTCATACGTATCGTCTATTTTAGCTAACGGTTCTGAAAAATTCCACGGGCTAGCTGTTAGATTTAACAATCTGTAATCGCCGTTTAATCCGTCTTGATTTTCCTGAAATACTACGTTATCTGGTCCAACGGTATCAAAACAATGTGAAGTTGTTAGTATGTAAGGAATAGAAGAATTAACAAAATTTTTGAGGGCCTTAAGAATATTCTCGTTAGTTAAGTGAAACAAACAATCTCTACAAAACCAAACATCTGCGTCCGGAAAACGATCATTGCAGATATTATTAACTCTAAATGACCATTTATCGTTGTCAAACTTATCTCTCATATCTTGGATAAGTGTTGATACAATATCTGCTCCTATGTATTGCTCATAATGAGTAGATTCTAATACTAGGGGCATCCATGTCATATCACCACATGGTGCATCGTATATTCTTTTTAAATTATATTTTTCTAATAAATTTGGTAATTCTTTACGGAGATTTTCAGTATACCAAAGGGTAGATCCAATTCCGCTTTTAGGCAGGGTAACTCCGTTACCCCATTGTCCATTATTGTAAACTACAGTAAAGATGTCTCTTTCGTGCCACACATAACTTACTCCGGGTAATCTTTCTAACGACATATTGTTTCCTTATAATTGGTCGGGAAGACAGGATTCGAACCTGCGACACCCTGCTCCCAAAGCAGGTGCTCTACCAAGCTGAGCTACTTCCCGAATCTTGGTACCTCGTGACAGAATTGAACTGCCGTAGCTGCCGTGTAAAAGCAGAGTTTTACCATTAAACTAACGAGGCTTTGTATTTTTGCAAATAACTATTTCTCTTTGTAAATTTTTTATATCTATTACCTTGACCTTTACTGCCAAAATTTTCTGTTTGACTATGGCAATTAGGACAAAGTAATCTTAAATTCTAAGGACTTTTCTCGCATCCAAGAATGCGCCAATATTAACGACATTGGAGCCGTCGCGATTGGTGCCCACTGAGAGATTCGAACTCCCGACCTACTGATTACAAATCAGTTGCACTACCAGCTGTGCTAAGTGGGCATATATCTTTATTTACTCTGTGTCGGTCTCACCAGACTTAATTTCTCGTCCGCTACGAACTCGAGAACGAGATTGATAATGCATATCCGCTTGAATAATCAAACGCTTCGTTTCTCCCCTCTCATGCGGGTCCTGAATCTTTGAAAGAAGACGCTTAGATTCTGAAGACATTTTATAACTTGCTGTTGGTTTGTACACAAAGTTTCCTTTAAAAAATATGGCGGAAGGTATAGGATTCGAACCTATGCGCCCCTATTAGGGACGGCAGGTTAGCAACCTGCTGCTTTAACCGCTCAGCCAACCTTCCTTAACAATTTATTTAACAATTATATATTCATATAAAAAAATGTCAACGATTTTTAAGATGAATATCTAACATATATTTTGCCGATTCTTCTGTAGTACAGTGTTTTAAGAAATGTTGATGTATCTTTTCTTCCATTTCATAATAATAATCCATGTTTTCTTTAATCCAATCGCCGCCTTTCTCTCGGCATACAGTTAAAATGTCAAATAATTCTTTTTTAGGTAACGTAGTTAGAATACTATTAGGGCAATGATCTATATCTAAAAATAAAGGTATGGCTCTCGAACCCATAATTTCGTAATGTCGCATACAGTCCCATCCGCCTTTTTTTATTGTTACTCCAAAGCAAGATTTATTATATTCATTGTAATAATCTTCTTCTTTAAAAAAAGAAAAAGAAGAAGCTGCTCTAGGATCAGGAGCAGCCATCATTTTTGATTTATTAAAATTAGGTTTTTGAATTTTTTCTTTTGGGAAAGAAAAAGAAATAGGATGTACAGATCTATTATAAGGATGAACATTTTCTCTTTTAAAATATGTTGCTTTCCCTAAAAGATTTTGATCACAAAGATGAGTTTCATCAGTACCATCTAAAACTATAATTTTATTGTGCGGATATGACTCTAGCATTTGATAATAATAAGGTCCTGGCAACTCAGCTCTTGAACAGATGATGATATCAAAGTAGCTAGATCGTATTTTATGTTCTATGTCTGTTCGATCAACATTGTCAGAATCTATTGAGGAATACAAAGTAAATCCTCTGCCATATACGTCGTTAACTAAACTACGCTTTCCAGAAGTAAACTCATCTTTATACATGTACCATAGTTGCGGTACATCTACAACTTCTTCACCTAGACTTTTAAGCCCATGAAATATTGAATCTGAAAGGTAATCTTGGTATCGATCAACCCAGTTTCGTGTAATTAAAATCTTCATAATTTAACTCTACTAAAATGAGTATCTAAGATATATTTTGCTAATACTTCTGTAGTGCAATGTTTTAAGAAATGTTGATGTATCTTTTCTTCCATTTCGTAACAGTAACTTAGATTTTGGGTAAACCAATCAAACCCATCTTGAAGGTGTTTATTTAAAATTTCTAACAACTCTTTTTTTGGCAATGTAGTACAAGTATATTCTGGACAGACATCTATACCATAAAATATAGGAATAGATCTACAAGCCATGATTTCGTAATGTCTCATGACGTCCCAACCTACTTTACATTGTGTATAAGCAAATAGAGATTCGTTATACTCATTATAATAATCTTTTTCGTTATCAAATAGATAAGATCTATTATAGTTTGGTTTAATTTGAGAAATTATTTTAGATTTATTATAATTTACCTGTTGAATTTTTTCTTTAGGAAAAGCAAAAGAAATTGGAAAAATATGCGGATCAGAAAACCTTAATTCTCTTTTGAAGTAAGTTCCGCAAGTTGTTAGATACGTAGAGTAAATTTTTTCAGAATCCTGTCCATCAAGTATTATAATTTTTGATGGCGGATAATTTTCTAAAATTAAAGATAGATAAGGTGTTCCGTAATCTATTCTAGCAATAACAATAAGATCAAAATATCGATTACGAATTTTTAATTCTATATCTGTGCGATCTATTAAATCTTCGTCTAGGGTTGCAAAAATAGTAAACCCCCTTCCATAGAGATCGTTTAGGTTATTCTTTCCAGAACCAAACTCATTTTTATACATGTACCAAAGTCTTGGTACATCTATAACTTCTTCTCCTAAACTCCGTAAGCCGTGAATAACAACATCACAAAGATAGTCCTGTTGCATTCGTTTTTCTTGATTAGTATCTATATGTCTAGTATAAAGTATTTTCATTATTAAAATGGTAGCGCAGCTTGGAGTTGAACCAAGTTCTCCGGATTATGAGCCCAGCGTAGTGCCGTTCTACTACCGCGCAACAATTGATTGGTGGAGATGGAGGGAATCGAACCCTCAAGTGCGCGATGCAAACGCGCCAGTTTCCCGTTAGCTTACATCCCCGTGAACATATTTATTTAATAATTTGGTTGAGGGTCGTGGATTCGAACCACGATAAGCGGCTTCAAAGACCGCGGTCCTACCTTTAGACGAACCCTCAATTGTTAACTTATTATATTCTTTTACCATGCAAAAGTCAAGTACTTTTTAAATACTGTCTATTGAATAATTGTATCTACGAAAATCACATTCGTAAAGTTCAGAAACTAAGGCTTTTTCTGTCTCTCCGTAGAATTCTTTTATCCTGAAGTTAGCATTAGTCCTAATTTTTTCAGGAAAATGATTTGCTATAATTGCGTCTGGCTTTCCAATCTGTTCTAATACAAATTTAAAATCATTTTCAAAATTTTCAAATCTACCTATAAAATCATAGGAAATTCTAGAATCTTTAATTAAAAGAAACTGCGGAGTCCAATGCGTATTTTTAGTTAAATTTTCGTCTTTTTTAAGAGCTAGTAAAAATTCTTTAAAAGAAATTTCTTTATTAAAATCTAAATTTAAAGCATCGTAATATTCGTGATATTGTTGCGAATCAGGCACAATGTTTTTTGATTGAATTTTATCAAGGTAGCAAGATAAAATTCGTGTATAAGGATTCCTGATAAATGTAAATTTAAATAATTTTTTAGAATGAAATATATCATGAAAAGACATTCCAGAATTGCTTATTCCTTTTAATGTCGTCATACTTTTTATTGGGATTTCGCTTATATCTTTTTCGCAACCTTCTATTTTTTGAAGGGTTCTTTTAATTACTGTGCAACATACCTTAGGAACTTCCATGTATAAGAAAGAATAATTTAATCCAATATTGGTGTTATATTCTAGTCCTTCTGAAATTATGTTATTCACAAATTATTTATTTTTAAGTCTGGCACCGGATGAGGGAATTGAACCCCCGTTAACGGTTTTGGAGACCGCTGTAATACCATTATACCAATCCGGCAAAATAAAACAGGATGCGCATTTTTCAAATTTCAAAGTTTGATTTTTTATTTGCTGTAGGCATCCTAAAACTTTTATAACTGGCGACCTCGGCAGGATTTGAACCTGCGACCAATAGCTTAGAAGGCTACTGCTCTATCCACTGAGCTACGAGGCCATTTAAATCTGGAGCGGAGTACGGGACTCGAACCCGTTTAGCAAGCTTGGAAGGCTTGAGCACAACCCATATGCCAACTCCGCATAACTTGGTGCGAGTGAGAGGATTTGAACCTCCACGCCGTAGGCAACGGCTTCTAAGACCGTCGTGTATACCGTTCCACCACACTCGCTCAAATTTTAATATCTATAAGAATCAGACTTAAATGGACCATCAACTGTTACACCGATGTATTCAGCCTGTTCCTTAGTTAATGTAGTAATTGTAGCACCTATCTGTGCTAAATGCAACCTAGCTACCTTTTCATCTAGATGTTTTGGCAATATGTAAAGTTTGCCTTTTTCATAAGCAGATGAATTAGTCCATAATTCAACTTGGGCTAATACTTGATTAGTAAATGAGTTACTCATTACATAACTAGGGTGCCCAGTAGCGCAACCTAAGTTAACTAATCGACCTTCAGCAAGTATAATAATACGCTTGCCATTTGGGAAGATGACATGATCTACCTGAGGTTTAATATTTTCCCAGGTATATTTCTTTAATCCAGCAATATCAATTTCGTTATCAAAATGTCCAATGTTGCAAACAATAGCATTATTTTTCATTGCCTGCATATGGTCGTGTGTAATAACATTGATATTGCCCGTAGCGGTTACAAAAATGTCTGCCTTATCAGCAGCATATTCCATAGTAACTACACGATAACCTTCCATTGCTGCTTGTAGTGCGCAAATAGGATCAACTTCAGTAACCCAAACCTGGGCACTAAGTGCACGTAGTGCTTCTGCAGAGCCTTTACCTACGTCGCCGAACCCACATACGACTGCGGTCTTACCTGCAATCATAACGTCAGTTGCGCGTTTAATTGCATCAACTAGGCTTTCTCTACAACCGTATAAATTATCAAACTTACTTTTGGTTACACTGTCGTTAACGTTAATAGCACGGAATGGAAACGCACCTCTATTAATAGCTTCAATAATACGATGTATTCCTGTAGTGGTCTCTTCACTAACTCCTACAATGTTATCAACAAGCTGTGGACACTTATTCATTACATACCAAGTAAGGTCGTGGCCGTCGTCGAGGATCATGTTAGGCGACCAACCATCAGGTCCTTTTAACGTCTGTTCAATGCACCACCAATATTCTTCTTCTGTTTCGCCTTTCCAAGCAAACACAGGAATACCTAAGTCTGCAACTGCGGCTGCTGCATGATCTTGCGTTGAAAAGATATTACAACTCGACCAGCGTACACTGGCACCTAGTTCTACTAGAGTTTTAATTAAAACAGCAGTCTGAATAGTCATATGTAATGACCCTGCAATTCTAGCACCTTTTAGTGGCTGTTGTGATCGATATTCTTCTCGAATAGCAACCAATCCTGGCATTTCAGTTTCTGCGATAGCAATTTCTTTATGGCCCCACGCGGCTAGCCCAATGTCTTGAATTTTATAATCTTTCATAATTTCCTCAAAAAGTTTTTATTACTTATACAAGGAAATGGAGCACCGGGTCAGATTCGAACTGACGGCTTTAGAGTTTTGCAGACTCTTGCGTTGGGCCACTCCGCCACCGGTGCAAAATAAAACAGGATACACAATTTAGTGCTCTACCAACTGAGCTACTAGTCCTAAGACTAGGCGGGAATTGAACCCGCGACCACTCTCTTGACATGAGTAATTTACGTTGCTGTAGGCATCCTAAAACTGGTAGTAGTGATCGGACTCGAACCGATGATAGACACCGTATGAAGGTGCTGCATTAGCCACTATGCTACACTACTAAAAATGGCTGGAGTGATAGGATTCGAACCTATGACCATTCGCTTAACAGGCGAACGCTACTACCGCTGAGCTACACTCCAACAAACTGGCGACCCGTACGGGACTCGAACCCGTAACCTCTGACGTGACAGGCCAGTGCTCTAACCAATTGAGCTAACGGGCCAATAAACTGGCGCTCCTTACGGGATTCGAACCCGTGTTCCTGCCTTGAAAGGGCAACATCCTAGGCCTCTAGATGAAAGGAGCTAAAATAAAAACTTTTTAAAGAGCATGTTAACTATGTCTTAACATGCTCGTACTTTAACAAAAAACTATTAAACTGTCAACTAGTTTATACCTTACCCCAGATTTGTAAGGAAATTCTATTTTCTGGAGCTAAAGGACTTAGTGGAGTAACAAAATGATTAACCTTGCCTTTATTAAGAGCCATGCTATTGTATTCAGGAACGTGCCCGTGTATTTCTCCGTTATCTGAATCTTGCCACATGAACAGTCCACCCCAATCTAAATTCCAGTTTTCGTTTAAGTAAATTGTAGCTGCCCATGCATACGCCCAATCATTATGACTACTAATTGCGGAATGCTTATGCCACATATAATGTTGTACCGCCATTGTAGTACAAGGGGGCATAATGTGCAATATGTCGTTTCTGACCATTTCACCTATTCTGTGGCTGCACATCGTTGAAGTAACCACTCCAGTGACGCCAACTTTAATTTCTTCTCCCCAAAAATGATCGCTACATCTCCAAACTGGTTGTCCTAAGAAATTTGTTCTTTCTTCTAAAACAGCAGCTAGAGTTTCTGGTCGTAAAACATTTTTAAAAATCTGTAGATTACTCATAATTTTTTACCTAAATTTAGGTCCAGTTGCCCACCAGACTATTGATCTTCTAGTACCTGATGTTAACGGACATACTCTGTGCAGTACCCATGACGGAAATGCTACAATTCTTCCTCTACGTTGATCAAGTGTAACTGGATTTTGAGTATCTGGTTGAAATTGTAATTCCCCACCAGTATATTCGCTATTGTCACTAAGAACTAGAGTAAACGATAGTTTTCGAGGAAATATCATATAAGGAGGTAAATCGTTACCGTAGATTAAATCAGTATGAAACTCATACCGTGATCCTTCCCCTTGATATTCGGCATATTGAAAATAATCAAAGCCTAATAGATCAAAGTTAAAACATTCAGAATTAACATACTCAGTGATACTCTTCATTCTATCAAAGATCCAGAAAATGTCTGGATTAAATTCATAGATAACACTCTTAGATCTTCTGGCATCTGTTAGGTTAGCCTGTTCTGCTCCGCCAATAGTCATAGAATCTATTAATGGCTTAGTAAGGCAAAACTGTTCAATTGCCTTTAATTCATCTTCTGATAAAAAATTATCCCAAAAGGCATAGGGATACATAAACCTACCAACTTGTTGTGTTTGCCAGGTTAATCTAGTTGATTGCATGATAACTCCTTTTCTAGTGCTGGTATTTAAGAATTAATATTTTAGCATTGTAAGAATCTGGTACCCCCGGCCGGACTCGAACCGACACTGTGCGCTAATCTGGCGCCAAAGCCTGTGTATAAAACAGGTGTTCTACCATTAAACTACAGGGGCATTTTTTTATTTTTGCTAATATATACTATTTTATTAAAGATGCAATCTTTTTAGCAATCAAAATTTGAAATAAGAGAACGCCCCATAAAAGGGGCGTCCGTTATTAGATAGATTATATTCGATTTTTATCTGAAGTTTTAATTAAGCCTGCTAGGCCTTGTTTTAACGAATACATAAACATCTTGTCATGAATCAACGACGCACATTTGAAAGTATTATTAATGCTGTGGCAAGTTTCGCAGGCATCGCTGGTGCTAGGATGTCCGGGGGCATAGTCTATCTTACCTAGTGCTGGATGGTGCGCACCGTCATGGCAAGTAACACAGCCTGATGTGATACCACGATGTATTTCAGCAAGCGACATGCCCCAAGCATCGCTATTGTGTGAGCTAGTGTCTTTAGTAACGTGGCAAGTACCGCAGTCTGCAGTGGTTGGAATGTGATCTCTTGGTTTACCCATGGCCGCATAAGTGGTGTAGGAACCGTTATGACAGCTGTCGCATCTTTGTCCACTCACGCTAGCGTGATTCATTTTCCATGTAGCAGTAAAGCTAGTAGTATTATGGCAAGAATCGCAACTTGTAGTTCCAATTGGAGGATGCAATGCTGATTTCCCTACAGTAGCAGATGAAATTTGACCACTAGGATTTCCGTTGTGACAGGTTGCACAGATTTTTGGAGTTCCTAGGAATATTCCACCAGCATGGCAACTCGCACACGTACTACACTTACCAGTAGATAAGTGAGCACCAGTTAACGGAAAGTTAGGGTGTATAGTCTCATATAACGTACATTCAGCAGCTTCTGCTGAAGGAGAAAAGAATAATGCTCCTGTAACAACAGTTGGCACACTAATAAAAGAAAAAAGTAAACCTAACATTACAGTGACTGAAGTTATTAACTTTTTAAACTTATTCACAATTCTTCTCCTCAAATATACATTATTTATACAAATGTAGATTTTAAAAATCTACATAGATTATATTAATTAAATGAATTACGGTTAGGGTTATGGCAACCACTATAATTACAGTCAACAGCAGCTACGGTTATTTTTACACCATTCCTAGTTACCGTTTTAGGATGATCATTTGACATTCCTTGTGCACCATAGCTGGTATACATACCATTATGGCAACCTTTACACATGACCGTAGGGTATCCAGTATTGTGTATCATCATCTGAGTTATTCCGTTTTTGTTATTAAAAGCTAAGGTATTATGACAACCTGCGCAATCTAATAACAACGTAGGTAAATGTTTGGCGCTCCTTCCTACTGTTGTCCATCTAGGATCTCCGTTATGACAGGAAATACACATTCTTGGAGTTCCTATCCATACAGGGTTACCTGCAGGAATATGGCAATATGCACAGGTCGTACACTTTCCTGTACTTAAATGAGCTCCGGTTAATGGCCATAATGGATGTAATTTTTCATATGCAGTGCACTCTGCTGCTGAAATTTGATAAGAAAAAAATAAAAGAAAGATTGTAGATAAAATTTTAAAAATCATGACGTATTCCAATATAGAAATTTTGATTAGTATTAGGTAAAGATTGATTTAGATAAATGTTTTTACCTATAGATATACCGTACTGGGTTTCAATTGAGGTTTGATCACTTAGAGAATGTATTTCTCTTAAGATTAAACTTAAAGATTTATTTGTGCCATAACTTTGCGCATATTCGTCCGCTCTTAAAATACCAAAAAATATATCTTTTTTACCATTAAATTTAAAACTGTCTGCAAGTGTAATATATCGAGCTTGTATCTGTCCAGTGGTTTGATTCATTACTATTTCAAATGTATTGCCTGCTATTTTAAAATTTTCCGCTCTTAAATGTAAATTATAAGAATAGTTATTATTTTGTCCTACCTGTACAGGGACACTATCAAAGTTTGGAGTTAGATCAAACCCTGGTGTAGTTGATAAATTTGTTTTCTGCCAATTAAAAGTAGCGGTCCAATCTTCATTTAAAGGCTTACTAATACCTAATACCAAAGCTGAAGCAGTTGGGGTTGTATCAGAAATGTAATGATAGATCTCTGAAGAACTTAATCCTGATTCACTGACCAAACTTCCTACTGAATTATATACCTGTTTATCAGGACTTAATAATCCTATTCCTAATCCAACGTCTCCAAATGGCATTGGGCTTCTTCTTTTTTCATAAACACCAAATAAACGATATCCTTTAACTCCTGTACTTCCTTGAAAAGTTATAGAATTCCATGAGTGGTATAAGGTATCGTATTCAGTTCTTAGAATTCCTGTATTTGCTCCTTTATGATACCATACTTCGGTGCCAATTGCCATTCGTTCTAAAAATCCATCTGCAGTTCCTCTATTTAAATATCCACCTAGAGTTAAAGATGGTCCTCGTTCGTATGATATTTCTGTTCCTATAAATTTTCTATTTGTGTTGTTTCCTGGGCCAACGTAAGGGGATCCAGCAGCAGCTTTAATTTTAATTTTATCGTTTAAAGAAATTGTTGTAGAAAGACCATCAAATTTACTTATTGCACCTGCTTCGGGAGATTGTCTTCCTGCTCTTATATTATACTCTTTCCAAGAATCGTCAAAATCAACATAAGCTAATCCTAAATTATTCCTATTTCCTTTCTTACCGGTTAAATCTCTTACTTCTGTTAATCTTATTTTAGATGTAAGAGAATATTGATTATGTTGCCATTGATATAATAGATTAATTCCAGTAATCGAATTAATCTGTTTATTGTTCCATTGCAGGAATTTCAATTCATCTGAGTTTGAATCTGAGTAAAGATACTCTGAAATTGAACCACTTAGTTCCTGTTTATCGCCTTCTCTTGGTTTTTGTTTTATTGCGCTTTTATTAATATCAAACCCTTCAGGAGTTTTAAAAATTTCTAGCGCCATTAGTCTTTGTTTGACTCTAGTTCTATCTTCGTTATCTTCTGGATAAAGTGCAAGATACTTAGAATACTCTCCCATTGCTTTATCCCACTTTTTTGATTTTTCGTAGGCGTATCCTAACATTTCGTGTGCAGTTTTTGCGTAATCACTTTTTAACGGTTGACTTAAAATAACACTTCGTAAATTGGTTATTGCTTGTTCGTAATTTTCAGGTCCACTAATTAATAATGCTCTAGCTTCGTCTATTAATATTTGAGGATCTCGAGTATCTAAAAAAATTTTTGGTTGTTGATCTTCTTGAGTTTCTTGGACCGTAGGCTGAACTAGTTCTGGAGTATTATCTGTTGTTTCTATAGAAGTAATATCTTTAGGACCAATATGAGTTGTTGTACGAGTATTTTCTACAATTGGTTTAGTAAACTTAAAAGGTATTTGATTAGTTTTTTTTTGTTCTGCTGGAGTAGGTACAGGTATAGATACTAGCTCTGTATTATTAAAATTAAAATATCCGGCGTAAGATGTTAACCCTAATATAACTGCAATTGACCTAGATAAAGTCTTACTTTTCTTTTGCGGTTTTTTTGTAACAAATACTGTTTTATCTGTTATAACTTTATTTTCTTCTAATAAAGAATTAAGATTTTCTTTAGGTAATACTTTTTGAGTTTTTAATTTATTAAGCGTATCTTGAACACCAAGATCACTATCCAATAGGCTGTTCAGAGTAGATGTAAAATTTAAATCATCAAATAGATCATTAAAATTTGTAGAATCTATTACAGCCTGTGGCGTCACAATATTCCCTCTATAGACAGATTTTTATCTATTTATAGGATAATATATGTACATTAATAATAGAATGTTGAGAAAATATGTATGATTGCTGTTAAAACTAGCATCCCTACAAAAGGTAAATGCACTATGTGCCACCACTTAAATAGAATTTCCCAGCCTGTTCGATGATAAAGGAATCTGCCTATAAATCCGCTTATTGCAACTATAATCATAGACCAAAGGGCCATATTGCTGTTGGTTGCTCCTAATTGGTAACCACAATGATATAGAATGCTAATTGGTCCAAAAATACCAAAAAGCATATGTATATCAAACCATTTTCTTAGTATTGGTGTACGCTCTAACCATCCCCAAGTTGCACGTTTCTTAATGCTATATAAAAATAGTAAAGTCATCATAATAGCTCCGGCCCATCCTAGAGCGTAACCTAAATCTTTTTTAGGAGTAAGATAAAGGTGAAGCGGTAAGAAATAACCAACTACTGTTAAAACTCCAGCGAAGGCCGCCACCTTCTTTTCAGTCCTGGTCATTTCTTAATATATGAGGCTATGATCGTTCCGTAAGAACCAAGTCCAACGCCCCCATTAGCGGCAGGGTCGTCAGCAAAGGTTGATGTAAATCCGGGAATAAAGATTCTAATAGATCTGTCAGCTATTACACCAAGATAGCTGTTAACTTGTAAATTTTTAGAAGTCTGTACATCAACACCTGAATACTGTTCAGATTTAAATCCCTTAGGGTGAGTATGATAAATTGCTACAATTTTATAGTCTGCCGGAACTTTTGCAATGTAATCAACTCTATCTGTATCTTTATCTGTTACCGGAAGAGATGCATAATACTTGTCACCGTTAACGACAACAAATCCGCCGTATTCGTAATCACTAGATTTAGTTTCACTCATAGCAATTTGCAGCATAGCAACGGCTGCGTCGTCTGCACTAGAATAGGGAACGGTTAAATCTACAGTAGCAGCAGGTGGCGGAGGAGGTTTTCCACAACTAACTAGAATTAAGGACAATACAACAGAAACTAGTAATCTCTTCATATCGATATTTAGTAATTGATAATGCTATGCTTTAATAGTAAGTGTAGAATTATCGAGTTTTAGTACCATTGGTGTTTGTGTACTAACTGGTACAGTTGCCGGCTGCGGAGCAGAGGACTCAACCGCAGGAGTAGGTGAATATACAATATCCTCAGAATTTAACTTTGGAATTTCAGGAATGCCACCACTAACAGTTAGTGCCATTTTACTAGCACGTTCAACTCGAAGTAGTGCTTTGTCTGCCTGTTCTTGTGCATACTTGGCATGTGCTTCTGCCACTTCCTTTACTTTTTGTGCAGCAGTTGATGCACGGGTTAATGCTTTTTCGTAAAGTGCTCTAGCCATGTGAACGTCTTTCATCGCTTTCTCAGCAATTACTTCTGCTTCACTAAGCAATTTTTCAAAGTCTAACACAGCTTCTTTAACTACCATTTCTACCTTCTTAACTTCAGTTTCTGCTTTTTTAACTTCAGCTTGAACAAAGTTTTCTACTTTCTTAACTTCCGTCTGAACAAAGTTTTCTGCTTTCTTGACGTCTTTTTCAATTACGGTTTCTACTTTTTTAACCTGTTCTGCAACTTTATCTTTTTTGAAAATGTCTAACATGCTCATAAATGTTTCCTATTTGTAAATATTTATGAATATATACCAAGTTTAATTTATTTCAATTTAAATTGCAATCTATTTTATACCAATTTTTAAACCTTTCAAACCTTGGTAAATATTTAGAGGAAATAAAAAATGGATGAATTTTTAAGTATAGTAACTGATGTTGGGTTTCCAATTGCTGCGGCTCTAGCAGCAGGCTATTTTGTATTCCTTACTCTTAAATTTATTCTAGCCGGAGTAACGTCTAGTGTTAGCAGCATGGGTAATATTATTAAAGGGTTAGATACTCGAGTAGATACAATGAATAATGATCTACATCGTATTGATGTAAAGGTTAGTCATGCATTAGGGTTACAGCCAGATTTTAATCGTATTGCTCGAGCAGATCAAGCAGACCAACGTAAGGATTAATTAAAATGGACGGAACATCTTTAGTAAAAGCAATTAATCAATACGGATTTCCTATTATTGCAGCAGGCGGTATGGGATACTTTGTTTATTATGTCTGGACCTGGGCTACTAGCGAAATTGCTCCTGTTGTTGATCAAGCTATGGGAACACTTATTGCTCTTATTGATCGTATTCGTATGCTAGATAACGATATGATAAGACTTAATCAAAAAGTAGAAACAGCTTTGCAATTGCGAGGCGAACGCATTGAGAAAGAACGTATTCAAGCTGAAATGCGCATTAACCGAGAAGATAATAAGTAATTTATTTTGAAGTAGCTCGATATACTCCGTCCCAGTCTTCTGATAAGGTAGTCCACTTCATATCTTCGCAACGTTGCATCCACATGTCGTAATACTGATCCATTAATCCGTTAAGTTTTCCTTTTAACGAATTACATAATATTATTGCAGTATTAAAATCTGTTGCCCTATAATAAGACAGCATTTGATTATGCAAGTCTACATCTTCTTGACTTACGCAACCTATTGGACCTAACACAGTAAATATGTTTACACCCTGTGTTTTTCCTTTGACTGCAATGCAATCAAGTTCTATAACTTGGTATTCGTCTTTAACACGATCAGCAGTAACCGGGCCTAATACAATTAGGACACCGTAGTTTTTGCTTTGTCCTTCAAGTCTACTAGCAAGATTTACTGCGTCACCTAAGCAGGTATAATCAAACCTTTGTTCAGACCCCATATTACCTACTACAACTACACCGGTATTAATTCCAATACCCATACCAAAAGGAGGAACACCTTCTAGTTCAACTTCCTTGTTAAATTTCTCTAGGTCTCCTAACATATCTAAGGCACTTTTAACAGCATCTTTGCAGTGCTTAGATTCATCAAGCGGAGCGTTCCAAAATGCCATTTGAGCATCGCCAATATATTTGTCTAGAGTTCCGTCATTCTCTAGTATTCTTTTAGTCATTGCAGTCATATAGCGATTCATAATAGACGTTAGCCCTTGTACATTCTTACCGTAGTGTTCGCTAATTGCAGTAAACCCACGAACATCAGTAAACATAATACTCAATTCTTTTTCTTCACCACCTAATCTTAGTAGGCTTGGATCTTTAATTAGTTTAGCGACTAGGTCTGGACTTAGATAACTTTGGAATTGTTTTCTAATCATTTGCTTCTGAAAAAACTCATCTAGAAATTTTACCATGTAAGCGTGTAATGCAATTAAGATTATGCCTGCGGTAAAAGTAGTAGCATCAAATAAAAATAGATAGTGTTGATAAACATACATACTACCTAATACACCGCCAACAGCAAAAATTACTGTAGCCACAATACCTACATATAACCACCTTGCTAATACAATTAATATAATGCCAGCCGTAATTAGAACGCCTAATTCTAAAGCGTCAGCGTATGCAGGTCGTTGAATGGTAGAACCGGCTAGCATAGTTCCAATAACTGATGCTTGTAAATCTTGAGGCCAAATTTCACCTCGACTAGTCGCTACAGGATTAGCAATACCTGCCGCACTGGCACCCACTATAACAATCTGTTTATTAAAATCTTTAGGAAGATTAGCGAGACTATAACTCTTTGGGCGTTGACTCCAATCAATCCAGACTCTACTTATATTGTCTGTGGTTATTTTACCAAATTGAGGAATACGTAAAGCATTAACGCCGTTCTCGTCTAGCTTGATTTGAAAAGCCGCATCCCCTGCTGCTACACGCAACACCTCTAGGGCAAGGCTTGGTCTCAAATGCTCTTGACTATAAATTACTAACGGAGTACGACGAACAACGCCGTCAATTTCAGGAAAAGTATTAACCACTCCTACACCCACAGCAGCCTGTTCTAGTTCAGGAACATTAGCGATCAATCCAGGATATTCTGCAACTAATCCTTTTGGATCAGCGCCTATTACAGTAGCTGGAGCTATTACGCTAGTATTTTTCTGCTTATTGTTGCCTAGTGTGGGTAGTACCACAGGATATTCCTGCATGGTTTTGCTGAGGACGGCATCTTGCTTAAAACGATCGGCCTCGGGCATCAGTACGTTAAAAACTACTAGACCTGCGTTCCTAGCGTAAAGCTCCTTAATTATATCAGCATACACATCTCTACTAAACGGCCATTGACCATATTTGTCTAATGCAGCTTCGTCTACATTTACAACATTGACCGGAATTTCTGTAGTAGGACGACTTGTAACTAATTGATCAAAATATCTTAATCTTACGCTTTCAACAAAACTAGGATCCCAAATTCTAACCAGCACAATGGCTACTAATGTTAAAAGTGACCACCACGGATTAAGTAATATTTTCTTCATGTTAATGACTCTGAGTTACGTTTACTGAACAACCTGATAAATTTGCACATTGTTGTTCTATACTTATAGTTTGAGGAGTATTTCCAGTCTGTACTAAGGTTGCTGTACTAGATCCTCCTACATTAGTTAAGTTGATGGTAGCGTTATGTGTTCCTTCGTCTCTTTGAGACACAGTTACAGAGTGGCCGTTCCCAGTTAATGTGATATCAGCATAATGTATTCCTGCGCCATGTTGTTCAACCGATGTAATATTATTGTCACCAAGAATATTTTCAACTAAACTTTTTTCTAAATTTCCTGATTGTGTAATTGACACTTGATTACCGTTGCCTGTTACTGTGTTATCAGTAGAATGACCACTATTTGATCCGCCACGATTGTTTTGTTGTACAGTTATGTTATTAGAATTACCTTGCACATCAAGTACAGCAACATGACCTCCGTTATCGTTAACGTTCATATCACTTTGAGAAATATTGAGATTATTTGAATCTCCTTGTAGTGTTATGTCTATTGAATTTGAACTGGCACTATTTTTTGTACTTTGCTTAATAGTAACTAAGTTATTATTTCCAGCGGTTTGGTTAACATTAATAGAATTAACGTCTGCCCAGCTATAAGAGCAAAAAAATAAAAAAATAAAAAAAATTAAAGTTTTCATTAGTTTGACCTTTGAATAATGTTGATTCTTCCCTGTGGCGATGGACTAAACGCATATCCGTGTCCTTCACCGTCTTGGCTAACCCAGATAGTAATATTAGTATCAGTTGGCAGATCAACATTTTCGTAATGTAATCCGCTAGGACTAATACTTTCATATATCCAACCAATCTGCTGTGTTTGCGCAGAATCTCCCCATTTTATTAATAGGTAGGGATCCTTATTAGATTTAGTCGCTGTTACCACAATCTCTTGTTGTGCAGTTGTTTGCACCTTGGTATTTGTTTGTACTTCTGCTGTGGGAGTTACAGGAGCAGCAGTTGCTACAGCTTGTTGTTCGGGGGAAGGATCTTTAGTATTGCTATTTTTTGTAACACCAGATGCTTGTGCAGCAGCTCTTGCGGCAGCAACTACGTTCTGACCTGATTCAGTTTTTGGTGGGCTTATTTGAAGATTATTTCCTACAGGTGTAGCAAATAAATTTACAGTAATAGGTGGAGTTGGAGGTTGTCCAGTTGACTCTACTAGCGTTGCCTGATAAGGACGATTCATGCTAACAGTATTAGGACCACTTTCAACATCAATTGCTCCGCTAGTGCATACTTCGCCTAATCCTCCATTCTCGCAGCTAGGCATAAGAATAACCATACTACTACCAATCTCATTTACGCTCATTACGAAGTCTGTTCCTCGAACAGCAATAGCAGCAGTTGGTGTAGTAATATTAACCGCGTTTGGATTTTTGTGAGCTATAGCGCCACTGACATATCTAACAGTTCCGCCAGCTGCTTTAAGACCTAATTTGCCGGCCCCAGACTTAGGATCATAAACAAAGTCGTCTATTATTAAGCTGCTATGCTCTGCTACGCTTACAGTAGTATCGTCGTTGAAGGTAATTTTTACTTTACCGTTTTTAGTTTCAACGCGATCATTTTGTTCTATTGCTGCACCTTTGGCAGCAGTAAAAATAGCACTGCCACGTTTAATCGTGGCAGCACCATTTAGATCAGTTATTGACCCAATACTTGCTTGAGCCGATACTGAAAAAAGAATAGCAATTGCTGCTATCCACTTCATTGATTTCCTTGTTTGATATTCCATACGCCGGTGTTGGCTGTGCTTCTAACATTTAGCACGTTGTCAACACTGCCGCCTTGGCTGACAGTTACAGAGTTAGCTGTACCTGTTAGATCAAACAATACACTGCTTCCTGCAGCACCTGTGCTCTTCTGACTGATGTTAAAGGAGTTTTGATCACCGCTAACCATAAGTGTTTCGCTGTGATTATTTCCAACTGCATCAATACCAAAGCTGTTACTGCTACCACTTACTGTAATGGCACTATCAACATTATTACCTGTTCCGCGAAATTGCAGGCTGTTTGAATTTCCTGTAAATTTCCAGTTTAAGTTAGCGTTACGGCAGTTGGTTAGACCAACTCCGCCGCTGGTTGTACCGTTGCCACATGCTGCATCAACAGTGTTCATGTTTCCAATCTGTTGAATTACGGTAGTAGCACCTACATTGTTACCAGTGGTGTCATTTGTTACAGATAGCGCAACTGAGTTGTTGCTACCAACCTGTTTAGTAATGACTACTTGATCACGACCATTTAGTAGTACTGGGGAACCCTGAGTTCCTAATTTGTTACCTGCACCGGTCTGTTCAATATTAACATTAGGATTTTCGCCTGACTGATTAATAAAAACACTGTTTGTTGAACCTTCAGCTAAAGCTGCTGTAGCATTTGGACTGACCGTAGCAGTTACGGGAATCGTTGGTGCTGCAGGCGGAGTTACTGGAGTAACATCTGCTAACGCTGGCAGGCTAGCAATCATCAGTGCTGCTGCGATATACTGTCTCATTTCTTAACCTCTCCTGTTATTGGACTATCTTTTGATTTGTATTTCCACAAACCTTTTTTCTCACCTTGTTTTATAAGCTCTACAACTCCTTGTTCAATTGCAGATCTTAATGCATAATTGGCAGGCTCGTTATAAGCCTGTCCAGAATCAAATTCAAAAGCTTCTGTGCTTTGATTAAAGAACTTTAATGCAGTGATACTATCGTTAGTACTCAATAAGTTCTTTTCGATAGTTACGCTTAGTAATACTTCACCGTTACTTACGCTAACTAATCGTAAATTAATTACTACAACGTCTTGGCTGTACTTGGTGTAAGGTCCAATACCTAACATACGTGCACCTGTGCCACCTGTTAAGATATTACTGTTATAATCAACGATTCCACCTTCTACTATTACACCAGCGAGGCTCATAGGCGGTAGCATACGCGCTTTATCACCTTCGTAGATTTCGCGTGTCTGCTTGATCATTTGACGTTCTTTTAATAAATTATCTAAACCTACACGCTCAACTACAGTAAACCATTGACTGTTTCCAACATCCATCATGGTCTTAACTAGGTAAGCATCAGCACCTTGTGTTACTGCGGTACTAAAACTGCTAACTGTGCTACTGCTTTTTCTTTGTCCAGTTAAATCTTTAAATCCGTATACGGCTACTATCACTGGAGGACCAGCTGGAGCTGGTACCTTACTAAATGCCTTAGCGGCTACACTTACTGGTCGAGCCTGGCTTCCGTGGTTAGGGTTCTGCAAAGGCCTAAAGGTATTACATGCAGTTAGTCCTACAGCCATGATAACTATTAATATTTTTTGTAGTATATTCATAAGTTAAAAGGCAAAACTAGCAATTGGTACTTCAATCTTAGTAATAGTACCGTTACTATCAACTACAGTTAATGTAACACTATCAACACCTTTGAGCCAAGTCACTGTGTTGCCATCAAGTTGAAACGTACCGGTTACTGGATTTACACAACCTGGAATAGCAGTTCCATCACTAGCGTTACAGTTATTTTTAAATAAATTGTTTGATAGTTGTGTAGCTAATTGTGCGTAAACTTGACTTTGAAATAAAGCCATAAATCTGTTTAACGGAGTATTAGCTGCTTCTGCTGCTAGCTTATCTATCTCTGCCTGTTTTTCTGCCTTGATAGAATCACGGCGACTTTTTTCAATACTCTCAATCGTTAGAGCGTGGCTGCTCCATCCTATACCGTTAAAGGCAGGATCTTTGAACTCGTATATAAGTTCTGCGGACATTGCACTAAGTGGCAATGAGACTAGAAGTAAAGTTAATACCTTTTTCATATCAGTGATACTCTCCCCGTATCACCAATATTTAATGATATTTTATAGCAAGATCTCTTGGGTTATAATAGATACCAAACCATACCTATGTAGGTTAATTGATGGCCTAATTGATCCAGCCCAAATTGATTCCAGAACAACGGATTCTTCATATCCTTTGTTCCATAGTGTACTTTACAGTAATCAATGTGGTAATGTATAATTCCTTCAATTAAAGGAAGTATTAAAACAATCCAGTAACTAACGTGAAAAAATAGACTATAGATCAACAACACAACCCAGGAATACCAAATGTGATCAAAGCTATGGCTAATACCACATTTGTTTCCGTAGATACCTTTTTTGATAGTTTGTTCGTAAGTTTGTATTACAAAATCAGCATAATAATGCTTGAGTTGTAACATAAACAGTAGTATTAACAGGTTCATAATAAGAGTATTTAATACCTTTTATTTTTAAGATAAAATAAAATTATGGCGGAAGCGGTAGGATTTGAACCTACGGAAGGCATTAACCTTCGCTAGTTTTCAAGACTAGAGCCATAAACCTCTCGACCACGCTTCCGTTAATCTTATAATTATACAAATGAATATAGCACCAATAAATTACTATGTCAAGTTATTTGGCGCCCTTGCTAGGATTTGAACCTAGAATACAACTTTCGTAGAGTAGCGTGATAATCCATTTCACTACAAGGGCTTTATTTTTGGGGTGACAGATGGGATTTGAACCCACAACGACCGGAATCACAATCCGGGGATCTACCATTGATCTACTGTCACCATTGATGTTTGGTGCTCTCAACAGGTATCGATCCTGTGTTTCCGCTTTACCAAAGCGGTGTAATACCTTTATACTATGAGAGCAAATTATCTACGAAATTTCCCGCTAGTGTATCTACCTTGTAAATCATAGATAAAATGCAAGTGAACTCTGGGTTCATTCCCAGCATTAAAAAACGTATGTAAAATTTGTGTGTTTACTTTATACATTTGTCCACAATTTCTTAAAGAGTAATTGCTTACTTCGGTAGCAAAGTAACACCCTGAATTGGTCATAAGAGGAATATGATACGACCATGTGGCACAATCTTGGTCTGTGTGCCATGATAGGGTTGTACGGGGAGGAATAGTTCTGTATAAAACATAATTAAATTTCAATTTAGGCTGTAATAATTTGCAAACTACTTGTAGGTAAGGAGCATTATACTCGATATGATGATTATGGAATCCTTGATTATACGCTTCCCAAGTATCGTAATAGTCTGGTACATTATCTATGTGTCTACTTCTAAGATATTCTGCTAATAATAAACTGGGATCAAAATGTAAGTCCATAGGTTGAACAAACTTATCTTGGAATTTTTTTACAACACTATTTGTATAGCCATTAAATAGATTCATGAAAGTTGCAATCATAGTTTCTGGACTTCCTCGATTTACAGAAAATTTTAATTCTTTAATAGGTCATTTAAAAAATTATAATCAGGTAGATTGGTTCTTCTATTTATGGAGTTCTAGTCACCAGCACGACAATAGAATTTCTCCAAAATGGAATAATGATCGATCAACTCTATATCAAATGTTAGTATCCTGTTTACCAAACAATCATTTTATAGCTAGCCTAGATATAGTCAATATGCCAGTGTTTGATAGTAACAAATGCTATCATGTAATGGACATTGCTAATCCAAAGAATGTTTGGACCATGTATAATGGAATTAAATCTGTAAATCAAATAAGAGAAAAATACGAATCTATCTTTGGAGCATATGATTTAGTAATACGCAGCAGAGCCGACGGTACCATTGATCGAGACATTTATTTAGATCGAGCAAAAGAATGGCTACAGCAACAGTCTATGGAATCTTTAATTATGCCGTCAAATGGCAGATTAGGATTTGTACCCATAGGACAAACTTTAAATCCGGTGAACGATAATTTTGCTATTGGCGAAAGCCATACAATGAGCAAATATGCTAGTGTGTTTGATTACATTGATCAATATACTCTAGAAGGAATCCCTATTACCGCTGAAAGTATGCTAGGATGGCACTTATTAAAAAACAACATTCAAACACCAGATAGTCAATTTAACTACAACATAGGTATTGGTAATTTTGGCAATTGGTAAAATTGGTGGGTCTGGAGAATTTTGAAATCTCGACTTACCGCTTAAGAGGCGGCTACTCTGCCTCTGAGTTACAGACCCATAAATTGGTGCCCAATGGAGGTAACGCTCCTCCGTCTTACGATTATCAGTCGTGCGCTCTACTTTTGAGCTAATTGGGCAAATTGGTACCAGCGGAGGGAATTGAACCCACGACACACGGATTTTCAGTCCGTTGCTCTACCAACTGAGCTACACTGGCATAAACTATTGTTTTGATAAAAATTGATTTTTAAATATTTCTTTTGGGAAAGGATGTGTCACTGCTTGTACATGCGGACCTCGCGCATCGGCGCACGCCATATCGTAATAAAGTTGATCACGACACTTTTTTAAATATTCTAAGTCGGCGTTAGGGTTTATACTTATTTCGCTAATTCTATCAAACCATGCAGCAGGAATATCTTCTAAAGAAAATCTATAATCCATTCCAATTCCAGTAGATGCTTTAAAGTAAGGATATGATGGATTTATATTGGTATAACCTTCTTTAAGATCAGAATAGCCGTATGCTATTTTGATATTTTTTTCAAAGAAACCTTGAGGAATATCTAATGGAGGTGCTAAATTCATAAAAGCACCAGCATATTCGTATCCGTCAAAGTGCCTAGACAATTCACGTATTGGAAAAAAAACTGTTGAACCATGTGGCAAAGTTCCGGCAACACATAAATGTTCATCTGGTCGAAAAACATTATTAGCCTCTCCAAAGTCATGGTCAAACCAGTAGTGTCGCCATCTTTCTTTTTTAACTATATCAAAACTTTCAATAGAACGAAACCTGCCATAAACACATGTTAAATCTTCTGAAATTTGAAATCCGTTATTAGCTGCGTGTCGTATAACTTCTGGCCAATGGCTATAGATAATTTGCGCATAAGGATCTTCACACCTAGTCAAATGGTTTATAGTCGCATTTAAGATATCTAAATTTTTATCAATAAAAACATGATCATCGTTTGTTAGATTGAAGATTAAGTCATCGTCTATTGGAAAAACATCTTCTTCACACGATCTACGCCAATCTGCGGTACTGTTGTTTCTATACCAGCGAAGAATCAATTTATCTTCTGGAAATAATGATCTTATATAAGTCTCTAATAAGGGCTCCTGACCTGCATATTCAGTTGTGGCTAGATCAATATAAAGTATAACTTTGCTTATGAGGGGCATTAAAGGAACGTAACTTGCTAACGTATATTTCCAAATATCCATTCTGTCTGGATTAGTAAAAAGTTTACCTCGAAGTAAATGTCTATTAGGAGAAGGATAAAGTGGAATATTAGTAATTTTAACGTTAGATAATAGTATCATAATTTCTATATTTATTTTTTAAAAAGTGCGGTTTTTTATTTGATGGTTATCCGCACGACATAGAAGGAGTTGAACCTTCACCTCGGCGCGCCCAAAAATTGGGTGCGTGCTACCGTTACACCATATGTCTACCATCTAGCATGCTTATTTTAGCAGGTCATTGCCAATCCTGCCGTGTTTGATTATACTGTGTTACACATCACAGTTCACGTGACTGGTGGGTAGCCAGGGAGTCGAACCCCGTATGCCAAAGCGGCTGATTTACAATCAGCTGTAGTCGCCAATGCTACTCGCTACCCAAAAATTAAATCCAAGGAAGAGGAAGATTTATCGTAGGAGAAGCTACTATAGATTCAGACAACATTGTTTCTAATTTATTTTTTTTATCTGGCCCTATTGTCTGAAATACCCAATTTAACACATCTTGCTCGGTTAATAACGAAAATTCAATAAAAGGATCTGACGGATCACTTAATATTGTTTGTCCTGCAAGGGGTTTTTTATTTCCGTCTAAGTCTGCTATTAACATCCAGTTAACACTTCTTACTACATTTTCATATCCGTTGTAATCACGGTTTGCTTCTATTTTTATTACAGACCAAGTGTATGTTGCTGGCATTTTAATTTCCTGTTCCTATATTTATTAACTGTCGGTTCTGACTCTCTGTGTTTTCACCACAGATTTTATTCCCCGGTTCCGCCCGTTTGCGGCATGTTTATAGTGCACCGCGAGGTCCTCGTTACCTCATTTTCACACTGTTAAAAACAAAAAACCCCAGGGTTTTTAATCCTAGGGTCTTAAAAGCTTTTTGGGTATGTTATGTTAATTAACTTTCCCGCTTAGTAGACCCCTTAGGTTCCTGTCCGCGATCATACGACAGACTATTAATTGCAAACCAAAAGGTGGGCATGCCCATCTTGGCTGGTGTGCAATAATGTTGTTTATACGACTTAGACATGATGTAATCTAATACTCCTTAAGTATGGTTGTATTATATGTTTATTTATCTTCGTTGTCAACTAATCTTTTAACTGTTGTTTCAGCCCATTTACCAAAAGGAGCGTACCTGGCATCGTCAACACGAAGTCCGTCGTCCCACCATTCGTGATTTCTCATTAAATTAAATCCGGTATACGGCCATGCAAATCCATATTCTCGCATAGCCGACGCCGCCATCATTTCTGGGCCATACGGAACTCCTTTGTCGTATAAACTTTCGTAAAGGTCTACCTGTTTACAATATTTTAACATAACGTTGTAAAGTCCCATCGCAAATTGATCACAGAAAGGAAACGGAGCATCTGGATTCCACCAATGGCCGTATCTATGAGTGTCGGGGGTCAATAACACATTTGAGTAATCTTTTAAATATTTTACTACCATCTCTAGATTTAAAGTTTTATCGATGCCAATATCGCTTCTTGTTCTTATAACTAGATCGTATTCTGTATCAGATCTTTCTAAAGCTTCACCACATTTTTTTAATAACACATGTTGTCCCCATACCGCAGATATAGGATGGTAGCAGACATTTTCATACTTTTCTCTTGGCATAGGAGGGCAAGTTTCTATATCTACTAATTCTAAATGTTTTATTTTATGGTTAGCAGGAAAATTTGGTTCTAAAAGATCTCGGGCATCTTGCTCATCTCTAACAGCTGACCAGTTAGCTGGAATTTTAACGTCATTAGAATAGTCGCCCTTCCATAAAACTATGTACCACTCAAAGTCGCTGTTTAGCAAACTTTGAAAATTAAGATCAAAGTATTCATTAAATCGAGGAAATCCCGAAAGTATCATTGCAGTTTTCATTTTTTATTTTTACCTTTTTATTTTTAATTCAGCCCATCTTCCGTGTTCTATAGGTTGCCAGTATCCGCCTCTTTTAACTTCAAAGCTAGCTTTAGGATATATAATTCCATGCCTATCAAGTACTGATTGTAATAAACATTCAGGATTATAAAAAATTCCTTGATTATACAATTCATCGTAATAGTATACAGCTTCGCAATACGTAGTCATAGTGAGAGGCAATCCAATAGCAAACTGATCACAAAATCCCTCTGGAGGATATCCGCATCTATAATTATCCGGAGTAATAATTGTTGTTGGGTTCTTTTTTAAAATATCTAAAATCAAAGATAAATCAAGATAATGGTCAATACCTACATCGGGCCGACCTCGTATCACTAGGTCATATATAATACCACTTTCTTTACGACGTTGATCGCAGATTTTTAAAATATTATATTGCTGCCATGTATTAAAGGGACTACTATTCATTGGAGTGTAGTCTTGAGGGGTAGCCCAAAAATCAAAAGGATCTACCAATTCAACGTGCTTAATTTTATATCTTTCTGGCAGATAAGGTTCCATTAGATCACGGACGTCTTGTTCAGTTTCTACTTCCTGCCAATTAGGAGAAACTTTTGGATCTTTAATAGAGTTCTCTTTCCAAAATGCAATATAAACATCAATATCGCTGTTTACGAGATACTCTAGTGTAGAATCAAATTCTACACTAAATCTTGGCATTCCAGAAAGTAGCATTGCAGTTTTCATTCTTTTATTTAATTAGATTTTTTCCAAGCAAACCCAATTCCAAAATCTTCGTAACAGGCGTTTTGTTCAACATTCCATTTATTATGATTTAATGCTGCTACAAATCTTTGAGGACCGGGATGCATAGAAGTGTCATGAAATCCAACTATTCCGTCTTTAGATAGCCAACGAGTATATTCCCAATCAATTAAAACCTGATTTACGCTATGCCACCCATCAATAAAAATAAAATCAAATTCTTTAATACCTAGGTCGTAACAAGTTCTCATGTTTTTTAAAACACTTGAACTAGTTCCTCGAATTGTATGTATGTTTTTACTTTGATCATTTAGAAAACTTTTATCATCTAAATCAATACCTACGTATATAGTTTCAGGCTTTTTATTCTTTAAAAAAACATGGGTAAAAGAATCTCCTGCATTTCTACAAATACCTATTTCTAAAATTGCTTTAGCATTATCTCGAACTTTAAGAAATTTGGTTAATAATGCAGATCGGTTACATTCGGTAACTTCAGCTGTAGGATTTGCAGGCCATTGAAAAGGAAAATCTCGATCATCCCTCTCGTCGTGAAATCTTATTTCAAAGGATAGGTCCTCTCTCCATTTCATCTGGTTAACATCCATTTGATAAATGGTTGGCGAGTCTCCTCTAAAATTAAATTTAAAAGGTAAGTCTTCTATACGATTCATTTTATTAGTCCCCATTTGTTAATTGCTTCGTGATACTCTGATTCAAAAGTTTTGTCAATTGCCTGTCTCATTGCGCGTGCCCCTGCAATAGTTCCGCCAGGGTGTCCGTGAACAGCTCCGCCAACATTGGCCATAAAATCTACACCAACAAGATCAGACACATGGTTAACTAGCCCAGGATGCATTCCGCAACTTAATGCAGGAACGGTATTTCCTTTCCTTAAAATTTCCAATGACTGCCTTAGTTCAACTTCGTCGTCGTTGCTGTACCCTCCAATCATACCTGCTTGAATTGTGTCTACACCCATAAGTGTAGCTAACTGGCAGATAACTGGCCATGCGATGCTAAATCTATGACTGGCGTCAGTAAATGTTCTATCACCACTCTTTTGAAAATGTAGGAATAAAGGTAAGTCTAATTTTCTAATACTATTATAAGAACCTAATCCGCTCCATACATTAATATGCACACCTGTTCCGCCTAGCTGATGTATTATTTTTACACGATCCATAAGTATATGAGGATCGCAATTAATAGTATGACAGAATACGATCTTACGACTCTGTTTTGCTAGATAATTTGAAATTAAGTCTACTCTACGATATAATGGACAAAAAGAAGGACTACTCATAATTTCGTCCTCTTTAATAAAATCAACACCGCCGTCTACTAATTCTTTAACCATTTCTAGTAAAACTTCGGGCCTCATTCCAGTTTTAGGTTTAATGATTGCGCCAAACAGTGGTTTATTATATTGTCCAGTTAATTTACGTATTCCAGAAAATCCGTATTTAGGGCCAAAGAAATGGTTTGTAACAGTACTAGGAAGTTCAAGTTTAACTAAACGACAACTAGTAATAATGTCAATATCAACATGACCTCCCATAACCTGGCAAAGCAAATGAGAAATACCGTCAGTGTCCCAATCAGTATTTTCTACAGGATACGCAATTTCCACTAGACCCGCTTTAAGTGTTTCTAAATAGTTTTCATCACCTAAAATAATACAACTATGCTTTTCAAACAACTCATCATTTTCCCAGCGATTTCTCACATGAGGATTTCCTACACTTTGTCCTATAGCTAAATCCCATGCAGCTGCTTTAAGTGATTTAGAGCTTGACATTTGAAAAGTAGCAATAAAATATTGATCAGTTTTTATCTCTGATCTATCTCTAAAAAATTTCATTTTTTATTTCTCTCGTGATTAATATACTTTTGAAGATCTTCGGGAACACCCACGGCATGATGCATCTGATTTGGGATATGATAAATTCCTACCTTTTTACCTTCTTGTATCATGTAGTTGTAAGTAGGGCCTACGTAAAATTCGCCGTTGGGTGCTCGATCGTCCATCTCAATCATTTTTTTAACACTTTCTACGAAATAGCGACCTTTTTTCCAATAGTGGACACCATTTAATGATATGTTGCTTATTACCTGTTTTTCTTTAATACTAACTACATATCCTCTATCATCAATTCTAGCATAGCTATTTTTATCGGTAGTTTCATGATATGTAACAACTGCACCGTCATATTGCCGAACATTAAGCAAAAATGATTCTGCGTTCCATTCCATAATCTGATCGCAATTAGCAACAATAAGTTCTTGGTCATTATCAATCTGTGATTCAAAAAGAAGAGCTGAACAAGCAGGGCCTTCTGTCAAATAGTCAATTTCTATAAATTGAGAATTTACTGAATCCGATATTTCTTTTTTAATATGTTCAGTATAAGCATTTTTTGATATTACAAATAGGTAAGTTGCATTTTCTATCCCAAGGCTCCTAATGGCTTTAATAATCATAGGAGTACCATTGATATCAATCAAGGGTTTTGGGATACTAAATCCCTTCATCAGGAATCTGGATCCTAATCCTGCCATAGGTATAAGAATATTAGGTTTTGACATAATGTTGGTATTTATTGGTCAAATAAACACCATTGATGAATTTTTATATTAAAAATACGTCACGTTGGAACGATAAGGATAAAGAATCTCGTTGTTATCCAACGGAGTATTTTTTCTAGTCTCAATCCATAATGTGGTTCCAATTCCCAATGCAAGTGTGCCCGGCATGCTTTGATTAGCAATCATCATCTTAGATCCTGCAATTAATCTTGCTAGCTCAAGTGCATCACTAGTTGGAACATAGTGTACCTTAACTTTCATAGTATTTTCAAACCAATCGCGGTCCTCGGGTAATCCTACAAAGAATGCCTGATCTAATAAGTTACGTTCTATCCAGTTAACCCACTCAGGAACTTCAGCAACATTTTCTTCACCTTCGTGATAGAATTGGTTTCTAGAAATACAAATAGGTCTTCCAGGTATAGATATTGGATTGTCTACTTCAACATACGGATCAATTTGTAAAGTTCTAAAATGTTTTTCTAAATCTAAATCTAGTGCTGTAGCGTATTGATTAGCAAAGTTGCGTGGCCATGCAGGGATATTATGATGAAATACTGCTTTCTCTAGTTCGTAGTCTACTTGTTCACCTTGCCAGATATCAAACTTTGTTAGATAACTTTGCTTTTCCATTAATGGAACTAAAAAGTCAAAGTCTTGTTGAGTCATACGACCGCTATGTCGTCCTGCTCCACCCCAGCCAATCAGCTGAGCAACTTTATCCATAAAATTTAGTCTTAGATAAAAGTCGCCGCCACCCAAGCATTTAACTACTGCTAAACTACTAAATGTATCACCGGTACTGCCGGAATGTGTAAATGATGGCATAATTATTCCGGATAAAAGTCGTAAACAGATTGAGTAGCATCGTCTACTATCATATGCTTATACTTCTCTAAATTATCTAAGATGTACTGCGGATAGTAATCGTCTAGTGTAACATATTCGAAACGTTCATTGCCCTTATCCCAACCTATACCGTATTTTCCTTTAACAATTCCGTCTACATCTAGATTGTCCATTATCCATGGTACATTAGTTTCTGCATGCGCAAAGTTTCTGATCTTATTTTTTGCGTGTTCAGTATCGCCAAAATAAGTCCAATGCCATCCGCCGTGTTCGATGACACAAATTTGGTCGTTAGCAAAATGCATTGGTAAATTACCTGTACTAAAAGTAATAGCGCGTTCGTCTTGAGGATTGGTGAAAACCCTACCTCTAGTAACTATAATGTTATTCTGTTTGAACACAGGAGTCGTCATTACGTAATTCAATCGAAAGTAATGCAGAGGAATTGCTAAGATGTAGCGATCATAGTCATTATTGTCGTCTCTTATAGCAGCTAGTGCCGCTGCGCGTGGCACTTCGTCGCAGTCGCTAACACACACGATGTCATCTGGCTGAAGATCAGTTAGCCCTCTAGCAATTGCATGCCGTTGGAAACGTTCATTTACCCAGGTGTCTGAATGCTTAGGCATATCCTCTACCATAACATGCCGTATTTTACTGGCATACTTTTCAAAACGACTCCAATTGTCTTTAAGGTAAAAGTTTTTAGGATTGCTTTGATGTGTAGTATTTGCTTCTGAGATTACAAAATAGTCTACGGTATCCCATAGTTCTTCTAATCTTATTTCTAAAATATCAAATTCATTATAAAAAGGAAAACAATCAAAAATTCGGCCAGCCATTACATTTCTCCTTGCGTAGGTAACGGTACATGTCTAGTATGCCCTGTGCTTACAAAATATCCAATTTTACCAGGATGAGAAAGGATACGTGAATGATAGCCTTCCATAATAAAATTTCTAGCAATATTGCGCTCTACTTGTCCACCATCAAATTTATTACACCAAGGTGCAATACGATCTATTAAGCTATTGTAGTTGCCCCATCGACTCCAGTCTGCTATTCGATGTAAGCTAGGTTGGAATGTAAATCCCAACCCCCCTTCTCCCTCAACTAAGCTAAGAACCCCGTAGTATTCTACTCCGTTAACTTCTAACTTTTCTTTGTAAGTGTGCTCAGCTGGACATGCATCGTATGGATGCAACCATACATTAACACACGTTGGTTCAGCTTCCAAAATCGTTTTACTACCTTCAATAAACCCACTTTGTGTAAATTGAAAATCATCTTCGCAATGAAACACGTAAGGAGTATCTATCATAGCATAACATCGGTCAATGTTGCGTAGTTGCCCTTGTCTGCCGCCTGTGTTTAATAATTCTACATTAGGTATACTTTTAAGGATATCCTTGCACCAGCTAATGTCTTGCGGACTATCTTCGATAATAATAGCTCTATCAATTGGATAAGTGTTGTACTCTTCAAAACTTTCTAAACAAATCTTTAATAAATCATGTCTCTTACAACTAGTAAGGAAAAAGGTTACATCGCTCATTATTTGCTTCCTTTGGGATAAAAATCGTAAACTGTTCTTGTAGCGCCTTCTGCAATGGCGTTTTTATATTTGTTGATATTGGATGTTATACTCTTTGGGAAGTATTCGTCAACTTGAACACGCTCAAATCTTTCTGCTCCTTTATCCCACCCAATTCCTTTTCCTGCCGCAACCATGCCTTCTACATCTAGGTTATCTACTATCCAAGGTACATCTGTTTCGCTATGTGAAAAACTTTGTATTTTGGTGCGGGCAAATTCAGTATCCCCAAAGTAACAAAAGTGCCAACCGCCGTGTTCAATTTCAATCGTTCCTGGAATATAATTCCAACTGTCTCTTTCTCGATGAGCATCTGTAAATGCTCTTCCTCTTGTTATTTTAATATTAATTTGTCGAGACAACGGATGCGTCATTATATTATTCAATTTAAAATAAAAAATTGGAACAGCCATGATATATCGATCGTGGTCACCAAGACCATTTTTGACATATTCTACAGCAGTTGCTCGAGGTATTTCGTCGCAATCACTAACAATAATTAAATCATCAGGTTGCATATCAAACAATCCTCGTCCAAGAGCAGCTCTTTGATGGAATTCTCTTGCCCAATTGCTGTCCCCGGTTGGCATGTCTGTTATTCTTACATATCGAATTTTACTAGCATATTTTTCAAATCTACTCCAATTGTCTTCTAGGTTGAATCTTTTTGGGTTCCCTCTAAAAGTAGTAGAAGCTTCTCCAATTACAAAATAATCAACTGTATTCCACAATTCTTCTAGTCTTATTTCTAGTAGATCGTACTCGTTATAAAAAGTAAAACAATCGTATATTTTCATAGAGGTATTTATAGACCTAGGTTATGTAGTAAACTAAATTTATGATCGTAGAACTTTAAGATCTCAAAGACTTGCAATTTGACAAGATTGAGTGTAGTATTAAGATCATAAATTATTCTTGAAACAAGAGTAGCAATTAAATATAACTATAATTTTACTCAGGATACAATATGGATTTTGCAATAGTTAGCTTACATACACCCAACTTTCAGCCCCTTGCTGATCTTACATGGAATAGAAATAAAGTACTTTATGCCGAACGAAGAGGGTACGGATATGCCTGTAAGACAGATCAATTTTACGGTGTAGGTTTAGGTTTTGAAAAAATTTGGTTTATCAACGATATGATGGAAGCCTATCCAGAGATAGACTGGTTTTGGTGGACCGGGTGTGACACGCTTGTTACGAACATGACAGTTGGTTTAGAAACCAAAGCTGATAACAATTATCACTTTGTTATTTCAACTGATTGTAATGGAATCAATGCAGATAGTTTCTTGATCCGTAATAGTCCTGAAGGAAAGTACTACATTAAAATGATCATGAGTAAACAACCAGAGTACAAAGATCATGGGTGGATGGAACAGCAAGTTATTATTGACACTTTAGAAGATAATAAAGCCCTTATTAAAATTGTTCCTCAACGAGAAATTAATGCCTATAATTATCAACTTTATCAGGAATGTGCTGAACCAGAAAAGCAGCTCGATAAATTAGGCGTTGATGGAAATTGGAAACCGGGCGATCTATTAATACATTGGCCGGGCACTTCTTTGCCACATCGCATACACTTGGCCCAACATTACATGCAACAGATAGTACTCTAATGAAAGAAATCTTAAACCAAATTAAACAATATATTGAAAACAAGCAAGCTGCACAGCAATGGACAGCGGGCAAAGACTTTGTAAATTATGCAGGTCCTTATTTTAGCGCAGACGAATACGTAGACGCTGTTGAAGTATTGCTCAACGGATGGCTCGTGATGGGAGACCGGTGTCTTAGATTTGAGAAGAAATTTCCAGAACAGTTTGGAAAAGAATACGGAGTTCTTACTAATAGCGGAAGCAGCGCAAATCTAATTATGATGAGCGCATTGACCAGCAAACGAGGGCACCATTTTCCAAAAGGTACAAAGGTACTAACACCTATTGCAGGATTCCCTACAACACTTAATCCTATGTTACAGGTAGGATTTGAGCCAGTATTTGTAGATATAGAAATTGACACTTTAAACTTAGATCTTACCCGTGCAGAGGAACTAATTAAGCAGCATGATGTTAAGGTCATTACATTTGCCCATGTGCTAGCAAATTGTCCTAACATGGATCAGGTCATGGACCTAGTTAAGAAGTATAACCTTGTGCTTCTTGAAGACTGCTGTGACGGACTAGGAACAACCTACGACGGTAAACCGCTAGGAAGTTTTGGAGAAATGGCATCTTGTAGTTTTTATCCTGCTCATCATATGACTATGGGCGAAGGTGGATTTGTAGCATGCAACGATAAGAACACAGAAGACATTCTTCGCAGTTTCCGTGAATGGGGTCGTGGATGTTATTGCGCTGGCCCAAAGGCCAATAAGTTAAAATGCGGAACATGTAAGGAACGGTTTAAGGAATGGATTCCAACTATGCCTGGTGAAATCTTTGATCACAAGTATGTTTATGACGAAATTGGGTACAATCTTAAGCCAATTGAGTTGCAAGGAGCGATTGGATTAGCTCAGATAGATAAGTTAGCAACTATACATCAACTGAGGCAGCGTAACTACAATTTGTTATTCAACATTTATAGTAAGTACGAAGAATTTTTCCATCTGCCGCGCCCGCGAGATAAAGCGGATGTCAGCTGGTTTGCCTTTCCGCTTACTATACGTAAGGATGCTCCGTTCAACCGAAGCCAGTTGGTTAATTTTCTTGAAGATAATTTAATTCAGACACGGCCATATTTTGCAGGTAACATAATGTTACAACCAGCATATAGTCACTTAATGGATCCTCTCAAAGCCAAGCTGGATTACCCAGTGTCTACATTTGTGATGAAAAATACTTTTTTCCATGGAACTAGTCCAGTAATCACCCCAGAACAAATTTCTTATATTGGTGAAAAAGTTGACGAATTTATGTCAAAATTTATAGGATAAACACATGACAGAAAAAGTTAAAGTTGCCGATCTAGTAGCAGAAACACTAGAACGGTTAGAAATCAAACACGCCTTTGGCATCATTGGTGCAGGTAATGTTCATTTGTTTGAAGCTATAGCCAAGCGAGGATACACAGAGATTATTTGTGTGCATCATGAACAGGCCGCAGCAATGGCTATGCAAACATATTATCGAACTAGTGGAAAATTGGCCGCGGCGTTGATGACAACTGGAGGAGGCTCTAGTAACGGTGTAACTGGTGTATTGTCTGCATGGGCAGATTCTATTCCTGGTATCGTAATTGCAGGTAACGAGAATTCTAAGCATACATTGCCCTACAGTCCAAATAGGATGTGGGGAGTTCAGGGATTTGATTCTGTTGATATGGTCAAGAAGATGACCAAATATGCTAATCGCGTTATTAGTCCAGAAAAGACAGTTTATGAACTTGAAAAGGCTGCACATATTACTTTAGATCAACGACCCGGCCCAGTTTGGATTGAAATTCCAATGGACATTCAAAGCAGCTTTGTTGAAGAAAAGAATTGCAGCCATTATGTTCCTCCTCCAAACAAAGACTATGTTACTGAACAGTTAAAGACGCAGGTTGATTCAGTTGTTGAATCATTAATGAAATCTAAGCGTCCTGTACTTTGGTTAGGGCATGGTATTAGACTAGCAGAGGCGCATTATAAGCTTCCTGGATTTCTAAATCGTTTAGGATATCCTGCGCTTGTTTCATGGGCAGGTATAGACATTATTGATTCTGATCATCCGTTAGTTTACGGGCGTGCAGGTGTATACGGACAACGGTGTGCTAATTTTGTATTGCAAAACAGTGATTATGTTCTTGCTATCGGTACAAGACTAGCAATTCCTCAAATTGGTTATAACTTAACTGAACTTGCTCGAGAAGCGGTAATTGACGTTGTAGACATTGATCCGGTCGAAGCTACTAAACTTAAACCTCGTATTAACGAAGCAGTTGTTTGCGATGCTGGCGTGTTTATTGATCAATTAACTGAGAAGCTAAAAGATGTTGAGTTACCATTAAATCTTGAATGGATTAATACTTGCAGCGGGTACCTTAAAAAGTTTCCTTGGGTTGATGCAGAACACGAAGATAAGGACGGATTCATTAACTCTTATCCGTTTATGAAGAAGCTCAACGAATACTTTAAGCCTGATCAAATTGTGGTGACAGACATGGGAACTGCACTGCTATCAGGACATCAGGTACTTTCATTAAAGACTGGCCAGCGTCTAATGACGTCAACTGGACTAGGAGAGATGGGTTACGGACTTCCTGGTGCAATTGGAGCAAGCGTTGCAGTAGGTAACGGTGAAGTCATGTGTTTAAACTGCGATGGCGGCATGATGATGAATCTGCAGGAATTGCAAACTATGGTACATCATAAACTTCCTATCAAGTTGTTTATTTTTAACAACGATGGATACTTAATGATCAAGCATACTCAAAATGCATTGTTTAAAAACAATCGAGTAGGTGTTGACAAATCAAACGGAGTATCATGCCCAGACTTTAGTAAGATAGCTGCTGCGTTTGATATTCCTTCGTATCAAATTAGAACTTGGGAAGATTGCGATAAGTTTCTTCCTGAGGTTCAAAATGCAACAGGACCAGTTATTTGCGAAGTATTCATGCATCCAAAGCAACTGTTCTCTCCAAAGCTAGGCATGCAGATGCGAGATGATGGATCGTTAGTTTCGTCTCCATTAGAAGACCTTTCACCTCTTATTCCTAGAGATGTGTTGAAAGAGGCAATGGTCATCGGTGTCAACAGCAGGACACAAGGACAGGCTAAGGATGCTATATGAGCAAGTTACGAATCGCGATCATAGGATCAGGTAACATTGGAACAGACCTTTTAATTAAGATAATGAGGTCTGAATATCTTACTTGTACGGTATTTGCCGGAAGAACACTTGATTCTAACGGCATGCGTAGGGCTAAAGAACTAGGGGTTAAGATTTCTGATAAAGGAATTGGTGCGGTTATAAGTGACTCGGAATCTATCGACGTAGTAGTTGATTGTACGTCAGCTCAAGCTCACCCGCATCATTGGCAGATTTGTAAAGATTTAGGTAAAACAATTATTGACCTAACTCCGGCTAAACTTGGTAATTTTTGCGTACCTGCAATTTCAAATGACAACTGGTCTTCCACAACAGCTCGAAATATTAATATGATAACTTGTGGAGGGCAGACCAGTATTCCAATTGCGTTTGCTCTTAGTAGAGTTCATAAAGATATCGACTATATTGAAGTCTCTTCAAACATTGCATCTTTAAGTGCAGGACCTGCTACTCGTCAAAATCTCGATGAGTATGTTGAAACGACACAGTCCGCTATTAAATCTTTTTCAGGGGCTAAAGCAGCTAAAGCAATTTTAATTCTAAATCCTGCAACTCCTCCTATTGATATGATCACTACTATATACGCTAAGATTAAGAATCCTAATTTAACAGAAATTAAGAACTCTGTTGAAGACATGGTAGAAAGTGTACGTAAGTATGTGCCTGGATATCAGATTGTAGTTCCTCCGGTGATTAGAGAAGGAGTAGTCATGCTAACTGTTAAAGTTTTAGGAGCGGGCGACTATCTTCCTCAATATGCAGGAAACTTAGATATAATCAATTGTGCTGCTATTGCAGTTCTAGAAAAATTGCAAACCAATAAGGAGTGAGCATGACAAATATTTTAATCAGTGACCCAACATTAAGAGATGGTAATCACGCAGTTCGACATCAGCTAACTAAAGAAAATTTTGCCGTTTATTGTCAAGCAGCAGATGCTGCAGGAATTCCTATCGTTGAAGTAGGACACGGAAACGGGCTAGGCGCATCTTCCTTGTTAGTTGGGCAAGCAGCAATCAGTGACGAAGAAATATTAACTACGAGTCGAGAAAATCTTAAAAATTCTAAATTAGGTATTCATTTAATTCCAGGGTTTTGTACTATTAAACAAGATTTAATCAGAGCGATTGACTTAGGTGTTGATGTATTCCGTGTTGCTAGTCATGTAACTGAAGCAGACATTACTAAACGTCACATTGAATATATCCGTAAAGCAAATAGAACTGTATACGGAGTGTTAATGATGAGTCATATGGCTCCGGTAACTCAGTTAATAGAAGAAGCACAAAAAATGGAATCTTACGGAGCAGAAACTGTAATCATTATGGATTCTTCGGGAAACTATATTCCCGAAGATGTTACAGAGCGTATTTCTGCATTGGTTAACAATTTAAAGATTAGTGTAGGGTTCCACGGACATAATAACTTAGGTCTAGCTGTAGCTAATTCTATAGCTGCGGTACGTGCGGGTGCAACAATGATTGACGGAACAGTAAGAGGATTTGGAGCTGGTGCAGGAAATACTCAACTTGAAGTAATGGTTGCTGTATTTGAACGACTAGGATGGAATACAGGAATTGACTTATACAAGTTACTTGACCTTGCAGATCTTGTAGAAAAAGAATTCAATCCGGTTGCACCTTATATTTCACCGGTATCTGTAGTTAGTGGATTAAGCGGAGTATTTTCAGGTTTTTCAAAACCAGTCTCTGCGGCTGCTAAAGACTATGGAGTTGATCCAAGAGATATTTTCTTTGAGTTGGGTAAAAGAAAAGCAGTTGCAGGACAAGAAAGCCTTATAATTGAAGTAGCACAAGAACTATCTCAGAGACAGAGCGGCGAACAATCACACTTTGCATAATATGAAAAAAGTAGCAGTATTAGGGTCAACCGGAACATTAGGAAAATATATTACCAACTCTTTAATAGAAGAAGGGTATGATGTATATCCAGTTATACGAAAAGAATTAGATCTTAGAGATAACGCTGCGGTTGTGGCATGGTTAACTACAATAAATCCTGAGGTTGTAATTAACTGTGCTACAGCCGGCGGCAAGCTTACAGTAAATGATATCATTTACGATGACGTGAGAAATAACCTTACAGTTTTTTTAAATTTTTATAATAACAGTCATCTGTTTGGTAAATTTATTAACGTTGCGTCAGGAGCAGAATTTGATTCATCAAGACATGTTCGCATGGCTCGCGAGTCAGACATTTTAAACAGGTACCCAGAAAGAAGTTATGCGTTTAGTAAAAATGTCATCAGCAGATTTGTTTTAGAAAAAGATAATTTTTACAATCTCAGATTATTTGGTTGTTTTACGCCTGATGAGCCAGATTTTAGATTACTAAAAAGATGTCAACTTCAAGAAACTATAGAAGTTGAAAACAAATACCTTGACTATGTTAGTTGCAGAGATTTCTTTCAGGTATTAAAGTACTATATAAATAATCAACCCAGATACAAGGACATGAATTGTGTTTATCAAGATAAACACGACCTTGTAGATATACTAGAAAGATTTAAAAGATACCATAACCTAAAAACTCAAATTTTTATTAGTAATAACAGAGGGTTAGATTATACAGGTGATGGAAGTCTTTTAGCTACATTAAATTTAGATTTAGAAGGTTTAGACAAAGGTCTTAAGGATTATAAATGAGTAAAAAAGTTGTTTATGTTACTGGCTGTTTAGGGTTCATGGGATACCATGTAACTAAAGCCTGTTTAGATAACGGATGGTACGTTCGAGGCATTGACAAAGGAACGTATGCGGCCAACTGGAATTTATTAGATCATTTAAAACAATATCCAACTTTTACCTTTGAACATAAGGATATTAACGATCTTGTTGAATTATACGAATGTGATTACATCATAAACACCGCAGCAGAAACACACGTTGATAATTCAATTGCGTCCAGTGATGTGTTTGTTCGTAGCAATATCGACGGTGTACATCATTTGTTAAAATTAATTCAAAACAAGTACAAGTTTTACATGCCTACCTTGTTACATTTCTCTACAGACGAAGTCTACGGTGATTTGTCTGAAGGGGCACATACTGAGCAAGACCTTCTTAAGCCTAGTAATCCTTATTCAGCAACAAAGGCCGCAGCAGATATGCTGGTAACTGCTTGGGCAAGAACTTATAAAATTCCTTATGTAATTGTACGTCCAACTAATAACTACGGAATTGGACAATATACTGAAAAGTTTATCCCACATACAATTAAGTGCTTGAGCTTAGATAAGCCGGCTCCTTTGCATGATTTGGGTACCCCTCGTCGTACTTGGTTACATGCCAGCGACACCGCTAATGCTATAATTGCTATTATTAAGGCAGGTGTTAAAAATGAAATTTATAACATTAGCGGAAACTATGAAGATCAAAATATTGTAGTGGCCCAAAAAATTATGAAATTTATGGGATTAAAAGGAGATCATCATTTAGATCTTTCTGTAAAGCGTCCTGGACAAGATGTTCGATATGCTGTTGATGATACTAAGTTAAAGAAATTAGGTTGGACTCCAAAGGCAAATTTTGACGCAGAACTTAAACAGATCGTTAAGTATTATAAAAACAATTTTATATGGTAACTCATGAATAAAGTTTATGATTGTTTTAGTTTCTACAATGAACTTGATCTTTTAGAAATTAGATTAAGGGAACTTTGGAATCTAGTAGATTATTTTGTTATATCAGAAGCAAATACTACCCATAGTGGAAGACCTAAAGAATTTATTTTTTTAGATAATCTTGAACGTTTTAAGCCATGGCTTGATAAAATCATACATGTCAAGGTAGAAGATATGCCAGGAGTTATTGACGGTAATTGCTGGCACAACGAACGACATCAGAGAAATTGCCTTGTTAACGGATTAACAAATGTTGATAATCAAGATATAATACTTCTTGGGGATATAGATGAATTTATACGTCCTAGTGCAATTGAAGAATTAAAAAACGATTTTGAACATAATTTTTGGGGATTCCGTATGCCCATGTTTAATTATCGATTTAATTATATGTGGACTACTCCTTTAATCTATCAAGTGCAGACGCAAGGAATGACCGTAGAAAGAGCAGTGTCTTTTCCTAACTTTTCTTATATTAGAGAAATATACGGAACATGTTGGGCCAATCGACCAACAGTATACAGCGACAACCAAGAAAAGTGTCTGCAACATGCCGGCTGGCATTTTAGTAGCTTAGGTGATTCTAAAGATGTTGCAAACAAATATAGAAGTTTTGCACATAGTGAGTTAGAGTGGAAAGCAGACTCTATTGATGTTGAATCATTAATAGCAGAAAATAAAACATCTATTGGGCCCAACCATAGATTTGAACCAGTAATGTTAGATGACTATTTTCCAAAAACTATTTTAGAAAATCAAGAAAAATATAAAAAATATATAATAGAAGGTGCTACAAAATCTGCTAAGGAGCTATTATCTTGCCTGGAATAAGTTTTATTATTGTAACTGGTGGAACTAACGACGAAATGGTTAACCAGGTTATTGATAGCATTGAAGCAGAAAATATGCCTGAATATGAAGTTATATTAGTTGGCGGCGAGTCAACTACTGTAACCCGTAAAAATACTAGCCATATACCGTTTGACGAGACACTATGGACACACATAATGGTACACGGAAAACCAGGAAAATGGACTACTCGTAAAAAGAATTTAGGTATACAAGCTGCGAAATATGACTTAGTAATACCCATGCACGATTACATTAAAATTTTACCGGGATGGTACGAAGAGCTTCTTAAGTTTGGGTTTGATTGGGATATTTGTAACCACCAGTGCCTTTTATTTAACGGTGCTAGGGGTGACGGCTGGAGACTACTATCTTGGCCTGGTTTGCCATACGCATTAATGATTCCTTATGATATTGATTGTTTTGTTAAGCATATGATTTTACAAGGCAACTATTGGATAGCAAAAAAAGATATTATGTTGAAATATCCTATAAGTGAAAAAATACTGTGGGGCATGGAAGACGATGCTGAATGGTCGCGTCGAGTAGTTCCAAATTGCAACATTAAAATGAACCCAAATTGTATATATCAATATCTAAAACCAAGACCCGATGATGCTAATCATATTAAAGACATGGAGCAAATGGAAAGTTATAACCATCTTTGGGATGCTATAAGACAGGGACAGGTTAAGAATTACGTCTTACATAGAGAAAGGTACGTTAATGACAATGAAGTTGAAATCCCCTGAAGAAGTAAAAGTTGTATTAAAACCCTGGGGATGGGAAAAATGGATACAGCCTGGTGACGACGTTTATCCTTTTGTTCTGAAGCAATTGTTATTAAAACAAGGAAATAGAACTAGTCTACAAGTGCATCAATTTAAAAGCGAAAGTATCATGATATTATCTGGTACAGGTGTAGTATTAACGTATAAAGATTTCTTTGATTGCGAAAAATATCTATCAAATGGATACGCCGTTGAAGAAATTGATTATATAATAAACAATCTTACAGTAATTGAACTTACGCCAGGTGTTATATTTGATACACCTCCCGGTACAGTACATAGAATGGTTGCTACTACAGATTTATTATATGTAGAAGCAAGCACATGTCATCTAGACGATGTAATAAGATTGCAAGATGACAAAAATAGACAACATGGCAGAATTGACAGTGAGCACAAGTAATTTAACAGTTTTGATTTTGGCCGCAGGATACGGTAGAAGAATGGGACAGTTTACTAGAATGGTAAACAAGTCTTTAATACCTTATAAAGATAAACCTCTAATTAGTCATATTATAGATAAATTTCCTAAAAACTCAACAAAGTTTGTAATTGCATGCGGTCATATGGGGCAGCAGGTTAAAGACTATGTAAGTTCTGTGCATGATGATAAACAAATTGTTTTTGTAGATATTCCAAACTATTCAGAAAGTAATACGGGTCCTGCTACAACAGTACGATATTGTACTGAACATATAAAAGGTAGGTTTGTATTAGTTGCATGCGATACATTATTTGAATTCAATTGGCAAAATCATACGGATCATAACTGGATAGGAGTGTATCCAGTTGACAGCGTAATTGCAAAAGATTACGACTGGGTAGAAAGAGATGGTAACGACATCGTTTCTCTACATAATAAAAAAACTAGTGATACAGCCGTTGATGCATTTATTGGATTAATGTACAATAAAGACGACAGCTTTTTAAATTATTTAGAAGAAAGAGATGCTAAAGAAAATTACCAAGGGTTCAGCGGGATGGACCTCAAAGCATATACTGTTCGTAAGTGGCTAGATTTTGGAACTTACGAGAAGTGGTATACTTTAAATTCTCAGGTTGTAGAAAATAGCTTTGTAAAACCTGACGAATTATTTTATCACGACAATAATAAAATTATTAAGTATTTTACAAATAAAGATAATGTTATTAGCCGAGTGCAACGGGCAGAAGCAAATCCGTCTTGCATGCCTAGTAATATTAAGGCGGTAGGTAATTTTCTAGTGCATGATTATTCTCTAGGTGATATTGTATATAATCAAGCAACTCCGGAATTATTTAAAGAAATGTTAAGCTGGTGCGAATCTAATTTATGGGTTAATGCTCCAGTTTCCGTTCCATTTGATAATATTGATACATGTAGAAAATTTTATAAAAATAAGACATACGAACGTCTTGATCAATTCAGAGTAAAGTATGCTGATTGGAGCGAGTGCAAGAGTGTTAACGGAGTTGAAGTAGAAAGTATCAACAGTTACTTAGACAGTATTGACTGGGACTGGCTATGTACCACTAACGAATGGAGATTCATTCACGGCGATCTTCATTTTGATAATACAATCTTTGACCCTAATCAAAAGAAATTCACAGCAATAGACTGGAGGACAGACTTTGCTGGTAAAATCTATGGTGACATTTATTACGATCTGGCTAAGATGTTAGGCGGAATAATTTTAAATTATAGAAAGGTTAAAGATAACGACTTAGAATATATTGAGAAAGATAACCGTGCTGAAATCAACATACCGCATGTTGACAACTATCACCTATATGAAGAAATTCTTAAGGAATGGGTAATAGCTCAGGGATTAAGTTGGAGTAAAGTTAAGTTATTAGTTCCTATAATTTATCTCAATATGAGTCCATTACATGAAGCTCCATTTGATAAATTTCTAATCGCATTATCACAGTTACAATTTAAATTAGGTACAAAATAAAATGAACATTATTCAAAGAAATAAAGATATTGTATTAGGTAATAACGATCTAGAATTACTATATTCATTTAAGAATTTTCCAGTCTTTATGGGATGTACGGATCAAGATACTTCTTTAGACCTAGTTAGCGATCTAAACATTTACATTAGTAAAAGTAGCGGAATGTTGCAAGTGAATCCAGTTTTACCTCTAGACATTGTTTATCAGTCAGATCATTCTGCTGGAACCACTGGCGGAAGCTGGCTAAATCATCATAGATCGTTTGCTGCATTTCTTTCAAAGTTTAATCTAAAAAATGTGTTTGAAATTGGCGGTGCTACAGGTATATTGAGTAAACTATACAACGAGATTGTACCAGAGGTAAATTGGACAATTTTAGAACCAAATCCTACTCCTATTCCAGATTTGCAAGCCAAGGTACAGCAAGGCTATTTTGATAGTTCTACAGTTTATCCTGTAGGCATTGATTCTGTTGTACATAGTCATGTTTACGAACACATTTACGATCCTCTCGAATTTGCTAAAAAATTGCACGAACTTCCTAATGATGCAATGGTATGTTTTTCAGTTCCTGATGCAAAGGATCATCTATATAATAAGTTTACTCATATTTTACATTTTGAACATACTTATCTATGCACGCCAGAATTTGTTGAATGGTGCATGACTAGCTGCGGGTTTGATCTTGTAGAAAAAGAATGCTATGACAAAGGACATAGTATTTTCTATGCGTTTAAAAGAGTTAGTCGAGGCATAGAATTACAAGAATTTAAAAATGTTTATAGCGAAATAAAAGACCTATTTGACTCCTACATCAGGCATCACTTAGATTTAATTGAAGAGATTAATAAGCAGATAGATAAATCTGAAAAAAAAGTATATTTGTTTGGAGCTCATATTTTTAGTCAGTTCCTTTTATCTTTTGGATTGAATAGATCTCGCATTGAGTGTCTTTTAGATAATAATAAGAGTAAACAAGGTAAGAGATTGTATGGAACAGATCTAGTTGTAGCTGATCCTAAGATTCTATCTAATGACGAATCCCCAATTGTTATTTTACGGTGTGGTGTTTTTAATAATGAAATTAAGAATGACATATTAAAGAATATCAATCCTACCACACAGTTCTTGGAGTAAACATGAAGATAGCATTTGCAGATAATTTTATGACACGCAGGGGTAGCACTGTTGCTCTATACGATTTTGCCCATTACAACGAAACTATTCTTGGTAACAAAAGTATTATATTAATACCAAGGCACCCAATGAATGACGAAGGTGTAATTGAAAAGTTTCGTAAGAGATTTGAAGTATTTGAACACGATCACGGAAATATCGATCAAGCAGATACTATTATTAAAGAACAAAGTGTCGACGCCTTTTACCTAATGAAAGGGTGTTACAGCGAGTTTAAAAGTCGTATTGTACCTAACCTTGTTCATATGTTGTTTATTAATGATACTACCCATTACCATGGGGATAGATTTGCTTTTATTTCTGATTGGCTAAGTAACCTCTGTAAACAAAGATATGGTTTAGAAAAAGATAGTGTCCCTTGGATGATTAATATTCAAGATACAGATACAGATTTACGGGCAGAGCTAAACATTCCTGCCGATGCATTTGTATTTGGATACCACGGAGGAGAAGATTGTTTTGGAATACCGTGGGTAGGCAATCCTATTAAACAAGCTCTAGAACAGCGTCCTAATCTTTGGATAGTTCTAATGAATGTAGATCAGAGTTGGACTTCTCTTAACTTTAATCATCCTAGATTAATATTTCTCCCTGGTACTGGAGACATGGAACGTAAAAGTCAGTTTATTAAAACTTGTAATGCAATGTTACATGCTAGACATCACGGCGAAACATTTGGACTTAGTTGCGGCGAATTTAGTATGTTGAACAGACCTATTGTAGCATGCACTACAGTAGAAGATCGATGCCATATTGAGATACTTGGTAACAAATTAATTGGCTATGCTGATCCCCAGCAACTTTTTAACATTTTAATGGGTATGGATCATAAATTTGTAGATAGTCAAAACTGGGATTGTTATAGCGATAAGCATAATCCAGAAGTTGTAATGAAAAAATTTAAAGAAGTTTTCTTAGACAATCTATGAAACAGGTAAAATATTTTATTAGCGATGTAGATGGGTGTTTAAACGACGGCCGTATATACTGGGATGCTAGTGGACAAAAACCTTTCAAGGCGTTTGGTTCACACGACCATGACGGTGTTAAATTGCTAAGAGATCACGTTAAGTTAATCTTTATAAGTGCAGATAAACACGGTTGGGACATTTTAACATCTCGTATTGTTGATCATATGAAGTGTGAATTACATTGTGTTAAGGAAGCTGAACGATATGATTTCGTAAAGAATTTTGGGTTTGATCAGGTTGCCTATATGGGTGACGGGGTTTACGATGCAAAGATTATTCGTGAGTCGGCTATAGGAATTGCTCCCAACCAGGCAAGAATTGAAGCAATAAAGAGTGCTAATTATGTTACACCTAGTAAAGGCGGAGAAGGTGCATATTTAGATGCTGCGATTTATCTAATGAATTATATAGGAATCGATTATGAATTTTAAATTAGGTTTTGGCCCAATGAGCAAACTTATTGTTGATATTTTAGCAACTTATGCAAGAGATCAACAACGTCCTACAATGATCATTGCTAGTCGTAATCAAATAGATGCCGATAGCGGTTATGTAATGACTACTAAAGAATTAGCTGAACAAGTGCTTCCTTTACGTAGTCCTTATCTTAGAATTTGTAGAGATCATTGCGGTCCTTACTTTTTAGATATAGAAAAAGGACTGAGTCTGCGTGATGCGGTAGAAGCTACTAAAAAAACAATAGCAGCTGACGTTGAACAGGGTTTTGATTTAATTCATATCGATACAAGCCGATGCGATACACCGTATCAGATTGCAGAAGAACTTATTGGATTTAGCCTAAGTCTTAACCCTAATATTAGATTTGAGTTTGGAACTGAAGAAAATGTAGGGGTAGCAGCCGGTATACAAAAGTATCAAGATGATGTTAATTTTGCAAAGCAGTTTCCAAATATGGATTTTGTAGTAGCCCAAACTGGTAGCTTAGTAATGGAGGATCAGCAAGTAGGTACTTTTGATACAGAGATTGTTGGTCAGTTAGTTGGCTTTGCTAACGACGCTGGAGTGAAATTAAAAGAGCATAATGCTGATTATCTTACTTTAGATCAGATAAATCTTAGAAAGACAGCAGGTGTACATGCTTTAAATATTGCTCCTCAGTTAGGGGTTGTACAAACTAAAACAATTTTGCAACTGGCAAAAGATCAAGGCATTAATACAGTTGATTTTGAAAAAGCTGTGCTTACCAGCGGTAAATGGCAAAAGTGGCGTATTGATTGCAATGACCTAACTAACGTAGCAATTGCCGGTCATTACTGTTTTAATAGCGTAGAATACTTAAAGCTAATCGAACAGCTAGACTATGAAACCGCTGTTCGATCAGCTATTATTGATGTATTGGATCCGTATTATTCTATATTAAATTAGAAAGGATATCGACCCTTGCGGTCAATTTCAAGTTGTGGACGTTTACGAACAATAAACTCAATAGCACATTCTGAGATATGATGATATGTTTGGTCAAATCTCTGAACATCATAGATAAAAGTTGTATTAACAAGTTCAGCTTTAAGCACTTCAATCTTGCTCTTATATTGATACAAGAACTCAATTAAGTTAATACTAACTGGACTCCAACTTTCATCCTTGACCATAGTCCATGACGTTTTATGATCTGGGTTATGGTTGCTTGGCCAAACACCTTGTTCATAAAGATCTTCGTCTGGAATAGTTGTAATAATGTAGCCACCAGGCTTACAAATACGAATCCAGTTGTCAAAAGCTTCGTAAGGATCTCGCATGTGTTCTAAACAATGACTGTTATGAACAAAGTCGTAAGAGTCATCGGGGACCCCGTCCATAGTTTGAGCATCGCCGTCCTGCATGTCCCAGGGCTTTAGTTCTGTCATTAGTGGAAACTGCTGAGAAAATTTAGATAGTGGATCTGGTCCACATCCAATGTCAATACCTTTTCCAACAAAGTACTTGTTTACAAATCGAATGTCATGCATTCTTCGAATAATTGATTTAGAAGTTTCGTTCATGTTGCCTCTCTTTAAATAGCTATTATATATTTATATGCGTATATAATGCAAGAAAAAAATTAACAGTCTCCAATTTTAAAACTGCTTAGTATGCTAACTTATAAATATTCAAAAACATTTTGTAGGTAGATAATGAATCAAAACAAGTTGGTTATTTTTGATCTTGATGGAGTTCTGATCAAAAGTAGAGATTTGCATTACCACGCATTAAACTCTGCTCTTAAAAAAATAGATGCAAAGTACGTAATATCTCATGAAGAGCATCTTAGTCTTTACGATGGGTTAAACACTACAAAGAAATTAGAAATGCTTTCTGAAAAGAAGGGCCTTGATAGAAAATATTTTCAACAGATCTGGGAAGATAAACAAACAGCTACCTTTGATCTTATTAAGGCATTTCCTTTAGATACAAAACTCTGCTCTATGTTTGCTGAGATCAAAAATCAAGGAATTAAAATAGCGGTAGCTAGTAACAGCATTAGAGAGACAGTCAAGCTAGCTTTAATGAGCATTGGCGTTTTAGAATTTGTTGACTATTATGTTAGTAACGAAGATGTTAAACGTACTAAACCTTTTCCAGAGATGTATTGGCAATGCATGACAGCACTTAATGTTTTACCTAAAAACACTGTTATCATTGAAGATAGCCATATAGGCAGACAAGGTGCGCTTGATAGCGGAGCACATCTAGTACCTGTCAAAGATACTGACGATCTCACAGATGATAAAATTCAAGAATCGATAGATATTTTGAACGGAGTTTCACATAAGAAGATTCCTTGGCGAAATAAAAAGATGAATATAGTAGTACCTATGGCAGGTGCTGGAAGTCGTTTTGCTAATGCAGGATATACTTTTCCTAAACCTTTAATTGAAGTACGTGGACGCCCAATGATTGAAATTGTAGTAAACAATCTTAACATTGAAGCACACTACGTCTTTTTAGTACAGAAAGAACACTATGAAAAGTATAATTTAAAATATCTATTAAACTTGATAGCTCCGGACTGCGATATAATACAACTTGATGGAATAACAGAGGGTGCAGCATGTACCACCTTATTAGCTAAGGATATTATTAATAATAATGAACCTTTGTTAATTGCTAACAGTGACCAATATATTAAATGGAACAGTAATGAATGTATGTATGCATTTTCTGCAGACGACATTGATGGAGGTATTTTAACATTTAACTCCCATCACCCAAAGTGGTCATATGCTAGTATTGGCGATACTGGATTTGTAACAGAAGTAGCTGAAAAGAAAGTTATTAGTAACGATGCTACTGTAGGAATCTATTATTGGAAATGCGGCAGCGATTACGTAAAGTATGCTGAGCAAATGATTCAAAAGAACGTTCGCGTTAACAATGAATTTTATGTGTGCCCAGTTTACAATGAAGCTATTGTAGACGGAAAGAAAATAAGAGTCAAACGAGTTGAAGAGATGTGGGGAATTGGCACACCCGAAGATTTAAATTATTTTTTACAAAATCACAACGACATTTAGAGGTTATTATGAAACTTGAAGACATGAATAATGATATGAAAACATATCTAGCCTGGGTAAAAAGTTACTTTAACTGGGCTGCTACGCAATGGGAATGGGGCGTTAATGCGGATAAAGTTGTAGGATACATACAAGAGCATAATTGTTGGCCTGATTATTACAAGTATCTATTTAAAGGTATAGAAACAGACGATCTTGTAGCTCTAGATTTTGGTTGTGGACTAGGAAGATCTATTGTTCAGTACAGAAACGATTTTAAAAGAATAGACGGTGTAGACATTTCTTCAAATAATTTACTAAATGCACGGATCTATTGTGAAAGATCTGAATCAGGGTGTAATCCAAATCTCTATGAGACTGACGGAGTTAATCTTCCAGTAGATAACGAATCTTATGATGTTGTTTATAGTGTCATTTGTTTGCAGCATGTCCCTGTATATGATATTAGATTTGGTATTTTTGAAGAAGCATATCGAGTACTTAAACCAAACGGTTATCTATGCTTTCAAATGGGCTATGGTAGAAAACTTACACATCAATCTGTAGGATATTACGATAATTATTATTTAGGCGGTACTAACGGAGGATGTGATGTTACAATTACTAATGTAAATGACCTTAAGGACGATCTCATTGATAAATTAAATTTCCGTAACTTTAAATCTTACATTAGACCAACAGGTCCAAATGATACTCACGAGAATTGGGTCTGGGTACAAGTACAGAAATAAAAGGAAAGAACATGCAAGCATGGATATTAACCTTTAATCGTCCTCGAGCACTAAATCGACAGATTAATTCTCTAGGAGGATTTGGGTACGATGTACATATTTTTTCAAATCATCCAGAAGTTATTGTTGATGAAGATAATAAGAAATACGTTAAAGGTATTTTAATTAATACTTTGGCAGATCCTGATTGTTACGCTTGGATGGCAAGATCGTGGAATAGCGTCTATTTAAAATGTTTTAAAACTGAAGAAGAATGCATCTTTGTACAAGATGATACTTTTCTTCCGCCAGCCGTTAAGGATGCTATAGAAAATAATAAAGACAAGTATGACCTTATATGGGGTCCTAAAGGAGATTGTTTTTATTATATGAAAAAAAATGTTCTGCGTGAAATAGGATGGTGGGATGAAAGATTTCTTGGAGCCTATTGCTCTGATGCAGACTTCTTACTAAGATGTTGGCTATTCTACGATCGCAATCGTCTTTCAATTGCTGAATCACACCCTTGGGGATTTGTACATAATGATGTAGGATTAATTGAAACTATTCCAGATGACTGGAACAGTAGATGTGTTGACGACAGTTATGTAAATCAACATCATCAAATAGAAAATAGTCGAACTAATGATATAAATTATCCTTTACAACATTCAAGCTCTCTCTTTGTATCTAAGTGGGGTACGTCTACTATGATAGATGGAAGAATAACTGATAGAATTTCCTATCCTTTATATGACGAGATAGATTGGTATAATTGGTTTACTAAAAAACATTTAGGTAAGTGATTTAATTAATTAAATAGATAAAATTAAGAGGCATTAATGCAGCACCCTTACAACGAAATTTTAAATTTAAACACCGGCCCAGTTCGATATGACCTTCATCCGTTAGCAAAGGTAATGAAATTGACAACTAAGGATTTTCCTTGGTCAATTAATCAATTTGAATTTGATATACTAAGGAGTATCATTTCTTCTTGTAATTTAAAAAGCGGATTAGAAATAGGAACCGGGTTTGGCATTAGTGCTATTGCAGCAGGTCTCGGATTCAAAGAAACTAATGGGAAGCTAGTTACTATTGATTCTTACATAGAAGAACAGCAAAATAGTTACACATCATATCGCAGGGCACTTCCTTCATTGTTTCATGAATCTACTAACTATCAATCAGTTAGACACCTAATAGATCATTTTCAATTACATGATACCGTTTATCCAGAAATTGGGTGGAGTCCTCGAGACACCGCAACAATTTTAAGAAAGACCTTAGGACCAGATTGTAAACTTGATTATGTTTTCCTTGACGGTGGCGAGTTTCCAGAACAAGTAGTAAAAGATGTTGAATCATTTTTACCATTTTTAAATGAAAAATATATTATTTTATTTCAAGGTATGTTTCCAAATGTTTATGACGTACCAGTATTAGAAAGAATTACTAAAGTAACAGGTGTACAGCCGGTGTTATTCAACGACCCTTCGCTGCCTTTTACTTCTAGACTAGGAGTAGTTTACAAATCATGATACTAATAGCTCACAGAGGGAATTTAGAAGGCCCAAATTCAGAATATGAAAACAGACCAGAGTATATAGAAGAAGCATTATCAAAAAAGTATGATGTAGAAATTGATCTTTGGTTGATTGACGGGAACTATTTTTTAGGGCACGATGGCCCTGAATATCCTGTAAAATTAGAATGGCTGTTAAGACGGAGTCAATCTTTATGGGTTCATTGCAAAAACGTTGAAGCAATGAGTAAGTTAGATCCAGACTATTTTAATTTCTTCTGGCATGAAAATGATACCGTAGTTCTTACCAGTCATTGTGACCTTTGGGCATATCCCGGAAAACAACCAATTAAGAATAGCATTGCAGTTATGCCTGAAATACATAACGATAATTTGGACTTCTGTAAAGGTATTTGTACAGACTTTGTGTTAAAATATAAGCAAGAATTAAACAAGAAATAATAGGCAGTACAATGTTGAATATCATAATTCCAATGGCAGGAGCAGGATCCAGATTCTTTAAAAACGGCATCACTACTCCAAAGCCGTTGATTGAAGTATTGAACAAAACGTTAATAGAATACAGTGTTAACAGTTTTAATGTGCCTGGTCGTTTTATTTTTATAACACGCACGTTTGACGATGCTGAACATAATAAACAGCTTACCCATTTACTTAAAAAACTTAGACCAGAATCAATTGAAATTAAACTTGACAAGGTAACTAATGGAGCAGCTGAAACAGTATTAGCTGCTGAAAAATATATAGACAATAATGATCCACTAGTAGTTTATAATTGCGATCAGATTATTAACTGGAACGGCGAAGATTTCTTAAAGTTTGTAAAAAAAAGTAAACCTAGAGCAGCGTTAGTTCTTTATAAAAGTAAAGATCCTAAAAATAGCTTTGCTGATCTGTACGGAGATACCGTTCTTCGTGTAGTTGAAAAACAAGCAATCTCAGATCATGCACTCATAGGTTTTCATTATTGGCAGCACGGAAAAGACTTTGTTAATAGTGCCAAAGATCTATTAGAGAATTTCAAAGCGCAAGGAAAGAAAGAGTGCTATGTAAGCGAAACTTTTAACCATCTTAAGGATAAAAATATACTTGCCTATCACTTAAATGATAACGCCTATATTTCTTTAGGTACTCCTCAAGATGTATCTCGCTATATTGGGCAGGTTAAGGAATTTGATACAGAAAAACCCAAAACATTGTTTATAGATATTGACGGAACAGTACTTAAGCATATGCATACTATAAGCGATGCTCAAAATGCAGAACCTGAAATATTGCCCGGAGTTGTTGAAAAAATTAACGAATGGGATAGCCAAGGTCACAAAATAATTTTTGTTACAGCTCGCAAAGAAAGTACAAGACACATTACGGAGTCTCAGCTTAGGCAATTTGGCCTAGCATGGGACATGTTAATTATGGGCGCATCTGCAGGTGAGAGATTGTTAATTAACGATAAACTATATGACTCTTATAAAGATAGAGCAATTGGTGTTAACGTAATAACAAATCAAGGATTTCAAAGTATAGATTGGAGCAAGTATAAGCTATGAAAATATTTAAATTAGGTGATATGAAGTCTGGGTGGTTTGTTGGTGGGTTTGAACCAACAGCTTATTACACTAAAGACTTTGAAGTTAATTATCGATTACATCCTGCAGGTCAGGAGTGGGGCGATCATTATCATGTTGAAGTTACGGAAATTAACCTCTTAGTCAGAGGGAAGATGACCATGCAAGGTAAAGAACTAAATACTGGCGATATCTTTGTGATTGAACCATGGGAAGTAACTAATCCGGTTTTCTTAGAAGACTGTGAAGTTATATGTGTCAAAGTTCCAAGTAAAAACGATAAGGTGGATATTCCTAAACATGTCTAAGAAAGTCTTATTCATTCTCAAGAGAAGAGAAGATTATAACCCTGTTAAACATAGTCCGCTTGGATTAAGCACAGGACTGTTTAATTCTGCAAACTTTATGCACGAAATGTTACAACAAGCAGGAGTTAATTCTGCTATTGAAGTTGCAATTGACAACAACTGTATTGATAGACTAGTGAACAAACATCGACCAACTCACGTTATAATAGAAGCACTATGGGTTGTTCCTTCAAAGTTTACAATATTAAGTAAATTACACCCTAACGTAAGATGGATCATCAGACTGCATAGCGAAATGCCGTTTATGGCCGGCGAAGGAATGGCTATGGATTGGTTAGGTGACTACATTGACTTTCCAAATATAGACATTGGAGTAAATGCTCCTAGAATGCTTAATGAGGTTCGTGAATATCTTTCAACTAAGAAAGAAATGTCTGCGTTTGAGATTAACGAACGTGTAGTATACATGCCTAACTTTTACACAAAAGGCTATAAGACTAAAAGTTTTAATTTTGAGTATAAAGACTGTGTAGACATAGCCTGCTTTGGTGCTGTTCGTCCATTAAAGAATCATCTTCTACAGGCTTTTGCTAGTTTAAAATTTGCTAACAAAATAGGCAAGAAATTAAGATTCCATATTAACGGGGGCAGAGTTGAGATGAAAGGCGACCCTGTTATGAATAATTTAAAAGCTCTATTCCAACATCTTGAAGAAACAGGACATCAGTTAATAATTCATGAATGGGCGCCTAGAGAAGAATTTTTAGAAATATGTAGTACTATGGATGTTGGATTACAATGTAATTTTTCAGAAACGTTTAACATAGTGTCTGCAGATTTAATCAGCCAAGGGGTTCCTATTATAGGATCTAAAGAAATACCATGGTCAACTTGGCTATTCAACACTGATCCTACGAACAGCGATAAGATCGCAGAAAAGATTTATCTTGCCTACAAGTTCCCTCAGCTAAACGTATACCTTAATCAAAGAAATTTAGATAAGTATACAAACAAAACTCAGTCTATCTGGGTAAAGTATTTTAGCGGAGAGTAAAATGAAAAAGCGTCACAAGGTAAAGGTGCATAACTGGGAAAAGGGTATTCTTAAAACAAGAGAATACATTTTTGAAAGTACAGAGGAAGCTGAAGTATTCATGAATACTAATACGTTCTATATGGCTAAAAGATACGACCATGATGGTCGTTTAGTAGAAAGTCAAAGCCATAAAGAAGGACGTAACCCTCACACTATTGAAACTATCGAAACCTATAGTTAAATTTCAGGAAACATTACGTAATCCACGTAATTGGTCGCTTCTTGTTCGCTAAGACCTAATAGCTGCATGAATCGAGCATTATGTGGATTTTTCTTTTGATAATGACAATAGCGATTTTGTTCACTAGTAAAGTCTTTACCTAGATCTTTTGAAGATCCTACGTTGTTAATATAATAGTCTAAATTTTGTTCAAATAGATTAATAAGTTGTAGAATCTCTGCTTCTGTGTTTACAGCTCCTACGGCTACTATCGAAGGACTAAAAATTTCTAATGCCCAGTCTGGTAATTCTCTTGGCTTTTTCCATGTAAGCTGAGAAACTTGTTCTGTAAACCAATTCATCATATAATGATTTGAGGCTACTGTTTTTGAGAAATCGTGGAACGCTCCGCTTATACGACTAGGACCGGCAATAACATCTAGACCAAAAATAGGACTTGGGTCGTTAATATGTGGGAAAACACAACAATGCATCATCCATATATTTCTGCTTTCTCGAGCATCAACTATATTAACATGAGCTCTACGAAATGCGTTGCTAGCATAAACGTAATCTTTCCAAGGAAGCGAAGCTTCATCCATGAACTCAGAATCATTATTAGGGATAAGCGTTCCGGCAACATCTAATCTCCTTAGGAGACTATGGGACAGCTCAATTGTTTTATCAAGTACCAAGTTCTGTGTCATATTCGTTCATTAGCTGTATAGCCCAATCAAAAGCGATATTCGCTTCTGCTGCCATACTATCGTCTAGTTGCTGTCTAACAAGGGTAATAAGAGTGTCTCTACGATCAAACTCTAAACTGCGATGACTACCAGCAACAATCTTCTTGATCATTTGTCCACCGTGTAGGTCGCCCATATGCCAAACATATAAATGAGCCATTATGCGGTCTCTATCTGGATAAAGATTCATAATGTATTGGTAATAATTGAGAGTTGTTTTTCTATAACTAGGTCTAGTATATGTGTCAAACATTGAACGATAGTCACTTAAAAGAGCAAAAGTTCTTTTTAGATCAGACATTCCTATTAGCAATCCTGCTGAATCTGCACAACTCTCAATAGCATTATAGAAAAGGCTTTTTTGATAAAGCCAATCAGTCCATATTTCAGCAGGCATTTGGTTTTTAAATACCGCTTTCATAAACTTAGTTTTTTCTGCGGCAGTATGACTATCCTTAGTCAGATCTTTCAGACTCATCACTCTGCCTCTATTTTAATTTGTAAAGGATGACCATTGTCCCGTGCAATGTTTGTAGTTTCCAATCCCTTTTGTTCTGCGATTTCGTGACTATAAATCCCTGCTACAGCAGCACCTTCATTATGGATTTGTAGGGTAAGGCGATGAGCATCCGCTTCAGGATGCTTAAAAATAGTTACAAGAACAGCGATGACGAAATCCATAGGAGTAAAGTCATCATTAAGTATTACAACCTTAAATTTCTTAGGTTCCTTAATTCTACTCTTGGTTGTTTCCTTGTTTACTACTTCAGCGTCAGACATTTGTTACCTCGTGTATTATAAAAAAGGGTGAGCGGGGAACCCGCCCACCCCCGGTGATTAAAGAGCTTTAATCTTCAAAATGCGAGGCTTTAGCGCCTCTGGAAGCACACGATTAAGCGTAATGCTCAAAACACCATTCTTAATCGTTGCATCCCCAACTTCAATGTGCTCTGCCAAAGGAATCACCTTAGTGAAATTGCGGCCAGCGAGTCCACGATGAAGATATTCAACCTCAACTTCTTCATCACGCTGGATTTCACCCTTGACGATCAGATTATTCTGATCTACCTCAACAGATACTTCGCTTGGATCAAACCCTGTAACTGCGATCTGGATCTCGTAAGTATCCATATCACGCTTCAAAAGATTGTAAGGCGGGTAGTTACTATTAATTTGATTAGCGAATCTTTCCTCAAAGTTAGAGAAAAAATGATCAAACCCAACAAATGCCCGGTTAAGGGCTTTCAACGTATTTGTATCAATGCGAACTAACTGATTCATAAAATTCTCCTTATAAAGTAAGATGAATCAAACCCGTAAACGCCATTAGGTCGTTTACGTAAGTATTTATTATAGCTAGATTTAACTATTTGTCAAATGGTTTTGGAACCCATTGCGGCTTCCCGTCTTTGACCACAAGATGAAGTTTGGGAAAAACTATAATGGTTTTTTCTTTTGCTAACTTTTCTAATAGACGCTTTTTTTGGTAAGGCTTAATATCTACAATTTTATTTTTCATGAGGAAAATTTCATTAAAAAGATTAAGTAATCATTCTTATTTCTAAAGAAAAGAGTTCTGTATCTAAAAAACCATCGTGCGGACATATCCTGCTTGGCAAGTCCATAGTCAATTGGCGGACCAAATCTTTTAGTTAGCCAAGGTATTAACCCCTGTATTGACCTAACAGAATCGTCAAGTACTACTATATGCAGGCAGTCTTCTTCAATATCAACGTTCATAGCATTATATTGAAGATTTGTTTAGTCCTATACTTTTAAGAGCAGCACCGGCAATTTCTAATTTTTCTTTAAGCTTAGTTAGATTAACTTCACTGAGTTCAATTTGTTCTTTGGTAGCAGTTCCAGACCGTTTTAAACTCATATGAACTTTTTTTGCGCGGGTTAGATTACCCTGTGCACATACATATTCAACTTGCTCTGCTAGTAATCGTTTGGCCATAGTTTTTCCTTTTGTTGGCTATCTGCCTAGTGTACACTTGAATGCCATTATTGTCAAATTATTATGACCATTTTAATGTAAACATAGTTGCGTTCTTGGGGTCTCTAAAATAAAATTTAGAACCCCCAAGGACTGAACTTATAGACCACACACACTCGGGCATGCGATTTAAATCGCCCCACATGCCCTTTCCTATGTGCTGTGTACACCAGCGTTCCATATCTGCTAGTAAATGATAGTATTCTCTACCAAACTTTACTTCAGTCATTTAGATCTCAAATGTAAGGTCAGGATTAAACCCATTGCCTTCTTCGTAAGGAACGTAACCACGAGGATTACATAACACACGAGTATCACCTATCATGTAATCAAAAGTATTATGCACATGACCGTGCGTCCATACTTTGATGTTAGGATGTTGAAGAATAAAGTCATCTAAGTCACTAACATACCCGCCATTCATTTGATAGTCATTCTTATAGTATTCGTGAATACTTTGCCGACTAGGAGCATGATGGGTCACAATTACAAAGGGCTTGTCCTTATTCTCATCTAGAGTTTTTTGAAAATACCTAAGCGTTTCGTGGTGTATCGCTTTAGTATATTCTGGATTTAATTTATGATAGATTCCTTTTGCCTCGTTACGATGTGTAATTACATGATAATCGGTCATTTTCTGTCTGACTTCCCAAGAGGTCAGAGGATCTCCCTTATTAAGATCAGTCCAAAGAGTAGCACCCATAAACATTACACCATTATACTCAACTACTTCGTTTTCTAAAATAGTAACGTTATCAGGCATAATATAGGCTAGTGTATCACGAGTCTCATGGAATTTGCCACGATAATGCTCGTGATTGCCCATCACATAGAAAACTTTTTCATACTTAGCACACTCCCAACGAAAGAACTCTGAACAATAAAATTCATCATTGGGTTTGTCAGACGCTAGCTTAGTGCTATGATGGTGCTTTGAAACATTTCTCGCTTCAGCAATATCACCACCCAAGATGAGTACATCTGCGTTACCAGGTAATTCTAGATAACCCATCTCAAGGTGCAAATCACTTACTAATGCGATCTTCATAGTTTATACTTAGGTGTCTCGTCGTGTTTATCTAGCTTATCCAATTTATCCATATAAATCTTGCCAGCTATACAGATTGACTCTGCAATATTACTAGCAGCAGTACCGCCACCAACTAGAAATTCTACCTTACCATCTACAGTGTCTTCGGTATTGATAAAAAGTAGCTTGCCCTCGCCACGAAGACAATCTCGTAAACTAACTGCTAACCTCTTAAACTCAATAGTAGGATTAGCAACATTAGGATGAATCCTAAACTGTACAGTCCAAAATACCTCTCCAGTTTGGTCTTTCTTAAGCAAAAGACTGCCTTTCAAGTATTCCCAAGTCATTGCATCAGTTTTACCCATAAGTTCCCATTCTTGGGCCAGTGCGCTTACTGAGTACAATGACAGAAACAAAAACAAAAACAAAATAAACTTTTTCATACCTTACCTTTACTATCTGAATTACGAAGGGTTTCCATTAAATCCTGCTGTTCCCTAATAAAGGAACGGTACGAATATTTAATGATGTGGAAGATGCTAGAAGCAAAGAACGATCCCATCAAAGAATACCATATGATTGCAAGAAATTGCGTTGACTGATGAGTTACTAGCCCATAGATAAACACCATTAGTCCTAACAACCAAATCTTTTGGTAAATGCTAACCTGTTTCCAAATCCATTTGATAAATGAGAAGATTTTCACATAAACCTCATAAGTTATTGAACGTGAAAGAATTATAAAATATCTCTTGGTAAAAGTCAACCAATAAATACCATTTTAATAACTCTTGGAGTGAATATGGAAAAAATTAAAAAGGCATTGTGGCTGGCAGCTGGCTTCATTTGCTTAGGTATTGCGTATATTGGAATAGTTACACCCGGGATTCCTTGGAGTACTCCAACTATCGTTGCTGCTTACTGCTTTGCTAAAAGTTCAAAGAAATGGCACGATTGGTTATTGAACCATAAACTGTTTGGGCCGTTTTTGCGTAATTGGGGAGATAAACGAGTTTATCCCAGTAAAGCCAAATGGATAATGTTTATTTGCATGGACATTAGTTTGGTTATACTTTGGCTCACTACTCATAATTGGAAATTAGTTTTGGGTGTAAGTTTATTCATGGCATTCTGGATGATTTGGGCAATCCGTTATCCAGGCAGTTTAGAAGAGTGGAAGAGGCGTAAAGAAGCTGGAGAAAAAATAGGCTGGTTTAAATAAAAGAAAGGCCCAATTAAGGGCCTTTCTTGTTTTACGCAATTACTGCGTAACGTGGACTATTTAAAGTCTTCAACATTACTGCTGACGGAGTAAAGTCCTCTGCAGCCAAGATCGAAGTCATAATCGCCGGGCTAAAGCCTGAGACTAGAGCAACGCCTTTGTCATTGTGCTTAACCGGAACATTCCCTGCTCTCGCATTCAGATTCCAAAACACAATCTTTGGAATTTCGTAACCAGCCTTATCATACTTACGCTCAATCATCTGCATAGCAGAGTCGTTGAATTCAGCGCACTGGTTAAACTCCATGTCCGACAAGATCAGCACATACTTAGGCATGTCCTCAGGTGCAACTTTGCCCTTAACGGCATAATCAAGAATTAACTTAAATGCCTCATTAAGATTAGTGCTCATTCCCCACTCTGCCTTCTGAAGCTGTGCAATTTTCTTAATGAGGTTACCCTTAAGAACTTGCAGCTCGGGAGTAGTTGAGAAAGTTAAGAACATGTCCTTAAACGGACCAGTATTCTTATCAGCAAGGTACAAGCCCAAGCTAACCGAAACATCCATGCAAGTCAAGTTCTTGTTGCCGCCAACTGGAGAACTCATAGAGCCCGACACGTCTACCATCGGCAAGATTAACTCATCGCCAACGTAGTTAGGCAATGCTTCCCATTGCGCAGTAACAACCTTGCTATCACCACCGGCATTGTGTGCCTTGATGATATCATATGGATATACTGCACCAGCGTTAATCTTAGCCTCGCCCTTTCCAAGCTTAGAAGCATATTCTTCATAGCCCTCAGGATCGTGCTTCTTAAACGCCTTCTGGTAACGGCTAGCAGCCAAGCTTGGAACATGGTTGTAGTTAATGTTAGTCCAGTTTTTAGCGCACATATTCTGCTCAACAACCTTGGTCAAATTAACCAGAGTCTTACGATAGGTCTTAGGACTCATGCCTAGACCTACACGCAAACGAGCAGCCTGTTCGCCCTTACGAGGCATCCACTTAGCACACAAGCCGTTACCAGCTTTAAGTGCTGCATCGATAAGTGAGTAGGCCTGAGTACGAATCTCAGCGTTCTTTTCAAAAATCAACAGATCGTCCCAGCGACCAAACTCTGCAAGATGCGGAAGTACTCGCACCAACACATCCGGATCCTTCTTCTCAAGACTGAGCAAGATAGTGCGAACAACATCGCGCTCACCTGCCCCACCACGAACATCGCGAGCCCACATGAGCAAGCGAAGTGCTAGCGTTTCATCTTCAGCTAGCGCACGATGGAACTCAGCACTGAGGTCCTTACCACGGCTAGCGCCAATTGAGAAGAACAAGTCAACAAGACTGTTCTTGCTGGAGTCAAAAGTCTTCATACCGTTTGCGGTACGAGTTTCAATTTGTACTTCTTTGACTGCTTCTACAAACATATTCATCTTGAATCTCCTTACAGGTTAAAACTAGTTTAACGTCCTAGCAGACAAACCTTGTTTAATTGCGGAACTTAACCTAAAAAATTAAAAACAGGATAGTTTCCTACTTTTTGATTTGGGTGAGAAATCGAAACTCACCTTGACAGAGTAAACTCCGTCCTTCAGTATTATTGAAGTTTGCTGAACCTATCCTTAATTTCAAACTATGCAAATAGTATATAATAGTTTTATCAAGCTGTCAACTATTTTTTAAACTCTTGTACCGTAATTAATGATGCGCCAACGATGTCGATTATAATCAGAATTTACTCGGATTAATGAAGATGCCCTTACATCGTGGAAGAATAACTGAGCATACGTTCTATTAAAAATACTGTCAACCAAACAAAAGAAACTACTGTTTACACAGTGTATTTCACTGGCATTTTCAATTAACTTTACATAATGTAACAGGTTACTAGTGATACTTGGTTCAATTTCAATAATGTCTACTTCTTGCGGTAAACCTGCTGATATACGAAAATTTTCAATATCTATAGGTATACCATTTGGCATATGTCCAGTACGACGATGTATCAAAACATACGGACGACCTTTATAAAGTCTATCATATAGTTCTTGTGAACCTGTAATATTTCTGGGTAAACGAAAATTGTTATACCTAAAACTAAACGGAACTTCGTAATATGTATAAACTTGTTCATCCCAAAGTAAAGCAGCAGAGTGTCCGCCTATATTAGCAAACATCATGTTCCACCCATTGCAAATGCGTGACATTTTATGCTGTGCAATATACTCGTCTTCCTCATGCGGATGTAACGCTACAACTACAACATTAGGATGTTCTTGAAATAGCATACAAACTGTTTCGTAGTTATGATGTTTAACCGGAACGTGCAACTGATTACAACGATCGGCAAAATAGTTAATGATTCCAGCATGAACAAAATGATCACCTAGGTCCATTAATCCTACAAAATACAGTTTATCTATCTTCATCGCTTAGGTTTGATTCCTAGTTTAGCATAAACATTCTGTACTCCTACTGCCTGCCTAATAGCATCCTGCAAAGCATCATGCTTACTGTTCTTAGGCATATCCGGATCGTGACCTAGATCAAAAATTGTTCGAGTGTCACGCAATTGCCAAAAGTTCCAAGGAGGAGTACGATTAAGTTGGTTATAAAGATTTTCAATAATAACCAAGTCAAACGTAGCGCCATGAGACCAAAAACAATTGCACCCCCAAGCAAACTTATGGAACTGATCTACTGCATCAGCAACAGCAATGCGGTTGTCAGAACTAAATGCTTCTTCCATAATAACTGGATCTTGTTTTGACCACCAGTTTAGAGTATTAGGATCAATTGATCGTTTAAGGGCATCTTGGTCATCTAGGTTTAGTTTGAAGTACAAGGTATCACCAACGCCGTTACCAAACGGATCAAAGTGTACTGCACCTAACGATAAAATAACAGCATCAGGAGATACTGCCATTGTTTCCATATCAACCATTAAATGTTTTGCCATGTTAAGCCACCAATTCCTTATTTTCCAAAGCCTTTACAAAAATATTAAATGCATTAATTGCATCCGCAGTACGTAGTACTTTTTCACCATTCACATAAGCACGAGATTTCTGAAACTTAGCTTCAAAGTCATGCTTCTTGCATAGCTCTGAAAATCCTTTCTTAAAGGACTCAGTATCAGCTTTACCTGCATGCCAAATATCAACAAAGTACCCTTCAGTATTATACGGCGAGATACCTACGTTCATACCAGAATTGCCTACGTTATTTTTACTAACATACCTGCTAGTAACATTAGTAAACAATCCAATGTTGTCACTAAAAATCTGCTGTAGATGATCAGCTTTATTCTGATCAGTTTCAGAAGTAGATGCGGCTTTACGAACAATCTTTTTATCATCAAGATTGCTAGGGCGAATTAACGGAATAAATTCACAATGCTTCTGCCCTTCATGCTCAAAAATTACTACACTGATTAGAGTGATGCGTAACGGAGTATTCTCGTTAAGCCACTTAACAAAACCTTTGATATGCTCGTCGGCATCTTCACATATCAATACACCGTCATCGCATTGTTTATCGTACATGTAATAAGTAATCTTACTAGCATGTACGCTATCAAGCCAACCAGATGCATCTTGACTTTCTACTACTAGAACAGTTTCTCCAGATTGATCTCGAATAATTAGATCAACACGTTTAGAGTGAGTAGTATGTTCTTCTGGCGTTACAGAGTAACCATCTTCATAACTAAGATCAAGACTATTCAACAATCGTCGAGATGTCTCTAGATCACTAGCGATAAATTTAGTAAAAAGAACTTCCCCGCCAAATCCATCTTTAATATTCGTGCGTTTCATAGGTACCCGTTGTCTTAAAACGTTCTACTATTTTACTTGAAATTTCAAATAATTCCAACTGAGAAAAGTCTTGTTTGAGTGAATTGACTTTCCAAATTAATAATTGAACGTTTCCGGGTACATAACCTTTGCTGCTATCAATCCTATCTATGGTGCAACTATGCGGATTGCAATGTTTACCCTGCCAAATCTGTGTTCCTCGAATAAATTCTAAAGGAACTCCAGTATAATTGCAAACCCATTTTTGCTTGACACCAATTAAAAGAAGATAATCTACATCAATTTCTATAGGTTGCGGGTTTTCTCTTCTTGATGCCCTTGCAAGGTTTTCTCTTAAAAAAACTGCTTTGGCTTTAATGTCTTCATAGAAATCAACCCTTGCCTGCCATTCTGCTTTTTTCTGAAGCAAGTCTCTGTCTTCTCTAAAAAATTTTACCTTTTCTTGATAAGAACAGCGTTCATGAAAAAAACGAACGATCTTTGATTCACAGACTCGTTGAATGTTCATGAATCAATAGCTTGCTCTTGGTGACATTAGCTCTTTTTGCTTTCTCTTCCAACGTGCTTTGGCAGCTGCGGCTCTTCGCTTACGTTCAGAAGTTGGCTTTTCGTAATACTGCCGATCAAGTACTTCTACCAAACGACCGCTTTCTTCTACCTTCTTCTTAAATTTCTTTAAGGCTAAATTAATATTTCCGTCTTTTACTATTACTTTCATAGGCTTTTTTCTGTTTTGGTTTTCCTAAAAATAAGCTCTGCAGGCTTTCCTGCTACAGCTTCTTTACTTATCATAATTTTATCGAGGCCCCTACTAACAAGGTCCACAGATTCAAACTGATATGGTAAAAGAATCTTTTCTAAAATATTTTTTAATCCTCTTGCATTGGTCTTAAGCTTCTTAGCTTCGTCTGCAATTTTACTCAATGCTTCATCTTCAAAAATTAAATCAACTCCATCAATTTCAAAAAGATATTTGTATTGGGCAAGCAGACTATTTTTTGGCTCTTTAAGGATTTTAACCAGGTCTTTAGTAGACAATTCTTCAACACTGGTTATAAGTCCAAAACGACCAACAAACTCTGGAATCAAACCAAAGTTAATTAAATCCTTAGTAGTTACACTATGATAGTTAATTGCAGTTTCTGTCTTAGACTGTATGGTAGCACTAAATCCAATAGAAGTATTTGGATCATTACGACGCTCAATAATTTTTTCTAAACCAACAAATGCTCCGCCGCAGATAAAAAGTATACCACTAGTATCAATTTCAAGCATTTCTCCACGAGGATGCTTCCGCTTATCAGTAGCAGGAACACGTACAACAGCACCTTCAATCATCTTCAATAATGATTGCTGTACACCTTCTCCACCAATATCTCGAGTGGTACTAACATTCTCACCTTTCTTGCTTAGTTTGTCAATTTCGTCAATATAGATGATTCCGTGCTGTGCTTTTTCAATATCACCGTTAGCTACTGAAATCAATCGAGCAAGGATTGTTTCGACGTCATCACCAACGTATCCGGCTTCTGTTAGTCCAGTAGCATCACAGATAGCAAAGGGAACCTCTAGATATTCTGCTAACTTACGAGCTAGCATGGTCTTACCGCATCCAGTAGGTCCTAAAATAAGCACATTGGTTTTATCAAGCTCAATGTGTTTATTTGGTTTAAACGTTCTTTTAAAATGCTGACAAACCGCAACGCTCAATGCAATTTTAGCCTGCTCTTGCCCTACAACATATTGGTCAAGATATTCTTTAATTTTAGTAGGATTAAAGATTTCTTTGTTATCTTCAACGGGAAATTTCTTTATTTTGTCTTCGTTGAGTATAGAAATACACAAGTCAACGCAATCATTGCAGATTGCTGAAGTATCTCCAACAATCAGTTTTTCTACGTCTTGTTTTTCTTTTCCGCAGAAGTCGCAAGTATGTTTATCGGCTGACACTGAACACCTTCTTTAAAAAATCAACCGCATCAGTAACACGGTTATTATTAATGTAACTGTATAGTTCAGATATATTAACATCTTTTGTACTATAAAAAACATTATTTTTTGCCAATATATAACTAGACATGTGACTAGTTACTGCTGACATATTGTCAATGTTAACATATTTGTAGGTTGAACAAGATAAAGAATGTAGCAACCAAGGAATGTTAACTTCCCCTTGATAAAAATATATGTTAATAGTCAAATCATTCTTTGTTAACCATTGGATAACAGAATCTTGTTCTTCACTAGAAAGATCAAAAAATAAAACACTTTCTTGATCGTTTTGAAAAATATCAGGCGGGGTTATTAGTGTTATTTTTGCTGTCACTATCTAAGCCTTTCTTTACTTCTTCTTTAATTTCGTGTGGGACTTTATAAAACGGCAGTACGCCTGAACGAACTCGTTTAATCATTTCTTCAATATTTTTTTCAGCTTCTGTAAGATACTCTTTTTCGCTAATAACTTTATTGAGATTTTTCCAGTTTCCACTTTCTTCTTGTTCTTCGTTTTGAACATAAGAAGAAGATGTAGTACCTTTTTGTTCATCAGCACTAGGTGGATGATATACCGTTGTCTTCCAAACGTGAGGCTTTGGAGGCAGCTCAACAGCAGCAGGTTTATTTTCAGCCGATTCAACTTCAACGGCTTTGATCATGGTATTCCAAAGATCAACAGGATTCATCTTGTCATCTTCGTTAGGTTTAGGTGAATCTTCTTTTACAGGAAGCTCTTCTTCCTTTCCGGGTTCTTCCTCTACCTTTTCTCGCATCTTTTGGAAACTATGCTGGCTTGCAAGTAATAGAATTACTGCTAGTGGATCAAACACTAAAATCAATGTGATGATTACCCAAGTAACTGCACGTTCAAGAATAGCCTGATCGGTGTTACCGTAGAAAAAAGCAGCAATATATTTGATAGGGCCAACTTCTGCTTCTACCTTGCGAGATTCTGCAGCAATTGGAGCACGTTCTTCATTTAACTTAGAAATGGTTTTTTGAGAATCATTAATCTCTGCCAACAAACGAACTCGTTCTTTATGTTGACTACGGCGTAGTGCTACTGCTTTATCTGCACCGTTTTCTGTAGTAGAACGACTCATTAATTGATCAACAGCATCATCCATTTGGCGTAGAGCCTTGCGATCAGTTTCAACTGTTTCTTTTTCTACTTTAATTTTTTCGTCATAAACTGCGATGCGAGCAGCAACATCGCCGCTAACTAGACTTTGGTCGCTGTGTGCTTTGCTTAAAAAGCCAAAGATACCCATGCTGGTAATTAGCATCAGTACCACCACTGCTAAAGTTAAAAGAATCTTGATACTCCAAGGAGCAACATTCCAATTCTGCTTCAGCCAAACTGTAGCTACAAGTTTTCCAATTTCTAGAGCTATACCCATAATAATGATGGGAATAACCGCCGCAGCAAAAATAGCAGTAAGACCTGATACTGAATAATATACGGCCACTGCTGAAATGCTCAGTCCACTTAAAAGCGTTAAAAATGCAACAAATTTATTAGTCAGAGTGTTATTCATGTCTATATTTACCAGGAAATCTTTCCGTAATTACTCTTCTAACTTATCCATTTCAGCTCGAAGAACTTCTTCTACAAGATGATTAAGTGTCACGTCTTGATCATGTGCCATCTTCATTAACTGAAAAATAGTATTATCACTTAGATCTAAAGTAATAGAAATTCTTGCATCATAGTCTAAGCCTTTTGCAATTGCTGTAGCCTTTCTAAGGAAGTCATCGTCTTCCTCTAGATCAATAAAATTAAGATCCTCGAGGGCCTCGTTGGCATTTACCTTCCTAGATAATGCTTCTTTCCTATAATCTTCTTCATACAATGGATTCATCAAACGATAAGCACGATTTCGTTTGTAATCGTATGCAGCGGCCTGATAGACAATTTGTGTTCTAGTGTCAAATATAATGCTGATATTATATCCGTTTACATTGCTATCGTAGCTATCTAATACAAATGTATCAGATCCCCAGCATTCCCACATGTATTCAGTGCCTTCAGTGATGCGATAATCTACTGCTTCCATAAACTCTTTAACTGTAATCATTTTACATTTCCTTGTGTTAGATTGCGCACTATCCTCTCCTCATTTGACTGATAGAGACCATCTCTTCTTCGTTAATAACCGGAACTGCATTTGACTTATGCATAGTAGCAATACCTTTAATAAGGGTTCCTGTATAACGCAACGGTTGTTTCTTAAGACAGGGTTCCCAAGTGGTATTTAAACTAGCAATCTCGTTATGATCAACATATCGAGGATGGTCATATTTAGGACGATGATCTATTACCGTAAAATCATCACGACGTTTCTTAGTGGGTTTAATGTTGTATTCTTTCAACATAGCTTCACGAGCTGCACGGGCTAATTCAGCCTTGCGTTTATGCTCAGCGGACGCCCATTTTTTCTTACCCTTTTTCTTACCTGTAGTCGTAAGGGCAGGGTGTACTAGGTGCATAGTCATATTAAACGAGCTCTGCAGTTTCCAAAGATTTAAACCCTGAGCGCACAACGACTTCAATCATCTTTTGTGCAACCTTAGGAAGTCCAGTAAAACGAAGAATTTCTCCGTTACTAGTGATCTTGAAAGACCCTGCAACTACCCAGATTTTATCTCCATTAGCGTTAACCCCAGCTAGCTTTCGCACAACTCCGTTAACAATTCCGTCATCAGTAGTCTTACCGCGAGTCCAATGATAGGTGGCATTCTTTCCTGTCCAAACCTGAGGTTCTCCGGTAGATTTCATGCAGTAATGGTTCATTTCGTGCAATACAATTTCAGCATTATTAATTGACATAAATCCTCCTTTTAAGTATATGTATTATACTTTACAGATAGTTTAAGGTCAACGCTGATTTTACCAATTATCTAAGAACGGTCCATTTGGAGTTAAAATGTTTTCCTGATTCTTTTCTTTTGAAAATTTTAGCGTACTCTTTCAATCGCAATTCTCGTTGTAGGTCAACATTGTGATCTAAACACGCCTGATACATTTTTTTTACAAGATTTTTTTGCTTCATTGTAGTATTCCTAGAAAAATATTTAGTTAAGGAATGATTACAAAGTCTGGTTACGGCTCCAGTGACACCCTATATTGTGCCCGATTTTAATTTTTGTTTACTAGGTTATCTCTAAAGATTTCCCAACAATTTTTCCAAGACCATTTATTGCTGTTAATTTCTACTTGTTTTCTATCTAACTCTAAGCAACGAGTTATTGAATCTACTAGATTATTTCCCATATATCCAGTTATACCATTTTCTAATATATCGATTGGTCCCGGAACAGAATATGCTGCAACAGGAGTGCCGCATGCTAGACTTTCTATGATGACTATGCCGAACGTATCTGTGCGACTTGTAAAAACAAATACATCGGCCTGTGCGTAGTACTCAGATAATTCTAATCCCCGCTTAATTCCTACAAATTGTATGTTAGGATATCTTTCTTCAAGATCTTTACGGTATGGACCGTCTCCAACTATAATTTTTACAGAATTAGGATAGTTTAGTTCGCAGAAATCATCTAATCCTTTTTCTTTGCTAATGCGACCTACACTTAGTAGTACGGTTTTATTATTTTTTAACCTTAAAGAACTTTTAAAAACTTTACGATCTACTCCCCTTGTCCACGGAATAATATTATCTTGAAATCCGTTTTCTCTAAGATCATTAACCATCGTTTGAGTAGTAGTTAAAACCTTTCCGCTATGTTTATGAAACCAACGAACATAATTGTAAGTAATTGATTTAGGAATACCATATATCTGTTTTAAGAAATCTGGGAATTTTGTATGATAACTTGTATTATATTTCCATCTATTCTTATCTAGCCAGCATCGAGCAGCGAACCCCAAAGGCCCTTCTGTAGCGATGTGGATATAATCCGGATCGATCTCCTTAATCTTTTTACCAATTTTATACGGGAAACTAAGTTTGACTTCTGGGTAGCCAGGACAGTTAATATAATTAAACTGCCCGGGATCAAGATAAACAAAAGAATAATGGTCAATAGAAGCATACGCTTCAATATTTTTAAACGTAGTAACAACACCATTTATTTGGTCCTTCAAATTATCAGTGATGATTAGGATTTTACGCATTGCGATGTCACTGTGAAATTTTTAAATTTTAGTGAACTTCTAATTGTAGATTTTGCTTTCTCGCATGATTCCTGTGTTGGAAATTCAATTGTAACTTTACCAGGTTGATCATAGGGATTGTGAATGTTTATCGCTATTATTATCAGCAACCACATCGTAGGTTTCCTTAATCCAATCAATAATTTCCCATCGGCCGTCGTGATGTTCAACTAACGCTGTGCAACTTTCAACCCAGTCGCCGTCGTTCATATAAACAATATCTTTAACCCGTTTAATATCTGCGTGATGTATATGTCCACAAATGATGCCATCTGCTTTTTTATTGTGGCAATATTCTACAATCAGTTCTTCAAAATTATTTAGGTAGCTTACAGCTTCTTTAGTACGGCGTTTAAGATATGCACTCAAACTCCAATAAGGCTTGCGAAGTTTAGCACGTATTTTAGCTAAAACAGAATTGATTGTGACCAACAGATCATAAAAGAAGTCACCAATATGGTATAGAAATTTTAATCTTGTTTGTAGTACAGTATCAAATAAATCGCCGTGTATAACCAGATAAGTTTTACCGTCAACTCCTTGATGTTTATGCAGATTTGTAAGCTCTATATTACCAAATGCTCGAGCAAAAGGGAGTGCACTGCGTATAACTTCGTCGTGATTTCCAATTACATAGATAACTTTAGTTCCGCGTTTGCTAGCGGTTAGTATACGGCGTATAACATTGCTATGACTTTGTGGCCAATAGAATTTGCGACTTAGTCTCCATCCGTCGATGATATCGCCTACTAGATATAAAGTATCAGCAGTATTTTGTTTTAAAAAGTCACAAAGTAAATCTGCTTTGCAGGCTTTGGAACCAAGATGAACGTCGCTGATAAAAATAGTTCTGTATTTGTTGTTTTCCATACGTCATATTTAATAGCCGTTTGATTAAAGATTTATTACAAATTATGACCAACTCAATATAAACAATGACATAGTTGTTTCGTTGGGGATACTTATTACCATTCCTGTCCATTTACATTGGTTACGATCGCACCACGCTGTTAACTTATCAGAATTCTTTATCCAAAATGAAAAATCAGTCAATACTACAAAGAATTCATAGCCTTCTTCAATTAAGCTATCTCTATTAACAACAAATCGTTTTTCTTTCCAATCTTTAAAAAGGTCTGTCATGAAAATTTCAATAACCACATAGTTTTGCTTGCTTCGTTCCCCCATTCCATAGTGTAATAGTATCCGCCCTTCTCGCTATCATATCTTTGCTGAAGCGTGTAATCGCCGGGGTATTTTTCCTGCATTGCTGCATATGCCGCGTCTGGCATACACCGTTTACCAATCATATAAAGATAATCTTGCCAAACTATATCATCTAATACAGGGTCTAATACAGGGGAATATGTAAATTTCATAACCACCTCAAAGGAAAGTCGCATTGTGATAGTGCAATGCGACTTAATTGTTTACAGTTTAGCGATATCGCGAATCTCTGTCAACGTCTGTTCGCGAACCAGCTGACCATTCTCGTAAACTGTTTCTAGCATGCGGAAGTGTACACGATCTTCAGTTTCGCGAGCAGTTGAGTAGGTATTGTTCATATGATTGTAAAACAAATCCAACCGACCCTTCTTGCTACGCTTGCCAAAGTCCGTGACGGGATCTTTGAAAACGTCTCTCCATTCACCGTTAACCTTAGCAGCAGAAGCCTTCATAGCAAACTTCTGTGTGTCTCGATTCATGTGCTGGAGCAAGGCACCGCCCATACCAAACGCTACGTTGTCTGCACTATAACCCAAAACCTGCAAACGAGCAAGGATATCCTTAATACTCTGCTCGTTGATGCCGTCGCCTTGGATAATGCGAACATTGTTGAGCAGCTTATGTCCATCCTTGGTCAATGTATGCCCAAACTTCTTGTCCAACAAGACCGCAGTATGTGCAACAATGTCTGTAGGGTTACCCGAGTCTGGACGAATTACAACAGTTGCGCCGCTGTCAATAATTTGCTGACGCAGTTCTCCTCCCCAGATGTTTTCTACAGCATTAAAAAGATCGTAGCTGTCGCTGACCACTGCTACCAGTGCGCCAGGTTTAGCAAACTGCTTGAGCATATTGGCATAAGCATCTACTTCATGCTCGCGACCCCAGCTAGTGATAGTGCTGTGCTCTGCTGCTGGAATGCTGAACCCTGCCATGCGCTCATCATAATACTTACGAGCATACATCAATGCGGGCACGTTGTCAGTGCCTTTGAAGTTCACAAGGTGTGCAAGTCCGCCAAGAGCAGCACTTTCCAAGCTACTAACACCACGCGCACCAAAGTCATGCAGTTTAAAGTCTAATCCATCAGTAGTGTCTGCGCTGATCTTAAGACGTTCTTCAATAACCTTGCGGATGCTGTGGCTAATAGTTGCTACAGTAGTAGGATACCACACTGCGCGAAGCAATGCCGTTTCTACATAGCTAGTCAACCATGGCAGGTTAGGATCAGTATTTTCTACAGTGACCAAAACATTGTGCGTTGGCACAATAGTACCTTCCTTTACTGCTTTAATCCGTAGTGGAAGATACCCATCGTGATGATAAAGGATGTACTCCCATCCCGCACGATTGAACGGCACGCCGTGAAGTTGATAAACTTCTTCAGCTTCATCAATGTCTGCAATAGTAATTGGTTTGAGCAGGTATTCCTTAACAAATACCTGCAGGCCAAAAAACAGTGTATGATCGTATTCGCCACCGCGTGACTCAATGTATGAGAACACGTTGGTAGTACCTTCTGGATACTGAACAAAGTGGCTGGTCTTGTAACTATCGGTGTTTAAAATAATATTCATTTGGATCTACTCCTTAATTGTTAAAAATAGTGCTGGTCTACCCTGCACTTAGGCTCGATTAATCATGTATGTGGCGATTGAATAATGATCTTCATACATTTGGTCCGTCATATCATAAAACTCAGAAAGCGGGACCCACTTCGCCCTCTCAGCATCATCTGATCCGCGCACTTTAGGAAGAGTTCGTTCTTGCAGTACGACCAGATAAGCATGAGTAATTGTCCTGCCACGTTCGCTGCGGCGAGGATGGTCAAACACATGTGATCCTTTAGTACATGCGAGTAGCATGTCTCGGTTAACACGGATACGAGTTTCTTCTTCTAGTTCACGAATCATAGAATCTTCAATTTTTTCATTTGGTCCAAGAAATCCGCCGGGCAATGCCCACAGACCCTTACCTGGCGCCATACGACGCTTAATAAGCAGGATGTGTCCTTGGCAAATAACTACAGCATCGGTTGTAACAAACACAGGCTGAAATGGTGCTGCGCTCCACATCTGCTTATAGTCTTTAATAAACTTGTGCTCGGCGCAGAGATTAAAATAAATCTCTTCGTTACTGATACACCAAGCCTTGATAAAGGCCTGTACACGCTCAGGCATAACATCCGCTGGAATCATTTCACTTCCAAACAGAATGTCTCGGATCTTAGTGCTGTCTAATGTAGCAAAACTAGGCACTTCTACAAAGTCATATTGCGGGAACCACCGCAAGTATTGGCTACTGTCGTCTTTCTCATGCCCAACAATACAAACAGTTCGATCAGAGACATTGCCATAAACATTGTGCAACTCTTCTTCAATCTGCTGCTGTACTCGAGCAACCCAGTGCTGGTCATTATAAAGTTCGTCTTCAATTGGCGCAGCTACTACATCATCTGGCAACATAGCAACACGTTCGTCATAGGTAAACGGGTTCTTAATGTTGCGGGCAATAAACGAACTACCAATCAGAACCAATACATCTTTACTATGCTGTTTGGCATGTTCAATTAGTTTTTCGTGGGCATTGTGGAAAGGTTGGAATCGACCAATTACGACTGCTAAGTCGTACTGTCTTGGTTCAATGCCGCGGTCAGTCCACCCTTGGGATTTATTTTTCATATGGATCTACTCCTGTTGTTGTAAGAGCTGGTCTACCCTGCTCTATGTATAATATTATACAGTTCTATTTAGTAGAAGTCAATTCTGTTAAGTGAATCTTTGGTTAGAAAATGTCTTAGCCATCTGCTGCTGTGTTTTAATCTTTGGCGGTGTGCCAGTGCCTAACTCTGCGTGAGTGAATACTCCGTAAAGTTTAACAATAGTGGGATTTTTTCCGGATATTGAATAAACAACGCTAAGGTCTTGTGTTAAATGAGCATGACCTAAATTTTCGCCAGGTATAGCATTTCTTAAAGGAGCACCAGAAACAAATAATCTATCGCTGCCCCCAAACCTAGCTAACGGATCATTCTCTTTAGTTTTTTTAAAGTTTTCAAATTTTTCTAATAAAGAACTATCAACTTGAGTTTTTTCTTTGAATGTTGAAGCAAAAAGATCACAAATCTTAAAAACTGCCTTTGCCGCAGTAGGAGGCGCAACAACAGGTTGTTGTTTGCCTTTATTTTTGGACATTCTTTGGAGTTCCTACTAATTGAACTAGATATTCTGATAACTGATCTCCAGTCATTGGCTCGCTCCATGCACCGGGATCATTGCCCGTACGAATAATCTTAACTACATCTGTTGAAGAAAGACCGGTGTCGTTATTCTGTTCAACATGTTCTAAGAGAGCATCGTCTGACGCGGTCTGATAAAAGTTAACAATTTCACCTAACTTCATAAGTCTAACCCTTTTGAATATTTATCACAAGTATTATTATACAGGTTTTACCAAAAGATGCAACCAAAAAAGGGCCCAAACGAGCCCTAAAGTTATTTTTTGGTTTTCTTTTTAGCGGCTTTCTTTTTAGCCGTCTTCTTTTTAGCAGCCTTTTTAGTCTGCTTGGGAATAGGTGCTTCTGCTATAGTTTTAATTGGAACATTGTTTAGATAAACTTCACCGTGTGCAATTCCCCAATTTCCGTGAACAGTTGTTACATACCAACCGCCCGACGTAACTTTAAATCCTGCATTCTCTAGCATAGGTTTAAGGTCCTGTAAAGTAGAAACACCTTTCATATTACGCTGCGTTATTCAAAAGATATCGAAGAACAGTTTCAGGATTTGAAACTTCGTAAGGATCTGTGTCCATATTATGTTTCTTACCTGGTTCAACAAACATCTCTTCAATTACACCGTCATTAACGACCATAGCATAGCGCCAGCTACGCTTACCAAAACCCAAGTTATCCTTCTTAACAAGCATACCCATCTTGTCAGTAAAAGATCCACTTCCGTCTGGGATAAGCTTAACGTTCTTAACCTTCTGTGCTTTGCCCCACTGGAACATAACAAAAGCGTCGTTAACGCTCAAGCAATAGATATCATCTACTCCTGCCTTCTGAAAATCCTTATAGAGCTTTTCGTAGGTAGGCAGCTGATAGTTACTGCAAGTTGGTGTAAAGGCGCCCGGGAGTGCAAACAGCACTACTCGCTTACCCTTAAAAAGATCCTTGCTGGTAACATCTTGCCAACGATAAGGATTTGGTCCTTCAACTGATTCGTCATGAACACGAGTCTTGAAGACTACATTCATTGGAACCTTTTTTTGTTTCTTACTAGCCATATTCACTCCTTACAAATATGTATTATAGTTTAACACCGTAATCAACTATTTGCCAACTAAATTGGTTATCATGAGAATTAATTTTCATTAGAGCATCTGCTCGTATGTCATGGAAAAATAATCGTCCTTTAGTTCTATTATATATGCTGTCTACTAAACAATGGAAGCTGCTGGCAACACAATGGATTTCCTCTGCATTTTCAATAAGTTTAACATACTGCATCATATTATCTGTAATGCCTTCTTGCACTTCAACAACTTTTAATGTTGGTAATCCAGCATTCTTTCTAAAGTTATTAATATCAATAGGAAATCCAGTTGGATACTTAGAAGATCTTTTGTGAACTAAGATGTAAGGCTCTCCTTTAGACAAATCTTGATAAAGTTCTTCTGCGCCTTCTACGTGTTTTGGTAAATGAAAATTATTGTACCTTAAAGAAAACGATAATCCATAATATGCATAGACTTGCACATCCCAAAGAGGCGCCATTGGTTCTCCGGTAGAACTATTAATTCGAATCATATCGTTAGGTAAAATTCGAGAAAGCTTTTGTTCTGCGATATATTGATTTTCACCTTCGTCGTAATGTCTAAGCGGAACAACTTTAATATTTGGAAAATCTTGATAAAGGCAAGCAACGGTTTTGTGTATCTGTGGCCAAGCAGGAACATGTAATTCAAAACATTGACTAGCAAAGTGATGTACAATTCCGTTATGTAAAAAACTGTCGCCCAACCCAAGAGGACCTACATAATACAATCTATCAAATATTTTAGGCATAGTGTACTTAATTTATTCAATCATAAATACGTGATGCGTATAAATGAGTTACTAGAAAACTTTGCTGATGGCAAAAAGCCGGGTCGCAAAGGACTAGCCAAACGTTCAGGTGTCAATTGCAAGCAGAGTGTAAGCAAACTGCGCAGCGTTGCTAAAAATAGCACAGGCGAAAAACGCAGAATGGCGCATTGGTGTGCTAATATGAAGTCTGGTAAAAAGAAATAAAACTAGTTATTAACCCAAAAGTATTTTCCGTCAATCACCTGACCGCCGCTAAGATTATCGTCAATTGCATATCCTGTAGGAGGATGCAGGTAATCGTCAAAGATCATAACCCCTCCTCGTCTTACAAGTTGTCTGTAGTTCATAATGTCAATAGTGACCGATCTATAATCATGCGATCCGTCAATGTAGATTAAATCTGCAAGGTATCCCCATTCTTTTAATACAAGAAATCCAGTATTTGAATCAACAGGGAATGGAGTAATATATTTGGTATTATTTTCTTGAATAGTATTAGAAAGAAAAGTACTTAACAGGTTAGTAAGATTATTTTTTCTAGGTAATCCCTTTGAGTGATCAGGATGTGTATAATGTTCAGCAGAACCTAGAAAAGTATCAATACAAACAATTTCAAAATTGTCTGTATATTGTAGGCAAACTTTTGCCATGTAGTTAGCAGAGTGACCTTTCCATGATCCAACTTCTATAATTCTTTTTGGAAGAATAGTTTGTATACCTTGCACTAATGCTGTTGGATAATTAAGAAAATGCTGTGTATCGTACGGTAAAATTTCTGCATTTTCGTATGGTGAACCATTAGGATACAATTTATCTTTAATTTTCATTATTTCTCTCATTGTCTAAATATAAAATAGGGAGATTTTACTCCCCCTACTTAACCGTTCTGTTAACAAGTGGTTAGCTCTGGTATGCTAACTCTGCAATTAAGCAGCAAGCTCCATAGCATAAACGTCATCGTTTGCGTTTATAGTTTTTGCGCTGATTAAGTCAGTCGCCTCACTGGTAGCCTTCAGGTTATTACTTGCTCTGTCGAAACTGGTCACCCCCATCAAAAGCATACTAGGACTACCTATTATCCTAATGTTCAGGAACCGTATGTGCACCACAGTATCCAGAGTCATATGCTTTTGGTGGAGGTGGGGGGAATCGCACCCCCGTCCAAAACACCTTTAGCTAAAAGTTTACTACCATTAAAAAAACTATACAACAATTTAGGAATGTTGTCAACCTAACGAACTCCAAAGGGCCTTGTTTTTCCTTCGTTTAGACTTATAGCCTTTCACTATAACAACTCGCTACGCAAGTTTACTCCCTTCTAGATCAAATATATTTAAGTCTTACTTGGTCTCCATAAGCCAACTAATGTGCTTCCTGGTTTGTTGTTAGATACAGACCATCCTCCAGGCCAAGAAATAGATACTGTACTATGAGACGGGTTATTATTGTTTACATTTTTTCCGCCTTGATTTCCGCCTGCAAAAGTATATCTTCCTTTATTAACAGTATAAACAAAGTTTACGTGTTTAGGTCCACCGTAGTCCCAAAGTGCAATATCGCCAGGCTGACCTTGATTAAGTGGTATCTCAGTAGCATTCCATCTAGTTGGACCATTCTTGATAGCAATAGCACCAGCTTCTCGGCACCATCGATATCCTGTCTGCTTTAGTGCAAAGTTAACAAAACCCATACACCATGGAACAGTATCATTTGTAAATCCTCTCAAACCAATACTAGACCAGATGCTCATAATGTTAGGATTACTAACACCAGTTGATTGATATGTCCTAGACCATAAACCTCTACCAGCTTCTTCTACTCTAGCAGTTAACCAAGGTACAATTCCGTCCGCAACAGGAACTGTAAGTTCGCCTGTGCTAGTAGTTACTTGATCCGGAGTTCCCTGATAATTAGGCTCAACAGCATTTTGAGCTACAGAGCTAGAAGGCATAGCAAATGCTCGAGGATTAGCTACATAAGCAGCATTTTTTGCATTAACCGCTGCAACAATATCAGGATCAATAGTAACTGGATCTACAGCAATATCATTGGCAAATGCAGAACTGGTTCCACCTGCTGGATCTTGCCAAAGGGCAATAGCAACGTTATTAGCATAAACGTTACTACTGTGGAAAACATCTTGTACACCCGGAAGATTGGCCCATTTTTGCGGCGTTCCTGCTTGTACGTATGGCATATTTTTTCCTTATACGAAGGATGGGAAATCTGTTGCAGTTAAAATAGCATTTACAGATGTAACCATCTCATCGTATGTAGTAGATGTGGTCATTTCCGGTCTGAGTAAATGAATTTGCTGTACATACCATTCATATGCAGAAATTCCTTTAGTCCACTCATAAGGAGTAGTAACTCTAATACCTGTTGATGTACCAAGGTCTAACACCGATCCTAGTTTATTCTGAGTACTAGAATTCATAGCTTGTATGCCTTCTAAAGCAACTGCTATTCTTTCTAGTACCGGCGAATAGTCGATAACAAGAGATCCACTTTGAGGAGTTAATATATCTCCTGGACTAAGTGTAACGGTAGTTGTGGAAACAACTATCCAACCTGTTGACGAACTAACATAGATGTTTGACATTATCTATATTTATCGCAAGGCTATACCAGTAGTACCTTCCATATATTGTTTAGCAGCATCTTCCTTAGTAGGAACCATACTAAAATATTGATTTCTAAGAATCGTATGAGATTCTGCGTCCCCAAGGAACATCCATGGGATCATACCCATTCCGCCACGCGGGTCTAGCAAAACTGCTAACGGACGGCTAAACGTGATACTGTCATTATCTTCACCTTCAAATCTTGCAATAATCTCATCACCGTTGATGATTTTAATACTCACTACATCGCCAATAGTGGGACCTTTTTTAATTAACATATTCACTCCTTATAATTCTCCGCTTTCTGCCATCTTAAGCATTAAGCTATATTGCTCATATGCTTTTTTAACAGCAGGATATTTGTCTTTTAAAAACTTTTCTCTTTGTTTTTGATCCATGACATTTTGAAAAAGATTAAAATGCCCGTCTCTTCTTAAATTATTAAACACTTGATTTTCAAAATCAGCAATACGTTCTAATTCGGTTTCTGATATTTCTATTGTATAAAGTGTTTCTGTTTCTAGATAAATCTCTTGATTGTCTACAATGTTATAGTCGTTATGCTGAAAAAATTTAGTATTCATTCTAGTGTGCTTATATGCACGTTTGTTAGAATCTACTAAATTTGCACGATGTAGATGTAACCACTCTTTGATATTATTTTCTGACATTTCTTTTTAATTCCTCAACATCTCTTTTACGACGAACATTTTCTTTTTCTAAAAGAGAAAGCCGTCTAGTTAAAGAATTAATTATAGATTCTAAAGATTTAATCTTATCTTCAGGATTTTTCATTTTCATCCTCGTCAATCTGACAAAGTGCTTCTAGCGTCTTGTAGTTTTCGTAGGCTTTTTGCAAAGCCGCAAACTTTTCTAATTTTTTAGGATTTGGTGTGAGAATAGCTAAACGTTTCTCAATATTTTCGAGAGCCTCTGATAAATCCTTTCCGTTAAGTGTTACCTTGCCGTTAAATTCTGCAGTATTACCAGAAACAGTTAACGGTGGAGGCGGAATATTATAATAAAAACTTTGGTTTGACCATGTTCCTCCTTGAGGACCACTTGCTCCCAAAGTGCCGCCTGTAGTAGTTATCGTAGTGCTACCTCCACTACCCCCGCCGCCCCAGGTCTGAATTGTAACGTTAGGCATATTGGTAGAGTAAAATAGATCTATTTCATTATCCGATGAGATATTTTGAAAGTTCTGTGAATCCACCAATTAATTCTCCGTTGATAAAAATCTGAGGGACAGAACGAGCATTTGGTACTGCTTCAAGCAACTGTTCCTTAGACCAACTATGATCTATATTACGCTCTTCGTAAGAAATATTTTTAGATTTAAGAAGTGCCTTAGCCTTCTCACAATACGTGCAACTATCCTTACTCCAAATTACTATGTCCATTATTACTCCTAAAATTATAAAGTTGGCAATGCGTCGTAGTCTAATGTATCAGACATTACTCCGATCACATAATTTGTTGATTCGTTTTCCTGTAATGCTGTTTGCTTCTTATGTGTATCTTGATGTTTGTTAAACCAAGGAATAGGTGTAGACTTTGGAGAAACATCCCAATACTTAATTCCAATATCTTTAAGTGCGCTAGCAGCAGTGTAGTCAACAAAGTCTCGCAGGATGTTAGCATTGAGCCCAATTACTGGGCCTTTTATAAACAAGTAATCTGCCCATTCTTTTTCTTCACGAATAACATCTTTATAAATTTCAATAACTTCGTTTTGGCATTCCTGAGCTGCCTTAGCAAATCGAGCGTCTTCTTTAACCACTTGATTAATAATATACGCAGTCCAACCTTTATGCAGAATTTCGTCTTGAAGAATTAGACTAATGATATTTCCGTTACCAATAAAGATTTTATTCTCTACCATAGCAAGACTAGTAGCAAAAGATACCATAAAACGGAATGCTTCTAATGCATAGCTAGCGTGTAGTGCTAGATAGATTGCTTTAATGTGTGCCGGTTCTAATACTGTTTCTTTTGTAGGGTCAGCAATTTCTTTTAGACAATTCAATCTATGCAAGTCATCATAATATTTGCCAACACTACTGGCCATGTTAACAATTGGTTGTGTATCATGAATAGTATTAAACACATCTTTAGGTACATTATAGATATTACGAATAATATGACTATAACTACGACTGTGAATGTTTGTCTCAAAGAAAGTCCAGTTATAGACCAAAGCCTCTAACTCGGGCAATGAAACAACCGGTGTAAAGATTTGACTAGGCCCACGACCTTGCAAACTATCCAACGCGGTCTGGCGTAATAAATTACTGGTAAAGATGTGGCGAATAGCTTCGCTAGCATCTTTAAAATCCTGCGCGTCTTTGGTTAAACTAATTTCTTCTGGTACCCAAAAGAAACCTCTTGCAGTTTGTTCAAAGTCTGCGATTTTTTTATATTTGACTTCTTCAAATCTCTGAATAGTAACTGGACCCGCAGGATCTAGAAACATCTTACGATTCAAATAGTCTGTTTTAATTGTTAAATTATATTGTTGTTTAGACATAATGTTATTTTACTAGAGTTTGCAACTTTCGCAATCAGAATCCTCATCAAAATTGATTGCTTCTAATGGTGCGTCAACTGGTGATTCAGCTGCTTTGCTACCTTGTTTGTTAATAAGGCTGTAATAGAATGTTTTCAATCCCCATAACTGTGCTTGCATAAGATTTTTAGCAATTAAAGTAGTAGGTACTTTACGTTCTAGAAAATGTGCAGGATTATAAAAAGTATTTGTGCTGATGCTTTGGTCCACATAAGCAGCTAATACAGCAGCAGTTTTAAGGTAACCAGTGCAATCTTTTTGATCCCACATAAGTTCATACTTGTTTTTAAGTTTAGCATATTCAGGAACAACCTGTGTAAACGATCCTGCTTTACTTTCTTTTACAGTAATTAAACTCATAGGCATTTCAATACCATTAGTACTATTAATTACTACACTAGAACTTTCTACTGGCGCAATGGCCATTAGAGTTGCATTACGAACACCGTAGGTCTTCATTTGTTCACGCAAAGGCTCCCAGTCTAATTCTGGTGTAAAATTGGCAAGTTCGTCTGCTCCTTTAGCGCGAAGCTCCCAAGGAAAGATACCTTGACCATAACGAGTCTTATCGCTGTCGAGACACTTACCTCTTTCTTTGGCTAGTTCTACTGTTGCTTCAGTTAGATAGTAAGCCTGATGTTCCATCCAAGATTTAACTTCTTGTAATGAATCTGCCTCACCATACTTTAGACTTCTCTTAGCATGCCAATAGGCAAGATTAGTAACACCAACACCAAGTGGTTGAATTTCATTATTGCTTAATTGACTTTGAATGCTTAAGAAATCTTGATAGTCAAGAATATTGCAAAGGCTACGCTGAAGTATGCGACAAGCACGACGCATGTCTTCTGGATTACGGAACGCACCCCAGTTGATTGAACCTAATGTGCATAAAGCAATACGACCGTTAGGATCATCTAAACGCTTAAACGGCTTAGTTGGTAAAAGAATTTCTAAACAAAGGTTACTTTGATAGATTGTGTGATACTCTGGATCAAATGGTCCTTGATTCTGTACGTTATCAATGAATACAAGATAAATTCGACCAGTGTCTGTACGTTCCTTTAGAACACCGCTCTTAAACACTTCCTCGGCGCTCATTACCTTTTTACGTAAATCTTTTCGCTTTTCATACTTGACGTAAAGCTCTTCAAACTTTGCAGTATTCTTGTAAAAAGCTTCGTATAAATCTGGAACTTCATTTGGATCAAAGAAAGTTATATTTTCTTTGTTCTTAAATCGACGCCAAAAGAAAGCAGAAAGTACAACACCATAGTCCATATGTCGTACACGAGTTTCTTCAGTACCCTGATTATTCTTCAATACGATGAGGTCATCAAATTGATGATGCCAAATTGGATAGAATACAGTTGCGCTAGCATTACGAATACCGCCTTGACTGCAACTGCGCAGATCACCAAACCACTTCTTTAAAAAAGGAATCATGCCTGTGTGCATGATTTCTCCGCCACGAATAGGACTACCTAATGGCCTAAGGCGACCAATTTCAAGACCAATACCAGCACGCTTACTAGCGTACTTGGCCATCATTTCTCCGGACGCAAATATGGAATCAAGGTCGTCATCGGATCGGATGAGAACACAGGAAGAGAACTGTTTAGTAGGAGTACCCAAACCAGCAAGAACGGGAGTAGCGAGTGTAAACAAACCATCACTAGCAGCATTATAATACTCTTTAACGTATCGCATTCTTGCAGACAGGGGTTCTTCTTTATGAAAAACTGTGGCAGCTGCGACCATGTAACGAATTTGCGGTGTTTCATAAATTGCCTTGGTGCTACGATTTTTTACAAGATACTTTTCAATCATTTGCTCAATGGCGGCGTATGAGTATTGTTCATCTTTTTCATGATCAATCATTTCCTCCATCTTGTTCCATTCTTCTTCGGTATACCATTTAAGCAGGTCTGGAGTATATAACCCAACGCTTACATTCTTCTTAACAATTTCATATAGATGAGGAGGCTGATACTGTCCGTATACATCCTTTCTTAACATAGAAAGGCGTTGCTTGCCTGCTACATACTGGTAGTTTACATTGCCAATGTCCGGATTACCTTCAACGTCAATGAGATCAACAATAGCACGTAAAGTTATTTCGTCAATCTCTCTTGTAGTAATCCCATCATAAAAATGTGGTTGTGCTTTGATTTCAATCATTGACTGGCTAACATCTGGAATGCCTTTGCAGATTTTTGCAATTTGCGCTTGCCATTTTTCAACGGTCAGTGATTCTTTTAGCCCCGATCTTTTTGTTACTTGTATCTTCATCTTGCCCTGCTCTAAAATTATCTTTCTACGATTGTATAAGAAAGATATTTACCTAGGAAAAATGACGTCAACAATATTCTCTAGGTATAACTCTTCGTCTAATTGATCTGCTTCTATTGCGCTATCGCGGCTATAATTAAGCACATCTTTATCGTTTATTACAACTAAATTATACAGTTTTGTTTTGGAATAATCAACCATTGTTTTAACCTGTATTGCACTATCTTTAAATCGATTAGATAACTTTAGAGTATATCCAATCATTAGAGCTAAGGTAAAATCGTCATACTTATTGTCAACAATGATTTCCCAAGGCGTAGGCCAGCTTTTAAAATTATAAGGATCTATTTTGTGATTATGCACAATTAACGGAGCACTTGCCCAAAATTTAGAAACCAAATTAAGAGGATCTGGCTCACTATCTAGATCTTTTCTTAGCTGAGACCAATCTGATAATCGATCGTCAGGAGTTTTTTGAAACATTAGAACCTTATTGTAATAAACTGTATTTGTATGTAATAGTTCCAATACTGTCGCTGCTGGTATAACCAAGAACTACACTATTGGTTACGGTATTTAAACTTGCACTAAAGTTGAGATTACCGTCATTAGCTCCTGTATAGCTGTAACTGTCTGTTACATTAGCTGTAGGAGTGCCGCCTAGTATAGAAGCGTTAATAAACAATTGTCCTTTTCTAGCAATATTAGAAGCAGCTTTGAGTAGGTTGTAATCTACTCTAACCGTCTGTTCAGATCCATTAAACGGAATTTTAGCTAGTGTAGCGGATGTTGTAACTGTAGATGAATAAACAACACCGTCATTAATTGAAGTTGGACCAGATACCATCCAACTATTAACAGTTGCAGTAACAGTATAACTTACACTGTTTAATGTGTTATATCTTGAAAATGTATCCCCAATTGATATATTTGTTGGAGCAACAAACGTTACAACAGGTGTTATTGGTTTTGTATCACCTTGTAAATTATTTCCTACATTTTTATAAACATTGAAAGCACTAACGTGGTTCGTTGCTGTAGTAATTTTTGGATTTCCAACATAGAACCCTTCTCGTTCAATATCAGTAAACTTACAATTTTCTACACGAGATCTAACTGGACCTATAGAAGCCACCGAAGCTACTGTTTCTGAAAACGCTACGCCTCTCGACAAGTTGCTGAATGTTGAATTTTGTATAACAGTATTTTCAATGTCAAACGTTGATCTAACACCGTAATACATATTTTTAAATACGCAATTATCAATAGTTAAATTTCTAGCAGGAGAACTACCGTTGCCACCTCTAATTTCAATTCCTGTATAATATAAGTTACTAGACGCGCCAGTGCCAGCATTATAAGAACCTACGAATTCACAATCTTCTATAGTTGAATCAATTGAGCAATCAGCATAGATTAGAGGAGTAGTACTTGTTAGACTTGTGGTAGTACTATACTTAAATGTAATACCAGATAGGTTAATGTACTGCGGCTGACTGCTAGAAACTATAGCAGACGGACCACTAGGATTAAACAAATCATGCGAAGGAGGAGAACTAGCACCAACAAATCTTACTAGTGGATTTGTTCCTGCTCCTGTTCCTGTAAAATTTAAAACTGTTTTACCTTTACCTTCACCTATTAATGTAGCATATGGCGGAAGGTAAAGAGAGTTAGCAATATTGTATACTCCTGCAGGAATTCTAAGAGCAACTCGAACACTTTCTTTAAGACTTCCTGTAGAGCTAGAGTTTAACCAAAGGTTATCAATAGCGTCTTGTATTAATGCACCCATATCTCCGCTGAGATCATTTTTGGCTCCAAAGTCAACAACGCTAACAAATAGGTCTAGCTTTTTCTGTACAGTAGTTGACGTTGATCCAGGAAATGTATTGGCCGGAATAGAATATCCGGGAATATTACCAATGTATAATTGCGAAGTAGCTAATGTACTTGAAGAGGATGAAGAAGCAAAAGATTTAAGATCGTTTTCAGTTAGAATTCTTGTATTTTTATTATCAAGAGCACCTTCACTAATGCTCTTGCCAATCCATAAATGCTCTGTGTCTTCTGCCCATCCAAATTCGCCTGGCGAAAGTGTAGGTTCGCCTGTTACATTTTCTTGACCTCGGCGTATCTGAATTTTCGCTATCTCAAGGATTGCCACTTTGATAATCTCCTTCTATCTTCTATTTATCGTACCAGACACGTTTACCATTTACTAACTTCCACGATCAACCAGTCTTATTATAGTATTCTTCAACTTTAGCAAGCCACATGTCTTGGTACTTGTTAAAATCCTGTGGCCACAGATCAAATTGTTGATATGTTTCGCCACCAATAAGTATATTGTCGTTGCCACGGCTGACCATAAAAATGTGCCCTTCTTTGATATCAGTTCCGTAGACTTCATTATGCGCCATAATATATGCAATTAGCTGTATGTAGTAGTCTTCGACCCACTCTGCTTTTTTAGGCTTATTTGTCTGTTTATAGTCACAAATTGAAGGATTTCTGTCGTAAACTGCCACTAAATCCGTCGTTCCTGAATATAATCCGGGGAAATATAAAGACTGCTCCATTGCCCATACTTCGTTTACTTTACTAAGGCCATTTGCAATGATTACATCTGCCATAGCGTTAGCTTTAACATGTACGGGATTATTTCCTGGTTGTCTCTGTAAGCCACAAAGAAATCTTTCAAGATTGCTGTGTAGGCCTGTTCCTACTCCTGCAGCTTCTGTTGTAATTTGACGGGCCTTTTCTTCACCTACACGCTTCTTCCAAGCGTTCAGGTGTGTCATGTCTTTAGTAGCACTTAATATAGTAGTTACACTAGGCAAGCATTCGCCGTCTGGAGTTTGATAAACTCTTTTTCGAGTAACGGGATCGTTTATTTGCTTACATTGTTTATACTGAAATTTTTCAACAAACGGGGGAGGGTTTATAGTTGTTATTGTCATAAACTTAATTATAACAAAAATATCAGCCGATGTAAATTATTTGCTTCTCTTACTAATATAATCTTTAGCTGCATTACTAGCCATTCTATCTACACTTTTACCGCCAGATGGAATATCAAACTGTGTTTTTTCTGGCTGGTCTGGTTGTACCTTTGTACCTAACGTAATGCCTTGATCATCAAAATTTGCAATTAAATTTTGTAATTCTGGGTTATCATCATAAACTTTCTGAAGTACGTCTTGATTAATTCCGCTGTACCCAATATTTTGTAAAAGATTACTAAGTGCTGGATAGGTTAACTGTTGGGAGCTATGCTTACTGTCGCCACGACCTACAAGATTTCTTAGTAATGTTTCTAAGTCGTCAACAAAACTATCTGCAACTTCATATAATCTCATATTGTGCCTGCCGGTGAACTTGTTAACGTAGTGAGTTGCTTTTGTAATTCTGCAATCTCTTGCTGCTTCTGCTGTATCTGTTTACGAATTTGAGCCTGCTGCTGTTGCCTCTGCTGAGGATTAGGCGTGCCTGGCGCCGCATTTGCGGGTGCTTGCGCTTGAGGCTGAACAGCGGCTGTGGGATTAGCCGCTGTTATTTGCTCGTAAATCTCTTTAAAAGATCTCATCCTGCAAGTTTTCTTATAATTGAGTGCTCTTCGTTTATTTTCTTTAAACGGCTGTACTCTCTGCTCTCGCGTGTTTCACGACCAGCAGTTTCAGCACCGCCTACAGCAGCATCGCTTGCACCAAATTCGTCTTGTTCTAGTTCTGAGTTCATAGAATCAATATCACTTGGTTCAGCTTCTGGGCCAACTTCTGGACTCTGTCCCATTGGTACTTCCGTATTTTCTTCGCCAGCTAAAACTGCAACTGCTTTAGAAACTACTTCTCTAGCTGCGGTTAGTGACTCTAGTGCAGATTGTAGTGCAGGCGAAACAGTGTTCTTAAAGTTTTCTGCTTCGGCCTGGCCAAAGTTTGAACGAATACTATCTGCTAATTCAATCATGCTCTTAGTTTGATACTGACCAACGCGCTGCATCCAGCTAGTAAAGTCATTAACCATATCACTACCTGCAGTAATGTCTTTAGCCTTTCCTTCTTCGTCTTCTGCGATGAAACGCTTTAGGCCTTCAATGATCATAGCATAGTTCTGACGTATTGAACTTTCTTTAACGGCTTTCTTTTTGCCTTTAGCAAAAGGATTCTTGCCCTTTGAATTATCTTTTGGAGACTTAGGACCTTTACCTTTACCAAATGGATTTTCAGTATCTTTCTTTGGTTTAGCAGGAGCTGTCTTAGACTTGCCAAATGGACCACCGCTAGTTTTCTTTTTACGCATGCTCTTGGCAGCAGCTTTCATTGGCTCTGATGTGTTGCCATCACCGTCGATGTCAATATAATCAGGTTTAGCGGATTTGGCCTTTTTGGCTTCATTGGTTTTCATATTATTTTCCCTGGTTAGCAATTTAATTTTACCGATTGGCTTGGTTCCTGCAGGACGGCGTGCATCTCTTTCTGCGGCTCTGTCAGCTCTCTCTTTATCAAAGATCTTTTTTGCAACTGCTCGTTGAGCTGCTACTCTTTCCTCTTCTCCCTCTGAGCCAGTTAGCTGTGGGCGACGTGGTCTTAGAGTCTGCTGATCAATCTTTTGTCTTACTGCGGCCTGTGCCTGCTTTCGATCAGCAGTTGCGCGTTTTTCTGCAGGGGTTGGGTTATCCCAGCTCTCACCTACCTTATCAGGTAATCCTTTGCGCTTAGTTTTTGCAAAATCTTTTGCTGCCTTTTTACTCATGCCTTTAGCGGCTTTAGCAACTTCTTTACTGGCAGGCTTCCCGCCTTTCTTAGCAGCATAGACCATGCCCATAAACTTCTGTTGGGCTTTACTTTTGGCCTTTTCGGCTAACATGCTTTCGCCAAGCATTTCCTTAATACGTGTATTAAGTAGATTCAACATGAACTTGTCTTTTTGATATCCTTCGCTGGATAGTAGTTCGTTAAATCCTGAAGAACTTTCAGTCTGACTGACTTTGGTTCTTAATTTGTTGCGAACATCTTCTAACTGTTCGCGAGTATATTTTTCAAAATTAACTCTAGTTCCAAACTTTTTGAACATGCTCTCATTAAGTTTTTCACTGGTAATTTTGCTATTAAATTCTGTTGGTTTCATAGGTTGATCCTAAAAGATGTTAAAACTATTTATCGAAGTTGTTGTAGTTTTCCAAACAAACGCAGTATATCTCTTCTAGCTTTTTCAGCTTTTTCTTGTGCAGCATTGTGCTTGATCGATAGAGATTCATATCGCTCTGTATCTTTTTTACGGATTAAGCTAGCGGTTAGTCTATTAAAATTTAACTCGTCAAATTCAATGTCACCGCAGCGTGCATCTTGCTCTAAAATATGTCTACTTACAACTTGATTAAGGGCTAGAGAGTTTGCAATTATTAATGCCGTCTGTGGCAAATTAATAGAACTAAACACAACTTCTTTATAATTGTCTAGGATAAAATAACCAGTTGAATTTCTTCCAACGGTGTACCGACCAATTTTAACACTGCCGTTTTCACTTAAGGTAGGTATGGCTACTCCTCTTGACTTAAAATCTTTTTTAGTTTTAAGAACAAGATCAATTAACTGATTATATGTTTCTGTGCTTATCTTCATACCCTTTAACAATAACAATGTTTTTACTATCGTTAGTTAGTTTATACACGCCCTTTCTAACTAAATTTTGAGCAGTCCATACATCGTGTTCGTTGAGGCTAGATAAAGGTATTACTGATTGGAATCTTTTGATAAAATCTCTTTCTTCGTTAGTAATCATAATAGATATACCATTTAAAATATGGTGTATTTTCATATTAATTATGTTGCGATAGAATAACAACTAGCGTAGAAAGAACACCTGCTATTACTGTGCCAGCAGTACCAATTAAAACTTTGATTGTGTTCATATGACTTTTTTCTATGATAGACTGTAAATCTTCAACTTTTTGTTCGATGTTCTTTAATCTACCGTCAAGTGCAGAGTAACGTAGAGCACATAGTTCAACATGTGATTCTAGGTTAGTTTTTTCAATATCCGTTGGCTCCGACATTGCATCGAATCTCCATTAGTTGGTGTCTTCAACTGTATCTAGCACCTTAACAATAATATTTTTATATTGAGGGCTATCTAAGTCAAAAACCGCTTTAGAAATATTTATCGTTTCGGTTAAGTTTTGGATAATTGGTACTTGATCAATGTCTGATAGTAACAGTCCAATTGGGTTGCCGTTTTGATCGTCGTAAGCAAGTGTTCTATCCGGGCGAAAAATAAAAGTCCATACCTGGTGATGCCCTTTGTACTTGTTACCAAATCCCATACCTTTTATATCAATTTTTTCACTAACAGGAGGAGTATCAAATTCAATAATAGACCTTAGTCCTATGCATTGCTGTAGGGTAATCCAATTTTTATATTGATTTTGTTCTAATAATGAGCCTTGTCCAGGTCTATAAACTTCTGGTCTGGTAATATCAACAAGTGTTTTAATTTCTATCTGTTCCATTATATACCTACATATTGTTATAGGTATTTATAAGTCAAAAAGAAAGGCGGCCATAAAGACCGCCTTTCAAATCGCAAAACTAACTTTTTAAATTAGTATGTGAATGTGCCAACTGTTGCGCTGGTTAGGTTTACAGTTGCATAGTATGCAGCTGATGTACCAGTGTTGCACCAGAAGCTCATATCGCCAAGGGCAACGACAGCTGCTGTTAGAGCAGCGTGTGTTGTAGCAGAGCTGCCTGGGAGACCCATACCTAGGTATGCGTCACTGTCTAGATCACCGCCTAGTACTTCTAGAGCAAAGTGTAGAGCACCTGTTGCTGTGTTGAGTGTACCAACACGGCTTACAGTTCCAATTGTTTCAACTGCTGTGCGGAAAACCTTGTCTAGAGCACCGTCTGTTGTACCCTGACCACCGTTCCAATCGCGCCATGCGGATGTGTAGTTACCGCTCCAAAATGTTAGTGTAAAGTCCTGTAGTGTTACACCAGCGAAATTCTTTGGTGCAATTAAGGAACCGTGTACACGTGAAATTCCAAATGTCATGTTAATCTCCTTATCTTGTGAAGTTCCTCCTCGGAACCTTCATGCTAATATTTATCAAAATGAAAAAAAAATTGAATTAATCTTCGTCTTTTAAATTGCCTTCTACAATACGTAAACTACGTAAAGTTTCTCTGTTATCTCGTAATCTACGTATTCCTCGAACAAATTTAGATGAATCTGATCCTTTGATACTGTTTACAAACCGTCTTTCAAGCTCGTAAGCAGATTCTGGATCAAAATTTTCACGTATAAGTGCTAGTAAATTAATAGCAGAGTCAATGATATGAACAGCTCTATTTTCCAGTATGTGTTCTCTATCTTTCTTAGCTGCAAACTCGTTGAGTTCTTCTAAAAGACTTCTAGTTTTCTTCTGCACAACTAATCCTTTTAGATATTTATTATTTTCAATTTGAATTATTTCTTATTTGTAGTCGTTAAATGGTTGAATAACCTAGTAAAAAATTCAGAACCTGCTTGAGTTTAAGTGCGTAAGCATATATAATATTTGTAACAGTTAAAAACACTGTTTCAGTAAGACATACACACACAAGGAGAAACATATGTCAAATGATTACGCACCAAAGGTCCCAGAAGTTAAGTTTAATAAGAATGGTTATGAGATTAGGACCGACATTCTTGCTATGGCAAAGGACCTAGTACAGGCAGAATATAGTGCCAAGTTTGCGGGTTGGGAGATGAGCGCAGCCCGAGATGAAAAAACTGGTCAGATCGTTACTACGGTTGCGATGCCGGACTTCCCCGGTTTGGACCATGTACTAGCCACAGCAGAAAAAATGTATAATTTTGTAAATAATGGTAATAAAAAGTAACAGAAGTGGCGTAGCCTATAATAATATAATATAGACGTGATCCCCAGTTAGAAATAGCTGGGGATTTTTTTATCCCGCGCCACCGCTACCAAAGAACCGACGGAACCAACTGACTCGACTATTACGTTTTTCAACATTTGTCTTGTTAGCACCAGGATTGATACAGTGTGTAACTTTACCCGTGTTGCTCATTTCTTCCGGTGACACTTTATTAGAAACTCTATTTTTCCAGTACCATATTGCAATCTTAATTGCTATATCAGGTTTTGATGCTAAGTGAGGGTTACCAACTAGATCAAATCCAAGAGCCTTGCCAGCCCTTTGGTAGTTATCTCTACCTGTTAAGTGTATAAGACCTCTCCCACGATATCTCCAGGCATCACTTAATTGCACATTTCCTAACTTAGTTCTTTTTTCTTTATCTTTCCAATATTTCTTAATAAAGTAGTTTTTTCCGGTACTGTCTGCTCTTTCTTCAAAAGCAGTAAAGTTAGCACTTTCGTGTGCTAACTGTCCTAAAAATTGATCTAATTCTTCTCCAACAATGCCCTCTGCTATTGCAATTTCTTTAACATAGTTTTCGTATGGATCAGGTAGCTTCAACATTTTTTGTGCGTTAACATATGCTAGTTTTTGTTGTTCGGCTCTTGATATTTTTCCTTTTTTTGCAGCAGGCTTACTATCAGAATGTGGTACTTTTAACTTTTTTACTTTTGCTGCTTGCTGTACTATGCGTTCTTTGTCCGCTTCAATTTCAGGAACTGTTTCGTCAGGCGGCACTTCGTAGTCATATTGGTTAAACTCGTCATAATCTACAGCTGGAGCTGGCTGAGATTGTGCTTGAGGAGCTGGTTCTGGTTTATTGTTAAGGTAATCGTATCCTTTTAACGCTCCTATTCCTACAGCCATTCCGGTTGCTACTTGTCCTGTATGTTTTAATTTTCTCTTAAATTCGTTCCAGTTTTTTCCTTCTTCTAACCCATCTAAGGGCTGGTCATGAAAGTAGTGACGGAACTTCTTATCAAATCTACGCATCACAATACCGGCTATTGCGTGCGCCTCGTTTTCTTCTGGACTTCCTGTTTTTCCGCTTTTAGGGCCTAATCTACCTTCTAAATCTTGCTTGTAATGCACAAGTTCGTGTGCTAAGGTTCTTAAAACATCTATAATGTGTCTATTTTCAACGGCTAGATAGATAGTCTTTTTATGATTTACATACTTTCCAAAAGTAGGTTGTGTAGGGTCTTCAACAGATCTTAGAAATTTTATTTTAGGTAAAGAATCTAATTCTAGAGTTTTTTTGGCTAAAGGAACAAAGTCCTTTAGTGCTCTAATAAACTCTTCTTTTTTACCTTCTAATAAAATTTCTGTTATACGCATCCTTTATTTATTTTAAAGAAGCGCATCGTACATATTGATCACATCCTGAAATGACGGCCCTAGATAGTCGTTATTAATGACTGCAAATGAGATGCTATCTTTCCAAAAGATTCTGAGCTCCAAATTAGCATAGTTATTAATCAATTCATTGTGCGTATCGTACTTTTGCATATATTCAATAAGATTGATTTTAGGATAAGCTAAAAGCGTTCCCTCTTTATCATCAAAAATCCATCTATGATGGTGCCCACCGCGCATTAGATCTCTACGCTGTAGTTCCCAGTATTTGCTAGGAACAGCAATAAATCCTTCTTTAGCAATACGAGGCATGTATTTCAATGCTGCAAAAGGATAGGCAATATCTTCTAGTGTATGTGTACAGTTACAAAAGTCAAACTTACCGTTCTTTTCTACATATTCAAACAGTTGAATCCAATCTTCATAATCATTCATATCTCCTTGAAAAGCGTGAACGTTAGAGATACCGTGAGGATTTAAATCAAACGTATGCGTTAGGAAATCTGTACTGAAATGATTCCAACTGGCTCCAATATCAATAAGTGTGAACCTAGGATTTTGAGATTTAAGGTTGGTAACGTAATTTAGTACGTCTGGTCTTCCCCAGAGTTCTTCTTGATAAAAATACATTCTTTGAGACATTATCTTACCTTTTTGTAACTAGCTTTAATTCTTGTTTCTTCAACTAACTCAAACCCACTATTGTTTAGCATATCTTTTAGTAAATGATATGGGATAACATGTATATCATCAACTACCCATAGACCTCCTATAGGAGTTTTATCATAAAAAAATTTCATTTCATTTATAATAGCATCTAATCCGTGAGGTCCGTCAAAGAAAACTAAACTATATTCCGTTTGAACTATTTTAAAATCATTGTAGAAAGGAACACCATTTTTAAATCTTTCAAAAAATTCTGTGTCTTCTAAATGATACATTATTAAGTTAACAGGTTTTCCAATAACATATTGATATAATGCTATCATAGTTTCGTTACGCATATTATTAGTATAATCGTATCGAATACTTTGACCTTCACTACTTATGTATTCAAGATTGCCGTACGGATCTATCCCAATCACATTACGATTATAATCGTTATTTTCTAATAACGAATCAATAATCAGTTTCATGCTTCCACCACGTCTAGTTCCAATCTCACATACAATGCCAGAAACATTTTTTATTTGTTTTACAGCATTAACAAGTACATGATAATCTTCACAATCTGTTTCTAACTTATAATTCATTTTATTCTACTTTAAATGTCCAAGAACCTATGTGATCGCAGATTATACTAGTATCTGCCCATAGACTAAATCCTCTGTCTCTCATTTGATTACAGAAGTGTACATCTTCACTTAGTGTATTGGCATGATCAATTGCACTATGATATAAGAAATGCGGGTAAGGAATTGCTTTGAAAACTTCAGCCTTGACTAATACACATCCAAACCCGCAGCCTTCAATTTGTATTAATCCTTGTCCACGAATTTCATTCCAATCAACATGGCTTACTCCACCTTGATTATTCTTACGCATAATCTCAATAGTGTGTCTGCCTGGAATACGTTGTACATAGATACCACTAACAAGATCTTTATCATGAGATAGCAGCTTAACAAGTGTATCTGGAGCAAACGCAATGTCACTATCTACGGCAAACAGATAATTATATCCGTAATTAATAATCCAGTGAGCAATAAGATTTCTAACTTGGTCAACTTGATATCCCCAGAAATATTGGAATTCTACAGTATAACCGTCAGGTATGATTAGATTGTATATACTTTTAAAAGTTTCAGCTTCTATGTTTCTGTTAGTTGGAATAGCAATAAGTATTCTCTTCTTTGCTGGCGGAGCAGGTTCTTCTATTTTTGGGGGTGTGTTAGCAGGAATTTTAAGTTCTAAAGAAGTAGTTCTTATTATAGACTGAACCGTACGATCCTGTTCTTCTTTATTAACTTTATAATCATTTAGAGGACTAGCGTCATTATAATTATAAACTATATCTGGAACAACAAAAACTCTGTTAGGATCACAATTTTTCAATGCGGTATAGAATGTTGACAGGTCACCCCCTGCTTTAAACCAATTACCATCGCGATCTTGGAAAACACTGTCTGGTTCTTTTTTCAATAAAAACGCTTTCATCGTTCTCAAATGTGTATAAGGAACTATCCAGTTAAACTTATAATTTTTGTACGACTTTGTTTCTTTAACATTTGGGGGATATGGTTGACTGATTAAAGGGATGTTGTCGACCATACTCCAAGAGGAACCGTATGTAAAATCATAATCTTGATGTATCTTATTATAATAGGTAAGGATATCTGGGCGATTAACTAGGCTGTCGTCACCATCTAACAACATTATAATTGAATCGTCGTTAACTTCTCTAATTGATGTTATGTGATTAAAGACTGCTCCGCAGTTAGTTAAATTTCTTATTAGATAAAATTTATTTCTTAAATTATTAGGCAACCAAGAAATATAGTTTTCGGCTACAGATTGTCCATCATCATTACTACAATCATCAATTAAAATATGATGATAGTTGTTGTAATCTTGAGATGCAACACTAGCAATACAACGTTCAATATAATCCTTTGCATTATAGAAAGGACTTATAATTACAATATGTTTTTCAGCAAGTTGTTTAGGTGCTAGCCATTCTTCTTCTGTGCTAAATCTTCTATTAAAAACTTTGTGATACTTACTCTTAGTATAATTTGCCTGTCTAGATTCGCTAGGGCTTAGATATAGACCTAATTTATTATAAAAGTGTTGTTTCCATTCTAATGCTACTACGTCCCAGCCTGCTAAATCTTTAATCTCATCAAGTGCCTTCATTCTGCGAATATGTTCTTCTCTGTTGTTGTAAGCACTTAATGCTAGGTCAGCAAGCAGAGTTGACTGCCTTTCTAGATCAACATTGGGATATAAACCGTTTGGAGTAGCTGAGTAGTCAATTAGATAACCTTGAGGACTGGCAGTTTCTTCTAATGCACCAAAGCGGCATGATATCATTGGCGTGTTTGCATACAGAGATTCTAAAGTACTAATGCCGTATGTTTCAGGAAAAGCTGTTGGATAGATAAAGAAACTGGCCTGTGCACTCCATAAGGCAACTTCACGTTGACTGATAATACCTGTAAAGGTAATTGATGGATTATTTAAATGTGCTCCAACAACTTTCATAAACTCTGTTTCTTCGTCGTTATGAGCAAAAGCTGCACCAAGTTTATAATGCCCGCCCATTACTACTAACTTAGCCGATGGAATTCTTTGTAGCACCTTTGGCCAAACAGAGTTCAACAGGGGATCCAGTCCTTTACTCATATTGGCATTGAATATAAACAGGTTAGGATCTTTAGATTCAATATCAACTGAATTAAAATACTTGACTAACCCGTTGCGTGTAGTCCAAACGTGATTTCTAAGAACTTCGTAGTTCCTTAGTTTTGGATGTGCGCAGTTCATTACGTAATTGGTATGAAAATCACTTAGCGTCCAGATTTCGTCAATTGCTCCCGCTGATACTAGATCTTCTAATATATCGTCTCCCCAACAGAAAGTATCATGCATCCAAAATACTTTAAGTTTGGCATATTCTCTCATTCTTTCAAACGCAGTATAATCAAACTTACGATTTGTCTGTTGAGGGTAGCCATACCACGGCGGAGTTATAAACGGTGTTACAACACGACTACTAATAACTACATCGTATCTTTCAAAGTCTGTAGCAATCTCTGCTAGAGGACGATAACGTACACCGTCATATATTCCTGGCTTGCTGTCAGCTTCGTCGCAAGCGTTGAATACAGTAACATCAATGCCTAGCTTAACCATTTCACGACTGCAGAGAATAACAGCACTCTCACTTCCGCCTAAACCTTTTTGATTAAGTGTGTCGCCGTCGTATGTCATACCTACAATATCAACAAATGCAACCTTTACTTTTTTATTTTCAGGCAGAGGTTCAATCTGAGATGGAGGAGTTACAATGACTTCCTCAGGGTTCATAAATCTTCTTTTAAAAACTTTATGAACACGATAATTGATCCACTCTACTTTTTCTTTTTCTTCTGCAAGTAATTCAAGTCCTAACTTGTAGTAGAAATGTTGCTTCCATTGCAGCGCAACAGTATCCCAGGTTGATATGTCTTTAACAGCGTTACATGCATATTGTTTCTGCTGATGTAGATATCTATTATTAACAACCTTTAATACTAGTTCAACATAACGATCTACTTGTTGATCAACATTGATCCATGGATATAACCCGTTTGGTTCTATAGCATAGTCAATAAAATAGCTAGCATCCTCTGTACCAGATTCTTCCATTGCACCAAAACGAGTTCCAATAATAGGAGTATTATAATTGATACTTTCTATTGTGCTTATTCCTGATGTTTCAGGGTAAGCTCCCGGATAAAGAAAGTAACTGGCCTTGGCCATTATTTCTGCAATCTGAGGCTGAGGAATAACACCTGTAAACTCTATAGAAGTGTCATGTGCTACGCTTTGCTGTAAGGTAACCCATTGTTGTTGTGCAGGACTAAGTGGTTCGGTTCTAAACGCATAGTACCCGCCAATGATCTTTAATTTAGCATCAGGTAGATGTTGTTTTAATCTAGGCCATATGCGTTGCACTAACGGCATCATTCCTTTAGTAATTGACGCATTATAAACAAAAAGATTAGGATCCTTTTCTTTAATGTCTACCCAATCTATCCAACGATTGATTGCGTTTCTAGTTAGGAACATCTTATCTTTAAGAACTTCAAACTGTCTTTTAACACCGTGGTTGCAATTTGTCGTATAGGAAATGTGCCAGTCACTAATATTAAAAATTTCATTTATGTGATTATTGATCACCAGATATTCAAGGAGATTATCTCCCCAAATAAAAGTGTCTTGCATCCACAGTATCTTTAATTGATTAGGTCTTTGTACCTGTCTAAAGATAGTTGGATCATAGTCTCTTGGAGGTGGTTGTCTTACTTGATCGTACAACTCAATTGGAGTAAAAGGAATTACTGTACGTTGGCTGATTACGATATCAAAATCAAAGTCATGCTCTCCTAAAGTACGCATAGGGTAATAGAGAACGTTATCGTAAAATCCAGGACTAGTTTCTGATGTTTCACAGTCGTTGAAAACAAAAACTTGAAAATTTAATTTTGCAAGTTCTTTTGCAACAGAAATAATAGAACTTTCCGAACCACCAATGCCTTTTTTAGTTAATGTGGTTCCGTCATAATTGAGACCAATACAGTCAATAAATGCAATCTTTATAGGGTTATTCATATGCTCATATTTAATATGCGCATATTATAGCATTATTGATTTAGAATCAACGACTTTTTATACCCAAGGATGTCCAGTTGATGGGCTAGTGGTACCACTTACAGAACTGTTAAGTGCTCCATTAACATAGGCTACGTGTGTGCCTGTTATGGTATGTAATGTTCTATACCAAGTACTAGTAGTAAGGCTACTTCTTTTAGCAGTAGCAGCAGCTAATTTAGCGTTGCGTCTAGCCAATTTTGTGGCTGTTGGATCACCTGGTACAGTTATTGTAGAAATTCCGTTTGCTGACATAGTAAATGTATTTAGTAGAATAATTTTGGTAAAAATTAGTTAAATAATTGTACACAAAGGAGACATTAAATGCCTTTAGCATTATTGAAGAAAAAACTTGGATTACCTGCAGATCATACTTTTGACAAGGATACTCTTGTCGCTGCAATGAAACACTACAATTTAACTCCAAACAGAGCAGCGCACTTTTTTGCGCAGGCAGCACACGAAAGTGGAGATTTTAAAGTATTCAAAGAAAATCTAAACTACAGTGCCGAAGGTTTAGTAAAGGTTTTCCATAAGTATTTTGCAGATTTAGATCATTCTACACCATATGCACGCAATCCAGAAAAGATTGCTAATAAAGTATATGCATCAAGAATGGGTAACGGACCTGAAGCATCTGGTGATGGATGGAAGTTCCGTGGAAGAGGTGCTATACAGTTAACTGGTCATGACAATTATAAAGCATTCTCTGACTATATCAAGCATCCAGAAATTATGACCAATCCAGATGTTGTTGCTACTGATTACGCATTTGAAAGTGCGCTGTGGTTCTTTGAAAAGAAACATATTTGGGCAATGTGCGATCTTGGTGTCACTGATGATGCTATTCTAAAAGTAACTAAAGCTGTTAATGGTGGCACTATTGGATTAGACGATCGTGTAGCAAAAACCAAGAAGTATGCAGCTTGGTTAGCTTGAGGTAATTATTATGGAACATGTTACAAGCTGGATTTTAAAAGTAGCGGTCACAACTCTTGCAGTTATTATTCTTGTTGTGGTTGCAGTTCTCATGGTAGGCATATTCATGCCTAACGATGTGGTAGACAATAAAGAAATCTTTTCAATTATTGGTCCAGCTTTTAACACTGTTATCGGTGCATTTGTAGGGTTGCTAGGAGGTATATCATTAAGCCAATCTAGTTCTAATTCAAACTCTACATCAACACCGCCTAGAGTAGAGACAACTCCTTCTCCGGATCCTGTACCTACTCGTAGTAGTGAAGAAGATAGTATAGAAGATCTTAAAGCAAGACTATCGTAACAACGCCGCTTCCGGTGTTTCCAGATACAGCGCCAGTTAAATTGACCTGGTTGGCTCCTACATTATAACTTCCGCCACCGCCGCCAGCCAGTCCTGCTTCTGCAACTCCATTAAGACCTAATGCGGATCCACCGCCACCGGAATAGCCACCACCGCCACCACACCGTCCATATGGACCATTAGTTGTAGATCCGCCGCCGCCAAAGCCGCCGCCATTGACTGCATATGTAGAATTGATCTCTCCACCAAGGCCACCAGATATAAACGACTTGCCGCCACCGTTTGTAGTAATGCCTACGTCGCTGTATCCGTCTGTAAGGAATCCGCCACCTGCGCCAGTAGAACCGCCATTACCTTGAGTACCGCCGTTGCCACCTACGCCACCTGAACCACCACCTAATAGTGTTCCAGGATTTCCTGTTGTTGAAATAGATGCATGAGCAGTGGATGGAGTATCACTGTTCGTACCGCCACCTCCGCCCGCAACTAATAATAGTTCGGCAATTGTTGAAGTAGTTCCAGAATACTTAACTACCCAACTTGCTCCTCCGCCTGAGCTTTCAATGTCTTCATGACCTGTGTTGGGAGCAACCTGACCAACAAGTATCATATACCTGTCGCCTTTGACTAGGTTAAAGTCTCCCTGCATTACAGCCCCGTTGCCACCGTTGCCATTTGGATTAGAGCCTTGCGCTCCTTTTGCTGTAATTCTATAGACTCCGTCTGACGGAACAGTCCAGTACTGAACACCTGGATTAACTGTTGATGTACTAAAATAATTTGAATTTAATAACCAAGGATTAGCAACGGTATTATAATTTGCTAATAACTGGTTTAAACTAGGACCTGTTCTTCCTACTACGTTTGCACTATTGAAAGTAAAGGAAAAGAAATTAAAGATAGGTGAAGTTGAAGTTCCAACCTTTCTTCCTGCTTGAAATCCTGCATTAAGTGTTCCAACAAATGGCATATATTATCCGTAAGAAACTAGTTGACCAAATACAATATAAGCATTAGTTCCAGTAGACATAATGCTAAAGCTCATTACATCAGTTTTAAGAAGATTTCCTGAAGGTGGAGTTAAGCTTCCTTGCCATAAAATATTTTGCGGATTTCCGTTAATTTGTAGAGCACTTGCTATGTAAGCAACTGCACCTTGATTAATTACTAATGTAATGTTAGTTGCACGATTATTTGATAAACTTAGGTTAGTTAAGTTTACAGTAAAAGTGTTAGCAACATTGGTGTGATAAAAAATCTGTCCTAAATTACAGTTATGAGTAACAACTCCTGTTGCACCTGTAAGAGATGTATATGTTTCTTTAGTTTGATTAACAGTTAAAGCACCGGTTGATGTAATATCTACATAAGTTACATTAGTAAGAGTTGCTACAACAAATGCTGTTGTTTGAGTAGTACCGTCTGGGAACGTTAACCCACCGTTTGTTCTAAAAATCCAATTATAGCTACCGTTTGATCTTAATGTGAAACCATTTCCATCAGTGTAAAATCCTGCTCCGCTGGTATTACGTAAATCAATGTTGGCAACAACCGTGTTATCTGTAGCAAATTTGTAAGAATCTCCAGAACCTATTTTTGCACCATTTGGTAAAGTTAATAATCCGTCGCTATTAAATGTCCAGTTACTGCTTCCTGCAGTTAATTCTACAGCATTTAGTTGACTAACTGTAAAATGATTAGTAAGTGTATTAACTGTAAGTATAGTGGCAGATGTTAACGAATCGCCAATAACTAATTTCTTTGCGTATAAGTTGGCCCATCTTAGCCCAGCTGCACCTATATCGTAAGTAGTATCTAATGCAGGAATTAAAGGAGAATATGCAGTGATAATTGGTGTCCATCCGGACAGTTCATAAAATCCTGCTAATCCTAATATCTTGTTACCCCATACTGCAAACTCAACAATGTCCTGCGAAGGAGAGTACATACCGGTAGTTGGATCACCGTAGAATGTATAACCAATTGGCGGTGTGCCAGTAGCACCTTCTGCTGCAATAAATTTATTTGCAGTAACAGTTGCAAATGTTACGGTGCTAGTAGTGTATAAGTCTTGATCAGTTCTTGCTGCTCTAGTTTGAACAGTTCCATCGCTAAAGTGTATAGAGTCAATTTGGTAAAAGTCGTGTATTGTGGCACTAGTAATTGAATTTAAAAGAACTCCTGTTGAAGTATTTAGAACAACAAAAGGCCTTCCGTTAAGAGAGTTACTTTGGCTACCAGTGTAGCCCCTTGGACCATAAACAGGATCACCATTTTCGTCTATAATTTGTGCACCTACCGGAACCATTACACTACCCGTGTTAGTAACCTGTACTACGTATCCAACATTGGTAATTGCGTTAGTGCCTGGCAACAGCGTTGACGCATGCCCAATCCACTTAGCACCGTCGTAGATGTAAGTTATGCCACTAGTAGAAGCATATTGTGTACCAGTAGAAGGGTTAGGAGGAAAATTTAAGGGCATAGTTCTTTCTCGTGTGACAATTTTATCTAATATTTACCGTTTGTCATCCATAAATAACAGTCTTGTGCTTGACCATAAAATACACGCAGATAATGAATACTGGACTAACTTGAAGTGGCCAGCTTCGCCTAACGACAAAGATTATAAGGTGTTTGAACAGTACGCCTATGGTCGTGTATTACTTTTAGGTAGTACACAGTTATTATTGCCGCTAGCTACTGAAGCGTGGGATTTAGAGCCCAAATACGCTAACGAAAAGCTTAAAAATAAAGATTGGTTTGAAATCAACGAACACTTTGATACTATTATCATTGACGGAGGACTAGCATTTGGGGCAGAGTTTACTGCTCGATTGTTGCCAATAGTGTTAGCACACTGTGATCGCTTTGTAGCCCGTACATTTCTAAGAGCCAGTTGGCCAGCCAAATATGCTGTATATTTTCCTCGCGCACACGAACTTACGCCACAACCACAGGAGATAGAGGTCAACGACGTCTATTCATTTTACATATGGAACAACCACAAATACTAGCTATGTACTCGGGCGGTCTTGATAGCCTAGGCATGGTATACAAATTATTAACTGCACCTGAATATAAAGATTATGTAATTCACGTACATCATGTGCATAATCAAAATATTGAGCATAGAGACCGTGCAGAAGCCATTGCAGTAGAGCTTGCTCTTAAAGAGCTAGAACAATTAGGTTATAGTTTTATATACAGCGAAAGTCAAATAGCATCACAACCTTATAATAAACAGTTCATGTATGATACTGACAGCATGAACTTCTTTGCTGGCTATATCTGTAGCGTGAATCCTAATATCAAACATGTTGCTATGGGTATGAATGCCAATGACGCTAATCACAGTTTAAATGAACGTCGTGTACGAGCTGATAAGATACTGGCGGCATTTACTGTGGTAACCAAAATCTATCCTGTGCTCAATATGAGCAAGCGTGAGATATATGACGGGTTGCCGGAGTCACTTAGAAATATGTTTTGGAGCTGTCGTACGCCAGTATACGGTGAAAATAGTATACAGCCATGCGGCAAATGTAAAACCTGTCAACAGCTAGCTGCGGAAGGTATTAGATTATAAACCAAACCGTTCGCGGTCTGCTTTGTAGTTTTGCAATACACCTACGTCTCCAATGCTTGCGTCATATATACGCACTATCGACAATCTACCACCCCAGTAGTTACGAGCATCCCATCGACGCATTAATCTAATACCAACACCACTACTATAAGCAGGAGCAGTTGTTTCTGTACTGGCCACTTGAGCGCCGTTGATATATAATCTATGCGCTGTTCCGTCAAATGTTCCTACTAGATGATACCAATGACCTGCTGTAAGGACATGTCCTGGCGGAGTTGGGTAGAAACTACTGCCGTCCCAATGCCCTACTTGTAAATTAGGGAAACTATCTGTACAATTTCCTAATGTAAAATTAATTGGACTACCTGCAAAGATTTCTGTAACAATACAGGCACTATTTCCGCCATCAGTAGTATTATTATTTGTTCCTGCATAGTAGTGCCAGGCTTCAACAGTCCAATTAGCTAATCCGGTTGCGAGACTAGTAGCTTCAGCATACTGTTCGCTAGCTGGATCAAACTCTATATATCCGCCGTTATTGCTACTATAGCTAGTACCGTTATAAAGTGTAAACTCTTTGCTATTAATTAAATCAGTCCATGTTGTTCCTGATCCTGGATAACTTGAAACGTTGCCAGCATCTAAATATAATTGTAACCCAGCAGAGACAGGAGGAAGGATCTTGGGTGCAGTTAAGGTTACACCTGGGTTAATTATTACACCCGGATTAACTGTTAGCATAGATTAATCCCAGTTCCACGGATTTAATATCCAGCACTGATTTACTCCATCCCATGTAAGAGACGGAGTTGTTGTTGCGCCGTTAAAATAGGTGCCAAATGGATACCAAGGTAGAGAGGTACTTGTTGTGCCTATGTTATATATCTTAGATACAAAAACGTAAATGCTCTGTACATCAAACTGTGATATTCCAGCTACTAATGACGGGTAAAACTTTATTTCTTGTCCGTCGTAGAGACCATCGCCTATTTGATAAGAAGCACTTATACCGGATCCGGGTTCTAAGAATACTTTTGAACTACCAGTACTAATCACAGTAGCGTTGATTATTGTTCCACTAGCGGTGCTGGAATAATGATTAGTTGTTGACTTAATACCACCGCCTATAGGTAATGTTAAATTGCCGTCTCCGCCAAATGTCCACGTGCTTGTTGTACCGTTGCTAGCATTAATTACAACATTACCAGTACCAGCGGCAGAACTAATTTCTCCCGGAATAGCAGTTATGCCGTTATCTTGGAACGTCCAATAATATAACGTACCGGTATACGAACCTGCAGTAACATTAACACTATTAGCAACACTGTTAAAGTTAATAGCTGCTACTTTTCCCCCTAAGCTAGGGTTTTCTGCCCAACCAATTGCTGCTGAACCATCGGTACCTTGTGCTACTATCTGCAACATTGATCCAGTAGTTTGAGAAACTATAGTGCCGCTAAATGGTGCTCCTGGATAAAATACTGAAATAGGTACTACGGCTAATCCACTTGGATATACTGTACTGCCATTGCTAGTTAGTGCCCATTGAAGATTCGGTGAACTGTTATTGTTGCTGGTATAGAAGTTAATGTTTCCGCTAACTGTATTACCAATACCCGCATATATGCGAATATCTCCACCATAACCTTTATTTGCAGCTACACCTTCTCCTGACAATGCGCTACCTGCAGTGAGCCATACATGTCCACCAGTTACATTGTTAGTTCCGCCACTCCATCTAGCATTGCCAGCAATTAGATTAAGGTCACCGCCATCTCGTCCATTTTGTCCTACTCCACCATGGATTTCAATATTACCACCTTCACCGCCTTGATCATTGGTAGACGACTCTCCGCCTACACCTGCATTGATTAAAATGCTTGATCCGTCGCCGCCCCACCCTGTAGTGCCCCAGTCTCCAAAGCCGCGCTGCCCTTGGATCACTATAGCATAGCCGCCGCGATTAGCATTTGTAGATACTGCATTAGTAATGCCAACACTCTTGTCGTTGGTTCCTAGTGCTAATGTAGGCACAACAAATGTATCAGACTCTTGTGCGCCTGTAAATGTTGAAGTAGAAAGATGTAAACTTCCCGAAGGGTGAAATTCCCAATTCTTGCTATTAGATGTTACTACTACTGAGCCCGGAGTTCCTGCGTTGGCAGCATTACCGCCACGAAGGTATACACTACCCCCGTTATAGTCAGTTGTATCAGATGCAACACCATCGCCGCCATTGATGTTTGTATTAAAGCCGTTACCTGGTTGGTTTAAAGATTTATTACCTGCATGTAGATTTAAATTCCCCAGAGGAGAAATATCTATGGCGTTGCCTTCCTCTGCTGTAGTGAGCTTCAATCCGTAATATACACTACTAATAACACTTTGGCTGTTGTCGTTATCTAGGCCTAAAGAAATTATATTGTCAAAAGGATTAATATTGATATAGGTAACACTACTGCTATTAATAATGTTTACACCCGGACCAGTAAACGCAACAGTACCGTTGTTAATATTTGCACCCGGACTAACTGTTGCAGTACGGTAGAAATCTCCTTCTCCTCCTACAACACCGTACCAAGGTAGAGGATTAATCATATCTACCCATTCAGCTCCGTTGCTTACGCCCCATACACCACCGGGGAAATTTGGGCTAGTGTCTCCCATAGTAATTGAAACGGTATCAGCAACTCCGTCAACATATGAAAATTGTGCTTCCCATAAAACAGTTTGGGTAGTTGTGCTACCTCCAGTGTCTGCACTTCCTGCATAGCCTATAACAAATACGTTAGTACCAGTTGCTGTACCGTAATAGTATTTTTGTAAGCTATTATCACGTGCGCCTACAAATATTGCAGGAACGTTGGGTTTACCTGGACCTAGTGTAAAATAATAAGGTTCTATAACAGTAGGTCCAAATGTAATATAACTGTTAGATACTAACTTTACTTCGGTACAGGTATTACCAAGAAAGTTCATAGTAAACGGCAGTGAAATTGTATGTACCATGTCATCTTCATTAAGATTATTAACTACCGTAAATCCTAGGTTGGATGGGCTATAATATGTACCAACACCGTAACTAACTATATCTGGTTTGATAGATAGCGTTCCTGCACCTCCTGCCGTAGTTTGAGAACTACCGTCGGAAGAAAATACAATAGTGCCTACTTGCAGAGTATCTGTTACTGTAAAACTTGGTACTGTTGTTGGTGCTGCATATGCAGAGGTCACTGTTTCTGTTGTAATTTGACCGGTACTTGTATTATAAGAATAATTTACAGTTTGTATCTGTAACTGTCCATTGTCTGTACTCAGTTTAACATCACCTAAGTAAATTGACCCGGTAGATACAAATATGTGCTTCCACTGATTAGAAGGCGATCCTAAGCTATAAGTGTTATCTGTAATAGGAACTATATCAGTGTGTACGGCTGATAAATCTACAGGATCGGCAGTAGGACTCGCATCTACCCAAGTTTGATCGTAGTAAACATAGCTACGACCACCTACTGTATCATACCAAAGTGTACTAGTTGATGTTGTAACCGGAGGAGTAGAACTCTGTATAATGCTGCCATTTCCACCACCGCCGTTAAGAATTGATTGAATTTCAGAAAAATTAAGATTTACTTTCCAAAATGCCGTTCTTAAAACATCACCGTTTCCTGCGTTCGCTGATGTCCCCGTATTGATATAGAGTATGGTCATTAATTTGAATCCTAGCTTATAACAGATATTTATTCAACTGTTTGGTAAAAAAATTTGTTGCTAAAAAGAGTAAAACCAGTTAAAATTACGGTTTATTAGTTACGATAAATACGAGTAATGTAATATATGTCAGCTACACTTCTACTAAACGCAGACGGCAATCCAGTTTCAATGCTTCCTCTTTCAACTCTTTCCTGGAAAGAGAGCGTTATCTATATGGTTTTAGATAAGGCTACTGTATTGGAATGGCACGAAGACTGGGTTGTGCACTCTGCTAACTGGCAAACTCGTGTGCCTTCTGTAATGATTCTTAAGACTTTTGAAAAGAAAAAGAGTTATGCTCGTTACAGTAAAAAGAATGTGTTCATTCGTGACAACTATCTTTGTCAGTACTGCGGTATTAAAGTAACAGATAAAACTGCTACTCTAGATCACGTACTGCCAATTAGTCACGGCGGAAGGTCTACTTACGAAAATACTGTCTGTGCTTGCGCAGGATGCAATGCACGAAAGGGTAACAATCACCGTATTCGTCCTAAGAAGGCGCCTGCAAAGCCCAGCTACTTTCAGTTAGTTGAACATCGCAAGCGTCTACCGTTTGATAATGTGCACCACAGTTGGCTTAGTTATTTGGGTTTAGAACCCTAAAGTACATATTATTTTTCGCGATAAGTAACACGGCCCTTGCTAAGATCGTAAGGGCTAACTTCTACTTTGACTTTATCACCAGTAAGGATCTGAATCTTGTGTTGCCGCATCTTTCCAGAGATGACTGCAATAACTTGGTGTTTCTCGTTGATCTTTATCCGAAACATTGCGTTGGGTAATACTTCTTCAACAAAACCTTCTAACTGAATCGCTTCTTCTTTCGCCACTGTCGTCTTAAACTCCTATAAATGTTTTTGACCGATAAGCTGATACGCTTTTGCAAGATGATCGGCAGCATCTTCAATAGCCTGTTTAATATCCTTATCTTCTTCAATATAAGGATGTTTTGATAAAATTTCGTCAATCATTATCATTACTATATGCACACGATCTAGTGCTTCGTGTGCATGAAATTCGTCAAGCTTTTCTTTAAGCTCCATAATTTCTACTTGAGGGCATTTGTCCATTAGATTTTTTCTCCTACAGCAAATCCACGGAAACGCAGAAAGCGCGGGAAGCGTAGACTATAAGTGCCGTCTTGGTTTTGGGTAATAGCATCAGCGCGAACTTCAACTACCTGACCTTTCATAAAATCACGTTCTGGCCAAAAGCCTGCACGATCATCGTCAGTGAATCCAGACCCAACATTGACCTTAATATTCTTGCCATCATCTTCACCTTCGCAGACCAGTGCGCCTAATTTACCTTCGTTACGCCCAGTGCCTTCTTCAATATCAACTACTGTAAGGCTAACTTCAATAAATGGTTTCTGCTTGAGCCAAGACGTTGAACGTTTGCATTCATACTTGGCTTCTGAATCTTTGATCATGATGCCCTCAAAGCCATCTTCAATTGCCTTCTTGTTAAATTCTTTAAACAGCAGGTCACCTGCAAATTCGTTGAGATCAACCTCTGTTTGCGTGATGACTCCAATGTTACCAATTTTATCAAACACTGGCTTAAAACTCTTCAACAGATTACTGCGGCGGCGTTGTCCAAGTACACTCTTGCCTGCCTGAAACTCAGTGAGTGGCAAGATGTCAAATAGCATCAACACAGCATCGTCTGCTTTGACATTGTCTTTGCGATGTACCTGCTTCATAAGAGCTTGGAAGCTGGTACTGATCATCTCTCCGTCAAGCACGAGGCTACGACCAAAAAGATCAATATTTTCTTCAATTGCTTTGGTAATGTGTCCAAAGTTTTCTAGCACTTTGCCGTTTCTAGTATATTGTGTTACAGTACGGTTATCCATGTTAACGACCGTAAGAACACGCACGCCATCAAGCTTAGGTTCCAGCAGCTTCTTACCCGCAATCTTCTTTTCGTGATTAGCACCATCATGTGCTAGCATACACTCAAAAACAGGAACAGGTTTAATTGAAGTATCCTTAACACATTTGTTAATAGTCTTCTCACTAACACCGCAACGCAAGTCCTTAATAAGGATGCGACGGTACCAATCATTCCATTGTGCCTGTGTACTGACAGTGAGTGCAAGTTCAATTGCATCTCGAGCATCATGCCCAGTTAGTTCGCGACGATACAGGCTACCGGCCAACTGAACAAATGCTGCCCACGGCAGACCTTGCCCATCTGGGCCACTATGTTTAGGAACCTGCTTGACCCCAAAACTAACTAAATTATCTAAAGCCAAGCGACAACCTTCAAAGAATTCTTCGTTGCCCGCGTCAGCTTCACGCTTAATGATAGCTTCTTTAGCCAAACGGCTATTATCTGCTTCAAGTTCACGAATAATTTGATACATAGATCTCTCTGTGTTTGTTTAATGAGTTAAGAGTATAAGAGATTTTACCAGTAATGTCAACCATGTTAGATTTCAATAACATTTACTAAGATAAAATCGTCAGACCCATTTACTATACGGACCGGAGTAGATACTACCATGTGTTCGTCTAGTGTAGTAGTAGCGGATAGTTTATTATTAGGAGTGTACCAATGCAAAAAGGGAGAACCTATATCAGGAGCTAGTATTACTTCTCCCAATTCATCAAAACGATATTCTTCCTTAGGACGTATACGCAAAGTCCAAGACGCTATCCTACGATATTTTTTCATGCTGAAAAACTATTGCCGCATCCGCAGGTATTGCGTGCTTTGGGATTATATAAAACAAATTCACTGCTGAACAAACGCTTCTTAAAATCTAAAGTAGAACCTTCTAGGTATTGTCCACTTATTGTGTCTAATATTACTTTCACTCCGGCAGACTCTACAAGAACATATTCTTCCAAATTTATCCAAGTAGGGTCTACCAAAGAAAAATCGTACTTAAATCCAGAACAGCCACCGCCCTTAACGCTAATTCTTAATACTAAATTATCGCCTTCCTCTTTGAGGATTTTTTGGATATAATCAGCGGCATTTTGAGTAACTAAGATCAACGTCTAACCCTGACCCATTCGTCGCGACAACGACGCTCGGTCATTAAGTGACCCCAATCATCATACACATAATGTCCGTATTGATCTACTACTGGGTACTCATAACAGGTGGTTATGCGACGGACTTCATGTTCGTCAGTGTCATAGTAACGACCATTAACTTCATGGGCAATAATTCCGCCAAGGATAAGACCTCCAACAAATTCGCCCCAACCAAAATGGTTTCCTTGTTCGTGCCATTCTCTGTGTTCACGATATTCACGACGCTCATGATCTGCATAAGCAGAAGTAAAAGGAATTAACAATGCAACAATTAAAAGTAACTTTTTCATTTTATGTACCTCTAACTTTATTTAGACATTCCCTGCAAGAGATAATTTATTTTAGACCAATCAACAATATTCCATTGCTTATCTAGATAGCGTTCTTTATCGCTACCAAAATCTAATACCCAAGCATGCTCCCACCAATCTATTAAGAGCACGATGTCATTTTTAATTTCGTGATTTTTAATAGTCTTGATCTCGCCATCACCAGCAAGGTACACCCAACCACTTCCTTGTATGCTCATAGCAATTCTTAAAAACTCTTTTTTAAAATTATCAAAACTTTTGAAATGTTTTTCAATAAATTCTAAACTCTGTTCTGTTGGTTTATTGTTACTAACAGGAGATTTAAATTGAGTAAAATAAATGGCGTGAAGAAATGCGCCTGCTTCATTAAAATCTAAATCACCTAGTCCTTTATTAAAACGATCTACGTAGGCTTTATAAAGCTTACCATAATGCAAATCAAGAGTATACTTGCTGAGGCTACGGCCAAGATCATCTTTTCCGTAAGGTAAAGACACTTGTTCTAACTTCTTTTTCTTAGATTCTGTAACAAATTTTATGAAGTTAAACATATGATAAATACCTCGTCAAGCGGTCAATTGGGCACCCGAGGATCCCTAAGTCACTGTTTTCCCAATTTCCATGTGACACAGCCAATGTGGCTATCGGCAAATCGGCGCTTGACAGTCTTCTACTAGAGAAACTTTTTAGCAAGGGGATTAACCCTTACCGCTATAATCTTGTACCGGTCCGTTGTACTTTGTACCTTTGAGAGTCTTTCCATCAAGTTTTACGCCAGAGCCTTTAACACCCTGCTTACCGGTTCCAGCAGTGTGTCCGGTCTTATGAGGCATTAGGCCCTGACTTACACAACTGCTACGCATACTGGTAGCAATACGTTTGCCTTCTCTACCCTTACGGCAGATCTTAGCACTGGCCTTCTTTTCTGAAATAAATTCTTGAGCTCTCATATGATTATTTATTATCTGTAATATTTTTCTTGACTCTAAATTATTTAATGTGCTAACATAATATTTTAAATATGTCTATACAAAAAAGGATCGTATCGTGACTAAAACATTTAAACATTCAGGAACATTGGGAGATTTGATTTACAGTCTACCAATTGTAAAACATTTTGGCGGGGGAGATTTTTACCTGCATATGAATCAAATTGACGTTCTTAGTAAAACGTTTTATGGAGTTCCTGCTCCTCCTTTTCATGCAGGACGCATGAACACTAGAGACTACGATTTTATGAAGAGCTTCATGGATGCACAAGATTACATCACTAAATTTGCGCCCATGGATCCTAGAACTACAGAGATTACCCATAATCTAGACAAATTTCGTCCCTTGTTTGTTAAGCATCCAGGAAACTATGTCGATGTTTATGCTGTTGCTTTTGGAATTATGGATGTGGAAGCCCATAAGCAATTGAGGCAGACTCCTTGGATTACTGTGCCAAAGTCCTTGATAGTAGAAGGCAGGGACGTTGCTATTAATCGTACGACACGGTGGGTTCCACCGCAGTTGAGTGCAGTTTGGAAAGATTGGAAAGATCAAGGAATTGATAACCGTGCTTTCTTCATTGGGCTCAAGAACGAATACGAAGAGTTTAAGCGTGTAATCGGATGGGATATTCCTTATCAGCCAGTCAATAGCCTGCTTGAAATGGCGCAATATATTGACGGGGCTAATGTATTCATTGGCAACCAAAGCGTAGGACTTTCATTAGCTATTGGGTTAGGGCACTCTGATATTTGGTGCGAAGGGCGTCGAGATTTGCCGATCGAGCGAAATGAATGTTACTTTCCACAACAACAGGGCATGAATTATTTTTAATATGAAGAAAATAGGCATTATACAGAGCAGAGGGCTAGGCGACATATGTCTAGCCCTACCAATTGCTCACTACTATCATCAGCGTGATTACGAAATCCATTGGCCCATTTGCGAGGAATTTTATCCTAGTTTTAAAGATACCGCTCCGTGGGTTAAATGGATCAGTATTCCCACAGACGCACGTGGCGAATTCTTTTATAATGAACCAACAAGGCGGTTACAGTCTGCAAAATGTGAAGAAATTATCTGTTTATATCAGAGCCTTAATGTGGTTCCTGAGTTAAGTCAAGTTCCTTGGTTTCAAATACAAAAATTTGATGAATTTAAGTACACCAAAGCAGGCGTTCCGTTTCTATACAAATGGCGCTTAAACGACTGCATTAATCGTAATCATAAAAAAGAACAGGCATTGTTTGATCGATTAGTCAAGCAGGAGAATTATTTTGTAACCCATACTAAGGGTAGCTCTTTTTCAGTAACTCCTGACTTAACCGCTATACCTAGTGATTGGCAACATATTGAAATTACTGAAGGTATTACAGATAATGTATTTGACTGGTTGGGCATCATAGAAGGCGCCCAAGCTGTTATTTTGTTAGACAGTATCTTTAGTAATATTGTTGATCAATTAGATATAAAAGTCGACAAATATTGGATTCCTCGTAGTCATATACATCTTACTCCTGTATTAGGATCAGAATGGACTATCCTAGATCCTCCAGAAAAGAGTCTAGCTTCACAAAAGATATTTGGAGCAGCGCCTTGTTAAATCAAATTGCAGAAGAGATCTTTAAGGTATAAAATTCTGTACGAGTGTTTTTATAAAAATCTTTGTATTTTACCTGAAGAGTATTATCAGTTAGAAAAAATACAGCAGGTTCTTTAGACTTGTAATACTCACCGTAAGAAATTAAAGTACGCTCTTGTGAAACAGCGTACTTTTCTTTTTCTTGATTGTTCATCAGTTGCCAATCTAGATCAAGAATTAATTTTAACATAACCTTCCTTTCAAAATTTTTACCTTTATATAGGTATATTATAGTAAAGCCCTGTTGTAGTCAACTAGCTAAATACAGGAAATATTTTTATAAATATACTATAGTAGGAAAAATCACAGGAGCGTATGGCATGAGGGCGGCAGAGTTTATGAGAAGCATTGCAGATATAATCGATGCGCTTGATGGCAAAGAGCCCGAGCCAGAAGATAAAGGTCCTTTAGAGAAAGACGTCTTCGTTCCTCCTTTACAGACTAAAATAGAAATTATGAAAAAAATGGCTGATGTGCCGCAAAAAAACGCAGATCTATTAGCAGCAGACGACGATGATCCATTAGATGGCTAAGGAGTAATCCGTGGCCTATACACAGGATTTTTTTACCAGTAGACGGAATTATGGTGATGGCACTACCCGAATAGGGGAAGTAGGCCGTCTTTGGTATGATCCTATTACCAATACCATTAGAGTTAGCGACGGCTTTACTCCGGGAGGTATAATTGTCGGCGGGGCTAGCACCTCGACAAGCGGCGGAGTTACAGCCATTATTGCCGGTGCGGGAATTTCTGTTGATACTTCAACGGGAGTTGTAACTATTACCAATACCGGAGGAATAGGCGGAGGGTATACCGGCTCTATAGGGTATGTTGGGAGTAAAGGAGACCCAGGGCCAAGTGGTGGATACACAGGATCTTCAGGTGCTGATGGTATAAGTGGATACACAGGATCTTCAGGTTTTGGATATGTTGGATCGATCGGATTCATCGGGAGTCAAGGTAACTTAGGGCCGCAAGGATATGTTGGATCGATCGGATTCATCGGGAGTCAAGGTAACTTAGGGCCGCAAGGATATGCTGGTCCACCGGGTCCAGCAGGATACTTTGGATCTCAAGGATTAATAGGTCCAGCAGGATACTTTGGATCTCAAGGATTAATAGGTCCAGCAGGATACTTTGGATCTCAAGGATTAATAGGTCCAGCAGGATACTTCGGATCTCAAGGATTAATAGGTCCAGCAGGATACTTCGGATCTCAAGGAACCGGATATACTGGTAGCGGCGGAGCCGGTTACGTCGGAAGTCAGGGTTCGATAGGGTACGTCGGTAGTGCTGGATACCTCGGATCAAAAGGGCCAGGTGTAACTGTAGCAGATAATCCCCCGAGTAATCCAAATAATGGAGACTTATGGTGGGATGATGTTAATGGGGAAATGTACATTTTCTATTATCCCAATGCTTGGGTGCGTGCTAATTCGGGCGGGCCTTCCACTCCTGTTTTATTACGACAGACTGTATTAGTAACTTCGTCGGTATATACAGCATCATCATCTGATTGGTATATCGGAGTTAACTATGCAGGGCCTGTGTCAATAACTGTTCCTAGTGGTATGCCAGGGCAAGAAATGGTTGTTAAAGACGAAAGCGGCGCTTGTTCTGTTAACCCAATTACCTTAAATAGTACAATAGATAACGACACAGGGGGCGCCATCTTAGAAGTTGATAACGGTGGGTTACACATGATATACAGAGATGGCTGGAGAATAATATGACGTACTTGTTTAATAATAATCAACAAGTTTATAGCACAGGTACACAACTTGTACAATATGTAGACGATATTAACACACAATTAGATGCTTTAGGACGGTTACGTGTTGCTCCCCCTACACAATCATGGTGGTATGCCCCGATTGTTGATAAAGATGGTGATCTTCGATACATTGAAAATTTTACAGGAACTAATTCCACTAGTTCATTTGTGCAGAATATTGCTAGTATCCTGATTACCAGCGGAACTGATAGTACGGGTAGTGCAATACGCATTAGCCGACGTAGACATAAATTACGTCCTAGCGTCAGTATGGTATGGCAATCAGCAGGAGCATTTAACGGATATGATGCTAATGTTGTTAAACGTAGAGGACTATTTACAGCTTTTAATGGTACATTTTTTGAAGTTTCTAATAATGAATTATATTTTGTTGTTCGTAGACGTTTAATTGACGGAACTTTAGTAGAGGATCGGTATCCTAGATCTTCTTGGACCTATGATCGATTAGATGGAACAGGCCCTAGCAATATAAATTTAACCACTGGTTCTGCTGTGGCATTTACTTTAGGCTCATTTGTTAGTAGTTCTACAATAGTGATTTCTACTATTACCAACGAAACCAAATATAATGTGAAATACAATACTGCTAGTACTTGCCCATTTAGAATTGGTACTAAAGCCACCGTTACTGGTTTTAATGACGGAAATACCGGGTATAATGGTATAACCATGATATCTGCTACTTCAACTAATACTGTTACTCTCACTTATGCTGTGAATCCTGGATCTTATACTGCTGGGCATGGAACCGGAATAGCCACACAAACTGGTCTACACATGAAATATGTTTGGTGGTTAGACTTTGCTGGATCTCGAACTAATAGAATACGGTTTGGTATAAACGTTGGGCATGGTAATCAAGTCTGCCACATGATTGACTATACCGGACAATTAGGAACTCACTGGGCCAATGCGCCTTCTGTGCCTGATCGTTTCGAAATGACTAATACTGGAGTAGTTTCTTATCTACCTACTATGACTTGGTCAGAAACTTGTATTAATACTGAAGCAGAAGTGGAATTAAATCCTTCGTTTGGTTTAGCTAGAACTACATCCACTACTGTTTATTCGGCAGGAGGAACCAACGAATATGCAATTTTAGGAGTAGGATTAAGAGCCGGCGAACCCTACCAGAGAGCAGATCTACAAGTACAAGCTATTGATATAACCGATGCTGCTAATCAAGGAAAAAATGCCAATCCTGCTACCTTTTTATGGAGATTATTACTCAATCCTACAATATTAACCAATGATGTTGTTCCAACCAATATAGGAAAAACTACCAGACAATGGGATTATACACCTAGTACTACTTGGACGGGTGGCATAGAATTGATAGGTGGACTTTTTAATTCAGGCGCATCTTTTGATGTACGCACATCTTTAAACTTTTTAAATTTAGGATCTAATATTGCATATACTGATGCAGATAAAATTGTTTTAATAGTTAAACAAATTTCTGGCGGCGGTGTCGATGCCGAAATTTGGGCGACAATGAATTATATCGAAGCGTTGTAAAAATAGAGATACATTATGGCATTAAATTTTCCAACTAATCCCTCAACTGGTACAACGTATGCAGGATATATTTTTGACGGCGTCAAGTGGGATCCTAATAATATCCCAGTCAGTCAATTAATTAATGGGTCTTATAATGCTACGTTGGATTCGATGGGAGTGTTTACTACCCCATCGTTAGTGGTTATTAATTCTAGCACATTTAATTCCAACGTATTGATTAAACAAAATTTACAAGTTTTGGGAACTGTTACGAATCTCAGCGGAACATTAATAGTTAATGGAATCGAAGTAGGATACGGATATACCGGCAGTGCTGGCGGAGGAGGGGGCGGCGGCGGGTACACTGGATCAATTGGTTATGTAGGTAGCCGAGGGCTTCAAGGTTCGCAGGGCCCAATTGGTTATGCGGGTAGTCAAGGCAACTTAGGTCCATTAGGTCCTTTGGGTCCGCAGGGCCCAATAGGTTACGCAGGTAGTCAAGGTAACTTAGGTCCACTTGGTCCACTAGGTCCTCAGGGCCCGATAGGCTACGTAGGTAGTCAAGGTAACTTAGGTCCGTTAGGTCCACTTGGTCCACAAGGCCCGATAGGTCCACAAGGTCCACAAGGTCCAATAGGTTACGCAGGTAGTCAAGGTAACTTAGGTCCACTTGGTCCACTAGGTCCTCAGGGCCCGATAGGCTACGTAGGTAGTCAAGGTAACTTAGGTCCGTTAGGTCCGTTAGGTCCTCAAGGCCCGATAGGTCCACAAGGTCCTATAGGCTACGTAGGTAGTCAAGGCAATTTAGGTCCGTTAGGTCCACTTGGTCCACAAGGCCCAATAGGTCCACAAGGTCCAATAGGTTACGTAGGCAGTCAAGGTAACTTAGGTCCGTTAGGCCCACTAGGTCCTCAAGGCCCACAGGGTCCACAAGGTCCTATAGGCTACGTAGGTAGTCAAGGCAATTTAGGTCCACTTGGCCCACTAGGTCCTCAAGGCCCTATAGGATACATAGGTAGTTTTGGTAATCTCGGGCCACTTGGCCCATTAGGCCCACAGGGCTTTATTGGTTCGCGTGGATATACTGGTAGTACAGGTTATACTGGATCAATGGGCGCGCTGCCAACTGGTTTACGCTATACGTTCCAAGGCATGAACTATACTAATGGTATTGGTCTACCGCCACCACCTTCGGGACAATTTAATTTAGATTTTGATGATAACAGTATTATTGGTAACATCAATGTAAACAAAGATTATAATAGATTTGGTGAAAATGTAGGCCAAACACTGCTGTCATACAGTAGTACTATACCAGGAATATTATATGTTATCGACGAAGCTAACCCAACTTTGGTGTACAGTAGTTATTATTATACTGTGTCAACAAATGGAACTTATACTACTGGGACAACTATTGCACTAGGTGGTGGTTGGTTATCTTCGCCCACTAACAATCCAAACGAATATCTTACTGATGGGCGCAATTACGCATTATTTTTCGATAAACCTGGACCAGCAGGTTATACTGGATCTCGAGGATACGCCGGTAGTATTGGTACACTAGGTCCGTTAGGTCCGTTGGGTCCGTTAGGTCCGTTGGGTCCGTTGGGTCCAATTGGTTATATTGGTAGTCAAGGCAATCTAGGTCCACTAGGTCCGTTAGGTCCACTAGGTCCGATAGGTTATATTGGTAGCCAAGGTATTGGCCCATCAGGTTCACTTGGCCCACTTGGTCCAGCAGGATACATTGGATCGTCCGGTTCAGGATCGAGTGGCCCGATATCTCCTTATACTGGTATTTTTACAATTACCAACGTTACAAATTCTCTGTCAACCAATACCGGCGCTCTGCAGGTAGCTGGAGGAGCAGGGGTCGGTGGTAATATCTACACAGCTGGAAGAATGGGATTTGTTAATTCAAACACTAATGTTAGCGCAGTATATCAATTTTATAATACATTTACTAACAGTTTAGATATCATATTCGGATAAACTATGACGCTAGCAGCCTGGAGTTTAAGAAATAACGGCGATTTAAGATCAAATGGGGTTAACTATTTTGATGAAGTTTCCATAATTGATGGAGGGAGTCTGTCTTTTGATGGAAGGAGCTATTGTAATATTAATAGTCCTATAGACCTAAGCGGAGATTTTACTGTAGAATCTTGGATTTATCAAACAAATCTTGGTGTAATGACTGTTTTTTCAAATCGAAATTCTCCAGGAAATCCTGGGTATACCAATGGATGGTGCAGTCTACGTAACGGGTTTATATCTTGCTTTAACAACGGCTCTGTAGTGTTTGATTCATTGGGGCCGGTCGCTGTTCAACAATGGTCGCATATAGCATGGACTAGAAAAGGCACTACCAGCACGTTCTTTATAAATGGAGTGTCTGTAGCTTCTACAACTACAGATTCTGCTACTCTTTCTCCTGGTATATTAGGAGCATTGTCTTTTAATAACACTTATCCTTATGTGTACAACTTCTCTATATACGGTGGGTGGTTTACCGGTCTTATGAAAGATTTTAGAATAACTACTTCCTCAGTTTATACCAGTAACTTTTCCGTGCCTACCAGTAGTTTAACCACCTCTGCCAGTACTGTATTGTTGCTTAACGTTGACAGCTATTCAAAAAGATTTATCAACAAAGTCACAAACCTAACCATGCTGAGTAAAACTCCGCCTAATACTGACACAGTGCCACCGATTTGCGCCAATAATGTAATTCAGTATTCAGGTTTATCTCCCTACACACAACCCACACCATCGACTCAGGCCAAAATAGCTACCGACGCAATAAGATACATTGAATTAGACGAAGTAACAAATGCCGGTAGCTCCACAGCTTTTCGTCTGACCAATACCGGATCTGCCAGCACATCGGGTATTTTTGACGAAATAAGCCGATTACCTACAACTAGTACATTATATAGCACACCGGGTAATTTTACTCATGTCATTCCTTCAGGTGTAAATTTAATGTATGTAGAAGCCTGGGGAGGGGGAGGTGGACACAAGATGGTCATAGATGACACCGGTGGCAACTATCCCTCCTACACGATTTATTGGGTAGGAGAATCCGGAGCAGGCGGATACTGTAGATCTGTTTACAATGTCAGCACTTTATCTGGTAAAACTCTTTTTATAACAGTGGGTGCAGGCGGCGCGGGCGGAGGGCAAGGCGATTCTGGCACATCCAGTCCTACTCCGGGAAAACCCGGAACAACCAGCACAGTTTCCACATCCAGCTTTGCATTCACTACTATGACTGCAAGAGGAGGAAGTGCAACTTCAGGACCTTCTGACTATTATGGTGCTGCTGGGGGAACGGCTTCTGGAGGCAATGATGTGAATATCACCGGAGCAGGGTCTACTACTACATTTTATTTTTTTAGTTTTAGTGACGGTGGATACTCTCCGACCCGTATTTTTTGTCCAGGAGTTGCCGCCGGAACAATAGGATTCTTCGGTGACTCTTACGGAGCGGCGGGCAGCGCCATAATAACCGGTAACTACGCCAATTTTGGCAATCCACTTTTCAACTCATTCCCTGCCGTATATAGCGCCTATCAAAATGTTACCGGAGCGGCTGGACAAAATGGAGCTGTTTTAATCAGTTATTACTAACATGAACACATTTCCTGCTTATAAACATGCGCTCGAAATTATACCCGGTGTCAGTGAAAATATAGTTTTCAGAATATCGACTGTTGATTATAATACGGGCAAGAGAGTAACAAGTGAAGAATATTCTGTTGTTCCTGTTCTCGATCTGAACGGGATGAAAATTAGAGATTTCATAAACGCCAATTTTGACATCATTGCCGCACAAAATTTAAATATCGAAAAATTAAAATCATGATCTATTCAGCAGAAAAATCCGTTGCAATATTTTTAAATCCCAAAACCGCAACCACCAGTCTGGTGACCTGTCTACAATCCACGGGCGTTCTCTTTGACGAATGTCTACACAATCATACAAATTATCAAGAATTTAATCAGAAATTTTTTCCCGACCCCGGCATTAAAATGTTTTGCCTGCATAGAGATCCGGTTGATAGATTTTTATCAACATGGAATTACATAAGAACCAGACCAGGATGTATCCCTGACATGATACACTATTTCTATGGAGATTCTATTGAAATGTCTTTTCTTGATCGAACACCCTTTGATCAGTTATCCCCGGAAATACAAACTGCGCTGAGAAATATTAAAATTATAGATTTTTTGAAAACAAATTTTGCAGAAACAGCAGGTGTCTACTGGCCTTTAATGAAACCACAGATAAATTGGTGTAATTTTGATAACGTCACCCTTTTACCATATAGAGATATTGATAACAGCATTGCAAACATAATGGCTTCGTTAGATATCAGTTCATATACCTTTACAAAAGAAAACGCCAGTATCGGACTAATCAATGATCCTACACCTACAGCTGAAGAGATCTCTGCAATAAAAGAATACTATCAAGTTGATTATGATTTCTTTCAGTCTGCAGGCATTTTGTACTAAAATAAATAACCTATATGGCAAAACTACTTTCAGGAACTAGAGTCTACGGAACAGCAACGGTTGATAGCCAAATAATAGTTAACGGTTCTATCGAAGCTACTCAAGGCCTTGGAAGTATACAAACAACCGGCGGAATATACGCCGGGCTCTCGATCCTTGCTTCAAAAAACCTAATATTTACCGGTGGATATCAGTTGACGTATCAACCCAATCCTGTTTTTCTACCTGCAACTACAACATTAACAACGTCAAACATATTCGCCGGAGTGCTGTTAGTAGGGTCAGGAGGTGGGGGAACTACGATTGCATTGACCCTTCCAACTAATACTATAATATCAGGCGGGTTCAATGCTATATACGGTGGCAGCGCGCCTCAAAACTTGGCATATGATTGGTATATCATTAATACGTCAACTGCGGTAGCAGGAACAGTGACATTGGCCGCAGGGTCTGCTCATAACTTTGTAGGTAGTGCAACCATCTACAGCAGTAACTCAGGGTTAGTTAACACTGCTCATTTGAGAACTGCCTTTGTCACTATAGGTGGTGCCAGTGCTTGGACTACATTTCGAATAGGCTAAACGTAAAACCCCGCTGTAATTTTAATTTACGCGATTATGAATTTGATTTATCTTTAGGGTCAGGTTCAGTATCTGCTTTTATTCTAATAGCAACTCCGCCTGCTGCTAATACAGCCCCGAACCCGGTGCCGAATTCTACGGCGTTCCAAGTCTGCCCTTTGTATATGCTGTAAAATGCGCAGCCTAGAAAAGATAAAGCACCCAACATCCAAATTATTCGGCCGATGTCTATTGTGGAGTTATCACGTCCAGTAAAGGTATGTAGGAGTATTTCTTTAAATGTGGGCATACTGATATTTATCAGTATGCCCTGCGGGTAATACCCCGCTGTAATTACTATCTATTAGTTTATAGCTGAGGATCTCGTCCATATTGCTGCTTAAACTTTTCAAGTGCTCGTTGTCTACAGAGATTCTTGCGATCCTTTTCCACAAAGAGTGATAGATATTCTTGTACCATTAATTCGTCAATTTGTTCGGGTGTAGACTGTTCAATCTCGCGTTTCTCTCGACGTTCGTCTAACCAATACCACAGTGACATTGCTAAAACGCAAAAAAGCAAACCCAACATAAAACCTAGGAAAATCATTGTTCAACTCCTTTAACCAATATTTTATAGTCTTGGTACCCATGAAGTAGAGAGTTTACCGCCATATAGTTGGTATCAATTGTAGAATGTTTATCAAGACTGGCATCGTGAAGATATTCTAATGCTAGCAGCAACTGTTCGCGAGCGTGTTCAGTTTTGACAATGATTGTTACATCGCCCAAAAACGCTTGTTCGCTTGTGGGTTTACTGCTGTCCCAACGATCCATCTGTTTGGTCATTCTTCAACTCCAAAATGTTGTAACCTATGATCCCAGCCAGTAGTGCTTTTGCAGCCATCATAGCAATGCCAAGGGCTTCCATTAATTCGTTGCCATTTTAAAGTCAACATATTGCAATTGCAGCAGCGACGACGTTTTTGTTTGTTCATCGACCTACAACCTCCATACGCTTCCGTAGTGCTACCACACCCTCGCGATACTTTTCAAGTTGGTCTCGCACTTGCACAAGCCCTTGATGCTTATGAACATCATGGCTAATACGCTGTTCGATGTCAATAGATTTGTTTACATTGCGAATGGCTAGATTGAGTGCCTCAATCAAGTCTTGATATTCGTTCATTGCTTTACCTTTTTTAGTGCTTCAACAATCTTATTTCTTGCTTCTTGCTCAAAGGTTCGATTATCATACTCATTGCCAAGTGAGCGTTGACGACCATACTCATCTACAAGTTTCATAATCTTTTCAATTTGTTCAGCGGTCATTCTTCAACCCTCTTAACCTGCCAGCAGTTGCAAGTGCCTTTCTTACCGTCGTCGTACTCTAGTTCTAGATTTCCCCAGAATGATTCGTACATATCATAATGAAGAATTTGACGAATAACAGTTGCCTCCATTTTTACAGGAATAACAAATACCCTATCTCCTTTGTGAAAGGAGGCAGGTCGTCCGTCGCTATCTAGTTTTTCGCGCATTCTTCAACTTCTCTTTGATAATTTGTTGTATCTCTGCATACCATATAGGATTGCGAGCAATGCTCTCTTCTATTACACGGTCTAGGTCTTTTAGACTGCGCCGGCGATGTTGATTCTTTGTCACGAAAACTCCCTTGTCCCAAAAGAATACCCATCTTCATCATCCCAATCATAATCAGGATTGAAATAACCCTGCTTTCGCGCAGCATCATTATGAAGATGATTCTTGATTCCGTTATGTGGATTAATATAATTTGGAGACTTGTAGGTTTCTACCATATAAACAAACTCATCATAGGAAATTTGTTCTCCATACTCATCCATGATAATCTTATCCTTGAGATATTCTTTGTAAAACTTCCAAGAGACTAGACCATCATACTTGTAGCCTTGAAAGGTAAATGCCCAACCGCTAGAAGACTTTCCAATATGGAATTCTTCGTCATAGCGTTTGCAGCATTCGCACTTGTTTTTGGCAACGTAATAATTAGTACCCATACACAATCTCTCTATAATATAGATATTATCTACTATAGCAAAGGTTTTTTCAGCAGTCAATCTATTAGAGCATTAAATAAAACTAAAGGTACAAGACATGAAAGTTGCAGGAATTATTGCAGGTCAACCCAGATTCTGCAGAGAGTTTGATTTCTTTTGTAAAAACATCGTTGGCGCTGATCAAATAGATTGGTTCGTTTATCTATGGAGAAACAATATTGTTGACGGTGATACTTCTCTAATGTTACCCGAATGGAGTGATACCTTAGACTACCAAAGTACCTTATCCAAAATAGAAAAAGGGTTACCAGCAGGACATAGACTGGTAGTACTCAAACTTGATGATATGGAAAACTTCCCTCACATCAGTCCGCATAACCGATCTGTTACTGACTTTAGACTTTGGATGCATTATACCAGTCTACACCAATCTGATTTACTTAGACAAGAGTATGAAAAAACTCACGGTGAGTACGACCTTGTGATCAGAGCTCGTCCTGATGCGGGAGTAAAAGGCACACCTTTAGATCTTAGAGAAGTTAATGATGTTATATCTCGTGACCCTAACACTATAGTTACTGATAGCAACATAGGTCATGGTCATAACGGTTATCAAATCAACTCATCCTTTGCTGTATCATCTTCAAACGGTATGCGACTGTACACTGACTCTGTTAATCATTTTAACGAATTTATATCGAAAGGACTAACTCCGCACTCAGAGACACTACTAGCCTATCAAATCATATCTAACGGATATAAAATTAAACAGGGTAACTTCTTTATAGATGTAGTAAGGGCAGGGCGTACCTAGTAATACCCCGCTGTATATATTTAGGCCACTGTTGACAACTTACTGATCTGACCCTATACTATGCAGACACTAACAGATAGAGAGTACATATATGCGTAGGTATCGTTGTACACTGATGATAGACGGAAGATCAGTTGATTATGAGCTGCAGGCTCGAGACTATTGGGATGCTAAGAGGCTAATCGAAGCACAATTTCCAGGGCGTGAATATCACTATCTTACGGAGTGTTAATTATAAATACCCCGCTGTAATAATATACACGGGCCTTTAGCTCAACGGTTAGAGCAGAGGACTCATAATCCTTTGGTTCAGGGTTCGAATCCCTGAGGGCCCACCAATTATGTCCTAGCCTCGGCTCGTCGGGTTGAGTACAAACCTAACCTTGTTCGAAGCGGGTAGCCTGTGATACTAGTAAATGATGCTGTAAGCATCTGCATCAGGTAGCAAGAGAATAGTAAACCGAGGCTAGGACTATTTAGATTTAGAATATATAATTACTGTATGATATGCGAGTGTGGTGGAACGGTATACACAGCAGACTTAAAATCTGCCGCCCAACGGCTTGAGGGTTCGAATCCCTCCACTCGCACCAACTGGTTAAATACTTTTGTTAAAACTCCAAGCAGAAAGTGAAGTCCAAAGCTGACCTAGGATGCTGATAATCGCTAGGGTAGGTCCGGACCTAACTGGTCAACATAGTTGCGGGCTGGATAACAGTCCGGCGGAAGATTAGGAAGATCTTGTGTACCGGGTGCGATAATGCTGAGACGACTACCCACATCAGAGGTCTAGGGCGGATTTCGATCCCAGAAAGTCGTGGAGGGAGCCGCGGTACACCCATAGCCAGCGGCTCCACACTCTTATATATGAGCAGAATCTTGTCTGGGCGCGTCAACAGACACCTGCTCAGGAACCACATGGGGTCCACCCCCACTCCCAATTAAGAAGAAATTGACAGCAGGCCCTCTTGATGCTATAGTGGCGGCTCAATAAGGAGTATCTATATGACTAAGATCAATTTTGATCAGTTGCTGAATGACCTACGTTTGGGTGAGCGTACTGTTCGCTTTACTAAGAGCGATGGCACAGTACGGAATCTTCGTTGCACTCTGCAGGAAAGCCGTTTGCCGCCCAGCACTGGCACGGGGCAGGCTCGAGTTCCTAATCCCGATGTGGTCAGCGTTTGGGATGTGGAAAAGGCCGGATGGCGCAGTTTCCGCAAGGATTCTGTCATTGCGGTAGAAGAGTAAACAATTTGGTTGACAGGGTTTGGTAAAATTGTTATGCTAGACCCAAGTTAAACGATTTAAGATTGGCGCCCAGGTTTGGGCGGTCAGCGTCAACTGGCGAAGATAGATTTTGACGAATCTTTCCAACCAATCTTTACTGAACACGCCGCCTAGTTAGCGGCTAGTGTGACCCGCACGATAGAAGTAGAGTGACATCTACGGGTGGTTTGAGAACAGCCTATCCACCGCAAGGTGAGTGGTCAATGGTCTCCAGTAGCAATACTGCCGTCAAACCAAACGGGCGTTAGCAGCACGACAGTCTCCCTGTGTTGGGCAGCGGATACCACATAATTGTTTGTGGTGAATGGAAAATACCGCCAGCAGGGAGAATGCATTTTTTTAATGGTTGACAGTTGGTAAAACCTTTGTTATAGTATTGGCACGCTAGCAAGGTGCTAGCAAAAGGAGCGAAAAATGTTCAAGCGTACTGAAAACTGGTTTGCATCTGATCGCGTGGGCGCCTACGTGGACGCCGTCAACAAGAGCCGCGAGAACCGCCGGCTTTGGCCCGACTCTTACATCAAGGGCGGTGAACACTTTGCTGAACGTGTTCGCGAAGTCTACCCAGGACGTCGCGTGTTCTTCAACATCCGCAAGAAGTGGCTTGCGGTCAAGGTTGAAGGTCCTACCGACTGGGAGCGTGACAGCACCAAGGTCCGTAACTTTGACTGGTACGCTGCCAACAGCGATGTTGACATTGTGGAGACTGCGACGGGCGTGATTTATCGCCTGCGCGACGCAGCCTAATCCGGAAGCGCGAGGACAGGCGCTATATAAGTATAGACCGCAGTTGGCAGCACTACAGAAAAAACTGCCATTCTTAAGGAGTTCTTATGAAACGGTATCTTACTTTTCTTGAATTTGGCCTAGTGGCATCAACGCTGATTCTTTTTCTTATCAACTGGTATTTGGGTGACTCTAGTGCTTCTATTGCATGGGTGGTAGCCTTTGCTGGTTGGGGTGCCGCACTTGACCGGCGCGTCAATGGCCCTCTCTAAAGACTATGGGCCCAGGAAGGGGTTGGAAGGCCCCTTCCAGTATCCCAACGGCAGGGTCTTGTACTATGATCCCAAAGAGGGCGAGTACTGGGATCCTAGAACAGACTTTTATGTTCCGCATGATGAACTGGCAGATCTACAACGAAGCATCTTTGACCTAATGAGAGGTTGACAATTGGTAAAACCTCTGCTATAGTACACAGACACTAACAAGAGGAATTTTAAATGCCAAATTGGTGCGCGAATCACGTGACCTTTACCCACAAGGACCCGGCTATGATCTTGCGAGTCAAGACTGGCGTCAAGGCCGACCGATTATTCAACGAGTTCTTGCCTTGCCCTGCAGAGTTGCATGAATATTGTTCGCCCGAATGGGAAGGGCAGCGAGCCACTGAGTTCATTGAGAAGTACGGTGCTCCAGACTGGTATAGTTGGCAATGCAAGAACTGGGGAATCAAGTGGGATGTTGACGCCCGCATCATCAATGAAGAAGTTGATCTCATCGAACTCTTCTTTGACAGTGCATGGGGGCCACCTATTGCTTTCTTTGAGTATATGGTAAAGCAGGGCTTTGAAGTTGAAGCCTACTATCATGAACAAGGTATGCAATTTGCAGGAACCTTTACTAACAGTGAAGGAGATAATTCCGTAGACTATAGCGGATGGACTGCTGACCAGGTCCGTGAACAGATTACTGAACTGGACGAACGTTTCTGTATCTCCGAGCAGATTGAAGAGTACGAACGCGAGCAGGCAGAGTATGAAGATGAGGACGGGGATGATGAAGAGAATTTAGAGATCGATCTCAATAAACATGGGATTGATCCAGAAGGTGAATACGAAGGTTGACTTTTTGGTAAAACCTGCTATAATAGTCGCATAGTTAGAGCAAGGAGTAACATATGTCAGACTTTCTTACGCCAGATCATCCAGATGCCTTCGTGGACTTCTCGCGCAAGGAACCTCTGTATGATTACATCGTAGAGTGCCCAAAGTGTCGTGGGTATGGTGGTTGGAATCTCAGTCTCAACTCCTACAGTCTACACGGTAGACCTGACACTCCAGAGAATCGGCATCGCTACAGACACTTCACCTGTGCGTGTAGTCACTGCTACGGACATGGCTATGTGACTGAGGCCATTGCTGCGAAGTGCTCTGGGCATGAGTGGGTGCGGACGATGAATCTTGGACGTTGCTACAATCGCTATGAGTGTGTTCATTGCGGTCAGATCAACGATGTTGACAGTTCTGATTAAGGAGAATAATATGCGTAAAGAGATGGGGTTTTCGTTAGTTGAAGCGATAGAGCGGCTTACGGGCTATCTTCCTGAGGGGTTCTAATGCCTAAGTACATGATGCGTATCCAAGTAGAAGTAGATCTTCCGGACTGTACCGAAGAGGAGGCCAAGGATCGTGCAGATCTAGAGTTTGATCATTTTCAAGATCAATACATCATACACGAAGCCGGCCTCTATGAAACAGACAGGGACGGCGTTACCGTGAGAACCGTTCCTTGGAATAGTTAGTGGTTGACCTTTGGTAAAACCTGTGTTATAGTACACGAACACTAGCAAGGAGCAGAAATGTTCAAGACCAAGGCAGCAGCAGGAGAGTTCGTAGGAGGATTGAGTGAGCCTTCTAAGATGCCAGGCAAGAGTTTTGGCTTCAGTGCTAAGAAATGTCATACTGGCAGCAAACTACGATTGGTTGAGGGCAGCGTCTGCTTTAAGTGCTACGCACTCAAAGGTGCTTACACTTGGAAGAGCACAGTGGCCGCTCACGATCGCCGCTACACGACGCTCGTAGAAGCCCTACACGACACTCTTACAGAGGACTCGTGGGTCAGTGCAATGGTCAAATTGATGCAGAATGAAGAATACTTTCGCTGGCACGACAGTGGGGACCTGCAGAGCGTGAAGCATCTTATGATGATTGCTCGCGTGGCTGAATTGACGCCCTGGATCGACCATTGGTTGCCTACCCGTGAGTTTGGTATTGTGCGAGAGTTCCTAAGGCAGTATACTCGGCCTAAGAACCTTGTAATTCGTATGAGTGCACAGATGATTGATGCTGAGCCGCCCAAGGGGTGGACGCACACCAGCACCGTGCACAAGAACAGCGAAGCGCATGGGTATGATTGCCCAAGCCGTTTCCAGGACAATGAGTGCGGCTCGTGCCGTGCCTGTTGGGATGAGAGTGTTGAGAACGTGGGCTACTACGCTCACTGATTTGGTAAAAAAAGGTTGACACAGTCATTAGACGGTGTTATAGTAACGACATACTAGCAAGGTGCTAGTAACTTAAGGAGAGTTGAAATGAAGCGCAATGTAACGATCGATGTGACCTTTCCGAACTCGGGCCTGACCTACAAGTTCCGCAGCATCCGTGCTGTGGCGCGTATGTTGAGCGGCAACGGAACGGCGTCGGGCGGTCTCCGCAAGGAGATCTCGGAGAAGGCGGCCGATGGGCTGTACGGCCGCGTTAGCAACACCGTGCGTAACAACGCGCTGGTGGGCTAATCCACTGGGGGGTGTAGGCAACTGCACCCCCCTACGTTTGACTTGAGGAGCGATAATGACCTATCTTACTTTTCGCCAGCAGGCAGTGGGTCGAGTGGCCCAGATGTTCCTTAATAACGAGAATTATACTCGTCCGGCAGATCTTATCGCAGACATCATTCACTACTGTGCAGAAACAAGTGAATGGGATTTTGATCAAGAATTGACCTCGGCCTATGACTATGTCCAAGACGAAACAGAACTGGATGTAGACGCCAACGAAGTTTGACTTTTGGTAAAACCTGTGCTATAGTACGCGAACACTAGCAAGGAGATCCAGATGAAGTTTACTAAAGACGCCGAAGGCACCGGCACTAGCCTTGTGGGATACGTTACTGCTACCTATGATCAACTGGTAGCGATATTTGGTCCTCCGGATGTTATGGGCGGGGACAAGATTACGGTAGGGTGGGTACTACGGTATGCAGATGGTACTGTGGCCACTATCTACGATTGGAAGGAAGACGAAACTCCCAAGGGTCTCTATGCCTGGCACGTTGGGGGCCATAGTGGTTCTGCCCTTAACCGTGTAAAAGATACACTAAGCCAAGCAGGAGTAATCAGCGGACTGCGACCGGTTGACGGCTGGTAAAACCTGTGCTAGTATACGCACACTGACAGCAAGGAGCATATACATGGTAACTGAACAGAATATCGACGAAGTTCTTGCAGAAGCGCACCGTCAGGGCATGGCTGCTCTTCAGGCTGCTAATCCTCAACCCATGGTGGTCACTGACGGCCAGCATCGGTGGACGGTACCCGGAGGCCCTTGTGGGTTTGCTTGGGTCAATATCCGTGGGGTCCGTAGCAACAGCCGGGTAGGACGCCGCTTGACTGAGCAGGGATTCCAAAAGAGTTACAGCCAGCCGGGGCTGCAATACTGGGTTCACGAGGGCAATCAGAGCATGGAGCTCAAAGAAGCCTATGCTGATGCGTTCGCTAAGGTACTGAAAAGCCAGGGGCTTGATGCCAGTGTTGGCTCACGCATGGATTGACTTTTTACCAAAAATTCAGTATAATACAGTCTTAAATATACAGAGGTGACCTAATGGCTCGAACCGCTACTACCAAGATTGAGAATGTAATTGACTTTGACCAAGAAGCAATCGCACGCCGCGCACAAGAGGTGCAGGCCGAAACTGACGATGAGATTCTTGAGCGCCTGCGTTCTCGTTTCCAGATTCTAGATGACATGACCCGTGCTGTCAAGCATGGGGATGTGCGGGCTATGATTGTCAGCGGGCCGCCCGGCGTAGGCAAGAGTTTTGGTGTTGAGGCTGTTCTGCAGAAGGACGACCTGTTCAATACCTTGGCTCAGCGTAAGCCTAAGTATGAGATTGTCAAGGGTGCTATGAGTGCTCTGGGTCTCTATGCTAAACTGTTTGGGTTCGCTGATAAGGGTAACGTAGTGGTCTTTGACGACTGCGACGATGTGCTCATGGACCAGTTGAGCCTCAATATCCTTAAGGGTGCGCTAGACAGTTCTGAGCGCCGCTACATCAGCTGGAACTTGGACAGCCGACTCTTGCGTAGCGAAGGCATTCCAGACCGCTTTGAGTTCTGTGGTGCTGCGATCTTTATCACCAACATCAAATTTGAGTATGTACGTTCTAAGAAACTGCGTAGTCACTTGATGGCACTTGAAAGTCGCTGCCACTACATTGACCTGCAGATGGATACGGACCGAGAAAAACTCCTGCGTATTCGTCAGATTGTAGGCGATGGGATGTTGCAGAAATACGAGTTTGAAGAAGCAGAGAAGGCAGAGATTTTGGATTACATCGCTACTAACTCTACTCAACTGCGCGAGCTCAGCCTGCGTATGGTGCTCAAGATTGCAGACCTCAAGAAGAGCTTCCCTGCTGCGTGGAAGGGTATGGCTAAGACGACCTGCATGAAGAAGGGGGTGTAACGTGCCCAAGTGTGAATGGCGTGATGAGGGGCAGGCCAAGTGTGGCCGCCCCGGCTATCAGAACCGCAGTTACTGCTCTGACCATGTGTGGTTGATCTATCAGAAGGGCACGGGGTACAAGGGCCCTAAGGCAAAAAATCAGTTGACGCCTGTGGTAAAACCTGCTATAGTACACGAACAATAAAGAGCGCCAGGGTTATGTGACCCTGGGCTATTGTTTACAGGAGTAGACGTGAGCGATCAAGACCTGTTGCAAGCCGAAATCCAGCGACTGCGGACCAGTCTGTCTGAGATTGAACGCAAGATCTACTATGCCGAGGACATCAACGAGTGGGCCCGCGCGGATGTGGTTGCTGCACGGGACATTGCTCGTAACGCTCTGAAGCAGCCCATTAATTTGAGCAGAAGCCTCCCTCAGAAAGGATTTGTTATGATACCTAGCAAAGTGACTGTAACCATGCCCACCGAATGGGGCAATCGCAAGGTCAGCGGAATCAAGGCCCTGCGAGAGCTGGCCAACCTGGGTCTCCGTGAAGCCAAAGAGGTGAGCGAGCGTCAGGGCCCACAGCAGTTGCCGGTGGACCCTCGTGCCTACGACGATGTGCAAGGCTGCTACGTCAAACACCCTGAGGGGTACCCTGAGCTGGTGGCTCGACTCAAGGGACTGGGTGTGCTGGTGCAAGAGCACACCTCAGAAACGGAATTCCTGGATCGAATCTCCCAGCTGGCCTGCGAAGCGGTTTTGAAGGGCCACTGGGACCTAAGCAAGAGCCTGATTGACGTTCTCAAGACTCATAGTGGTTGACAGTACTGGTAAAACCATAGTATAATAGCCTCATACACACAGCAAGGAGTAGACCGTGAGCAGCAGTCAAGCAGTTAAAGATTGCATCATCTATCGTATACGCACCCAGCATATAGATCTCCTAGTTGAGTATGGCAGTCGTCTTTTAGACGCTATCGACGAAAAGGCCGCTTATCTCTACGATTTTGAAGAGATCGGCAGCAGCGACATCAGTTGCTGGGTTAATGAAATTCAAGAGTCATTAGCCCATGGGAAATAACGATATTCACAGTCGTCACCCTTGGTGTGAAAAACCCAAGTGTGTAAAGGAGCGAAAAATGAAGCATGAAGAGAAGATCACCTGGATGGCAGTGTGGGCCGCTAAGAATAACTGTCAACTGGCTCTTGAAGGTGAAGTAGGCATCGGACGGCATTGTGTGGGAATTGTAGTTGATGGTAATTATCCAGACTATGCATGGTACGACGAGGACTACGAACGAGCAGATAAGAATGGCGCCATTTGGTGTCCGGAGAACGCCTACCATAAGCATCCCTGCGTGGCAGTATTGAGCCGCGGTGAGGAAGCCGAAGCCGAACTTTACGAGTGGCTTCAGTGGTTTGACAAGAACAACTTCAAAATTGAAACTGGGAACGTTCCTATTAAGGACGGGTTCGAAGGTCGTATCCAGATCTTGATGGGGCAGCATCGTTACGCTCGAATGGTTCGTTACACTAAGAAGGGCGTGCCTCGCAAGCGGGCGGCAAAGAAAGAATTGGCTTGACTTTTTGGTGAAACCTTAGTATAATACCCGCACACACAGCAAGGAGCAAGAGAAATGGCTAAGTTTCGATTGGTTGAAGAGTATGACCCTGTTGATGATTCAACGGTCTACTGGATTGAGGCACGAGAGTTTCTAGAGTGGCGCAAGAAGAAGTGTTCTTTTTCTAAAAATGACATCCTAGAGAAATGGGAACGGGTTAAATCTGTAAAGAGCACGGAACTCGTTGTTCGTGTACTCGATAAGGCCTAAAGGTTGACTTTTTGGTAAAACCTGCTATACTACACAGACAAAGACAGAGGAGCAGACAATATGCAGTTTACGATCAAAGAAGATTCTTTTGAGAAGTTTAATAAGGTAGCAGGTATTGCCCTGTTAGGCATGACTGTGTTTGGGCTAGGTTACTATTTCTTTCACTCTAAGCCCACTCAGACTGCACAGGTCACTCCTGCAGTGATTACTACCGCAAGCACCAGTGAAGTATTTGAAGTCACTGAGCACTTGCCCACTGACAAACTGTCGGTGGACCTGCGTCGTTTCAACGAACTTTACCAGTAAGAGGTCGATATCATGTCATTTTCAGACAGTTATTTCACTAAGAACACTCGTACCAATCGCATGGGCGAAGAAGTCACTGACGTCAACGTCAACGTACCTAAGATCGTTACCCATGTGGCCGCAGCGGTGGCTGGCGTGCTGGTTTTGGCATGGGCCAACCCATTTGCTTCGGTACCCACCGGTAGCCGCGGCGTCATTACCCAGTTTGGTAAGATCGTGGGCATTGAGGCTGAGGGCCTGGCAATCCTTCCGCCCTGGCAGAAGTTGAACATTTTCAGCATTCGTGCTGAGACTGCTTCTATTGACAAGGCCGATGGTAGCACCAGCGATCAGCAGCCCGTACACGTTGACCTTACTGTACGCTACAGCATTGCCACTGACAAGGTTGCTGAAGTCTACGAGAAGTACAGCCACAATGGCGACTTGAGCAGTTACGTTCAGACTGCCACGCAGGAAGCGTTTAAGGCTGTGACTGCCAAGTATACCGCCCCCGACTTGATTGCACAACGAGCTCAGGTGTCTGCTGACATTAAGAGCACGCTGCAGGCCAAGTTGGCTATCTATGGGGCCCAGGTGATCAATATCGATATGCGTAACTTTGCCTTCCAGGATAGTTATATGCGAGCCATCAACAGCAAGGTTGAGCAGGAGCAGTTGCGCCTGGCTGCTGAGAACAAGCTCAAGACCGTTGAGGCTGAGCAGAAGCAGAAGGTCGCTATCGCAGAAGCCGAGGCTGCTGCGGCCAAGGCCACTGCTGATGGTGAGGCCTATGCTAACTTGACTGTGGCCAAGGCCCAGGCTGAAGCACTCCGTGTGCAGAACGCTGCACTGGCCCAGAACAAGGATGTGCTGGAACTGCGTCGCATTGAGGTCGAGATGCAGAAGGCCAAGACGTGGAACGGTCAACTGCCGCAGAATATCTACGCAGGTGCTCCGATTCCCTTCCTGAACACCAAGTAAGGGTTTGAGTTTGGTAGTTCTCGTAAAAAAACTACCTAGCTCTTGACAGTTAGGTAAAACCTGCTATAATAGCAGCAGACAGAGACACACAGTAAGGAGATCGACCAATGACTACGCCCAAGATCAAGTATGTTCACTATCGTGAGCGCGACATTCACGGCCGCCTTGAAAGCCGTGGCGGGGCCACTGTGGCCTTTATTGAAAAGGCCGACGGTATCGATTATGCGGTAGCTCGTTGCAGTTACCACGACAACTTCAACAAGGCCTATGGTCGCGCCAAGGCTGCAGGACGCCTAGCCAGCCCGCGCCATCGCCAGATTAGCCCTACAGCGGCAGTTGAGGAATTCTATCAGATCATGCAGGACCGCTACAACACGGGCATGATCGGATGTCCATACTGAGGGTTGACAGACCGGTAAAACCTGTTTATAATACACAGACACAGCAAGGACTAGAAAATGCCTATCAAAATTGGATATGATCTAGAGGCTGTTGGCCAAGGCTTAACTGACAGTTATCTTAACGAGTTAGAGTTGGCCAATCCTCTAACACATGAGCCCGGCGACCCGGGCTATGACTTGGTCATTAACATTAGAGCCACTGTGAGAGCAGTGGCAGAACGGGCCTTTCGAGAAGGCTACAGAATGGGAATCCAAACAGCGGCCGCTATTAACGACATGGCCGAGGGCAACCAATGAACGAACAATTGATCGAACTGTTCAAAACCGAATGCTCCGATAGAGCACTAGCAATTGACCCAGACAGCGAACAAGATTGGTTTAGTTTGACTCTGGGATGGGCTGTAGCCAAAGGTTTGGATCCTGAAGCAGCCTATGACTTTGCTGTACACATTCGCTATAAAACGGATTTGGGGTGAGGTTTGAGGTGAGGTTTGAGGGGAAACTGGTTGGCACCATTTTAACTATGCCTCTCTTCCCCACTGTCAACCAAATTATTTTTTACCAAAATTTGCTCAGTTTCTTGACTTTTTGGTCTAAATAGTGGTAAAATAACCGCCTAAAGAGACAGTTTTTGGTGTCTTTTTAGACTGTTTTTAAACAAGGTATACTAACTATGGCACGAGCATTCAAACCTTACGATCTTAAGGTATCAGCAGATACTATACACACGCGAGGCTATGAACCTCAGTGGGAAGGTGTTGCTGTTACAGAGTCCACACGCATGGGGCTCTTGATACGAGCACTCAACTGGTATAACTATGCCTGTGACAGCAAGGACTCGCGACGGTTCTTTGAAGACTGGATCACGCTGTATCGTGGGGAATCTGCTGGTCAAGATCTCAAGATCCTAGCACGCGCTAGCGATCGACATCTTAGCACCAGCATGAGCTATCTAGCACGCCTGCAGGTCAAAGGCTTTGCTATTACAGACTCTGAGCAGGCTCGCATATGGTCTAGTATAGCAGAGTCTGCAGCACGCCGTGTAGAAGTAGCGGAAGACACTCCTGCTGTACAGCAGCAGCCTGCAGAGCGCATTGGGGTGCAGGAACGCATGGATCTGCAGGTCAATCAAGCAGTAATAGAAATAGAAGAGATTGTGGGCAGCATTCTACGGGGTGTTGTACGTGAAGGCAAGACTGCTAACATCACAGGATTTGCTCGCTTTAGTGCCATACACTTTAAGAAGCTGGCAGCAGCACTAGCAGGGTCTACAGCGGAACTTCGCGAACTAGCGGAGGCTCGTACCAGCCGAGATCATGATAACAGCACACAGCAGCTCTTAGAGGGCTACAGATTCGTCAGTGCCAAGAGTCTTAAGGCTGCTATAGCGTTTCTAGATGACTGTGAAGCCAGTGCGGGTCGTTTGGCTATTGAAAAGAAAGTGGCTCGTGTACGCAAGGCCAAACCCGTAGATCGTGCTAAGTTGGTACGCAAGCTCAAGTATCTTGGGGAGCATAAGGAACTCAAGATCACCAGCATCAAGCCCATAGAAGTCTTGGGTGCTTCAGAAGTGTGGGTTTATGATGTACGGCGGCGCAAGCTGGGCGTATATCGTGGGGAATTTGACAAGAGCATTATGGCTAAAGGCACCAGTCTTGTGGGCATTGCTAATAAAGGCTGCATACAGAAGACTCTGCGTAAGCCCGAAACTCAGCTGGCAGAGTTTATGAAGCTGGGCAAGAATCAACTGCGTAAGTGGTTTGACGCGATCAAGGGCGTGGAGCACACTATGAAACCGCGTACTAACGAGCACACAGTACTGTTACGAGTCGCATGACCTTAGCGGAAGCGGTGCAGGGATGTGCCTATAGAATTACTTCTGCTCCTAGTGGTCGTTGGGCTGACTTGGGGTTTGTTGCGGGCGAGCGTGTGGTAGTACTGGCTCGCGCTGCGAGGGGCGGACCCCTCGCCGTTAGAGTGGGCTCTAGCACCTTTGCTCTTAGACTTTGGGAAGCTGAGTTGATACTAGTGGTTGACTTTGATCTAGCATGATAGTAATATATTAACTGTTAGGACAGTCCTAACACAACACAGAGAGGCTACATATGACGACTTATACACACGCGGGTGTCAGCACCCTTAACGGTAAGATTCGAGTTCGGTTTGCTAACGATATTACTCGTATCAAGGTACTAGCGGCCAACGGGCATACCAACATTGATATCCTGCCCTTGATCCATCCCATGACCAAAGCTGAAGCTGTAGACTATTTGCTGGCCAACAGCTTTGATAACGGCAATCAGCAGGTACGACGGGCTCTAGAAGAAGAGCAGATCAAGCGCGGCACCGCTGCTACTACCAAGACTGCCGCTGCTGAGTTTGCCTAACAACTCCCTAGAATACCCCGCTGCAGAGGATACCCTAATGCTACGTTCTAAACTGGCCTTTGTCAAACGTCCGCTTGTGATCTTTGATGCCCAGAACACGGACCACCGCCGGTGGTTCACGGACTTCATGAGGACCTCTGCGTGGGGTCATTGCCCTGTACGCTTTGAAGTCAAGGAGGACGGGGAACTGATCCCTAACATTCAGCGGCAGATCCTAGAGTACTACGCTGAACGAGAGTTTGGTTGACATTGGCCGCAAATGGCTGTATAGTACCCGCATAGTTAGTAAGGAGCAGCTGATGGTTCGTGAATACACTAATCGCTTGCTAGAGCTGATTGAAGAGGGCGTCCTGGACAAGGACACTGTGATTACGGCCTGTGTCAAGTACATGAGCGAAAGCGAAGTCAAAGACCTCTGTCACACTAACGAGTTCTTTGACCTTGATCAGGAGATTGAGGACGAAGAAGATAGTGATCTAATACTAGAGGACTTCAATTATGTCGGATCGCGACACCACTACTGATACAGAAGCCACAGCCACAGCAATGCTGCTGCTGGGGATCCTAAGCATTATCTTTGGTCCCCTGCTGGCCATATGGGCGTGGAACACCCTGTTTGGTAGCCTACTGCTAATACCCTACACACTGGAGACTTGGTGTGCGATCGTGATCGTTAAGGGGCTGCTACAGATCAAGGTCTCCCGATGAGCGAGGGGCTGACATTTGGACACCTCAATGAGCTGCTATCCGCAGCCATGCGGCATCGAGATCTACATCGGGCGGATGCTACTGCCGTACGCAAGAAAAATCAAGAGCTAGAGCTTGATATGCGCCGTCTCAAGATCAAGATTGAAGCTCTAGAAGCTAGGCTAGAACGATCAGAACGGGATAAGGAAGATCTTAGGAGTCTCAACGCCATGCTACAGCGTATGCTCAAACGCGTCGTTCCGCGACCTAAACGGTAGTGCCCCATGACAGTTCAGGGCCTTGGCTTGACTTTTGCGTGGGGTATTGCTATAGTAATCCTAGTGCAGATAGTACAGAGTTATCGAAATAAAGGTTGACAAGTGGTAAATAACCTGCTACATTACTACACATACAGTAACTGAGTGATTGATATGAAGAATTCAAACGCACCAATGTTTCTTCTCAAGGCTGACGTGATTAGCCGTCGCAATCCCGTGGCCCGTAATCTTAACACTTTCAACCGTGCGGACACGCATCGTGACCGCAAGCACGACTACAAACGTAAGCCCAAGTATGGGCTGAATTGGGACACCAACGAATAAGATTTTTGGGTCCTTAGCTCAGTCGGTAGAGCAGCGGACTTTTAATCCGTTTGTCGAGGGTTCGAACCCCTCAGGACCCACCACTTTTTTTGAGGAAGTTGTCATGCAGAAGACTCCAAATATTAATAACTTGTTTAAATGGGCTGTGGCAGGCTGGGCAGTCTGCACAGTGGCTCTAGCTATCTTTGTTGGGTGGGGTATCATGCACATCTTTGCGTTGATCAACGCTATGATTGCTTGGCTCCAAACACACTAAAAATCTTTTCAAAAAATGGTTGACAACCGTTAGCAAAGACGTAAAATTGGAACTGTAGGCACAGCACATAGGAGAAATGCAATGCCGCGTTACAAGAGCTTTGACGACGTCCTGGATGACGACAACACTGGCGACTTTGACCTGCCTGAGGACAAGGAGCTGGACGAGCGCACCTTCCGCGACGACGAGGACGAGGACGAGGACGAGGACGACCGCTACGACGACCGCTACGACAGCGTGGACGAGTCCTTGGAGTGGCACGACTACGATCCCGACTGCTAGTCCACTAATACCTTACGGTGTATAGGTCAACCGTATTTTTTGGGAGCTGGCAATGCCAATCGATCTAGATGTTTTGGCCAAGTGTATCGCTGAGCACCACAATGATCCCACTGTGCTCGTTGGGCATGATACTGTACATGATGTTGATATCAGTACTGTACGCCTAATGGTCACTCCGGGCGGTCTTATCAAAAAGCCCACTTGGGAGACCTGCTTGTTCTTTGATGACGGGGATAGCCGTGTGGTAGAGCGTTACTACACAGCAGAAGATGCTCACAAGGGTCACGGGGAGTGGATTGACAAAGTCCTTCAGGGACTGCATAATACCTAATATGTCAGTATACCTGTTCCCACCCTCGCCCAGTCTCGCAGGAGGTGAGTTAGAATACGCCTGCTGCGAGCAGACCTTTACAGAGCAAGAGCTGGATCGCATTGTTGAGATTGGTCAAGCACAGACGCTGATAACTGCACACACTACAGACGGCCCCAGTGATCCTCGTAGGAAGAGCAAGGTTGCTTGGCTTCCGCATAACGATGAAACTGACTTCATTTACAACACTATTAGGAACGTGGCTGCTACCGCTAACGGACAATACTTTCAGTTTGATCTATTTGGCTTTGTAGAGGACTTTCAGTATACGGTCTATGACGAAGAAGGTTCCCATTACTCGTGGCATACTGATCGCGGTATACTTACTGCGTCGCCTAGAAAGTTAAGCGTAGTGATACAGTTGTCAGACCCTGCAGACTACGATGGTGGGGACTTGGAGTTTGGTATACAGGATCCTCCCATAGTTGCTCGTAAGGCACGAGGCATGGCCTACGTGTTCCCAAGTTGGGTAGCACATCGTGTTACTCCTGTGACTCGCGGAGTTAGGCGGACCTTGGTAGTTTGGATTGCGGGGCCTAGGTTTCGGTAGGCTGTAAATACCCCGCTGCGCCACAGAAGACTAAGCTAAAGATTATGCTACAAGATCTAACAACGGAACTGCTATCAAGTGAATACCTTAAGTGGATCAACAAGTGTGGCATGGGGAGAGATTCCCAAGGTCTTCGCTTTGGTCAGTATCTTTGCAATCGCTATTATGATCGGCCTTTTGCCAAGCTGTTCTACGAAGAGCGTGTGGACCGCGCCTATGACCTTGCCTTGGCAGACATCCGCAGTAAAACTGGTTGACAGCGGGTGCACTGCCTGCTATAGTACACGCACGTTAGTAGCAACAGCAGACAAGGAGCTGGCAATGGACGAGCTTTGGGCAATGGCGCAGGACGAAGCGGCAGAGTTTGATGCCGAGTACCAGCAGTGGCTGGACGAGCAGGGCTTTGCAGACGATGCGATCGCAGCACAGGAACAGGACGACTGGGAGCGTTTTGTTGCGGCGGGCGGCGCAGAGTACGATCGTATCCTGTTGGAGCAGGATCACTACTACTCCGAAGACTACTGGATCTAGTCTAGCAGTTCAGAAAATTTGATTTGGGGCGAACGTGGCCCCTCACCCTCGTTGAGAGACCTCTCCGAGGGTGTTTTTTTGGCCGTGGCTAGACTAGGCCGTCTCAATCAAAAAGTCGTGGATTGTCCCCCCTGTTTCAGCGATGTCTTTGTGAGTCCTCTGTGGGGTGCGTACCCCACTCCTCCATATGATCTGTTGTTGCGCTACACGTTATGTTGCGTTGCAGCGAATTATGTTTAATCATCTATTGAACATACGACTCGCAGCAAAACTTGTCAACCAGTAAAAAAAATTTTTTTGATTCGTAGAAACATGGGGTCCTACCCCAAGATCCAAGTGTAAACAGTTTTAAAAAGGTTGCAGAAGTTATATATTATGTTACTATGAGCTTACTGCAACGTAGCAGTGCCATTAGGATGATGCAGTACATGAACAAGAATGTTTATCGCATCAGCAACACGCAGAAGACCATTGATGTCACTTGGGGACATCACAAGATCTGGAAGATGGCTCTTAGTGTTGATAACTGGCTACTGGTTGCCGCTTTCGCTAAAGAATTCCGCGGCAAAGGCTATACTGTTCTTGACGAAACCTACGCAAAGCAGCACACTAATATTGTAACAGCAGACACGGAGTAATACTGTTATGAAGACCAACGACATTAAGAAAGGGCAACGAGTCCAGCAGCGGAACGGCTGGTATGGGACTATGTACGATAGCAAGAAGGGCAACCTCCGCTTAGTTGAAGTTGAGGGCTTCTTTAAGGAAATTGGCAGCGTTTATGCACACGATATAGCTCGTGCGCAGGATGCCAATGGGGTGTGGCACACAGTTGAACTGACTGAAGCGCAGATTAAGTTGCGTGGTAAGCTGACAGCGATGGGATGGTAACTACGATGGCTCCAAAAAAGATTGCTGCAATCGCTCTTAATTCCGAGTTTGTAGAGCGCATGAAGAAGCCCATCCTGAAGGTCTGGGGCATGGTAGCCCCAGATGTCATGCGCGATGCCGAAACGATAGGCGAGCGCATTGACAACGACAGCGCAATAGAGTGCTGCATTGATGCTGATCGCTTGGGCTATGAAGCACGGGACACTTCAGCTAATGCTATGCTGGACTTGATGCTAGACAAGCACGGGTATCCCAAAGTTCTCAAGTACCTGTCCGCGAACATACGATTGGTGTAGCACTATGTATCGTCCAAGTCAAGAAACTATTGATGCTATCCTAAAGAAACAAATGACTGAAGCTGACATTGCACGCTATCGGCGTGCCTCACGCTTATACAAGACCTCGGGTGTGATTGCCATCACAGTCTGGTTGGGATGGATAGTAACCGGCTTCTTACATTACGATAAAGCCAACGACATCTTGTTTGAAGTCCTATGGGCGTCCTTGTTCTTTTGGTGTTACAGCATTTGGTTTGGCAACTGCGATCTACATCGTATGGACTATGTAGATCGCTTGGATCGTAATCGCTAAACAGAAACCCTAGCGGGTCCTGGGATCCACCCAGGACCTGCAAATACCCCGCTGCTTGCTAGAATACCCTAGAAGGAATTTCTATCTAGGATTTCTACCCCACGGCCAAGCTAGAGATTCTTAGTCTTAACAAGAGAAAACTTGCAACTTAAGTTAAATAGTCATATATTGCGCTTGTTGAGAGACGCAATAGATTCCACCTAAAACTTCTACAAGGAACTACCGACTATGGAACTTCACATCCGCCGTGAACGAATGGGCTACTACGACCGCAACTTCGCTCGCTATGCCATTTACCGTGCTACTCTTCTTCAGCACCTTTGGGAAGAGATTGCTCCCAATCAGCACTTGGGTGTTGCTCGCCGCCGCGAAGTGATCTTTGCTGCCGATCACAACAATCAAGTCTGCTGGATTCACAAAGTCCGCTAACGCAAGAATTCGCAAGCTCTACCCAACGGGACACACGCACATGGTACGCTTTACTGCCTTTGTATCTAAGATCGCAGTCTTTATTGTTATCTCTGTTGTAGCGTTGACTGCAATGGAAACATCCGGGTTCTTGGTCCTTGAGAAATCGTTGATAGGCTTCTAGCTGCGCAGGGCGGGGTCAGGACTACTGGCCCTAGCCAGATCTCGCGCCACGAAGGCGCCTGTCTCTACAGAACCGCCGCCGGTGAGGGGCTGTTCAGTCCCGTCGCTGTTTTTTTCCTCCCATCGCTACAGCACTTGTCTTTGTGCGTTGCAACATATTATGTTGCTACGTTAAGTTAAGTTGCGCTGCATTAAGTTAATTTATAGCACAACTGCACAGCAGTACGCAAGAGGCTATCTTGGGGTTTCTTACAGCGCACAACATTAAAAAAACTTAATGCACAACAGTACCAATAACCCCATCGGTACAGGAGTCCGCTATGTGCGTGTGTAACTACTAATGCGTACTAAAAATGCGCTTGCTACGTAGGGTTGCGGACCCCGGCAAACTCTAGCTCACCACGTAAGTCGTACGGCGTCGTGTGTTGTTGTTATTTTGCAAATTATAACATAACGCTTAAACATTACAAAAAGTTAATGTAGATGCTGCCCAATAACCCCAAGAGAGCATCTACATACTTACCATATTTGTTTGAGAGGGTCTAAGAGGATCGTTCTTTACCCCAGGTTCGCTGCAGATATCTTATCTGATCTTATCCGATCTTTGGCAATTCAAACTGTATTCTGTGGGGTCAGCCTCTTATAAATCAAAGACTTAGCGGACTTAAAATTTACACACCAACAACAAGATGATTAGATTTTTTGATCTAAGGTGTAAGAACTTAGGATACCCCGCTAGCCATGAACATGGATTCTTATCAGGAATGGATCCACGTCCTTTCTATGGCGATCAGAATTTGCGGTCAAAAAAAAGCGGGCTACTAAGCAGCCCGCAAAGCACTAGCACCAGAAAAAGAAGGAAGGAGGTGAGGAAGTGGTGCTAGCGGTATTCGAAGAAGTCAGGTTCGGGACGGAAACTGTCAGCCAGCTCCGGGTCTTCAACCTGGCAGCTCTGGCACAGACGATAACCCGCATCACTGGTCAGTGTCAAGCGTTGCTTGCTGCCGCAGCCAAAGCATTCTGTGCGGGATACCATGCTGTTACCGGAGCGCGAGGCTAACTTCAGTAATTGGTCAAAGTTGATGTCGATCATAGCCAAGCGCGAACCAGTTGAAACAGTTGGTATGCAACGAACAGCGTTAGGCCAATGCCCAAGCAGTCAATCAGCAGATCCAGGGTAGCATCCGCTTTAGCAACTTTGCGCTTGTAGTAGTCAAGCTCTTCGTCGTCGTGTTCAGTGTTCATGTGCTAATAGTACCTTAGTAGTGTTTGTGTGTCAACTGTTTTTGTACAGTTTCTGTCAAGTCTAATAGTTCTGTACGCAGTATCTTTACTGTACTAGGGGCGTCGATAGCAATACGGACTTGGTTGCCTTTGATAGCAACAATTCGTATGCAGATGTCTTCTCCCAGCCAGATGCCTTCCTCGGGGCGCCGTGTGAGCACTAGCATATGCAGACTTCCTTGTTTAAGTTAAACGCAGTTATGTTATAACACGCCAACGAATAGTGGTCAAATGGTTTCCCGAGCTAACGTGTGCGTGCGGTGAGCGTTGCTATAACAATTTTTAAGCCCGTTGCCGTTCTTCAAGCTGCCTATAGGGGCACACATACCCCGCTATCACTGGAAGATCGCGTGTGCTAACAGTTTGTTGTTTAGGCAACTGCTAAGTTGTGCGTACTAGAACTAACAAACAAAAACTGTGCACTAGGTCCACCTTAGGTTGTGGGGTATACCCCTTGAACCAGTAAGTGTTTACATTTTGAGAGAGACAGATTTTTTGAGCCAGGAGAGGTGAGGCCGCGCGCCCCATACTGCTACGGAGCGCGCCAGCTTAAAACTTTGTGTAAACTTGGGTTAGTTTAGCAACAGCATCAGTGCAAAGTAAAGCAGAGCAGAAATTGCAAACGACAAGAACAACAAAGACGCCAAGTGCAGCCATTCATCACGCGGGATGCTGGCAAACTGATCTAGTATGCTGCGGATCATGTTCAGTTCCTTGTTAGACAATAACAGCCTGTTTGACTTCAATCGCCCAGCCGTTGCGCTGTGCGCGAGCCACGAAGTGCCGCCGGGATTCACCCGTCCAAGTACGCCACTGCCCGGAAGCAATGTCGCGCTGCAACTGCTGCAAGCGGCGTTGTGCGTGTGCAGCAGAGGGAGCGAACGAGGTAAAGCCTTCGATTGGATTAGGCTGGCGCGGATTACGCGCATACACAATAGTTGCAATCACTGTGGGCTCCTATGTCCTTGTATGTGTTTAGTGTATAGCAAAAAGTACCAGTAGTCAACGTTGGGTTTCTGAGAAGTCTGGGGCAAACCCCACCAGCCCAACGAACCCTTGCTGGGCGAAGTTTCCTGCACTCAGCACTAGTAGCGGGACGCGATGCCCCGCTACTACTAACGCCAGCTGCTGCTGCTTTTTGCTAAAAAGTCAGTTGCTGCCGGCGAGCACGGATTTGCTTGATGTTGCTAAGTGCAATAGTACGCACGATTACGCTATGCGTAATGTTATGCGCGGCATTATGCACTACGTTGTTGCTATGCAACAACTGCTCTGCTGCGCTGGGTGTTAGCAGGGCTGCTACATCTTGTCGGCTAGCCGGGGCGCCGTCAATGGTGTAACTGCTGCGTGCGCGGTTATAAATGCAGTACAAGTACAGGTTACTGTTGTTTTTATGCTGCACAATGCTGTAGCAGTCAGTGTGCTCGTAGTAGTTACTCTGCGCAGCGAACTCTGCGACTGCTGCGGGGCTGTTTGTGGTGTGTGTGGCTGCACTACGCTTAACTGCATTAGCGTACACGCTGGTTGCTGCGTTAATGTTAGCAAACAGTTGCACGTTTGCCACAGTGTGCTTCTGCACAGTTAAGTGCTTGTTTTTAGCCGCTAGTTTAACCGGGGTGCTGTAGGCCACACAAGCAAAGGTCACGCTTGTGTTAGCCAACAACTGCGCTACTTGTTGCGCTACGTCGTTTTGTTGCATTTTTACTACTGCTAGTGTCGCTGCTACGTTGCAGCCCAGTTACTATACACTCTTTGCTGCTGCACGCAACTGTTTTCTGGGATATTTTGCTGGATTTTTTGTGCAACATGGGGTATCTCTCGCTGGTATTTTGGGTACTATGGGGTAACCTCTGCTCATGCTTTCTGCTGCCTGGGGTCCGCAGACCGCCCTCTCTTAGGCCTAATTCCAGCGATCAGTGGGGTCTGCACGCCCCATGACCGAGAGCTCTGCATTTACTGATCTGTAAAAAAATTTTGCGCGTTTGGCCTCTAATGTCCCCACGACCACCGGGTAAGATCTCTTACTTTGTAGTAACTAGACCTACGATCCTGCCCCACAACTACGACAAAGAAACTGCTGCTTAAATTTTTAATTTAGGGCGGCTATTACTGTGCTTAGGCACGCAAACACACTGTATTGTTGTACAGATATCTGCAGTATTCATGGGATTGCTGATGCCCCAGCAGAGTGCACTCAGCCCGCTCACCACAGCACAAACTTGTTTAGCAGTGCCCCAGGCCCAACGACTGCAAAGTTTTGCTACTGTGCATATATACAGTAGATCAGCGCGCCCCAGAGCTAGCCAGCGCGTAAGTTGTTGTTTTGCAGTGTGTGCAGCGGGCAGACGCGAAAACGCACACGCTACTTGCATAGCGTGTGCGTTTTGTGCAGTGCAGTAGCAGTTAGTACTGTATGTGCGCTGCTACGTTTAGCAAGTGCGCAGTAATTTGCGCTTGCAACTGCTGCATTGCTGTGTTGTGCGCAATGCAGGCCTGCAGGTAGCGTACTTTGCTTGTATACAGTGCTTTGTTAATTTGCTGTGCGCTTTGCGCAGTAGCAAAGTTTAACATACGCTGCGTGTGCAGTGCGCTGTTGCGCTTTGCAGTAGCGGTTGCAGTGTTGGCGTCGTTAGCGGTAACAATGCGCAGGCTACGCTTTGTATACTTGCGCTTTACGCGCGGCGCAGTGGCTGTTGTTGTTTGTGCTTGTGTTTGCATATGCTTGTACTACTAGTGCGCTGCTACATTGCAGCCCGTTAATAGTAGCGCCATGCTAGTGCTTGTGCAACTATATTTTTTTACACTTGCGTAAAAAAATATTGCTTGCAACCCTGCCCGCACGGTGTTAAGCCCGCGTCCTCCCGTAGGCGTCTGGGGCACCGCTAGCATCTCATCAGCAGGTCTGCAACCGTTATTTTTTTATGGGGCCCACCCCATAAACCCATTGCGGACTCAGCGGCTAGACTGTATAACTGTAGTCGTTAACATAACAACCCAGGACAACTACTATGCGTAACATTGCTACAGCACGCACCGTGCGTCCCATCACACACTTTGATGTCAACAACAACCGCCACCGTCGATTGTTTACAGAGTTCATGCGTACCAACAGCTGGCGCCACAGTCCCGTGCGCTTCACTGTTAGCGAAGAAGGCGAGCAGATCGCTGTTATCATGCGGCAGCTGGTAGAGTACTATCAGCGTAAGGAGTTTCCGCTGCCCGCTATAGAGCACGCAGCCTAACACTACACTGCTTATAGACTGCAGAGCGCACACGCTTGAGAGGGGCGTGTGCGCCCTCTCATCTCCTCTGTCAACCAAAAAAATTCAAAAATTCTGCTAAAGCTGAAATAGTGGGGTCTGGTGGTCTCCCTGGTTGAGGTGGGGTCTGGTGGACCCCGAGGAAAAGGCTTGCGTTAGCGCAGATTAGCAACTTAAGCAGCAGCAGCCGTTTTTTAAAACCAAGGTAGTAAAATCACCAGGGGTACGGTTCTCCACTCTCTATTTTTTTTGCAGCGCAGATTTTTAGGCTACTATAGACCGGCCTTGCTTAACGTTGTTGTAGTTGACGGGAGCAGCGTACTAGATTCTCTGCCCATTTAGATGCTTGTGTTTTTAGTTCGCGATCTTGCAGTATTTTTTTATAGCCCTGCGTGTTACACTCCAGCATGCTTTTGGGTGGTACAGTGAATCCCAGATAGCTGGCAAATGCTGAGTGTAGGCCGTGTATGTGTTGGAATCCATCACCGCTACCACTAACTATAGTGCCCAGTGTTTTAAGGCCCATGACATTGGTATTCTTTTTTTGAGACCAGTCATCAAACTTGTCCATACGCTCAATAAAGCTCTGTGCTAGACTGCTGTGTATACCCCACCATATGGGTGTTGCTATAACCAGTATGTCAGCGTCTAGTACTGTTTTTAACAGTTGAGTCATATCATCGGCTTGACCTTGATCATTTACTATTTCTGTAGAAAAATCATACTGCATACCTTTTAAATGTTGTACCAAAGTATCAACACCTAATCCTTTCAAACTCTGTTGAGCAACACGGCATACCGCACGAGTATTACTCTCTTGATCTAAAGGTTTAAGACTAGCTTCTACTATTAATGCACGCATATAGCTGTTATTTATTTCTCACCAATCTAGATTCTGGGGTTTAAAAATTTTTTTGCAGCAAAATTTTGGGCTAGTATAGACCGGCCTTGGTTTAATCGTCTAAATGCTTAGGTACCAGAAGTGCCCCAGTCAGGAAAGTTTTTTTGGCTTTCCTGATCAATATCGCGTAGTTTGTCTTTAAGTGCTACTAGCTCAGGGTAGTCGTCTAATACTCGTCCACTGTGCGTGTTACAAGCCCATTGCCATGCCAGCATGCCCAAGTCTGGTCTATTATATTCACTGTTAAGACGATTGGATACAAATGCCATTTCACCACTTACCACAGCTTTGCGTGGATGCGCCAGTTGATATTCCATAGCCTGCTTAATTAGATCTATGTCTTCTTGGCCTAGATTGGATTCAATGGATTCTATTAGCTTTACTAGTTTTCTTAAGTCAGTCATGTTTGTGTGCTCGCTTAGAAAGTTATTTATAGTAAACTCACCAGTAAAAGATCGCAAGATTTTTCTTAAATAATTGTCTATCACTGTTCTAGCTACGTTCTTTGGCATACGCTTGATCAACTACATATTTCATAGACTTAATCACTTGGTGGACGCCAAGTTATCAGCGTAGATAACTGCTAAAAAAATTTTTAAAAACCGCTTCGCGCTTCGCGCTTAGAACTAGGGTTCCGCCCTGCGCCAATAAATAACTGTTATATGCGTCTACATGAATTTGCAAAAACTACAGAAGCAAGGCGTAAGCAGTTTGCTCCAAGACCTATTAGAGATCATGTGATCATACGTGGAGGGTTTGCACTGGAGCCCATGCTGTATTCTCAGGAAGAAGCAGAGGCCAAAGCTGGTGAACGAGATCAAGTGTTAACGATCAAACGGGCCTTTGAACTCTATGGTCAAGATCACTATATGGGTCGTGACATCAACAAGCTGTGGTACATTTTTCAATCAGACAGTAAGTAATAGTAATAATAATAGCTATAAAGGTCAAGTATGGCACGCATAGCATTGATGATTTCTGGACAACCTAGATTCTGTCAAGATACCAGCGATCTCATAGCCTATATTAAACATCACTTTGCTCAAGATCAGTTGTATTGGTTTTTTGCCCTATGGGACGAGCAAAACGATGATCACAGCTACAATGGTCATAAATGGGGTAGGCTAAGTTCAGTTGCTCCTGTTTGGAGATCTCTTACACCTGAGCTAGCCCATAGAAGACTGTCTGCTGTGTTTCCCGGAACGGTAACGTCGTCTATCATATCAGAATCAGACGAATCTTGCGTGGTTCCTCTAGGACTAGTACCTAGATTTTATAAACAGCTTTGGGCGTTATATAAGGTCAATCAAATGCGCACAGGCTATGAAAATCAGCAGGGTTGGCAATTTGATCTTGTAATACGCCTGCGTCCTGATTCTGTTATCCGAGGTCAGCTAAACGTGCCTGTGCTAGAAAATACACTGTTAATCCCTCCTCCGTTAGTACCAGGCTCTTTTCCTGACATACTGCCACTGCCTAAAGAACCCTGTGAATTTAAAGAGATCAATGATGTGTTTGCTATGGGATCCGGTGCTGCTATGACCTACTATTCAAATTTGGTATTATATCTAGATCAATACTTAAAAAACGATGTTACACCAATCCCTGAGTGTCTGCTGCACTATCATCTACATAATAGCAAAGAATATACCTTTGCTGACCATAATATAAAGGTTATGGTTAGATTTTATAGGGAACCTAATTCTGAACAGGTTATTTTTAGTAAGTGGGCTACTGAAGAATTTTTTAATAAAATAAACAGCTAAAAGGTTACCCTGTCCTTGATAAACTGTCTAAACGTGTTCATAACCGTATTAGTATCCGGGCCTAGATAGTTGTTCATAAACATCTTATAGGGAATAGAACCCTGCCATCGATAGAGTATTTCTTGATGTTGTGGATTATACTTAGTGGGCGGATTCATGATGGATTCTAAGCAAGTAAGTTTAGGTGCTAACAGCATTTGACCATCTTCTTGATCAAAAAGCCAACGATGATGTATGTAGCCTAAAAATCTAGGATCATCTTCTCTGCAGAGCTCAGTCTGTAGGCTGGGCATAGATATAGCTCCAGCTTTGGCAATTTTGGGTAGATATCGCAGAGCCATTATAGGATCATACAGATCTTCTAAGGTATGTGTGCATATGGCATAGTCAAAAAGACCCTGCTTTTCTACTAGATCAAACAGCTGATCCCATGTTTCAGGATCACATATGTCTAACGCCAGTGCGCGACTGTCTAAAGGATTAGCATTGATATCTATTACTAAATCAGTTAAATCACTGGCCCATCCTTGTCCTGCTACGGCACCAAGATCTATAACTCGACATTCTGCTGTAGTAGCAGTCTTTGCCTTTATGATCTCTTGCCTTATCTGATGTCTGCCTAATTCAATTGGTCCGTAACTGATCTGCATAATTTTATCTTCCTAGAGATTTTTTACTTAATACGCCCACGTATAATCCATTCCACCAAGTGTTAGCTGTGTTGTGAGGCCAACCTCCGAGCAGCTGCCACTCTTTGTGCACAGATACTGGCATTTTATATAGTGCTGATCTAGTACCTTGTTTTACTTCAGAGTAATCCCAATCATCTACTATGAATATAAAATAATCCGCCATGTGATCTAGATAGTAAGTCAGTGCCATTTCTTGATCTATAGGCCTATGGTCACCGTCATAAAAGTATACGGTGATATCTTTGATTTGAGCTTTTTGTTCTGGTGTTAGGTTAAAACAATCTTGATTGATAAACTGAAAATCTTTACCTTCTTCCAGTCCGCTATTTTTACAGTTGGTTAGTAGCTGAGATTGGTCAGCATCAAACTGGCTAAAATTATCAATAGCTACAGCTAATTGGGGACTGTTACGGTATAGTGCTGAGACCAAAGTGCTGCCGCGCCAAGTACCAATTTCTAAATAACGAGTGTTAGGATTTTTTACTAGCTCGTTTAAAAAAATACGATTCTTTCTGCTGCTCATACCTTCTAAGGTCAGTTCTTTTTCTGTTAATTGAGTTTGACCTTGTTCAGCAAGGGTAATAGCAGTTTCTACCTGAGAAATTAATTTTTCAATCAGTTGAGTATCCATAATTTTTATTTCCACCAGTCTAGGTAAAATTCGTGAAAGTTATCAAAGTTGCGATAGTCTAATCCTGGCATAGGGCATGAGTCTGCCGTAACCAGCATATTGGTATTGACAAATGTTAGTTCTAACATGTTGGGAACTCCATCTACACTACGATAGTCATTATTGTTAGCGTGTACGTGTATAGGTATAAACTGCGTACAGAATTTCTGTAACATCGTACCTGACATAGCAAAGTTAGTGACATGATGCAGTTCAAGTACAATTTGATTAAAGCAGTCTAGTAGCTGCCAGTCCAAGTGATAGAGTAGTTCGTATTCAGCGCCTTCAATATCCATCTTTAACATTAAATCTTTACGATCTATATGTCCATTGGCCGTTAGTTCTTCTGCTAGAGTTTGAGAACTCATCATAAGACTTTTGAATTTAAAATTGTTATGAGGATGGGGCGTACCAGATATGGTACCGTCGTACTGATAGACTGTTAGACCTCGATCAGCTATATCTATATCAAAACCTACCTCGTCACCTATACCCAATGAATAAACTGCGCTAGTTTGATCTAAACAGGTCTTGCTGATCACATAACCGCCGTCATGTTTGGGTCCTATACGAATCTTTTCATGACCAATATTTCTGGGTGTTAGCAATCTTTTAACGTATTGAGAATTCATAAATCCTTAATGCTAGTAGCGAGATATTTATAGGTAAATATTACAATTAACAGCAATTCTGACCCACTATGAGTAACAAAGAACAAACTTATCAAAGACTAATGCAGCGACTAGCGTTACTGGAAAATCAGGGTAACATAGGACTCCTTACTAGATCAATTATTATTGATCCTGCATTTAATAACAGTTACAACTATACCGTTGGCCGGAGATATAATCATAACGAGGTTAATTTATTTGACGGATATTACTTACTTTCTTTTATGTATCCTGTAGGAGTTACTACAAATGGCAGCGATATTCAATTTTGGCATAGAGACCTAAATATAAAACTTGGTTATTGGCCTATCTCTAACAAAGAGCGTACTGAGCTTGACCACAAGATCATGACAAGTACTGATCAATTTTCTGGCGAGATATCTAAGCATTTGCAAAAGATAGGCTTTAGTCTAGTTGCTAGCGAAGTTTCTCTTACAGATATTGAATGGGCTGACAAGTACAATATATCTATAGAAATGTCAGTTACGGAAGAATTTAAAAAAGAAGCAATCCGTGCATGTAAGCATGCATGGAAATTAAGGCGTATGCGATGAATAATCAAGAGTTTCAAAAATTAACAGAAACTATTCGCCTATTAGAAAGTCAAGGCAATTCAGGAATCGTCAGTAGATTTATAAAGTTTGCAGATGCGGATACTAATTTTTCAAGCTTTGTACGTGCAACATTTATCAGAGATAAAATTGAAAATGGTGAAATCTTTAATAATGTTCTCGTTACAGATATTAATATCCATCTGCTGTCTAAGGAAAGACTTAGTCAATTTCGGATACCACCCAATCCGTTACGCATAATGATAGTCGTTAAATATACAGGAATGACTAGAGAACAATTTCAAGAACTATCGCAGTCGGAAGAATTTAAAAAAAAGCTGTTAGATGTTACTGCTAAGAATCTACAAGCGTCAGGCTTTAGTGCTGATATGTTTATTAAAGATGAAATACTTGCACTAGATGACGACAAGCTTACATCAGCAAGTATCGGCAAGCATTCTGCCCTTTACCATTGGCACAATTCTAATGAAGAATTACGCAAAACATTGGAAAGAGCAGTAAACCTTGCTTGGAAATTAAGGCACAGGAAATGAATAATCAAGAATTTCAAAAATTAATGCAGACTATGCGATTAATTGAAAGCCAGGGAAATACAGGAATCCTCAGTAGGCGTATTGTGTTTCAGCACAAGGAAGGAAACGACTATCATTGCGCTTTTCAAAAATCTTATACATCGTATGACGAGCACAAACTTAATTTAGATACACCCCTATTTCTTTCTTATCTTATTTTTGCTATAGGAACGATTAAAGATGGTCAACTTATTCCTTGGTCTGAAAATCCAGCAACCTTATTATCAGTAAGCGTTAACACTCCATTTTATGATAAAATTCCTACTGAAGAATTTGAATTGTTGGTAAAAACACCAGAGTTTGCTAATGCGATATCTACTGAGTTACAGCAATCAGGATTTAGTTCAGCTGCTAGTAAAGTCAAGTTATTTGAAATTGAATCGGTTAGCATATATCGTATATCAGTAAGAATGCAGATCAATAATAGTTTTGTATCAGAAATAAACCGCGCAGCTCAGTATGCATGGAAACAGAAGCAACGATTATCTCAAAAAGATCAAACACAATAATATAAATATACTAACAACGTTAGGGAATAACCTAGTATGAAGAATATAATACAAGAAATGCGCGATCGCTTAGATCTAATAGAAGAAGATGCTCAGTTTGACCAGGAGCTAATGGAAGAGCTTGAATTGATGTTTGAAGCTAGTCCGTTAATCAATACCTTTGGACGAGATGAGCAAGGTGTTAGATTAGCCAAGTATCTACATAAAACATACAAGGTTAGTGATCAAGCTGTATTAGTGCCATTTACACACCCTACAGGAAATTTAGACCTAGAAACGTTTAAGGGACATTATGATAACTTCATGATCCTAAAAGGACCAAATGGTTGGGCTGCATTTAAGCCTCAAGAAGAGTATTTGCAACGCATGCTACAAATGCCAGGTTATAATCCAGCTAAAGACAGAACTATCAAATATACAGGTATATTCAGTTTGAAAGATGGTCAGGGTATCCAAGAAAAAGAAATTGTAGGCACACGCGGTGGTGCTTATAATAAGAAAGAAAAGAAAGAAGTTACTAAAGCAACAATTGCAGATCAGCTCAAACATTTTATTGGCGAAAAGCCAATCAGTGTTTATAGACTAATGGAGCGTGATCCAGAAGAAGTTGAAAAACTACCAGCTTCACAGCTAATGGGTCGTCGTAGCGGTGATATGCCAACCAAAGCTAGTGTGCAAAGAAGAAAAATTGACGTCCGTGCTGCCATGAAAGACAAGGATGATATACACTCAGCAATAAATCGTATATCAGCGAGATTAGGCAGAATTAAAGATAAGGTGTTAAAACAAGTCAAAATACGCCGTATCCGTGCTGGCGATAAAAACAATCTTATAATTAAAAATTGGGAACAGCAACCAGATCAGTATAGTGCTAGCTGGTTTGAAGCAGTTGAACAAGCTGTAACTAGCGACGAATTTTTAAATGCAGTTAAAGCTGACGTTGATCAATATCGACAAGAAACAGGCGATAAATCTTCAGATGAGCTTGTAGCAGCTAGATTAGCTGCTAAAGGGTCAAGTAAAGTTCTATCTCCTCTTTTAAAAGCAGTTAGAACTCAATTAGAAGCAAAGGCTAATAGGTAATATTAGCCTTTTAAAGGACTTTAGCTGAGTTTTTAAATCCTTGGTCTCTCAATTCTCTAACGAGATCAAGTACGACCGACGGACCTTTATCTAAATATTTTTTAGCAATTTTTATTAGAGGACTGGTATCCCGTCCTACTTCTTTAATATGAGGTTTTCCAAATGCTACAAGGAAAACTAAGGGCATATTTTTACAATCAGCAAGTTCTATATCTACTATATCAATATTATATCTGCTAAGATCGTCTTCAAAAAGAGGACATCCTTTTAGTGTTAATTCCTTAACAGCAACTCCTTCGAGACCTTTGAGAGTTCTTAATTGTTCGCAGTATTCTAAAGTTAGATATTGTAAACCATTAAGTTTTATTCCTGATAAATCTGTTATGTTTGTGCCGTCAGCGGCTAACGAATTAACGACTAATGGAGTATCAGTTGCCAATGAAGTTAATCCATTATAACTTACATTTAATGAATTACAAGAGTTAGGAATATTTTTTAATGTTTTAATTCCTGACCCCATAAGGTCGACGTTGCCAGTTACAATATTTAATTTTACTGGTAATTCTTCAACCTGTAATGTCTCGCTACGAAATATAAGATCTCCCTCAACATTAACCCCGTCAGGCGTAACTTCTATTTTGCTAAACCCACTCTCATCAAAGTATTTCTTGATTAAAGAAGTATCTTCATTTTCTTTTATAATTTGTTTAAGTTTCATATTACATGTGTCCAAAGGTGTTAGGTTGTATACCTAATTTTTTAACTATTTGTTTATACGTATTTAAATCGGGAGCAATAAAAAATACCTGTCGTTTGTAACGTTGATAAAGACTTAAGAAATTATTCCAGTTTTTGCTGTCTAGCATATCGCTGTCTGAGAAGATTATAACATTGAATCCTGTTGAAGCAATTGATGCTAGTTCTGATGCTAACTCAGGTCCAAAGTAGGTTCCTCCAGTATCGCTGCTTCTAAGAACATCGTCAAGAGATTTCTTTGCTGTTTCTGGTACTGGTTTTCCCATATTCTTAAAAGAAGCAACTTTCCATGCTTTATTAGACATTAAGTTAGCTTCTATTAATAGATATCTACTTGCAAAAAAGCATATTCCTAATGTTGATTCTGTAGATGCTTTTTGTTGTTTTAATAAATTTCTTGTTTCCGCTAGTGCTGGACCTATAGCTCCGTACATGCTACCCGAAGTATCAAAAACAAAGGCTAACTTGTAAATTTCTTCACCTGGTCTTTCACCAGGTTTAATAGCTGCCGCACCAGTCTGCTGAGCAATACTAACCTGCGTAGCAGCTCTATTTGAAGGGCGAGTATAAGTAGTCTCAGGAGGTTTAGAATTTGCCACAAATTGGCGTACTAAATCTCTCCAACTAAACTTTGGACGGATATCAACGTCAGTTCTAGTTATTTGTTGATTTCCACTTTGTGGACTACCTTGAGGAGTAGCTTTCTGTTGCTCTCCTTGCCGCTTTTTTAAGTCTTCAACATTGTTATCGCCCCGTTTAGATAACTTGTTTTCTATATCTTGCTCTTCTGGTGTTTTTGCTGTTCCGGATCCACCGCCCTTGTTAGGATTTAACCAATCACCGTCACCGCCGTCATCACCGCCGCCTGAATTACCGGTACCGTTGCCCTTTCCTTTACCCTTGCCCTCGCCTTCGCCTTCTCCTTCTCCTTCTCCTTCGCCGGGCCCTTCTCCCTCGCCTTCTCCCTCGCCTTCTCCTTCGCCGGGCCCTTCTCCCTTACCTTTGCCTTTTCCCTTACCTTTTCCGGGTTGATCGCCGCCTGGTTGATCACCTTCGCCTTCGCCGCCGCCTGGTTGATCGCCGCCTGGTTGATCACCTTCGCCTTCGTCGCCGCCCGGTCCGTCGCCTTTTGATTGAATTGGTGATAAATCGTTAATTGAAACTCTCATATTAAATTAACCCACATTAACAGTTTTTCCAAGGATAGCTTCTACTTGCTCTTTTGTCAAATCGTTTGATTCGTATGTGCCGTCGCCGTTGTCTTTAGTAATCATCACAAACCCGCCTGTTTTATTATTAAGGCAGATTTCTCCAGGTTTTGGTTTCCATGGATCACCCGGAGGATGCACATCTCCGCCTGTGGTTTCTTCAATCCATGCTTGCAACTGCTTTGGCATTTTCTTCAGTTCTCTGTCAACTACAGCAATTAATTTTTGATAAGAATTAGTTTCTGGTCTATCAAAGTTTAAATCATCGCTGAATAGGCCTAGCGGCAGTTGCTCGTAACCGTTCTTTACTAAAAGATAATTTGATCTTAAATCGCTAGCAATGTTGTGTGCTCTGCCTGAATACTGCTTAAATCTGTTACCGGCAAAGAAATCTCCATATGCCCAGTGTAATATTTCATGTACTATAATAAATTCAATATAGCAATAATTATTAGGAATAGTACCGCCATTGTCTACATATTTCTTACCTTGTGGCTTTACATCCACGGCAGTTCCGTAATATAGCAAACTTTCTAAAAACGGTACATTAAAAATGAATTCGCCGGTATTTGTTACGGCCGCAGTTTCAATGGTATTGAACCCTGCCTTTACATATTCTTGTCTCTGAGACGGAACTAAAATTGGAGATATTCTGTTTATTATTTGTAAACCGTCGGGCGCTCTTAAAGGAAAAAAAGATTCATGGTCCATCTGAACTAGACGTAAAAGCTCTTTAAACACACCAACATCTAATTTATAATTTTCTTTTTTTACCGGATGCTTTGATTTCCAAATTAATTTAAATGCTGAATTTTCTGCATAGTTTTGAATAATTGTATCGTATAGCAAGGGGCTGTACTTACCAACCTCTTTAAATTTTTCAATATCAGCAGTCATTTCGTTGATAAGATCATTATAAGGTACACCAGTCTCTGTAGACACTTGTTGTATTACTTTTGCAATATAAGCATCGGAGATGTCAGACCGTTTAAAGGCAACTTTGCCTTTTTCAACACCCTTCTTAGAAAGGATTTCATTTATAACAGGTCTAAATTCAAAAAATCTCATACTGTGCCCTTACGCATCTACGCCTAGCATATCTAATAGATCGCTATAATTCTTAGCTAGATATCTAGCAGCGTCTTCTTGTTCACTACCTTCGGTTGATTTTAGAACTTCATTAAAGTTTACATGTATCGTATTTTCTATACGATTTAACACATCAGGATTTAATTGATTTTCTCTAATTGCTGTTCCAAATTGAGTTATAATTATTTTTAAACTGTCAACAACATCTTGAATGTTCTCTGTAGTTTTGATCATATTGTGCAGATATTCGTCAAAGTCCTTTTGGAACTTTGCCGGCATATAATCTGCCATGTAGTTGTCAAAATCTATGTCGTCTTTTAGTTGTGTTGTTCCTGCAATAACATCGTCTAATAAAGATCCTAGTCCTGCTTTAGTTGATTTCATTTGTAATGAAACATCAACGATCTTATTTAAGAAATTAAGAACTCGGTCATCCCAACCCGGTGGCGTTCCCATTCCTGCCTTATAAAATAAATCGTCAAATGTACTTTCAATTACTTCAGCTGCTGCACGAATAATACGATTGTTAACTTCGTCTTGTGAGAAAGTTTTACCACGTTTAATTTGCTCTTTAAGTGAGTTTGCAACTCGATCAATTGCAGAGACAATTACTTTAAACATATTGTCATAGTCTCTAGGACTTAGGTAAAGTTCTTCTGAACCTCCAATTGCAATGTAAAATTCTTTAGCGGTTCGTCTTCTTCCTAAAGAGAAGTTTTGTGGAAACGTTTCAACAATTTGTAAAGACGTATCAAGTGCAATGTCACTAGGATTGTACTCGTTCTTTAGGTAAGGAACAACTTGGTTCTTAATAAACTTGATTGTATCTTTCCAACTAGGTTCAACGTCAATAAGATCAATAGCATCTCTAAAGTGAGACGTCATTGGAATTGTACCAAGGTCCGACGGATTCATTGCTGCAACAACTACTGCCCCTTTAGGCAGCTTGTATTGATCATTGAATTCTTTTTCTAATATTAATCTTCTTAAACTGTTAAAGATAGCAACATCTTTAACACGATTAATTTCGTCAATAAAAATTAGATATTTGTATTCTTGATTTTCAAAATCTCTATAAGCTTCTTGTGCAGTTTTACCGTTTAGCTTGCCTTCTTTTTCTCTTTTCTGTAGCCTGTTAAAATAGGACTTATTTGCTCTTTCAATATCGTCATCTATTTTAATAGCTAATTCTGGTTTAGCAAACTCTACACCCATTTGTTTATTTTGCTCTTTAGGCAAAGGAATACCCACAACGCTATCACGAGACAATGTTGTTGCTAGTATTGGAATAAATCTCATGTTGTACGGCGGATTCTCAAAAGTTCCGCCGATCGCAGTCTTACCTACACCGGGCAATCCTTGTATGACTGGAACATATTTCTTCATGCCTTTACTTTGCATGACGGTCATAACTTGTTGGGCTAACACATCTCTCCACTGCTCGGGGGATACTTCTTTTACTTTTTTAGGATCTATATTTGATTGAATAGCTAGTCTAGCTAGCAATGCTTCTACTACATTGTATAGATCAGAAGTGTTTCCTTGATCGTTTTGAAATTGTTTCTTAATTGTTGTTTTTAAAATTCCTAGCTCATCTGGGCTCTTAAATGGGAAGGCATTGTTTATGTATATAAAAATGTCACTCCATCTTCTAGGACTTGTTCTTATTTCTAAATTTAAATCATCATAGCTAACGTGTTCATCTTTAAGAGATTTATCAAACGCATCTACTACTTCTTGTTTAATGTGTACGCCTTGGCCAACGGCTGAGCTTACAGTATAAGATAACCATTGAGATTTGGTTGGAGCCTTAAACTTTTTCTGAAAGAATGTTGTGTGAGAAGATTGCGGATCAATACTACCTGAAACATCTTCTAAGTTAGAAGCGTACATTACATATGTACCTGCAGGTATAATGTCATTACCAATTCTGTCGTTTAATATATTTCTAAGAATATTTCTAATGGCGGGTGTTGTTTGTCTAAAGTATTCGTCTAAGAATAAAATTTTATCGTATTTTGAACGAACTTTAGCTATAGTTCCAGGATACTGTTCTTCAAATTGACGTATTAATTCTTTTAGTGTTGAGTCGTAACTATTAACTTTTGTACGGTATTCAACATCAGATAGTTTTGTTAAGTTTGCTAATTTTGTAGCAAGATAAGAACTACCTAATTCAACCTTAGGACTAGAACCTTCCTTTTCCATTTTAACCTGATCGTACCCTTGTGAGCTTTGACCATTTTTATCAAAGATAACAAAGGGGATGTTAATCATTTGTTCTTCAACAATATGAGGAATTTCAACTATAATGGTTGGAAATCCAAAAACTTTAGCAAACTGTTTTACAAAAGATGTTTTACCTAGACCAGTTTTTCCTCCAACTAAAATTCTTTTATTAGCTCCGGATAGCATGTTATCGATAACACCTGCCATAAAATCTATTTGACTCTGAAAGTCAGGTGATGCTAGTTTTGGAGCTTGTTGAGGAGCCTGTTGTTGGGCTTGTTGAGTAGCCTGTTGTTGATTATTTGTTGGATCAGCTGGAGTCATTTTTTAATCCCAGTTTCGTAAATTTAGATACGCAGAGTAATTTGTTTCTTTTAACCCATCAACCCAATCATTATCATCAACACCAAAAATAGGTTCCTGATTATTACTTGACGGATTTGCTGCTACTGACGGGATTTCAACCCTTTGAACTGGAATTGGAGCAGTACTAACTTGTTTAGTAGATGATCCTTTACCTTTGCTAAAGTCCTTAGCTCTCATATCTAAATACCTCGTATTTTAATTATTTATGTAATTTATACCTTAATCTAACTCCAAAAAAACTAAATATCATAGCGATGTTAGATCATGATTTTAAACCAATACTGTTCTATACCTTAGGTCCTATAGGTAATAGATTTGGTTGGGTTTTTATGGTAGCAGAAATTAACGATGTGTGGTTTTTAAAATGGCAGAGTCCCCTAGGAGATAGAGGAATGAGCTTATTTCCCAACCAGGACAAATTAATTGCCACTATTGAAAAAATGAATGATTATCGCCCTGATAACTTCTGATCAAACAGTAATCTTAGTTTAATAATAGCAGCGCCTAGATCACCTTCAGTGACCTCGATTCCAACTCCGCCCTTGCTACGCCACTGTTCAACATTGCTACGACGATCATCAACTAAGATATCCCCTTCTACAGCATGTACCTGCTTATCTTTTGCAAAAGGTCCAAAGTGTACCGGTACATCAGGAAAATTTTTCTGTGCCCAATTGCACTTATCCCAGAATGCCCAAGGAACGTCATTACCCTTAGGAACCGCGGTTAGAAAAAGCAATCTCCATCCTAAACGGTCTCGAAACTGCCTTGCAATATTAACCAAATCTTGAGCATTTTTCATAACCGGAAGGTCACGATACATGCGTTCATTAGTTTTGATTCTGTTCCAGTCTTCGTCAGGATAGTGTGCGTTTGGATCTTCTTTAGTATAACCTAAAATATCTCGAACGCCTGCGTTCCAGTCAGCTACAACGCCGTCCATATCTAAATAAATTGTGTGTTTCATAACCTGTAATATATAATCTTAATAGCAGTTAGTCAAGGCTTAAATCGTCATCTGTGAGCATAATAATTGTATCGCTCATGTGTTTAATAATACCAATATTTCTTAAACTTTTGTATACTAAATTTGGTACTCCAAATTCTCCGTAGACCTTCAAACCCATTTTTCTATAGTCTGCTAATAGCTGTTGCACTATATTACAAATCTTTAGATTTTTGCTTTCAATGGATATTTCCATAAGCTTAATCCATAAAGCTGTTAGGTATTCTACCCGATCTTTATTATAAGAAATTACAGGATCACTTGGGTTTCTTACCCATGCATCTTTAATAAGACTATAAGCAGAACTTACAGACGGATTATTTGAATCTTCGCCGTAGACTTCTACAGGGATTCCGTAGATGTCGATGTCATGTTTTTCTTTCCATAGCTTTCTTTTAGTGTCAAACAACTCGCTTATAGGCTCGTCGCAAGCAATATTTTCAAAATCAAAAACTAAGTGCAAATCAATATCAGAGTTTCTTGAATAGTTGTAATTGGCCTGACTTCCAGTTAACAATACATCCTGAACAGGAGAAGAAACTTTAAGAAATTTGTAAAATTCTTTTGCAATTCTTAATAGAGATTTCTTAACTTCAGGACGGAGGCTTTCTCCGTCCCATATTTTAGGATTTAAGGTATCGTGAATTCCAATTGGTGCAGTATACTTTGGCATATCATATATTTAATCCTTTTCACTATTAAGATTAGCCAACATTGCTCGTATACGAGAGCTATCAGACGTAGCTTTAACTTTACCAACCGGCACGCCAACTGCAGGATCTACGTTACGATTTTCGTCTGGTTCAGGTTCTTTAATAGTGCTGGTTTTTTTAAACTGATTTACGATATTACTAGTAGAAGAATTGGCTCGTTGCTGATTAAAGCTAGATTCTTCCTCTTCTCCAAGGTCGTTAATTCTCAGTGTGTCAACATTAAATTCTAGGTCAACTTTTTGTCCAACACCGCTACTACTACGTGTTTTCATAAACTGAATTTGATAGCGGCCTCGTTCCTTCATCGCGCGACTTGTAAAGATTCCTATGACATTATCTGCTGTTTGAATCTTACTCAATCCGCCTGAAATATGACTATGGTCAAACTCAATTTCTTCAACAGCAGAACGGTTTAACTGACTTGCAGTTACTACAACGGTCTGCGTTTCCATGGCTAAATTACGCAATTCTTCACTAACGTATTTGTCTTTCACATAAAGATCAGCAGGACTAATCTTAATACTAAGAGGCAACATAAGGTCTAAGTAGTCCACTAATAAAATGTCAGCTTTTTTGCCAGTTTTGACCTGATATTCCTTCAAAAATGACCTCAAATCATTACAATTTTTGCCAGAAGGAAGGTATTTTATCTGTATACTACCAGACTTCTTCCCTATCATCTTAACCTTCATTTCAACGTCATCTAGATTCTTAAACACTTCTCTAGTTGAGATGCCCGTGACCATACTATCAATACGCATACCCACAAGTTCTTCACTTAATTCAAACGTAAAATAGATAACATTTAATCCAGCAAGCGCAAAATTTACACCAAGGTTAGCCAAGAATAAACTCTTACCACCACCTGATCCTGCGCACCAAATGTCAAGTTCTCCCCGCTTAAACCCGCCGTATAGTTTTTTATCAACACTAGGCCATCCAGTGCTAATTTGGCCGTTATTTTCCTTTAATTTCATCAATCGAGCTCGAGGATCTTCCCAGTAGTCTGTGCCCATGTCTTTCTGTAAACTAATCGCAATAGCCTCTTTAATTAATTTTTCAACAGGGCCATAGTCTCCCGCTTCAAGCAGGTCGCTGCTAGTAATAATTGCACGTTCTAGCGATTTATGTCGGCTAAATCTTTCAAAATCGTCCATTAACCAGACATAGTTTTCTTTAGCTACTGATACCGGCTCTAGCTGTGTTCTACATTGAGCATTTACAATATTAGCTTCAGGCATAACTTTATATTTGTCAACATACGTTGTCAGGAATTCTGCCGCATTACGTAATTTTTGGTCAAAATTCTCAGGATTAAAGATATTTTGGCATCGAATAAATGTCTCAGCGTCGCTTAAAAACATTTCCAAGTAGATTTTTTGAATCTCATAACTGTAATCTGTTTTATTTGACATTTAATTTCTCCAGCTTCTTTTTCATTAGTTCTATTTTTATCCTATTGTGCTCTCTATAGTGTAAAATTGCGGCTAATACATAAATTTTACCGTATTCTTTAACTGCATCCGCAACGTCTTTAATATGATCTCCCCACGGAGGTAAACTTACACTCCATCCGTGTTCAAGTGCCGATTTTAACAACTTTGCACCTGCTCGATCTCTGTCTGGAACTACAATCACTTCCTTTTCTAGACCATTAATTCTTGCACATTGAACTTCATTTGGTTCATTATGCATAATAGCAACGCCATCGATGGCAATAGCATCAAACTGGCCTTCAACAACTACAACAAACTTTCTCTCATAGACTTGTGCGTCTAAATTAAAAACGTAGCCTGCCTGAGTTTTTGTCAAATACTTAGGTTTTCCGTCATTAATTTTTCTTCCTGTCCAACCTACTATTCTATTTTGATAATAAAATGGTAAAATGATTCTATCTCGATAACCAAGTTCTGGAGACCAATGCCAATTATAGTCGTCTAAACTTAATCCTCTGCTTATTATATACTCAATACAATCTAGCATGTAAGAATCTTCGCATCCATGTGCAATCCATTCAGATACACTAATGCAATTATCTGGAAGATCTTCGTCTTGTAAATCAAATACAAGCTCTTTTTTAGCTACTGGGATAGCATCTTTTTCTTTTAACGCTTCTAAAGAAAGTTTGTTAATTTCAGTGTCTGGCATTCCTAGCCAACGCATCAACTCTTTAGCATTCTTTGAAAGATTTTTACCAGGTACCCATCCTGCTTTATAACCGCAATTAAAACAATTATATACAAAGCCGTCTTTTTCAAAAATAATTCCACCTCGGCTTTTTTTATCCTGATTTTCGCCTCGATGTTGACAACAGGGAGCATTAAAAGAAATCCAACCGCCTGAGGTTGTTTTTCTTCTTGAAGGTAAAAATGACTGTACGGTACCCTGTATAAGGTTCATACAGAAATTTTAACTTCTATATAACGCCCTGTCAACTGTTCCTGCATACGCAGTGTCGTTGTTTTGTTGAGTCACTGGATTTTTAGCAGGTATGTAACGAATTCGAACTTTTGAAAAAATACCATTAAAATTAGTGTAATCAATGCCACTAAAGCCGTCATAGGATTTATTGCTAATTAGAGCATAGTTGCCAAAAGTTGCAGGATCGTTTTCTAAAGTACCTTCAATTAAGACATGTCCCTTATAATCTGTCATGTATACCGCTACAGTATGTAATGCCACATTCGATTTAAATTGCGGAGCTGCATCTAAATTACCACTGTAATATTCGTACTGCTGTGCACCAACATTTGCGTTATAGTAAGGAAGGAAATGTGTTATATCTTGACTTGGTAAAAGTGTTGGATATAAATCGTGTCTTACTTCTAATGTGCCTGCAACATCGTAATAGGTATTAGCATATGCAGGAACAAAACTGCCGCTAGAATCTAAAGCCTTAATGCCAATTTTATAAAAAGTGCTTTCACAGGCCTGTAAATCGCTTTCAGTTAATACTACTTGTCCTAGTCCTTTAGTTGGATAAACTGTTGAGGTAGACCCTACATCTAAAATTGTTACAGGTTTTTGTATTAAATTTCGTTGATCGTCTGCATCAAATAAAACAAACACAAAGGTGCTTGAAGAAACATTTAAAAATTTTTGATCGCTGTTTTTAAATTGAAGCTGAATAGTATTTTTGACGCCTTTTTGAACCTTAAGGTTTTTTTGATACATAACTTGGTAAATCCTGTTATTGTTATCCAAATCCAATACTATTTCAAACGTATTGGGGTATAAATAAACTGGTAATTTCATGTGTGTATTTATTTTATAATTAATGACTACTAAAGACAACATTCAAAAGAATTTTCCATTCATAACATGCATCAAATCAAGCGATGTTGAATACGTGGGAATCATTCTCAATTTTGATTCCTATGTAACGAGTATCTACGACTTTTCCTGTATTAAATCAGACGACGAACGTCAGAAATTCTTAGAGTTAGGTGATATTTGGTGGTGGGAAAGTAATAGAAAAATTCCTATTAATATTTTCCTTAAAAAAGATATGATATTATTTAGAGATTATATCAAAACATTTAATTCTAAAGATGTTAAATTAATATTTGGGCCTGTTGTTAATTTAAGTGAACTAGCTGAAAAAAGAGTTAAAAGAAAATCAATTCAGCTAGTACGTACAGTTAAGAGACTGAAGTAACTTTTTCAAAATTTTCGCATAATAAGTTCATGTGCACTACTACAAGAAATGCATAGCTAATAGCGTGTGCACGTTTAAAGTAATACTCGTTATGCTCAGGTTTCTCCCAAATCTCCTTCATAATCGTCGTCCAATCTTTCCCAATCAGATAACGTTTCGCGGGGCGTATCATCGCTAGGACCGCAGCTAATTGTTCCACTGAAGTGGGGCAATTTTTCTTCAGAACCGCCGAGTGGCCCTTTAAATGAAATAACAGATTTACAAATTCCTCTTGAAGTAAAAGTTCCCATAATGGCTCCTTATTCATTAACTCAATTAAATGTTCTTCGTTTTTTATGTCTTTATAAATGCTAACATTTAAAAAATCAAACTTAAAATAACCGCGGCCTTCTGCTTCTTCGTATTCAATGCTTGCGGTATTAGTTATTGGATTAAAAGGAATTTTGTGCATATATACGCCAGTATTATGCCGTTTTCCTTCGCCTCTTTCAACACGATATGCTGATATATATTGTAATTTATTTAAAATATCATCTCGATTTGCAAAATCAATGTCAACGTCACAACTTACTTTAGTCATTTGATGCCTGCTTCTTTACAGATTTCTTTGACAAGCGTAACATCGTCAACTCGATCTTTAAATTTTTTAAGCCAATATGATACATCAAATGCTGGTGCAATTAAGTTTAGCTGCTCGTCGTTGAAGCCTGATACCATATCTTTGCCGCTCTTAGTATTAAGTATTAACCAAGGACTAATTTTTCCATTAAGTATATCATGGACAGCGCGATTATGATTTACATATCTAAAATAATGATTAAACTGTGCTTGACTGATGTCACCCCAGTCCATCATTGTTTGCAGACTTCTTTGCACAGCAGATTCTACCGGTTCAACTTTGATTGTTTCGTAAAGATACTTTTCGTAAAGTTCGTCTCTACACCAATGGTCCAATTTTACACCACTTTTAATAACAAAGTCAATGAACTTATCAGGGTATAATGGATTAACGTTATTAATAAAGCTACCAAACTTAACAAATGCATTATAGTAAGAACTCTTACAAAAATCGTCATAAGTCTTAGCTTTTTTAGCATTTTGTGTTAATTGATAGAAACGATTGTAGGCCATGAATCCAGCCTGAACACGCTTTTCATCCTTTTGTAAAGCGCGTCTTTTATTTTCGCACATATGAGCCACAAGAGTTTTTTCTTTCATAAAACTCTTTCCGCAATGTACGCAATTAAACGGTTGTTCTACTAAATCAATCATTGAAATCGACTTCCTGGTTGGCCGGTCTCGTTACTTCCGGTGCACTTATGCCTATGATCTGTTGCTTTTGGACAACGTTTATTACCACATTCTGTACATAAGATAAATTTGACCAAATATAGCGGCCATCCATTTTGTGTTAAATTATTATCTAAGATGCATTGGTAACATTCACAGACATCCTGCGGTTCATTCATAATCCTTTCTCTGCTTTTTATCAAACCCTAAATTATCAAACAGTTCCTTTATGTCTTGCTTAGTCATCATAGAAGCTAGTAACTTAACTTCATTCATTTTCATAGCAGGGTTAAGTTCTGCTATAAGTTTTTCTATCTTATCTACTTTGGCTTTTTTACCCTGAGCAAGATAAGGGTGAAAACATTTTACTCCTGCTCCTGTACTAGCAAATAATTTCCATAACAGTCCTTTATGGTTTTTACTTAACGTCCAATGGTCTTTATTGACTAACTCGTTAGTCATTTCAACGAACCATTCTTGAATGTCGCTATCTCCTTGAACATTACTAGTATATCTCATCAATACGTAAGGACTAAAGGATTTCTTTTCTTCGTCTGTAAGGCTATTAAAGAAATTATAGTTTCTTAAATCTACAGCAGCAAGTTCTCTTTTAATATCAAGTGCCATTTTCTTTTCTCAGATAATACGTTACTTTAACACGATCTAGCTCTTCTTGTAAAGTAGGATCTGTTTTAGCATCTTCAATAATTTTTTCCCAAATCTTCATTTCTTCTTTAAAGCGTTGTGCTTCAATAAAATTTACACCAATACATACCCTATGCAATGATCCTGCTTCCCTAGCATAGATCCTGTTACCGTCGTTTTCGTATATGTATGTTGCTCCTGGATTTAATGTCCCCATAAATCACCAACACTTAGTATAATCAACAAGCTCGCTTTGACGGCTAATCTCTTTTACAAAATAAGTGCAGATTGGAGAAGGACCGCTATGTAAGGGAGTAGTTAGTAATTGACCAGGTTTAACCTTTGGAAAATACCATTTAACTTCTTGGTATACATTAATAATATCAATGTCTAAGAATGACGGTCTAAAAGATGAAAGAGGATTAAAACAAAAAACCTTAAATCCTCGATCATTTAAACTAGTTAATGGTAATACTTCCATTTCTGAACACTCTGGATCCCCAACCAATGCACACCAATCAAGCGGCATTGTCAATTCATAAGAACCAATTTGTAGCACAGCGGCAGGTGCTGTAAAACTTTCTAGAAAAATTAAAGGGATAAAAAAGTAATCAGTGTTAGACGGATCGCTATTATCTAATACCGAAAATCTCATATCATCGTCTACCTCTTCTGGTAGATCATTTAGATAAAAAGTCTGATTTTCTAAAGTTAAAATTTGCATTATTGATATTGTACCTTTTCTATTGTAAATGGATATTGTGCGTCTTTATAAAATTTCTTTCTTTCAGTTAAGTGTCGTTTAGCAAACTTACAAGCTGCGGTTATGTCCCAAATTTGCACAAAATCTTTATCTTCTGCTTTTCTTATTCCGCGCCCAATACTTTGTATAACACGAACAAAGCTTTTTCCGGGTTCAATGAGAACAAGGTTAAAAATACGAGGTATATTAATACCAACAGCAGCTACGCCGTAAGTTGCTACAATAATTTTATTAGAGCTAGTTGATACTTCGTCGTATTCTTCTTTACGGTCTTTAGTTTTAACTGCACCAGAAACAAATGCTACTTCGTTTCCTGTAAGTTTTGTTAAACTGTCTTTTAGCATTTGACCGCACTCAATTCTATCAACCAAAATAAGTGTATTACCTGTGTTAGATATTGCCGAAATTTTCTTAGAAACAAACTCTATTCTTTCAGAATTTGTTACAAGATACTTTAATTCTTCAGCATAGCTACGAAATTCCTTCCATTCGCCTGTCTGAATAATATTCACATGACACTGGCTAAGTATTCCTTTTTGTTGTAATTCATGTGCACTAACACGACCAACTACGTCGCCAATCGATACGCGAATGTTTTCAAAATTAATTTCTTCCTTTGGAATAGTGCCAGTTAGTCCCCAACGAATAGGTGCATTTGCAAGATTATTTGTTAAAAGTTTCTTGAGTACATCAGCTTTAGCCATATGTACTTCGTCAACGATTACTGTGCCAACGCCTTCTAGAAATTCTGCTAGTGTTAAAATTTCTGAATCATTATCAAATGATTTTTTATCTAAGATGTTAAGGCTTTGCCACGTACAAATAGTATGTGTTTTATTAAGATCCTTTCTATTTCCGTAGTAAACACCTACATCCAATCCTACATTAATAAAGTCTTCTTCTGTCTGTTCAACTAGGCTTTTATTAGGTACGATTGTAATAGTTCTTCCGTATTTTTCGCAAATTTTTGATAAAGTTGCAGTCATAATAGTTTTACCAGCACCGGTAGCAACTTCCTGCAAACTTTGTGGATTGGCAAGAAAGTTGTTAACGACTTCAACTTGGTCGTCTCTCAATCTAATAGGGTGTCCTTCAAATCGATGACCTTTTGGCCAACATTTTTCACCCCAAAAATCTTCAGTAATTCTATCAAATTCTAATTGAGGACTATTGCGACGATCGTCTACATTGATTTCATAATTTCTATTTTCTAATTCTGCCAATATTTTTTCAAGCATATTGAAGTATGTAGTTCCTCCAATATTAAAGAAACTAACAGAGCCATCCCATCTTCCTAATTTATAAGAAGGCCTAAATCGAGCGGTAGGATCTTCTAGTTTAAATTTTTTAACCAATGCTTTACGAGTGTCAAGATCTAAGTTAGTGATCTTAACATTAACTTCGTCAAGTATGATTATAGTACAATTAGCCAAATTTAAACTCCTGTGTTTCTCCTACAGAATCTATAACAATTACGTTTTGATGTAATTTTACAAATTTCTTTAGACCGTAATGCGCAGAATTTAACCCAAACTGAAATACAAGATCAAAGTATTTGTTTGACTCTACAATAGTTTTAGGTAACTTACCACTAACAAAGATATATTTTGTATCATTAGTCAACGGCTGATTAAGTGAATTCTCTTTAACATAGTCATTAAACACGGTTCCTAAACCACTGTCAAGTCTAAACAAAACTGAAATATTATCAAAGTCATTTTGAATAGTTTTTAAAAGTTGGTGAACTGGCCGAAGTATCTTAAGTTCATGCCCTCCAGGTATAACAAACAAAACGTTTTTTGAATACTTGATTATTTCTTGAAAATCAGCAAGAGAATTATTACGCTGTTCTTCTGATTTATTTTCAAAGAAGTTAATAACTGATTCTTTATATTGGGATTTCAATACTGAATTAACTTGGTCATCCCAGCACGATACTCCTCGTCGCCGTGCACTTAGTAGTGCTTCTGTTAGATTAGAATACGTCTCGTTATGTACATTTGATGGCAGATTTACAAAAGTAAATTGATCTCCTGTACGAACTAACATCGGAACGTATCCTTCAATGTTACCTACAATGATTTTAATTTCATTTAAGAATTCAATAAATTGTTCATCGGCAACAAATCCGTGATCTAAAAAAGACGAGAGGAATAAGATATTCCCTTCGCTCAATCCAAATTCCCAAACTCTCTGTTCAGAATTCCATGCAATTAAACTTCGTTCAATGTTAATTGACCGCTTTCTGAAATCTTTTATCATTTCAACTAACGCATTATCATAAGGAAATTTTACAAAGATTGTTTTAATTCCCTGCGAATCAAGGTTAATTGAAATTTGTTTTGCACTTGAAATAGTCCTTTCAGGCATTCTGAAAGAAGGTGCTTTTAAGATACTTTCAATATCTATTGATAGTTCTTGTTTTAAAGATTTTTTATATTTGTTTACTAATTTTAAAGCAAGTTCTCTTTGCTTTTTAGTAAAGGCATTACCCGTCATAATTTGATGAGAAAAGCTGTGAATGATTTTATCATCAAACGACGACAACGGAATTGGAGTAGTAAATATAAAATTACCTGATCCTGCTAGACGTTCAATTAAGTCTTCAATGTGCATTATACTGTTACATCCTCTAGGCCAGCGGCTCTTAATTTAACAATATTAGTAATTTGCCATTGCTTCTGATCGATGGCCTTAATGATACCCAACCATTGATTTCTCAAAAGAGCAAATTCGTTGATAATTTTTTCCATATCAACTACATCAGCCTCACCGTCTACATATTTTTCAACATCTCGAGAACTAAGGGCTCTTTGATAATTCTCTAAAAACTTTTTAAAGGTTTTACTTCTTACTCGTCTTAATTCAATGTTAAGATATTCTAAAATAGCTTCAATTTCTTGAAGCTGATTAAATCTTTGCTCAACAATACCTGGTAGTGAAGAAGCTGCTTTTTCAACGTTGCCGTGTATTCTGACTTCTCGTCTGGCAATTTCTATCTCTTTGTAGAAATGTTCAATACAATCAGGAAGGTGAGCAATATCCTTGCTCACCTTGGAATACCACAAAGACATTAATAGTCCTCGCCATCTTCCTGATCGTATTCCTCGTCCTCTTCATACTCCCCGCCTTCAAGAATGGCAGAAATAGCATCGTCTAGATGAGGATCATATCCTAAGTAACCTTCAAGGTCTTCCGACGTAAACTCCTTACCTAGAAGCCAGTCAACATACTGTTCAGCAGCGTTGTTACGGTTCTTTTCAGGAATATATTGCTTAAAGGTATCCCAAATTTCAACAATTAAACTCTCGTCCATTATTCTTCCTCAGTTGAATTTTCAGAATCTACTACAGGATTTACACTGCTTTCATCCCACTGTTTCATGATAAGCGTTAACTTATCTTCAGTCCAGTTTTTACGGAACTCAGCAATAATTTCACCTGTTTCTTTATCTGTATAGGCTAACTTGTTGCCTACCTTGGATAATACATTCATTTTCTCAAACATGTCAACTAGACCGGACGTAGGACTCATTCCGGTTGAATATGGAATCTTAACCTGCACAGTTTCAAAAGGCTTAGCATACCTAGTCTTCATAATCTTACAGGCACTGCGAATACCTAATACATCACTGACCTTGTTTCCATCTTCATCTTCTTTGAGCTTAAGTTTTTTCATAGCAACTACAATACTAGATGCATAGATAAACCCTTGCCCACCGGAAATCTTATCATCTGGGTCAAACATGTCTTGGCTAGCATAAGTATGATTGGTGCATACCATACCTACATTATACGAACCAAACATATTTACACAATTACGAACAAGAGATGTTAAGGCCTTAGGCTTACGGCCCATGTCTCCCTTCATTTCTCCTGCTTCAAACTGATTTACGTCAGTTGGTGTCAACAACATACCTAAACTGTCAATAACAAACATAACCTTAGGACGATCTTCCGCAGGCATGCTCTTATATTCTTTCATGAATTCCGAGATAGTTTTAGCTACATCGTCAATCATTGCCATATTAAGTTTAAGTAGTTTTTCTTCTGATGTATCTACGCCAAGTGCATGCAACCATGCTTCATCCAACGCATTTTCTGTATCAACTAAGATAACAAAAATACCTTGTTCCTGAGCATGCCTTACAATATTGCCAGCACAGATATAACTCTTGCCGGCACCTGATTCACCTGCAAATACAGTTACCTTACCCAAAGGGACTCCTCGAAAGAAGTCCCCTGAGATTAGATAGTTTAAAGCGTAATTACCAGTTGAAACCCAGTCTGTGGGATCGTTAAATCCAATCCCAAGGCCGTCAATAGACTTCGTAATACTCTTTCGAAATTTAGAGATATCAAATGTTTTTGCCATTGACTTCTCCTAAATTACTGTTGTTTACGATTGCGAATTGCTGCCAAGATATCCTGAGCACGTGAGCTTGCGCCATCAGCAACTGGAGCTGGTGACGGAGCAGCGGTTGCAGTTGGTTTGGTATCCGCCTCAAAAGGAGGATCCTCGTCTTCAGACACTGCCTTAGCTGCGGTAGCCTTAACAGGTTGTGCATCGCTAGCAAAGTTTACACTATTACCATAGCCGGACGGCTTGTAATACTGACCCCAGCGTTCCATGTCAAATGCTTCTCCATCAACAGATGCTTCAAACATCTCCTTAATGACCTTAAGCTCAACTTCAGTTGGCTTCTTAGGTAGGAAGTCCTTGAGAGTAAACAAACCATGCTGCTTAATAGCAGCCTGTTCGCTATCACTCAATGCACGTTCACGCCGCGCCCAATTAGAAGTGCTGTAATCGGCATACTGCCCTTTGGCCGTCTTAGAGATCTTAAAATCAACGCCGCGAACATAATCAGTTGGCAATTCTTCCATTTCTGGATCCATAATTGCACTCTTGATAATGTTGAAGATCTGACTACCAATAATAAATCGACGAACCGGATTTTCCGGAACCTTACCATCTTCCTGAAGTTTGCTTTCAACAACAAACCCTTGGAACAAATAACTCTTCTTCTTCCAATACTTGCGTCCCATATCTTCAAGGCTCTTATCCTTAAACCAAGGACGTACCTCTGTAAGGACTGGACAAGTTTCACCCCACATTTCCATGCAAGGAACCTGCACAGTTACTGGCTTGCTAGATGTCTCACCCTTAACACCAGCGAAGGGCAATTTGATCATTGCACGTTCAACCCAAAAGAAAGTGTTATTTGGATCGCCGTCTGGAAGGAATCGTACAGTGGCGGTGCTGTTTTCTGGAATATTCCAGTGAGGATAAATTGCGTTATCACCGCCAGTTGAGTTGCCAGCGCCTTGCTGACTAGAAGCCTGAAGTTTTGCTCGAATTTCTGCTAAAGTTGCCATAATATTTCTCCTTAATGTTGCCTTTAGTTTGCCACTTCTTCTTAGCCAACTGACTAAAAAGAAAAAGTGCGTATGAGTTACTATACGCACTTTTATTTATATTTGCAAGACCTTTTTAAATTATTTTTTCAAACCAGATAAAAATTTGAGTCTTTCGATTGATTCGGTATGCAATGGTTCATCTTTTTTGGATAGCTTGTTTACTAATTTTTCTGCTAAGTCTCCAGCCCATTCGCCTAGCTCTTTTCTAATTTTAGTTACAACGCCAGTTTCTCCTAGTGGGAATTTACCAGTTTCTCTATCATAAAAACTTTTTACCATTTCTGCAATATCTTTTAAGCTAGGATTTTTATTTTCCTCGGTATCTTCTTTTTCTTCAACTGGAGACGGAGGATTTGTTCCCGGCTCAGCACCTGCAGGAGGTTGTTCCTGCGGAGGCGGTGTTGGTGCAGGAGCACTTTGTGTTGATTGTAGACCTAGATACTTAATTGATTCTTTATCACCTTTATTATTCAACCAGATGTTAACGATGGTTTTAAGGTCGCCTTCTGGCCCGGCTTTATCGATCATGTCTTCAAGTTCACTGTCGTCAATACCAATGCCTTTTAAAGATTGAACAGCATTTGTTCCATCTAATCCAGCTTTTGTGTCTTGACTTAGTAGGTCTTTGAGTTTATCAAGTACGTCGTCGGGTAAACGATTTTCTATTATTTTACTGACCCAACTTTCAAATTCTGCAAATTCTTTAACATCTTTTTCTTCGTGGTCGCATTCGCAACTGCTTTCAAGCATTCCACATTCATTGCAGGTTTCTTCTTTAGTTTCACCTACGTATTCTTCGAGGTCTACTTCACTTGTTTCCTGCATAATTTTATGTATTAGCGGGAAGTATTGTGCTAGATCTTCTTTAAAATTTCTAACTGTAAATTTATCTTTGTAACTTTCTAACGTGGCTTCGTCCATTACTACATCATTGTTTTCAAAGGTATCGTTAGCACCTTTCCATTCTTCGTATCCACGTTGTCCGCAGACTCTTTCCATCATATGTTTTAAGCTTTCAAGTTTAGAACATGCACGTTCCATAATTTCGTTAGCTTCATTTTGCATAGTATCATGATTGTGACCAACATGTCTCTTGAAAGCAGAAAGTTGAGCAATTTCTTCGCTCATTTTAACAATAGCTAGGCCGTGTACATCGTGAGGTCTACCGCCATTAGCCACATGACGCTGCATGGCTTTTGCACCTGTTAAATGTATAAACGGATATTTAAAACGTTCTCCGTCAGCATTTTCTACATAAATTGCATGTATATTACGATGACGTTGTCCTTCTTCTACAGGACTGCTATGGCGAATAATTAAACGTGTTTTTTCTAATATGCGGTGACTAGTTTTACTACTACCAAACATTTTGCTTTCTGACATATTATCTTCCTTACTTCCGGTTGACGCTAAAAATTGAAAATCTTCTTTGTTTAAGTTTGATTTAGTAATATCTCTAGTATCAAATCTTAATAGTCTGCGTTTGGCAAACATGCGCATTTCTTTTAAGAAACTAAACCAGATTTTTTGTGTCCCCGGTTCGTGTCCTTCTAAAATTCCTTTTCCGTAATAAAGCTTAAGAGCACCTCTTTCGTTAATACTAATACTAACCCGACCAAGATCGGTTCCTTCCATAGTAAAATTAAAATCAAAGAAACGTGCTTGCCTTGGATCTGATGTTACGTTTCCGTTTTCGTCGCCCATTTCTAGGTTGGTAAAACGACTGCGTACTTTATCAAAAAGGTCCTGAGAAATAAGTTCAATAGCGTCCATAGTACTGTATTTATACTAGAATGTACTAATATAAATGGGCATTGGTAGGTCGTGTTCTTCTAATCCGGTATGGTCTCTCATCTTTTCGTATATAGAAGGATCCCAGTCTTGCAAAAGCATTATCATACGTATAGATAGTAATAAGCTAGATACCAAGTCGTCGTGCTGCCCAGACTTAGCTTTAAATGTTATTCCTGCTGCTACGAAACTTTTAAGTTCACTTATTAAAGTTTTACTATTAATAGTAATCTGCTTTGTTTCAATTAATTGTTTTAATTTAGCACATGCTGAAATTTTAGCAGAATGCGTAGTGTTGAATCCTCTACGAAAACGTCTAACGTGCCCTTTTTTAATAGGTTCGCTAAGAAACAACCCAGGAAAACTTTCTTCACCTAATTCGTTGATAGATACTAGTGCGCTTTCACCAACTGAGTTATTTTCTACAGAATAGTAAATGCTACTAGTTACACCCATTGCTGTGCACTGATCATCAACATGCTTAATCATGTCCTTTAGTATTCTTACCTGTGACTGTATTGGAGTGGTGTTATGATGCCATTCTGCTACCTGCTCCATGCTAGGAACTTCTATTACTTCAATAGCAGCATAGTCTCCCCCTGTGCCTAAACTAGGGTCTAGACTAAAAATATAAGTGCTTGCAGGATTAATTTTCTTGTACCAACGAGCTTGTCCCATTTTCATTATTGGATCTCGCCCTTCTAAATCTAACAAACTAATACTATTAATTAAGGTTTCATCAAATACTAAGAATTCACATTCGTGCTCACGGCGGAATCTCTCGTCTCCTACACGACTGCGTTCTGTATTAGCCCATACTTCGTCTCTATCAGGATGCTGACTCCATACTGCTTTATAAGGATAAAATCCGTTTCGACCTAGAGTTTGTTCATTGCCGTATTCGTCAAATCTCTTATTAGCTTCATTCCAAATTTGAGCAAACTGATCTTCGTCGCTATTAGGAGTAGAAGTAATAATTGCTTTACCACCTGTTGCTAGCGTAGGACTAATTGAAGTCCAAAATTCAACAGCAATATTAGGTTCAACGTAGGCAAACTCGTCGCAGTATAATAACGAAACAGACATACCGCGTCCTGTTGTTTCAGTAGTCGTTTGCGCTACAATTCGACTGCCGTTTTCAAATTCAATACTTTGTTTATTATAACTTGTAACACCTGCTCGAATAAAATCAGGACACATTTCGTATGCATATCGCAAACGTTGCATAATTTCTTGTGCACCTGTATATTTGTGTGCGGCAATTAAAATAGTGCTATTGTCCATAAACATAGCGTACCATAGTAAGAAGCCTACCGCAGTAGTTGTCTTACCCATCTGTCGTCCTAGCATGTTTACACTAAAACGATGAAGATTATAGCTGTCTAGTAATTCTTTTTGATATTCGTATGCTTTATATTGTATCTTACCTTGGGTAGGATGTTGAATAAAGAAGAAATTATTAAGAAAATACTCTGGACCGTTTTCAGGATCTTGACATAACATCAGATCTTGAATATTTTTTTCAGTCCATCGTTGTTTAGTATGAGCCTTTTTAACAAGGGCGCCGTCAAGATTTTTACTAGCCATACCTATATTTAATCAAAGAAATGCAGCTATTTGGTAATTTATTTACATATCTGTTTCGCAATCGTCGCAACTCATGCCGTACCGCAAATCTTTTCTTGTTATAGAATTAGGGCGTTTGCAAGTAGGACATCTATAAAGTTTTAAAGTTTCGTCTGGCGCAAGTTCGTCAGTGTCATCAACATCGTCCTCGTCACCAAAAATGTCTATGCCTTCAGTTTTTTTGTTATTGGCAATTAATAAATCAGCAATTTCTTTTTCTAAAGACTCAGCATCGTAATGTGCATATCCAATGTCTTGCATTCCAGATTCACTCGTAAAGCATGAGTCTATAGACCTTTTACTAAATCCGCAAATAATCAAAAATCTTTTTATTTCTGCAGGGAGTGCGCCGTCTTCGTATATGGCTTGAACAAGTTCTAATGCTTCATTTTCAGGCAGATTAGTGTCGTACGATATATTTAACCCGGCCCCTGAATATTCTAAATCATCCTCATCATCTTTTGTTAGTACTAATGACAGACCCGTAACAGGCTGCCCATGTATATTGATTCCAGTTACAGGAATTGATAGTGTTGTTGTATCACCAAGTGTTTCGCCGTATTTTTTTAAAATATTTTTTAATCGAATGTTTATATGTTCAATTAAACTTTTTTTTTATTTTCGGCAATAAATTCTTGGTACGCAGCAAATAAACTCTCAGCAGTTACTTTATTTCTATCAACTACCATGTCTTTGTTTGCTACCAAGTTGTTATCTCGATCACCGTCAATTGGCCAGTTGCTATCTGCTTTACCTTGTTCATCTGGACTATTATCATAAACACGATTATCGTTCATACTATCTTGTACCATTTCTGGATTTGGTTCACCGCCGGTTACCTTCTTAATTAAATCTTGCATAGAAGGCATTTCTCTAGGTTCTGCCGTATCTGCTGCGGCCATAGTTGGACCTGGAGTAGTTGTTAGCACTGCTGTAGGATCAGCTGATTTATGAATACCTGCTAAACCCATAAGATCCTTAAGCATGCCAGTTAGTTCTGGTCCATTGCTAGCTGTAATATTAATGCTTGCGGGAGAATGAGAACCTGCCATTGGAATTCCGCATTCTGTAATAGTTTTTGTAACCCCTGCTAGGTATTTCAATGCGTTAGTGTCTAAATTTTCCATGGTATTTTCTCTCTTGTTTTGTTCGTTAGTTGTAAAAGGATCAGATTCAACATCAAGTTCGCCGCCCGGACGGGTCATGTCTTTACCGTTTTTTGTAAAGGTCACTGTTGCTTCTTTTTTTATCTTTGATGTTGTTTTTTTCATGATTACTTTTTTCTTGGATCTGCAGCCTGTTCTACAGGACTTTTATTATTAGGCTTGTCATCGGTATTAAAGTGAACCTTAGTTTCTGAAGGAATTTCTTCTCCTCGAGCTTTACGCTGGAGTTTAAGAACATCGTTTAATTCTTTAAGAAAACTTTCGTTATACTTGTCCCCGTAGTACTCGTCAAACTTAGCATTCTTAACTTCTTTGTATTCACTATCAGTTAATAATGCACCTTCGTGAGGCTCATGCGGTTCTTGATAAGATTCAGATGGCTCTCCTGGACGACGAACAACTAATGCATCTTTTGTAATGCCTAAACTTGTGCAAAGATATTCCTGCAATTCCATTTGAGTAGTTGGATAATCAACTACAGCTTCAAAAATTGTAACTTCAGCAAATCTAATCTTAGGAAAGTCTAAAGGTAACGACTGAATTGGAGTAGTACCTACTTTCTTAAATTTAGAAACTTGGAATTTATTAAGTAAAGCTTCCATTGTTTTAACTTTTTCTTCATTAAATTCGCCCGCAACTTTGATACGGAAGTCCCATTTTTTGCAACTTTCTGCAAGATATTCTTTAAAATTCTTTGTCATAGTATAGTTCCCTATGCTTTATTTATTTCAAATTCTTTAGTTTTTCTAAGATGCTATTGCGATCTGTCATAATATAACCCTCGCCAGCAATCTCTTCTGTTTCAGTTCCGTGCTTTTTATCGAGAGCTAGTTTTTTAATTTGCAGATCAATCATCTTAAGCTTCTTGTCAATCTTAGCACTTTTAGCTTGTATAGCAGCATTCATCATATTAGCGGCTACTTCAAACATACGAGCACCGTATCGTGCCTCTACATTCATGCCAAGATCCATTAAATCGTCGTAGGCTTTTTCTGCTTTGGCGCCTAACGCATCTAACTCTGCATCACTAATATCTCCTAATCCTTTAACTCTAGGAAGAGCTGCTGAAATTTTATCAAACTCTTCTAATCTAGCTTCTAAGTCTATCGTTGCAGGAGGAGATGCTTCTTCTACAACCGGAGTTACTGTTTCTTCTTTAGAATCAATGTTAAGTATTTCTTCTAATTTTCTAGTCATTATTTTTTACCTGTATGGAATAATTCTTTTTCAGTAATAATTCTAAAATGCACACCGTTTTGTTTACACCAATTTCTTGCAGTAGCCCACTTGACTTGATTCTTTACAAACTGTGCTTGATTGTACTTATTTTTACCAACATGTTCTCTCAATGTTTGGCTAATTGGTTTTACTTCCCATAACTCAGCACGTTTTTTGTTATTTTTATCTACAAATACCACTAAAAAATCTGGGACATAAACTGTCTGTTTTCCAGTTAACGGATCTCGATATGGAATTTTTACACTCTCACTAGCCCATTCTTTAATTGCAATATTTTCGTCGCACATTTTCATTACCTGAAATTCCCAACTACTTCTATAAGTAGGGGATCCTAATCCAATATATTTCTCTGGATTTTTTAATCTATAGGTACCTTGTGCAAATTTTAGTGTCATGCAATTATGTTACGTATAACTTCTTCTGATGGAGAGTAATATTGTACGACTCCTAGCAGACTAGTATTCACTCTGTTATAGTTTAGTATTTCAGCAACTAGTCCACTAATTTCTATTGAATCTAATCCCTTTAGTGTATCCATTACTTGCATAGCACTGTATCCGTCTTTTGCGGCTTGCGTAAGAATAATAACTGCTGTTCTTTCAGCTGATACTGGCTCAAATCCTTTGCTTTCAAAAAATCCTATCATAGCGACTAAGTCGTTATTGCTAATGCTTACAGGCAACTTGTAGTAGTTATTGAATACTTCTACCGTAGGATTAGAGCTTGATGCTGAAGATCTTGGTGGGATGTTTGAGTAAAGATTAGACATGACTTATCCTATAGTAACCGGAGTTGCTTTTACTGAATTATTTGTTGTCTTATTGCCGGTAGGAACATTAATGCCTGCGGGAGTTAAGGTTTGATTTAACCCATTTAAAGTTCCAGAAATAATTCTCTGTCCAGTAGTTTGTCCAGGTATAGAAGGTGATTGTTCAATACCAGATAATACGCTAGTTAATATTCCTGTCCCCTCTTCTTTTAATCCTGCGGTAGAAATATTCTTTGCATTGCGAACAATATTACCTGTTTGTATAGCAGCATTTAGTAAATCTAATGGACTAGCTCCTGGATTTGTTAATGTACCAAACACTGATTTAGCTCCTGCAACTAGACCACCTGGACCAAGGACGCTAGTAGTTCCTTGGCCGCCTATGCTTAATGGACTAGGCGTGGTATCATAATGATTTTTATTAAATCCAGGATTTCCTTTTGTAACTGCATTTGTATCTTTTGTATCATAAATTACAGTTTCGTAATCTACTACTAACTTACTAGTTAATACTCTATTACCTTGTGTTTGATCTAACTGATCGTGTTGCCAACTTTTAATTATTGGATTGACAATTTTAAAAGAAGTATAATGTCGCTGATTTAGTTGATAGATGTCAATTGAATCAAAAAACGGTATGCTCTGGCTATTATTTAAACCGTATCGGTATGTCTGCTGCCCGTTAAATTCATTATACTTGTTATCGCTATATTTGGCGGATTTAGTTTTTACAGTGCCACCAAAAGAAGAGTCATTACTGTCTCCGTAATAATATTGGTAATAGGCTTTCCATAAATTAGTGGAAACATTAGCCATATCGTCGTGAAAAACAATTGAAAGGGAATCATAATTAATTCTCTTTTGTACAACTGTTTTTCTATTGTATTGATTAAGTATCTCTGTCTCTACAGTAAACTTTGGACTATCAACTTGTTTAGCTAATAACCCAACCATACCTTTATATTTGTTATACCAAGCATTAAATTCAGTTTTAAGTGTGTTATCTGTTATTGCATTTGCAAGATCTGGATTTATATTAACTACAACATAATAAATCCATCCGTTCTTTGGTGCAAGTTCGTATGTATTACTTACATACAGTCTTGAGGCATGTTGATAATCTCTAAGATTACCAGAACCGTTTAACACCCCTGAGAGAAAATTTACAAATGCGTTTGCCATAACAATATTTAGTCATAAAAAAAGGGCGTAAATTTTACGCCCTTTCTTTGATCTACGATTTCTATTAACCTGTAGCTAAAGTACGTATTGTGCGTCCAACATTTACGCCAATGCCGTTTGGTACACCTGCGGTGTTAACCTGTAGAGCATTGTCGTACTTGATTGTCATTGTAATCTGTAATGGATCACTCTTACTATAATCAAGCTGAGCGTATTCTGCTTTGCTTAGATAGCAACCATATACCTCAAATGTTTCTAACACTGTTGGATCAAACGCACCGTTTCCACCATCAAGAATTTCAATCTTGGTTGTGAATTTATAATCGATGCCGCTAGCAGCTGAAGCTTGTTCATAAAAATCCATCTGCTTCTGCAACTGTTCTCCAACTAGTTTGCTAACTGAACCAAGAGCATCGTCACGCACGACAATTGAAATGTCGTTCCACTTAGCCTTACCAGCAAGTTTAATTCTGCTGTTATAGACATCTAGTACAACATCATCAAATTCTGGCGAAGGTCTTGCAGCAGTCATAACCTGTTTGGTTAGTTCTGTTGTTGGTTTGCTAACACCTAAGTTTTGAAATAATACACGGAAGCGGTATGAAAGCTTCGGCATTAATAAACCTTGGTTGTTTGCGCTCTGGTTTCCTTCTAGTGGAACTCCTAACTTACTCAAACTGGAAATTGCCATCTAAGTGCTCCTTATCTCTTTTATTTACCTATTATACGTTACCAGCCGCAATCGCACCAGTGTTAACTAGTCTGAGTGGAATGTAGATGAACTCTACGGCCTTAACTGGCTCAATAGCAATATCCATCCAAAGTTCACTGCGATCAATTCTTGCAGGTGTGTTGTTTGACTCGTCACAAACTGTAATGAAGTCGTACAACGCACGCTGTCCTACTAATTCAAGTAAGAAACTGTCAGCTGCTGCTTTAATTTCATCGCGTGTAATCTTGTCGTTTGGTTCAAACAAGAACGGACGAGATAGAATTTCTAGCTGCTTGCGAATGTAAGCAACAAGTCTTGCAACATTTACTCTATCTAATGCGCTAGCTACGCTTGCACGAGTATACTGACCCATTACAACAATACCACTTCCTGGTAGTGTAGCTATTGGATTAATATGTCCATTCTGCGCCATAACATCACGTAGGCTTTCGTACAATGATGCTTGTTTAAACTCACCAGTTGTTGCCTCAACATAACCTACTGCGGTTGCGTTGTCAACAATACCCCTGCGTAGTCCTGCTGGTGCAAACCATGGGAAGCTTACACTGTCGCTCTTAGCAATAGTTCTCATCATCATGTGACTTGGCGGAACAACAATATAGTTGCCTAAATTGTCATTGGTATATCCACTTGGATAGTAGAATGCCATATACTGATCGTGTGTTACACCGCCTTCGTCATTATTATCTAATGCACCATTAGTATTATTGCCCCATGCTGCTAAATCAGTACCATTGGCCGCTAATCTAAACGGTGTGTCACCTAACACAAATGCTGTTTGCTTGCGATCAATATTGAACGCAACCATGTTTTGCACAGCTTCTGGATAACCAGGGCAAGCAATTAAGTTAAATGTAAGAGTATCTGTATCTCTAATTGCTGTGTTAGTATCAACTAGTGACTTAAATGCTGCTACAACTACACCGCGTTGTGCATGGCGTCCAAACGTTCCACTACCGTCTGCATTATTTGGACTTGCGCTTACCCAGCGATCAGCAAAGTATGGATCCATTGTATTATCCATAATATCGTTATTGTAACGAATGTTCTTCCCGTCGTTAGCATAGATATTAATGTAGTTTGAATGATACTTTTTAACATTATATCCTGAACGACGTAGATTCCATAAGCGCATACCTTCTGGGTATAGTGCAGGATCTGGAGCGTCTGGATCTAGGTAGTTGCTACTTAATAGTGCTTTGATTGTAGCTGGTTCCGAAGCCTGTCCGCTTGCAGCCCATCGAGCATCAGCAAATAGCCAACCATTTGGAGTTACTTGATCAGTTACATCCTGTAGTATCCACTTTAAAGTAGAACCATTCCAGACATAAACAACTTTTCCGTAGTTTTCCATATCAGCAGTACTGATCCAAATGTCACCGTCAACTAACGGAGTTCCGTCACTTTGTGTAGTTGGAGCAGTAGCAGTTACCTGCGGGCCTTTTGGATCAGATGTTGGAAACGCTGTTTTGTATCCTACCCATGTAGATCCGTTGTGATACATAATATCAACTTCATTTACAACTGAGCTATACCATAACTGGCCATCTGCTGGTGTTGTATAAGGAGCAGTAGTTTTAGCTTCAAATACCAACGGCTTCCAGTTAGACGCCTTTAGTGTAAATCCGTCTGTTTCGTACTCACCTGTTGCATATAGGTTTGCGGTTCCTAACCCTGTGCTCATATTATAAGCAGTAAATCCTAATGCGTTAGCGCCATTACCAGTCAACGGAGTATTAGTTCCATCTAACAGTTTGATATCTCCGCCTAGTGCATGACTAAGGCTAATTGTATCAGCAGTTGAATCGTATTCAGCACTTACATTTGTTAATCCAGCAGCACTAACCGCTGTTACAAAATCAGTAAGTGTTGCATTTGCTGCTAGTGTAACTGTGACACCTGCTGAAAACGCTGAGCTATTTGCTACAGTTTCTTTAATCTGGAATGTGCTGGTTGTGGCAGCAAATCCTGTGAAAGTACTTGGAACACTGTAAGTGATTGTAGTTGGATATACTGCATTTCTGCGGTATACCTTAAACTCTCCAAACAATGGAGATGAAACTGTGTCACCTGTTCCGTGATCATAATTACTTTCAATGTAAAGTGTTCCAACTGGAACATTTAATCCACCGGCTTTGTCATAAGCATAAAGTGCTGCTGCCGACGAAGCATAAATCGGTGTGCTCACTGTTCCCCATGTTTTAGTAGAACCGTTAAAGTATTTGACAGACCAGTTTGCACCTGTGTTTGGTGCAGTGGTCTTAATATAAACACTTCCTGTTGGATTTGCATTTGTTGCAAATCTTGGTACCTGTGTATGAGGTTGTACTGCAAGGTCAACATTGCCGTATGTACCTGCTGCAAGACCTAATGAGGTTAGTACCTGAGTAGCTGTTCCAACAGCTGCGATTGCAATCTTACCATCTGCAGTGCTGCCGTTTGAAGTAGCACCCGCATCTGCATATATAGCAAGTTTATTGTTAACAACTCTAGCACCAACACCGTAAGTGTACATCTGTGAGTTAATGCTACTTGCAACGCCTGCTGGAGTAACATTTGATCCTAATGTAACCGATACTGTGTTTATTTTAAAGGATGTGCTGGAGTTGACCGCATTGAATCCAGTACTTGATACTACCGGCCAGCTGGTCTGCCAGCATGTGCTTGCATGCCATGATGTGCTAAAGTCTTCGTTGTTGGATCCAACCTTAACCCATGCGTTGTCGGTGTTCTTATACCAAACTTGGTTGGTATTTTCACTAGTTACAGTAATTGCATAGTTTCCTTGTGAACCAAAACTAGCGTTTGGAACCCATTCGTCTACAGCAAGTGCTGCAACCATGTCTTTATTATCGTTATCAATTACTAATGGGATTTTATTTACAAATACTGCATTTGTAGCATCCCATTCGCTAATACCATATAAAGAATTTGCAGTATCTACCCAGTAGGTGCCTGAAGCAGGATCACCATTTGGAATAGAACTTTCACCGTGCAATTGCCCAAGATCAACATCAGCTCTTACAACAAAAGCACGACTACTTACGCCTAACAAACTATAAGTTGCTTGTAGGCCATATTCGTTTAGTTCACCAGCGTTAACGGGGTTACCGCTAGCGTCAGTTTGGAAATATGGAGTACCAAATGTATCAGCTAAATCGCGCTGACTTGTGATGGTCCAGACCTTGCCAGCATTAGCATCTAGTGTGCCTGCTGCTGTAGCTGTACCGCTAGCATTCTGTTTGTTAGAAGCAGAAGCTACAAAAACTAGTGGGATTGTTCCCGGTGCCGCTGGTAAGTAAAAGCTTTCGTCAACTACTGAAACTAATACACCAGGTGAATTTAATGTTGCCATTTACAAATCTCCTTAAAGGATTACTTGTTTTTATTTATCGGTTGTTGACATTTTTTACCGGATTAAATAGTCATAAAGGGCACCTTTAAAGGGCGCATTATATGAGAGACTTATGTAAAAGCTGTAATTGTCGGCCTGTTGCTATCAATTATCATAAGGACGGAGTAACACATTATCGATCACAATGTGATCATTGTGCTCGTGTATCTAAGGAAGGAACTCCACGATGGGCTAAAACAGGTTATAAGAAAAAGTTAAAATGTGATCGTTGCGGTTACAATAGCAAATGGGGCGAGCAATTTAATGTATTTCACATAGACGGAAATTTAAATAATTGCAGTTATAGTAATCTTAAGACAATCTGTGCCAATTGCCAACGGCTGCTTCATACGCTACATCTACCTTGGCGGCAAGGGGATCTAATTCCGGATTTTTAATGATTGACTCTAGTTGACTAAACAGATCTTGTTTGCTGCCGTTATTTTCAATAATATAATTAAATTCTGACCCAATCCATGCCCACTCACTAGAGTGTACATCTGGATATATTTGTTCCATTACTAGTCCAGAGTTTTTTAATTTATCTAGTTCTTCCACAGATGCACGACACTGCGTTAACGCAATGTCGTACCATTCTGGCTCTGCACTTCTTTTTACTCTAATTGTAATTCCGCCAGAGTTTTTAATAGCGGAAATCTCATTGGGAAATCGGCAATCAGAGATGACTATGTTAGAACTAACATTTCTAAGACGATTTTCTAAACCAGCAATCCAAATATCGTCATGAAATCCAGAACGGCACACTTCAGTGCCCCAATATTGTAGCACCCATCGAGGAGTAAGACCAGGTTTATTAAGTCTCTTTGCCCACCACTGATCCTCTTGTTCTCGCCAAAATCGAGATTGATCAGTTTTTCCTTCAAGCATCTCTCTGTCCCACCCAAAAACATTAGAGACTGCGTCTTTTAAGCTTTTAGCAAAGCTCTCTCTTTCAAAATTATGATGATTTACAAGATAATCTGCAGCGGTATCTTTTCCGGAACCAATCAAACCTAAGATGCCAATAATCATAATAACTCCTTTGAGTTATTTTATGTTATCCTATAACAAATGTCAACGGTTGTTGGTTATCAAAGTTATTAACTAACTCAGCATCGAGTTTTTCTGTCATTGCTAGCCCTTCTGATTTAAGCGCCTGACCGTTAATAGTTACCTGACCTTGTGGTCCTGAAATATTTCCAAACTTTTCGCGTGCTTCGCCTAACATGATTTTAGCCTGAGCTAACGCATAATCCTTAATCCATAGACCTGCATAGTTGTCTTGAAACAAGTTAAAATCTGGGCGATGATTATACATCCAAATTAGTACGCTTTCTTCTGTTCTCGGACGTTGCGATATTCTTAGTTTTTTAGTTGTAGGGTTAAAATCAAAATTAATAAAACTTCCAAACATCTTACCAACTAAATTTTGGTAGCTAGCAAATGCAAAATATGTTGCTAGTCCTCCCATATTTGAACTGCTTAACAGATATGTATTTGTATAAGCTAAATTAAACGGTTCAAATAAAGAACCACCGTCTCCGCCGCCTGAGCGAGAACCAATACTTCTACGGAAAACTTGACGCACTTGCATAACTTCTTTAGGCATAAAGTATTCGTTTTGATCTACTTGAAGTGTTATAAACCCAAAACTTTCTTCTGTAGCATTTTGACTGCGTTGACGATACCGCATTAGTGCCTTATCAATAGCTGTATTATAGTGGATAGGATCCAATTCTACATCAACCATTCCGTCACCTAAGAAGGTGCGTATATAATCAATTACAACTTGACGCTCATTATCTAGCTCATTCATACAATTATTTAGCCATAAATACAATATTGAAACTTTGGAACCACTGATGAAAATACGAGATCTTATAACTGAGGGCATGACCTTTACCGCGGCAAAGCTAAAAGATTATGATGGACGAAAAGTTTGGTCTAGTGCGGACTGGGAGACCAAACAACTAGAGCCGTGTTTTGCATGTGATGGTACAGGAAAAGAAACGTGGAGCGACGGTGAATATCCATGTCGACGTTGTGACGGTAAAGGTAAAAGTGAAGAATGGGTAAGTGCAGCTCCAGAATTGCAAGTAAGTAATTCTAACGGATACGAAATACAACGTATGCTGGGCGTTACAAATCCTGATTATTCTGGAATTATACATAACCGAGATTTGCCAAAATTCATGCGTAGACTCATCCAGTTAAAAAATCAAGATACTAATCAATATACGCAAGAACCTAGCGATATGCAAGGTCCAATGGGTAAAAAACACACCGACGATCAAGGTGTAACACATATTGGAAAAACTGGACCTAGGATGATAGACATGGGACGCAGTCAAGATCAAGTAAATCATTATATTGACAAGTTAATTGAATTAATTAAATTTGCTCAAGAAAACGACGCTAGTATTTCATGGGGATAATATGCCACGCTTAAGTTTATACCGACCAGAAAAAGGCAATGACTTTAAATTAATTGATCGGTTGATCAACGAGCAATTTCAAGTTGGCGGAACTGATTGCATGGTGCACAAGTATCTTGGTCCAGCTGACCCTCTTAGCGGAGAAAGCACACCTGGAACTCCAATTAACTCTAATCCTATACCAGAATTAGGTATTCAAGATCTAATTTTTATGGAAAACCGTGATAGGAAATATGATCCTGACGTCTATAGATTGCGCGGTATCTATACTATGATGGATAGTGTTTTTAATCTAGCACAATTTGGTTTATTTTTAAGTAATGACGAAATTCTTGTACACTTTCATTTAAGAGGTACAGTAGAATCACTTGGTAGAAAAATAATGCCAGGCGATGTTATCGAGCTTCCGCATCAAAAAGATGAGTATGCGTTAGATACTGCTATGGTTGCATTAAAAAGATTTTATGTAATCATAGAAGTTACCCGTCCTAGCACAGGATATAGTCCTACTTGGTATCCACATTTATTACGTGCTAAATGTCAACCGCTAGTTGATAGTCAAGAATTTAAAGAAATATTGGACGGAGATTCTGGTGCTGGTGACGGCAGCAGCTTGCGAGACATCCTTAGTACCTATAATAAGAATATTGAAATCAATAATGCTATTATTGCTCAAGCAGAAGCAGATGCTCCATTAAGTGGTTATGATAATTTTAGTTATTATGTTATACCAACAAGAGAATCTGGCATTGTAGATGTTGCAGATGCTAGCATGACTGCAATAACAATTGATAGTGAAACAGCAGCAATGGATGCTAGTATTATATTAAATAGTCCTAAGAGAGACATCTATGTTGGTTACCTTACAGGAGACGGAATGCCTCCTAACGGTGCTCCATATACGATGGGAGTTGAATTTGTAACGCCTAGTGTTACTGGACAATTTCACTTACGTACAGATTATTTTCCAAATCGTCTTTATAGATGGAATGGTAAACACTGGATTACTTACGAAGACAATGTGCGCATGACTCTAACTAATAAACCAACAGACGGCATGCCCGTTGATAATTCTCTATCTAGACAAACACAGAAAACCAGCTTTATTAACAACAATAATACCGCAACTATTGCAGGTCAGGTTGTACCGGAGCGTCAAGCATTGAGTAAAGTATTGAAACCAAAGGCAGATCACTAATATGGAACATTTTTATGACGGGCAGGTAAAACGCTACCTAACTCAGTTTATGAGATTAATGAGTAACTTTGCCTATAAAGATAGTTCAGGAAAGATTATACAAGTTCCGGTTCGTTATGGTGACATGACTCGACAAGTAGGAACTATTTTAAACAAAAATACAGAAAACATTCTTCAGAGTGCTCCATTTATTGCTTGTTACATTAAAGATATAAAATTTGATCGCCCAAGAATGCAGAATCCTACATATGTTAATAAGATGCATATTAGAGAAAGAGCATTTGACGATGCTAATCAACAATATTTAAACACACAAGGTGCAAATTACACCATCGAACGTTTAATGCCTACGCCCTATGTAATTACATTTAATGCAGATATTTGGACCACTAATACTGATCAAAAATTTCAGCTATGGGAACAGATCACAGTGTTGTTTAACCCTAGTATGGAGATCCAAACAACAGACAACTACGTTGACTGGACTAGTTTAAGTTATTTAGAAATTACAGAAGGTAGTGTTTTTGAAAGTAAAACAGTTCCACAAGGTCTTAATAACGATCTAAGTATTGCTACCTTACAGTTTACTGCACCTATTTGGATCACACCTCCTGCAAAGGTTAAGAAGTTAGGCATTATTACAAAAATTATTGCTAATATATTTGAAGAGCCTGTTGGCACAGGCAAGGCAGGAGGATATGAAGATGCTCTTCATGGAGGAAATATCTTTGGAGGATTAGAACCAACTGCTAGGGTTACCCTTACTCCTCAAGATTATAAGTTATTAATTTTAGATAATGTCGCTGTTCTAGTTCCAGTAGGAGAAGACAATGTCAGTACGGGATGGGTTACTGTAGATAATGTTCCAAATCGTCCTTCGTGGTTAAACATTCTAGACCTATATCCTGGCAAATTTACATCGGGATTAAGTCAACTAAGATTAGGCAAACCAGACGGTCATGAAATTGTAGCTTACATGTCGTTGAATCCTTTTAATGCCTGTTTAATGAACTTGTCGGTTGACGTTGATACCGTTCCTGCTAATACTATTTTAACTGATCATACTGATACTTATAGTAGAGGAACAATAGATGCTATTGTAAATCCTCAGACATTTAATCCTCATTCTGTTTCTGGCCAGAACATTGATCGAAGATATCTAATACTAGATGACGTAGTGCTTAATGATACTGTAGAAGGGCCAGACGCATGGAGTAGTATAGCGCCTGTTACTGGACAACCCCATGGAATTAAAGCAAACGCCAACGATATAATACAATGGGATGGTACTCAATGGTGGGTGCTGTTTGATTCTACTGTAACTACATCTACAACTTATATTACAAACGCATATACAAATATACAATATAAATGGAATGGTGAGCAATGGTCTAAGTCTTACGACGGTGTTTATGAAAATACAGATTGGCGTATGATATTATGATAGAAATAAACTGTGCAGGCGGATTATTTTTAGCTAAAGATACTAAACGATTTTTATTTCTATTAAGGGCACACGGAAAAACAGCCAATACATGGGGACTGATTGGAGGCAAAAAAGATCCAACCGATTTTACTCCTTACGATACTCTTATGAGAGAAGTAGCTGAAGAGGTAGGCAACCCTCCGCCTATTAGTAAAGTAATTCCCTTAGAGTTATTTGTTAGTAGGGACCAGAGATTTCAGTATAATACCTATGTGTTGTTGGTAGATAAAGAATTTATTCCTGTATTAAATTCTGAACATCAAGGATATGCATGGTGCGATTATGATGCATGGCCTAAACCCTTGCATCGCGGTGTTAAGACTTCTCTTTCAAATAAGATCATTAAAACTAAGTTAGAGTTATTGCTAGAATTAATTTAAAATATTTTATTCTTTTTTATTAGAAAATAAATAGGTATATTATTAAAAGAGTAAGGTATGAATCATTACCACAGCGGTCTGCATCCTGATTTTGGAAAATATGAAATCCATAATGATATTATTGTGACTCCTTTTTGGACAAAGGAATTTTGTGCCGAAATGGTTGAGGCATGTGAAAGGTATTCAGACCGATTTGTTACTACCTATGACGACATGCGCATACTAAGATTAAATGATATAGGACGAGATTACGTCGTATCTTTTGCCGATCATTATAAAAATAGTATTATTCCTATGTTAAAAAAAGAATGGATGATTCAACGAGCAGTTCAAATGGACGTCCCTGGTGTTTTTACTCCATATTTTGTTCGTTATTCAATGGACGAAAATCGAGATCTTTTAAAACATACAGACGAAGGTGTTATTACTATAAACATGAGAATAAACGACGATTATGAAGGCTGTGAGTTACATTTTCCTCGACAAAAGTTTTGCGGACAAGATGTTCCAATTGGTTATGCAATGATATGGCCGGGAATGCTAACTCATCCTCATTATGTAACTGAACTTACTAAAGGGAAAAAATATACGTTTGTATCTTTTTCTTGGCCGCCTCTTCAATGGTTTGATCCGTCAGGTGTTAGTTTTGTTCTTAAACCATGAATTACACTAGTGCCATTGATTCTAATTTTGGAGAATATACTATTAAAGACGATATTCTAATATGTCCTTTTTGGACAAAAGAATTTTGTCAAGATTTAGTAGAAAGACTTGAAAATCAAAAACATCAGTTTGCGCCAGATCCTGTAGACATGAATTTTAGTACATACTACTTAAACTCAATTACATTTGATCAAGAATTTACTGTAGAATTTAAAAATCACTATCTTACTAAAGTTGTTCCACTTCTTAAAAAAGAATGGTTCTTTTATGATCTTAAACTTTTTAGTCCGTACTTCCTTCGATATAGCCTAGATACCGCAGTTAAAATTAGGTCTCATATTGATATTGGTCTAATTTCTTGTAATATTAAACTTAATAACGATTTTAGTGGGTGTGATTTATATTTTCCTCGTCAAAACTTTAACACAAAAGATTTACCTGTAGGTACTGCAATTTTTTGGCCCGGAGTGCTCACTCATCGGCATCATACCGATACTCTTAAAAGAGGAATTAAATATTCTTTAACTTGTTTTGCATATGACCCTTTGCAAAAACCAATTGCTAACTCATCGTATATTGAAATATAATGAAACCAATTACTCTAACAATTTCTTCAGGAAGATCTGGAACTTTTTTACTTAGCAGATTGTTTGCTCAAGTTCCTAATAATTTTTCAGAACATGAAAGAGAACCTAGCTTTAGCTCAGTAAGACAGGCAAACATTTTAAATCCTGAAATTGGAAAAAAATTTGTTAAGGAACATCTTAACTACATTCAACAATTACCAGGAAAAACTTACACAAATACAGATCAATCAGTATCTAAGGGATGTCTTGAATATTTTTACGACTTTGGCATAATTCCAACAATTGTGATATTGCGTAGGAATCCTAGAAAAATAGCATCAAGCCTTTTTCAACTAAATTGGATTCCTGGAAAACATCCTGGTTATATGTGCTGGTTTAATATTCCAAACGAACCAAATGTTTTGCCGTTTGCTAATTGGGAAAAGGCGCATACCTATCAACTTTGTTTTTGGTATGCATGCGAATGCGAAAAAAGAGCACAGTATTATTACAATTACGCAAAAGAGAAAGGATCGTTGTGTTGGGAAACAAATATTGACAAAATTTTAGACGTGAATCATTTTAATGATATGTTAAATTTCTTTTCTCTCCCAACAGTTACAAGTCTTCCTCAAGAAAAAGTTAATACATATGAAACTGTAAAAAATAAAGAATTACCGCCACCTGACCTTTTAAGAAAATTAGAATTAGATGTGTTAGATAGAATTCCTATTGACTTTAAAAATAATTTAATAGCAAGAGGATGGGATCAGCTATGACTTCTATAGATGTAAATTTTTGGAAAACTGAAGGAATTAATTATTTTCGTTGGTCAACCGGTCACGAATATTACGAAGGTGAAGAAAATGTAAAAGCGGTTATGGAATTTGTTGGGGATTCCCCAGTTAGAGATGTTGGATGTGGGTATGGTCGATTAGCTAAAAATTTTAATCCGTTAACATATATTGGGTTTGATATATGCGAGTCAGCAGTTAAAAAAGCAACCCGCATAAACCCATCTTATAGATTTTTACCATGGAATTTTTTAGAATTACCGCCTTGTCAAACAACTATGTTTATTAACGGTCCTCATCTGGTTAATGATCAAGAAATAGATCAAATTATACTAAGGCTATGCGAAAATACCAACACCGTTGTATTAGCAGAAATTATGGAAAGGTCTTATAGAGGTATACCATACCCATATGGAGTATATCATCGATCAGTTGAAGAATACGACAAAATGTTTGAAAAGTTAGGATTTGTACGTACTAAGATACATATTGGAACTCATTTTAGATTAAATGCTCCGTACACTGTTGCAAGATGGGATATTATTCGTGTTTGATGTTTTATTTTCTCCAAAATCTGTTGCAGTTGTAGGTGCGTCTGCTAATGTAACAAAATGGGGAAATTGGATTACTGAACAAGTATTATTAAACACTGAAGATAAAAATGTATATCTTATTAATCGTCAAAGAGAACTAATTTTTAATCAGCGTTCTTTATCTTCAATTTCTGAAATACCTGAAAAGATTGATGTTGCTATTGTTACCGTTCCTCTGTATGTGTTTGAAACCGTTATTGACGAGTTGTTAAATCACGGAACAAAAGTTATCATTGGAATTACAACTGGTTTTCGAGAGACCGGAAATTATGATATTGAAAACAGAATAAAATCAAAAATTTCTCAAGCAGGTAGTATGCTTATTGGCCCAAATTGTGCAGGAGTCTGGTCAAAAAAGTTTCAATGTTTACCAATAATATCTCCAGTATCAGGTAGCGTTGGGATGATATCCCAGAGCGGCGGAGTAATTGCTGATCTTCATGAGCGCATGACAACATCATCAGGACTAGGATTTTCAAAAATTATTTCTATTGGAAATCAAACTTCGCTAGTTCCGTCAATGATTGATTACTTAAATTTAGATCAAGATACTAAAGTTATTGCTATATATTTAGAAGAAAGCATAAATCTTCCGTTTATAAAATTAACAAAACCGCTGATACTTTTATCACCAAAGATTACTAATGCATCAAAAAGAGCATCTTTATTGCATACTGGGTCTAAATTAGGTAATATTAATATTGCTGATTCAGTTGTTGCATCTACACTTCAAGAATTTGCGTTACTTATTATTAATAATTTTCAAAAAGAAAAGAAGAAAATTATGATTATAACCGACACCGGAGGGCTTGGAGTAATTGCTGCCGGTGAGTCTGAAATTAAAGGATTTGATTTAACTGACATATCAACAACGGATGTTCAAAAAATACAAGAAATTTTAAATCGATCAAATAACCAAATTAACAATCCTATAGATTTAATTGGTATTTCGGCTGGATTTTCTGAAAAAACGTATCAGATTATTTCTTTATTAGCAGATGAGACTAGTATAGATGCGTTTTTAATAATTTTATTTTTAACAGGGCAAGAAGATCCTAAGAAAGAAAAAGAATTTGCTAAAAAAATAGCAAAGTTATTAACCGGTAAACTAGCAGCTTTTGTATGTAGGCATAACAATTCGCCTGGAATACGTGTGTTGCGCAAAAATAAAATTTTAGTTTATCAAAACATAGAAACTGCATTAGAAGAGTTAAAAAAATTATGTGGTTAATGACAGATCTCAGAAATTTTGACGAAGCATCTCAACTGTTCTTAGGAGCAACAGAAGTTGCATTCTTTAATAAATTTTTATTAAAACGAAAAATTACTGATATTTCTATATATTACGGAATGTACGATAATGAAAATTTGATAGGATATTTTTGGTTAATGAAGATGCGTGATTATAAGAACTGCGTTAAAGCGTACGAAATACATGTTCTCAATTCATATCAAAATCAAGGAATTGGTACATTTTTTTATAGATATCTTTTAGAAAAAGAAAAATACACAGTAGTTAATGATTTTATGATGACTAAAAATTCAAACTCAATATGGAAGAAAATTATAAACATGTCGCACATTGTCGTTGGCACATATGATGCGCGCAACAATGAGTTTGATTTTGAATCCTCGTTAAATATCAGTATTCTTTATAATAACGATTATTTGCATTATGCAGCAAGGTTAAAACTATTACAAGATATTAATGTAGATCAAGCTAGCGAAGTTACAACTAATATCTTATTAAGTACTTTAGAAATGTTTTCAACGCCCATAAATCAATCAGGTCATATAAAAGGGCAAGCTAAACCGCTTAGTTTTGAGTTATGATCTCTACTCTAACTGTTCAATATTCAGGGTTTGTAGTTAATGTCGTTGGTCATAACGATCATAGTAGTCGAATATGGGAAGTAGGACAAGGAGAATATGATAAAAATTTATTTGCTACTTATATGTATAGAGGAAGGTTAGAAGAATATAGAACTAAAACAGCTCAATTAAACAACATCTTTGAAGGTGAATTTTTTTTAAACACCAGTGTTGTTTTAAATTTTGATACATACGAGTTATTTCCTCAGGATACGACTTGGTTATGTTTTTCAAGTTATAAACCTTATACAGCAGAATTTATAAGGCTTACTGATACATTTATTTTACCAAAAGGCATAGGTGCTTATTGTGTATTAGGTAAATGTACAGGAGATAGAAAAACGCTTAGAGCATTAAATTATTTAAAACCAAGAGAGTACGATATTGAATTATCTGGTGATGCTAAAATTATTCTTATAAAACACGGACAATTTGTAAAGTAAGTCTTTTAATTTATTTTGGCACAAATTCGTTCCATCTGGCATTTGATTCAATGTTCCAGTCATGATAAATTCCGTCCATTGTACTTACTCCTGGCGAATCTGTGCACATTCGCGGAGTAATGCAAAATTTTTCTAGTAGGTCTGAACTAAAAATTGATAAACAATAATCAAGCCCACCTTGTGTAAGATTATCTATTGTTGTAGTACAAATATGTGAAATACATTTCTGATTGAGTGCATATGCATAGCTTCCCCATGTATGAGTAACTTTAATAAGATTTTCTGAATATTTTAAAGTTGGTTGTACAGGATCAGCACCTAAAAATAAGATATCCCAAGTTGGTGGTAATTCTAAAATAGCGTTATTTAATTTTTCAAAAGAAAAAACATCAGTAAACATTACATCGTCTTCAAAGATTAAAACATTACTTGAACGATTATTCAAAACTTTAGTTAAAATTTTTAGATGGCTTAAGCTACAGCCCAGCATTCCAATAGGATTAAAATTTATACCTAATCTTAACAGCCCTTCAGGAGTAGCCTGTATTATATCTGCATCTGGAGGTCTTGCTACAATTCTTTTAACTCGAGGCATTATCCCTAACTTAGTGAATGTTTCTGATACCGTATTCCATCTTTCAACAGAGCTAGGTAAATTTATACAATAAATTTCATCAAAAAAATCAAAAGGATTAGACATGCTATATTAACGAATTAAAGAAGCATTTGTAACTAGTGTACTAGTTGTTAATTCTGAAAAACTTTGAGAAACGTTATCAAATCTATCATAGTCGTCATAATATTCAGTCCATGTGATTATAGGAAAAGAAGAAAAGGTATACATCGTAAAAAGATCACCAAACACATTTTGACTCATAGATGTAAAGAAATCACTTGGATTTGCCATAATCATAACTTTTGAATAAAGAATATTATTAGAATCTAAGAAATTTTTGCATTGAAATTGCTCTGAAAAATTATTTTCTCCAAAGTACATAGTAACGTTAGAAATTTTAACTAAATTACTCATAGAATTAATCCTTTATTTTGAACTAATGTGCTTGATTGTAGTGCTGTTGATCCTATAGCCATATTACAAAATCCTTCCCCCGGACGATCGTCGTACTCTTCGTCCCATGTAACAAAAGGAAAATCTGTTACTTCGCCAAGTCCCCACGAATTTATAGCTGAAAATACAAAGCTATATTGAGCAGCATCAGTATAATGAATAATATCATAACTAATTTGTTCTTGATCTAAAATATCTCTACAGGCATAACAATCTGGTAATCCTGTGTCAGTAAGACCAAAATATAGTTTAACATTGCTAATTTTTGTTAACATAAATTTTCCATTTTAATAAAGTATTGTAAAAACAACAAGGCCCCCGGTTCCGGTAGTTGCATTAAACAATGATCCAGAGGATCCTCCTCGCCCACCTGTGCTTACGATACTATTAGATGATGTGGTTCCTCCTGTACCAGTTGTTCCAGCTGCGCCAGCAGTTCCTGCTTGTCCAACTACAACTAAAGTGCCTGTTGTAGATCCTCCGCCTGCTGAGCCTCCTGATCCGCCAGCAGCAGGTGCTACCGTTGCACCACCACCACCGCCCCCTCCGGGAATATTCCATAAAGTAGGACTAAATGTTCCTCCCGTAATAGCACTAGATGCTCCAGGATTACCGCTACCTCCCGAAACAGTTGATGTTGTTCCAGCTCCACCTGCGGTATAAGTTATAGTTTGACTGCTATTTGCTGAAGTTAATGAATAGTTAAATCTATAAATTGCAGACGAACCTCCGCCACCACCACCGTAGTTTGTGTTGGGTTTACCACCAGTTGTAACACCGGCGCCACCTCCGCCTGCACCTCCAGCCATATATACAACTAGAGTTGCACTACTTGATGGCGAAATAGTTGGTATAGTAAATGTTCCGCTAATTGGAGTTGCGTTAGTAGCCTGTGTAGAAGTAAACGATAGTACTGCGGTTCCTTTTCCAGCAAATATAGTATTAATGTCAGCCCCGGCTTTTTGTATATTGGTTGCAGTAGTCCAAGATGTACCTCTCGCAATAGCTGCAAATCTAGTATTAAGATCAAATGTAGCAGATGTTATACCTGTAGCAGCAGCAGCAGGTATTGCTCCGTAACTACCTCCAGTAACATATGGAGCAAGTTTATTATCTATGTCTACACCGGGCGAGCCAGTTAGTATATTAGATGGCATTCATTACTTTCCTTTCTTAATATTTACAATTTCTAGCTTCAACGAATTAACTTCTGTGGTTAAGCTCTTAACTGCTTCAACTAGTGCACCAATTATACCGTTATAGTTAAGTGCCTTGCTGCCGTCTGGATCAATTGACACCAATTCTGGCAGAACTTGTTCAACTTCTTGTGCAATTAGTCCCGCACTTGGTAGTTGATTTTGTTTCCAGTTAAACTTAACACCTGTCAAGCTATTTACAATTTCTAATCCATTATTAATTTGAGAAATATTAACTTTCTTATTAATATCTGAGGTAGCATTAAGTATTACAGCACTTAATGTACCGCTAGTTGCGTTAAATGAGATAGGACTGGTTGTTGATATAGTAGGTGTTGCTCCGCCAGCAGCGGATACGCCTACAACAAAGAAGGGTCCTGCCGCCGTTGACGCAGTAGCATTGATACTAGTACCGGGTCCTGCAGGACCTAGAGGACCTAGGTTTCCAAAGCTACCAATAAATCCTATTGGGCCTAACGGACCAAGTGGGCCTTGAGTACCTTGCGGACCTAGTGGACCAACTGGTCCACGGCTACCAATAAATCCAATTGGACCAATACCTTGGCTACCAATAAATCCTATTGGACCTAATGGGCCTAGTGGACCAAGTGGACCTAATGGGCCATCTCGGCCTTGACTGCCTGAGAATCCTATTGGACCAAGTGGGCCTTGAGTACCTTGCGGGCCTATTGGACCTTGAGTACCTTGCGGGCCTATTGGACCTAACGGACCAAGTGGGCCCTGAACACCCTGTGGACCAATTGGACCTAATGGGCCTAATGGACCAAG